TACTGTTCTAATGTTAATATTTCAATATCTTCTTTTGTTGACATCCCTTTCATTTTACCAGCAAATGAAAGATTTTGACAGGGTGACCCACCACACATCAATGTAATTGTTGGTAAATCACTTCCATTTATTTGTGTAATATCTCCCAATTGAATCGTGTTAGGATAGTTGTGTTGGGTTACTTTGATACTATGTTTATCTACCTCAGAAGCATAATAATTTTCATATTTAATCCCAACACGATTCAATGCGATTTGTCCACAACTCATCCCATCAAAAAGACTCAGTACGTTCATTTACTTCTGTAGGTTTTCAATTTTTCTATTAAGATACCAAAGAGCTTTTTTAAGGTCTTCAACTTCTTTATTTTTATCTTTTTTACCAGCTCTTCCAACATATTTAACTACATTGAATAGATACGCATCTTTGTCAAGTCCCCAAGCCTCACATACTTTTACGACTTCATATGGGTCTTGTTCTCCCCCATAATGACTGGGGTGGTTAACCATTTCTTTATTTTCCCAAGTTTTCATTAAGGTCTCCATTTTTGATAAGTTGTTTTATTTTGTTCAATATTATCTTCAACATTCTTTTGACTATCAATTAATTTTTCCAAGGTTTCATCAAGTAAACTATTTCCCTTTTCTTTTTCTAAAAGGTAGTGTGATAATTGAATAATTTTTGTTTCTTTCCAACCTTTTCCATCGGTTAGAGTCATTCTTAGTTTAAGGTTTTCCATATGATTATTAGATTTTAGTAAATAAAAAAAGGTTCTAACTTTTGTCAGAACCTTTAAATAAGTTTGTGTTTAGATTAAAACTCTAATAACTGATTTGCTTGTTCCGACCAAGTCCAATTGAATATTGTTTTGTTTGCACCAATACTTCTATTAGTTACATTGGTTGCATATGAACTTGTTCCATTTTTGAACACGTTACTCAATAAGACATTTGTAGGAAGTATAACTTGTAAATTAGAAAAAGTCAAAACTCCGTTAGTTAAATTATCTATAGAACATGTAGAATTTGTTGGATTTGATATTGATAAATCACCTCTTCCACTAATTGATGGGTCTGGAAAATCAAAGAAGAAAATATTTTCAAAACTTCCTCTTGGACAAGCTCTAAAATCACCCAATTCAGCTTCACTACTACCTTTAACTGAACCATTTTTAATTGTATTTGAAGCTAAATAAGTACCTTCAGGACCATCAATTTCTAATGCGTGGTCTGTGGCATTCCCACATATTACAATGAAATTATTTAATGTTCCACCCCAAGATTGGTCAGTATCAATTGCATCATCACCTGAATACCAAACAATAAGATTAGTAACATTTACATTACCACCAAAGAATTCAATACCATCATCTTGGTTTCCAACAATTTCAATATTTTCAACTATTGTTGATGAACCAACACCGCCCAATGTTAAACCATTGATTTCATTTCCATTTCCAATATTTGCACCTCCGTGTCTAATCGAAACATATTTTAATACACCAGAATTGTCATTTGGATTATTACCACCATATAAACCATTTAAATCAGTCGTTGGTATTCCCTCAATTTGAACTTCAGATGCTGAGGCTGATATTGGAGCATAACCTAGAATAATCACACCTCCCCATAAACCTTGTGAAGTTGGGTCTAAATTTGGACTTACGAAGTTACCATTTCTTACTTGTTCCAATGTGATTTCATCCGCAACAGATGTAAAGATGATTGGTAGGTTTGATGTTCCTTCTGCGATTAATTTAGAACCTCTTGATACTAATAAGGCAGTTGCATTTGAACCTGTACCAGCTTGTCCTTTAATAATCGTTCCTGGTTCAATTGTGAGTGTTGCACCATTTGTGATGGTAATTCTTCCAGCCAATTCATAGATGTTGTCGGATGTCCAAGTTGTGTTTGTTGTAATGTTTGATGTGATAATAACATTTGTTGATATACCTTGACAAGTGCCATCAACACAAATTTGTCCATTTGGACATATTGTATCAACACATTTATCTTTTGTTCCACAAGATGTTAAAATTGTTGCTAATACAATGAATAAAAATAAAACTTTTTTCATAAAATAATTTTTTTGGTTTATTAACTGATTATATATAATCTTAGTTTGTTAATAAAACCAAATTTCAATATTACCTTATTGTTAAGTTTTTTGTCTGTAATACATATGACATAACCTTTCTCTTGAATAATGGAATTAAAGTTTCTTCCATTGGTATGTCTTTTTCACAATGAAGATAAAATGCTGGTAGTGTATTATCGGATGAGTGTATATGTTTTAATAAATCATCCCCAAATTTTTCTACAATATTGAACTTATCATAGCCCTTGTACTTTCTGATATTGTACTCCCAAATCTTTATTATTTGACTAGATTTGGTATAGAAATAACCTTTCTTAGAACCAATGTTATCTTCATTATATATCGATACTATTTCTATTGAATCATAAACAACTGTCCATATTGATTTAATAATATCAAAGTAATCTTGGAGTTTGGATAAACTATATTGTAATATAGTTTTGAGTTCGTTTAATTCGGTGACTTTGAGTGGAGGTAAATCTTTTGTTTTTAAATCAATAAAAGTTAACTCATCATCATAACTGGTGAGTTTCTTATCTGTATATAATATTTTATTATTTTTGATGATGTTTTGGACATTAGCAAGATGTAGTGTTATTTCAGTAAACATAGGATAGACTTTCATTTCTTCCAATTGTTTATTCAATTTTTGGAAATAACCTAATAAAACATATTGTTTCTGTTCTGCGTCTATGACTCCATCAAATATCCAATCTGTGTCCATCACAAACTTTAATTTATTTTTTCCCATATCAAAAATATAACTAAAGTTTTTTAAAAAATAAATTAATTTGTTCTTACAACAACAAAATTGTATCTAGTACCATCAGGTCCTGAAATAAAGACATCATCATATGTTCCATCATAACTTGATATTACTCCAATACCATCACTATCAACAATATCTTCAGCAACACCTTTTACATTAACATAACTATGAATACTATCTTCCATATCCATACCTTTTAACCAACGAACTGGATTATCCATAGCTTTTCTAACATAATTACTTACTTTTTCTTCAATCATTTCTTCTGTTGGTTCATCATCAGGTACAATACTATCTAATTCATCTTGAAGTTCATCTATTTGTTGTTCCAAATCATTAATTTCATCTTCCTCTTGTGTATTTTCCAATTGTTCTTTCAAATCACTTATCTGATTCTCCAATTGTTCTTTTCTTTCCTCTTGTTCATCAGTTAGTTCAAAATCTTGTTTTCTAAAATATCCTTCAGGATAATCCCTTATATCCCTTTCATAAAACTCCTCAATATACTCTCTGATAGATTCTTTATCAATATTATCCATTAATAAATAATTAGACAACCCATTTAATCCAATTTCATCTAATAATTGTTCTTGATAGTCAACTGCAGCATCATACATATCGTCATATGTTCCAACCATATATTCTTTACCCCTCAATCCAGTAACCTCAAAACTATATAATGTTCCATAAGGTTTATAATTTGTTGGGATTATATAATATACATCAGCACCTTGTGATTTTAGTTCTTCAATTTCATTAAGTAAATCAATACTCTTATCTTCTAAACTTTCTAATTCTTCTTTGGTTGCTGTGTCTTTTATTGATTTATATCTGTATTGAATATCTTCATATTCCTCCATTTTAGATTTAATTTCAGTAATGGTTTCTTCATCTATTTCATCTAATTTACCCTCTCTAACTAAATGGTTAAATAAAGCATTTGCTGCCAATCCCTCTTCATCAATATCAGGATTATCTAATCCCCAATCATTATCTTCTCTCCTTGATTCAGCTTCTCCCATTTTCTTTAATTCTTCTCTTCTCATTCTCATCGCAGCAATTGGTGTTCCATAGTCATGAACCCATCCTTTAACATAAACACCATCCAATCTTGATATTTTGGTATTACTTATGTTCAAACTACCCATAACTTTTACATTTCCCAATGTTTGAAGTGGAACACCTGATACATCCAAATCACCATCAACAATTGCAACATTACCCAAATTAGTCATAGTGTTATCTGACCCAATTAATTTCAAATTACCTGTAATGTATAATGGTTTACCTTTAAACTTTTTAATACCAGTAACCTTGGGATTATATGATGCGTATTTTAATAAATCCAAATAATCTTGTGGTGATATTTTGTAATATTCTTCATCTTGTTCTTTAAGAACCTTTACCAATTTCTCAAATTGTTTACTATCTATGATAATTTTTTTCATATAATTAAAATATATTTTTATTTACATATAATAAATAGTCCAAGAATACACTATTAAGTTGTTATTTGATATTTATATATATAGATTTTTATGAATTGTGGTATATACAAAATATTAAACAAAACAAATAATAAAGTTTATATCGGAAGTTCAATAAACCTTTCTAACCGACAATATAAACATTTTTGGATGTTAAAAAAAGGTATTCACGATAACATTTATCTACAAAAATCATTTAATAAAAATGGAGATGATAATTTCACATTTGAAATATTGGAGTATTGTGAAGAAAAAGATTTAATTTCAAGAGAAAATCATTATATTAATGAATATAAATCCTACGAAATGGATTTTGGTTACAATTTAGCATTGGTTAGTGATTCTAGAAGAAATGTTTTAACTGAAAAGGTTAAACTTAAATTATCAAAGTACAATCAAGAAAAAAATGGTAACTTCAAAAGTTTTTTTCTTATTAACTTAGAAAATGGGGAACGAAGAATATTTGATAACTTAAAAGATGGTGCTAAATATTTATTAGAAAATGGATTTACAACTGGAAGTGAAAGAAATGTTAGAGCTAAACTTTCAGTTTGTCTAAGAAATAAAATGGTCGATAATGGTAACAAATTAAAGGACACATTAAGAAAAACTTGTTACAAACACGGATTCGGAATCATAAACAATTAAAACACATTACTATGTCGTGCGGATGCAAAAACAAACCACAAAGTCAACCAGCCCCTTCAACTACACCTGCACCTAATACACCAGGTCCAAGACAGGTGACTAATAACAACATTCAAGAATCAATCAAGAAAGTTGTTGAGAAGTACTATAAAAAGAAATAAATCCACTGAAGGGTAGGTACGATTTTGGAGGGGACATTGTATGTCCCTTTTTTATTTGTTACTTAACCATTGTTCAATATCTTTGGTTGAACCTAAAACAATTAAATCTTCAGGATTAACCACAATCAATTCATTCTTTCCACCATCAGGAACAATTACATCATAACCCAATTCTCTAACTTTATCCCCATTGTATTTAAACAAACTCATAACTCCTTCAAATTTAAAGTCATCATAAAAATTAGGGATATTACTAAAATTATAATCGGTTTCAAGGAAATTTAGGTTTTTGGGTATCATAACATAATAGTTATTTGACTTTCCTTGTTTACCCCAAGATGAATGTGAGTATAGATTCAAATCTTTTGTAACAAAAAAACCATCTACACTATTGTATTTCTTTTGTCCCATTTGTTCTGGGGTTTTAATATCAGTTGTTAAAATATCATCACTTGGACTTGAATGTTTTGTAAGATAATAATCTTCATAATAATTGTTCACATAATCCATATAATCCTCTAATGAACCATATTCATTAACTGGTGTTGAATTATACGTGTGTTCTATTGCAATACGTTTTAATTCATCAATATCATTATCTCCTTCAATATTTTCCAATATCATTCGAATCATACTTTTGATTTGTGATTCAGTTAAAATAATTTTTTTCATAATTTTTATAAAAAATTTGTTTACACATAAATAGACAGATTATCCGTATTCCTTTTTTCATTTAACTATTTAATGTATGATTTTTTTTACATATAAATTGAATAAAAAATTATGAAATACATTAACACATTATCAAAAGAGGGATTGGTTAATCTCTTTGCGGATTATATAATAAAAAACATTAACCCAATCCATAAATCACGTTTCCAAGTTATTGATTTTAAATCCTTTTTGGTTGTTTATGGTTCAACATCATCCGATGTTGTTATAGACTTAAATAAACTCAGAGATGAATTCATTGAAGAAAACAAAAAACTATTTGATTTTCTTAATCTAAAAAGTCTCAGTATTATTGACTTAATTGATTATCGAGAGCCAATTAGTCCAAATCAATATTATTTCACATATTATAAAAGTGATAGACCAATATACCACAAAGAAGTCATTAAAGAAGTTAATAGACAAACAAGTGAATATAACAAAGAATTTTTAAATAACATCAATTATACAAACAAACTTGAACTTGAATTCTATTCTCCATTCTTACCTGACAAGTTGAATATCTTTAATTCAACAAACTTTATGTCTGTCTCTTCATCATTCCCTTATGGTTATAGTCTAAATCTTGGTAGGAGAGAGTTTTATTATGGTGAGTATGTCTGTAATCATCTTTTTGATATTTTGGTCACAGATGAGATATTATTCAAATATACAACCGATGTGGTTGAAGATGATTTAAATATTGATATTATTTGCGATTCAATTTATTCAAATAAAGATATTAAATCGTTGGTGTTGGATGTATTCGATTTTAATTTAAATAAATTCTCAAACGAATACTTAAATGAATTTAATATTGATAGTGATATAAAAAACCAACTAGATTCAAAACCTTGGTTGGTTAAAGATAGAATAAAAGATTTGATATTATTTTAAATGAAAATGTCCCCTATATTTGGGGACATTTTTTATTACAAAATAAATTTTTTGATTATTTCCAATCCTTCATTCAATTCATTGAAATCAACTTCCGGCGCAAATAACATTGGTATTGGTTCATCACTTTCACTCTCATCCACCAACATAAATGATGGAACATAATCTTTTCCTGTTATTTCAACAAACATATCAAATTCATCCGAGTATTCATTTATATCCCTATCATAGAATTCAATGTTATTTTCTTTTAACATATCTTTGAAGTCTGTACAATGGGGACATCCCTTCATCGTATATAATATGACTAACTTATTATCCATTGATGACATTGTTGATTATTGATTTTAATTCATTCTCAGATAACATACCTGGTTTTGAAAACATTTCTACACCATTACTGAAAAGTTTAGTTGTTGGTACTGCCCTAATACCCAATTGAACTGCATATTCTGGGTTCTCTTCCACATTCATTGTGTACATTTGAATACTTGAAGATTCCGCAACTTTCTCAAAGGTAGGTTTATATATCTTACACGGGCCGCAAAAATTAGCGAAAAAGTCAACAATAACTTGTTCTCCAGCCTCAATTTTAGTTTTTAATTCTTCTCCTGTAATTTCCATTTTTTTTAATTTTTAATCTTTCCATCTTTTCCCCGATTTAATACTATAAATAACTTTTATATTTACATTGGGGTGTTGTTTATGTATTTCACTTGATTTAACATTCTCACTGATAAGTTTTTTTATACTTTGTATAGTTTCTATACTATATTTAGCATTTTTTCTAACAGAATTTTTTAGACTTAACAATCTTTGTTTTTTATCCTCTTCTGAGATATTATCCCAATAATTTTTAACTTTTTCTTTTCTTTTAATTTTTTCTTCTTCAACTCTATCCCCATAAATTTCATCATAAGTTTTTCCTTTATGAGACTTTCCATTTTTAACTGCTTCAGAGATTTTCACTCTAATTTCTGGTGAATGTTTATAACCCAAACAACCTTCACCACCAAGTGTAGAGTTTAATCCATTTTCAAATGAATTGTATTCTTTAATCAGTTCTACTTCCCTCTCATAAATTTTTTCCAAAGAACATTCATCAATCAATTCAATAGTAAACTTCTCAACACCATACTTCCTAATACTATTACATAATTTAGTATTAATATTTGTTTTTAAACAACGATAACAATGTTCTTCAAATCTATGTTTTAGGGTGTTTATCGTACAACCAATATACAAACTATTATTTTCGGTATTTGTTATCTTATAAATTTTTCCATTTTCCATACGACATAGTGTTTATTATAAATATCACCAAGTAGTATAAAAAACCATTTTATTTGTTAAGTTTTATTAAATTATGTAATGTAAACTCCGCAACATTCAATCTATCTGTTGTGGTAAAAATAAATATATCAATACCTTCTTCTATGTAAATAAGAATTCCACTTGGGTCATATTCAACCAATTTTTCAAATTCAACTATTTTGTTATCAATAACTTTCTTATTGGTAAATATTAAATGAGATTTACTTAAAAATTTATCCAAGTTTTCTTTGGATATTTTTTCATTTTTTATATATAAAGAAGATGGTATTTGTTTGTATCTTTCTTTAAAAATATCTTGTATTTTAGAATGGTGTTTCATCAATTTCTAATGTTGGTAATTTTGTTCCTTTAATATCATAAATTTCTCTATTAGAAAAATATAAGGCTTTATTAATTGTTTTTATTCCCCTCTGTCCTGGTCTCATTGCATATTCAAGACTATCTCTAAACTCCAATTCACTATACAATGTTTTTTTACCGAAATTAACTTCAAAGGTGGGTAATTTAAAAATATCATTTATTAAACAATATTCAACTCTATTATCCAATACTTTTAATATTTCATCCCAACTAACATCCAAAACTTTATTGAATCTGCCTAGTGATTGAACTCTGATTAAATTAATATCATCATTGTCCCCAGTTATTCTATATTCAACTGATGCTCGTTCTTTATCTTCCATTCTTATTATTGATATTATAATTGATTCTGGTCTACTTGCATAAGTTCTAACACAGTTTGATTGGATAAAACTTTCAACGTTATATTCTTTATTATTAACTAGTATGACTGGGTGATATCCTAATATTGGTTCTTCTATAATTTTTTTGAATTCTTCATTGTAATATCTATTATATGTTGCGGTTTGATATGAACCAAATTTCTCTGACCATTCAAAATGTTCTTCCATAAATTTTTCATATGTGTTTGATTGCCAACTTACTGGTTCTAAATTATGTAATCTATTCTTGGTCATTACGTGGTCTATAAATGTGCTAAAATTTATTTCACCAATCAAAACCATCTTAAAAACCTCAAAACAATTTTTGATTTCTCTCTTGGTAAAATTTTTAAGATGCCAAAGTATATTCCATCCTTGTAAATTGGAATTACAATTTGATTCAATAATGTTTTTAATTATTTCATCATTTTGTGATAATATAAAATCATTCCCAAATAGTCTTAAAGCAAATCTAAACATAAGAACACCTGACGTTGAATTGACCATATGGAGAACTCTTTTTATCTTATCACCACTTAGTTCATTGAATGCCATATAAGTGTCTACAAACTTGTTTTTGTGCTTTCTAAAGTCCTTTAATGTAATCTGGGGATAAGTTCTCTCAAAACACATCCAATTGTTTGGTGTTTTAATGTTATGTCCATCCAAATATTTTTTATATAATCTATCGTCTGGGTCTTTTATGGAATTATCTAATCCTGGTATATTGTTAAAGAATATTTCAAAAGCTCTATTAATTTCAAGTTGCCAATTATGTAAATCATCAAAATTATCCGACTTTAATTGTCTTAATGCTGAAGATATAAGTACGGAAAAATTTTTTAAACTTTTATGATTCCATTTGTTTTTTGAGAAACTTTTTCCACATCTTTTCTTATGATGATTTATTATAGTACCAGTATATTTTGTGTTGGTTTTAAAATTAAACGTAATGAATTGACAGGTTGTGTTTTTTGTGAAAAACTTAACCCCAACATTTTTATTTAAGTTATATGTAAAATATTTCAATGAAACTTTTTCATCAGTTTTTGTGACCATCAAACGTATCTTATCAAAACTAACTCTAGCTAAAATGTTTTTTTTGTTTTCACTATAAGTTTCATCACCAAAACTTCTACTTGAGACATCATATTCGTGTCTAAACATATTTCGGTTTTTATATAGATAGAAACCCAAATCAGAGTCATCTGAACTATGATGACCTAGAATTTCTTCTTCACTTAACTCACACACATCTTTGTGTATTACAACACCTTTGCTTATCTTTATAAAATCAAATAAAGTTTCCATATATTTTTTTCCTAACTATAATAAAAAAAATGGGGAGTGTAAACTCCCCAATTTTAATTTTAGTAGACAAATGTTTCGGCCAATTCCCAAAGTTTGGTGTTCATTTGGTTTGTCGCCATAATGTTTTTCAAACCTTTTAGGGATGTCTTACGACCAGTTTGACTTCTGTACTCAAGACCACCTCTAACAAATCTCTCCTGAAGGATATTGAATGTTGTCCAAAGGTCATCGTTGTTGTCTCCAAGTCTTTGAGGAGTAATCAATTCCTCATAATCAAGGTATGGTACTGAACCCATTCCCCACTTGATGATTGAAGCACTTTTTGCAAAGTCGATTTTCTCACCTTCGGTCAACATTCTATCCATCATCTTATCAACTGAGTTTTGTATGATGGGGAGTTTCGTTGCAAAACTCTCGGTCAATCTTTTGACTTCTTCTGAGTCAAATCCCATATGTCTCACATTGAATTGTTCAGCTGTAGAAGTGGGTACAGTCAAACCATTAGAACAAACTAATCGGTGTAGTCCAGCACTTACAGATAGAGTGGTCATACCATTATGTGAGTTTCTAACAATGGCTTCAACCAAGGTGTCTCCAACCGCAGGTAGTTCACCATTTCTAAATCTCAATTCGTGCACACCATAAAGACCAGTACCATTTTGTTTTACGGATTTAAGCTCCCAACCCTCGTTGGTGAATTTCTCCATAATATCAATCGTTGGTACGAATGAATATCTTTTAGACATCTTAGGGTCAGCTGAAGTTGTGAATACTGCTGGGGCGATAGACTTAATTTCTTGGATTGTCATATTGTTATATTTTTATTGGTGAATAATTGATAGGTACAAAATTACGGATTAAATTTCTAATTTCCAAACTTTGGATGAGATTTTTTTTAGAGGTAATTAAATTTTTAAACCAAATACATCTTCAATTAATACACAAAATTGTTGTTGGTCTATCCAACCACCTTTCACATATTGATAGAGAGTTTTCAATCTGTCATACTTATTACTCAAATTTACTTCCAACAACATTTTTGTTGCTTCTTCTGTTGTTAATTTTTTATTTCCCATATTTAATATTGTTATATTTTTATTGGTTAACGATGGGTCAAAATTACAAACTACTTTTCTAATTTCCAAAGTTTGGATGAGATTTTTTAGATTGCCTTAAAATTACTTATGAACTCATTTTTGGTCATACATAATAGTAATTCATAACAACTAACCATACGAGTGCCAAAACTCATTTCTTCGGTCAAAAAAGTAACAACATCACCTTTTTTGACTTTTCTGCCCAAAAGACCTCCACCTAATTTACGAGTATACAAAAAATCAGTATCTCTTACCGCTTCAAATTTTTGTCCTTTTGTCATAGCTTGTATTCTTATTTGTTAACGATGGGTCAAAATTACAAACTCATTTTATAATTTCCAAATTTAATTCAAAGAAATTAATCCGAATTTTGTTTGTTGGAAAACCCCATTGGTAAGGAGTACATTTATATTAGGTTTTCCTTTCTTAATTTTAACAACAATGTCAATCAGTTGTTTTTGTGTTAATGTTATCTCATCACCATTATCATGGTTTTTATAACATTGTTCTTTTACTTTATCATAAAAAACTTCTTTGAGTGTGTCACCAATTAACTCAAGTAGTTCATTTGGATTATTCTCAAAGAAGTTTATAAAATTCTTAATGTATATTTCAACATCGATGTTCATAATTGTAAATTTTGGGGGTTACATTACATAATAAAATCCATCTTTTTGGTCTACCATTTTTTCTTTTAATCTTTCAGGTATTTCAAGATTTGGACTAGTTCCTTTAATATTGATAAATGATAGATACTCTAAATCGGCTAAATTCTCAGGTAAAGATACAAGATTTTTATTATCAGGTAAAGATAAAAATTCTAATGTTGATATATTCCCAACTTCATTCGGAATACTCTTAACCATATTTTGTAAAACCAATGCTGTTAATTTATTGAATCGCCCAATTGATTTTGGCAACTCTAATGAAATTGATGAATTACTTGTATTGATAATTTTCAATGTTTCAATATCTGCTGGTAAATTCTCAAACAAGTCATCAAAACCATATATTGCAACATATTTACCTGCAGAACTATTAGGATATGAAATTTCAACTTTTTTTCCACCATCAGTAACTAAACCTCTCGCAAATTCACTCTTGAATTGTTCTTTTAGTTCTGGTGCTTTTTGACTTAAAAATGAAACTAAATCAATTTGTTTGTCATGTCTATCCATAAATTGATTTGATGGGAAATGGAACTGATATCTTTCTTTTGGTAATCCTGTTCTTGACCCAACTTCACCATTATCATTTTGTGGAAAAATAACATAGAGAGGTCCGTTTTTAATATATCCCTCAAAAAAACTTAATCCAGGTCCTGAAGTACACCAATCAGATTCACCATTTCTATAATCTTTAAATCCACCATAATAAATGGCTGCATCTTTACTAGTTGGATTATTACCTTCTATTTTGATTAGAACCCAATCATTCCCCTCAAAGATAATTTTACCACCAGCATGTTTGAAACCTTCTCTTGTTTGTCTTGCTTGTTTCTTTTCAATTTCTTTTTGTTTCTTCTCAGGAAGTTTAAAATTAGCAAAAATATACTTCAATTGGTCTGAAGTCAATTTATTAATATCTCTTTGTTCTTGAGGTAAATATTGTTTTACTTTTTCGTAAAATTCCAATCGTTCTTTGATTTTGAACAAATCTTCCAAAAATAATGCTCTATATCTTTTTATAGCTTCTTTATATTCTTTGGATTGTGGGTCTAAATTTTTTTCTTCTTCAGGTAAATTAGGAATAACAAATTGTTTCAATATCCATTGTGAATATTTACCAACTTTAACAGTGTCCATTTCATCAATGTTAGCACCTTCAATATCAAAATTTTCAGGAGCTTTAGTATCTGGGTCGGCAAATATAATTTGTTTTAATACATCAAAGGCCATCAATCCTTTTGCATTTGGATTTTTTTCTAAAGCCTTTTGAGATGGAATAACCATTTTATCATATAATACCTTAAATCTTGAGTTTTCAAGTATTAGTTTTTTTAGAACGGAATTAAATTTCATTTCAATTTTTTTTATATAAATATCAGAATTAAATTAAATTGTTGATTATTTAAACAAAGATAATATTTTTACCTTAAAAACTAATATGAAAAAAGAAAAAAGTTGTAATTCTTGTAAAAAAGGTTTGAGTAATACCCAAATTGGTTTAGGTGTATTATCCTTATTTATTTTGGGTACTTCAATTTATGGTACTATAATTCTGATACAGAATTTGATTTCTATTTTCTTGTAAACTTTACGTGTAAACTGATAATTAAATCCCCCTTATCATTTGAATGTTGTTCAGTTGATTTATATCCCTTGTATCTAACTCTTAAAGGTTTTGTTGTATCAATTTCATTTGGTAGTTTAATTGATATTGTTCCATTTGGGTGAGGTATATCCAAACTATCCATTTGGATTTGTTCCAAATTCATATATGCGTGATAAACTAAATCGTTTTCTCTCTTCTCAAAATTGTTTTCAGGGACAACAAACAATCTTATAACCAAATTACCATAACTATTATTGTAGAAGTCACCATAGTTATGTAATCTCATAAATTGTCCATCACCAATTCCGTGTGGTATTTTAACTTTAACAGATTCTTTTATTGTATTGGTTGTTGACCCACCACAAGTGTTACAAACTTTCTTAAATAACTCACCACTTCCTCTACAGACATTACAGGCTTGTCTCATTATTTGTTTAAATAAACCAGACCCCATAGTTATAACACTAAATCCTGTTCCATTACAACCATGACATTTAACTTTTTCACCACCTCTACCATTACAAGGTTCACATTTAATTTTTCTATCAAAATTAATTATTTTTTCCACACCCAAGTATGATTCAATAGCACCAATTTCCAAATTAATTACTTTTTCAGGGGCATTAGTTTTTCTTTGGTGATGGAATCCACCATTAAAGAATTCTTCAAACATACTACCCACTCCACCCATATTACCAAATGGATTTTTTCTTTGGTTATCATATTGAGTTCTTTTATTTTCATCACCCAAAGTATCATAAGCTTCTGAAATTTTTTTAAATTTTTCTTCATCTCCTCCTTTATCAGGATGATGTTCCATTGCCAATTTTCTATAAGCTTTCTTTATTTCATCGGAAGTGGAAGTTTCATTCACACCCAAAACTTCATATAAGTTTTCCATACTTTACTTAGATATTAATATTATTTATTTTAAGAATTATGAATTATCAAATAGTACTTTTCAAAAATAAAGAAAAACAAAGAATAATCAAGAAATTTTTGACCTTGGATAAGGCCAAAAAGAAATACGATTCTTTGATAAAAGAAAGTTCTGAAGTAATTTTTGAAAAAAGGACTGAGAATGGTAAAGAATGTATTTTTGAACTAGGTTTGTTAGAATTTGGTAAAAAAAACAATAACCAAATTTATATCAAAGATAATCTTGGTAGAAATATTAAAGTGGAAATTGATGATGAAAACTTCAATATATTAAAAATTCAAGAATACAAGTTGGAGGAGTTATTTTTGGATTATAGAACAAAACAGAAAATTAATACAAAATATTTCATAACCAAATATCTTAAAGGTCCTGGTTTAAAACAAGTATCTAAATTGAATAATAAAATTATAGTTCAAAATGATGATGTAATTAATTTATTTACATTTAAATCAGAATTAGATGGTCTTAGGTTTACTGAAAGCTTACATCAGGAACTTACTAAACAAGGAAAAAAGGATTGTATTATTGTTAATGATTACTCAACAATCCATAGAAAATATCTTTATAAATTATTAGTTGAGGAGGGTTTTCCTATTGATTACCTTCAGAGGTATTCAACAGCTCATCTTTCAAAAAGATGAATTCAGTACCAGAAATGTCTATTTTAAATTTATCATTATCTGTAAAATCATTCACTTGTGCTTTCATAAAAGTAAAATCATAATTACTAAGTGAATATACCACGGCAACTTTGGCGTTGGGTAATATATCACCCAAACCTTCAGATATTAATGCCAATTTTTCGATTATCCCATTAATACTTTCTTTATTCGTTGCCATAGTGTTAGTTTTTTCGGTTTTTTAGGTACAATATCTTCTTTATTAAATTTTCTAATTTCATTAATAAAGTCATTCTTTTCTTTTATTAATTCAACTTCATCCTTGAGTATTTCTTTCTCAAGCCATTTTGTCTGTGTCGATTGGTTCTTCATCATCTTCAAGTGTTACTTTCTGTTTTGGTTCATTTATATCAAAATATAGACTTTTAAGTTTTTCCAAATTTTGTTTCTCAAAAAGTTTTTTAAGTTCTTCAACTTTACTTTCAAACAATTTATCTTTTTCTTCTCTTTCTTTATTGTATTTTATGATACCACATAGATTATGGTAAACACGTTCAATTTCACTTTCAGTTATTTCACTCACATATGAGAACAATCTTTCATCTTGTATATTACTTTGTTGTTCCATAATCCTGTTCTCATCCACATATTTTTTGGGTAATTTCCAAGTGTTAGGGAAACTAATATCAAATGATAGATAGTTTTCAATTTTTCTTACGGATTGTAAATAAGGGAATAATGTTGAAAATTCTTTATATAAACTCATAATTTTATTAGATATGTTATAATGTATGATATGGCAAACCCCAAAAATAATAGCTCTCTATTGTTTAAAATGAACCTTTGTGGTGGATTTTGGAATAGAGAGCTAATAAACCTTACACAAGTTCTAACTATTGTTAGAATTGAGAAGATAAAAACGAACAAAAATAAACTATCTAAACTAAACATTTTCTGGTTTGTTTCTTTCTTTCAAAATTTCATTTCTAAGGTTTTGTAACTCATTTTTTAATTCTTGAGCCAATTTTCTTGCTCTAGTTCCAGCACTATTATTCCCTTTGAAAAATTTTGTAGTGTCTACTGATAGTTCTTCAGTTAAGATTTTGATTTTTTCTAGTGTATCCATTTGTTTATTTTTTTTATAAGTTTAATTTTATTTTTTTTGTTTGTAAATACAAAAACGTTAAATTGACATATTCTTATCCAATTTTTTGTATAATAATAATACTATATCCAAATCAGATTTTGAAAATGGTGTATCTATGTCAAATATTTGTTTAAAAAATGTTTTAATTGAGTTTTTTACTTTTTCTTCTTTCTGATTATAGAAGACATCATTATAAAAACTTTTGAAGTAATCTATGTGTTCACCTTTTTTGTTAAATTTTATACCCTCTTTTTGGAAATTATCTATTGTTTTATTTAAACACCATTCTAAATGTTTTGAATTGTCTTCAGATGATAGATGTATTTTGGTTTCATTTCTATCTTTTTGTTCACCTAAATAAGTTTCAAGAATTAACATAGTTAGTGACTGACAAAAATCAGAAAACAAATCCATTTTTTCAGGAATAATGTTATTTACCCTGAACCATATTTCCAAATCCTCAGAAGGAATAGGTTTTGATATATAATTAAAAAAATTCTCCATAAGAATAAACTTATGGAGAAATGATAATAATAAAATTCAGAATGTATATTATTGAGTTTTTCTATCGTATGAAAATAAATTTTTAATTCTATCAAACTCTTCATTCAATTTAATAACTTTTTTAGTTTCAACAGTTTCAAGTTTTAAACCTAAACCTTTTCCAGTATCATTACCTGGTTTTTCATTGAAGACTGGTTGTGGTACTCTTTTGTATGATTGGTCTTTGATTTTCTTAAGAGTGTTTTTCTTTCTCATCTTATTGAATCTCTTATTAGTTTCAGAATCTAAAGCATTACCACCTGGTGCATTACCTGTCATAGAATCACCTTGGAACAATTTATCCATCCATTCTTCATTATAATCTATAGCATCAGGAATGGGGAAGTTTTGTCCAGCAATTTCGTAGTTGAAGTCTTCAAGGTCATCAGTCATTTTATAGGCTTTCTTATCCATTTTGGCCAATTCACCATTACCTTTAGGGAAATGTTTTGGTTCCATTTCATATTTACCCTTTGACCCATCTTTAAGATAGTCTTTCATCTTCTTATTTAATGACTTGAAATATTCTTCATTTTCTTTACCAGATTCTTTATGAGCTTTTTCGTATGTTGTTAATCCTTTTGGTTTACCCATAACTTTTAATCTCGTTTTCTGTTCATTAACAATGTTTTCAATAAAATCAACCATTTCACTCTCATTAAGTCTAATAAAATCACCTGAACTATCTTTTATACGATATTCAATACTTTCGTTAATATCATAATCAGAGGTATCAGTATAAGTTTTACCATCTAATGTAAATTTATCACCTTTACGAGCTTTGGCTAACATACCAGTAAATTTATTACCTTCTTCCATCTCTTCCTCATCAACTTCAGATTTTTGTTTTTTCTTACGTAAAAGTTTGAAATCTCCTGAATCAATTTTACCATTTTTATTTTTATCTAATTTATGTTGTTTTCCATGTAATTTTTCATTGATTTCTTCTTTCATCATTTCTTTATGTATTTGACATCTACGTGCGTCATATTTATGACTACTTTTACTACAATATCCCTCAAGAATATCATCATTTTCTTCCGTTCTTTCTTCATCTTCAGCTTGAACATAGTCAAAGTCTTGAGTACCTTTGCCCCAATCTTCAGATTCATCATATATGTCTTCATCCATTCTTCTATAACCACATTCATTACACTCTCCTTCTCTTATACTACCTGAACCACATTGTTCACACATTTCACCTTCCATGATAGTTTCCATATCACCACCTCCAAATTCAGTATCCATATCATCGTCATCGTCTTCATCATCATCATCATCATCATCTAACCAACTTAAATCATCCTCAACTTCTTCATCATCTTTGATATATGGTTCTTCTTCAGGGGACAATTCTTTTCGCATTTGTTCTTGGTCATATTCATCTTCAAAATCTCTCATTGATTCTCTATAATCAAATTCATCTTGAGTCATTGAATCGTCATCAAATCCTTTGAACTTTTCACGAGGAAATCTAATTTTTTTAAATTCATCAGGATTGAAATCTTTACCACCTCTCATTGATTTTATTTCAGGTGAATCAAAACCTTCACCCATTTCATATCCTTTTATTTTACCCATCAATTTATCAGCTTTTTCTTCCAAAGTTTCATTGATAGATTTTCTTAATAATCTTTTTAAGTATTGTTCTGAATTTTTCATTTTAAGTTTTTAATATAAATATCTTTATTTGTGTTTGAAATAATCTTTTCTCAAAATACCTTTAATTGTTTCTTCGCTAACGTTATGTTTTTTACTTAAATCTTTGACAATTTTATTCATAGATTCTTCATTTGTTAACTTAAGTGCCTTTATATCACCTTGATTACAATATGGGAATTTTTTACATTTACTTTTTACTTGGACAAATTTTCCACCAGGAAATAAAGTTTTACTCTTACCTCTCCAATCTTTTTTACTAGTTGATTTAGCCCAAGCTGCAGGAGTTACATAAGCTCCAGCTGAACCTGAACCTGTAGCCTCTTTGAATTCTTTTTTATCACTTTTTTCTTTCTCCAATGTTTCATCCTCTTTCAATTTCTTTTTCTTTCCAGCACAATGAGCTCTCTGACTGAAACCTTTTGGGTTATCACAATTGATTGAATCTTTATATTTCTGAGACCATTTCTCTTTCATTTCACCTGACAAAGAGGGCGCGAATCCACCAGCACTTCCAGCGCCAGTTGCTTCCTTAGTTTCACCTTTCTTTCCCATTGAAAATAGTTTACCAATTGGTTTATCCATTTTAGTTTTAGTATTAGATAATTGATTTATGATGTCTGATTTTTTTATTTTTTTCTTTATAATAGTTTCTTCCTTTTGTTCAAGACTTGATGAAATATTATTCATTGATTTCAAAAATTCTCCCGAATCCGCAGTATTGCCGATTTCAGTACCAATCATATTATTTATTTTTTTAGCTAAATCAACGTTTAAATTCATATTAAGATACTTTTGTTAATTTACGACTTCCTAAAACTTTAGCCCATTTTGATTTGAATTTCTCATAATAGGATTTTAACTTTTGTACAAACTCTAAGAAATCATCATCAGTATTTATCATATCACCTTTGATGTAAATTCCATTTTCTTCACCAATCATAAAAATAAAATCAACATTGAATTCCAAAATTTTACCTGACCATTCAACAGTATTTGGATATACATTCAACTGATTAAACTCAGCTAAATCAGATACCTCAGATACAAATTCATTCATAGTTTCTTGGAATGCAATTTTTTCATCAGTAGTTAATTCTAGTTCGGATTGTTTTTTACCATGAAGAACTAAAATACCACCAGATATTCTAAAAGATTGTTTTTTATCTCTTGATGATTTTTTTGTACCTTCTTCATCAGTTTCAATTTCATCTTCTATTGCTTGACCAACATTAATTTTTTTAGTTATATTACCTGATGTTGGAACAACACCTTGTTCTGATATAATATTATATTGTTTTTTAATTTCTAAGTTTTCAGAAATTGTATTTTTATTAGACAACATATTTCTTGATGCCTTTATTAAATTTTTTATTTCATCGTGTTTGTTACTCATTTTCTATTTTTTTTCTAAATTTTTCAAAATCAAAGGCGGGACTTACATCAGTTATGTTTGAATCAAAATTACTTCTAGTTACTATTCCTTCAAACAATTCAACATTTCTAACCTTTGTATTATGACCTATTATGTCTTTACTCATTCTTTTTTCCTTGATTATAGTTTTACAAAGTATTGTTAAACTATCAATCTGTTCGTTAGTGTATTTATCCCAAAAGAAATAATCTCTCCATTTCCTCTCAAATACCTCACCCTTATAAATATCTCCTATCCAATTAATGTAATAGTCTTTTAATGGTTGTTTTTCAAGCCATCCTAAATTTTCCAAACATATAAAAATACCATTTCGATTTACATTAATCTTTTTGTAATAATTTGTGTGTTCAATATTCTCAAGAAGTTTAATTATTGTTCCATCTTTTTTAATTACATAATTTGGAATTCTATCATATTTTCCATTGTACCTATAACGTAAAGAAGCCAAATAATTCTCCACATTTCTTCCTGTATGTGTGAGAATTATTTGGTGTTTCTTCTTTTGTTTCCCCAAAGGTTTAAAGTCCCCATATTTGATTATGTCAATCATAATCTATCTATTGAAACATTTGGTTTGGTGTATGTCAATTTTGATGGACGTATAGGTGGTTGTTCTATTTTTGGTTCAAGAGGTATTGGGACTATTTCTTCTTCAACTTTTTCATTTTCAATTTTTTCCGACTCTTTTAATACTTTCTCAGTAATTGCTGGGTTACCATATTGGTCTAACCAATCATCAATCATTTTAACTTCTTTTTCTTCATTTAATAATTGAGGTTCTTCAACAACTTCTTTTTTCTTTCTACCTTTTTTAGTTTTTGGTTTTTCAACTTCTTTTTGTTCTTCTTTCTCTAAAGTCTCCAAATCCATTAATGAAACAATTTCCAAATCTCTATCGTTTTCAATAATCTCTTCTTGTGGTTTTTCATATTTTACAAAGAAGTGTAATGAAGTCAAAGATATAATTGGAAGTAATCCTCCACCCAATATTGCCAACCATCTTTTATGTGATATTATATCCGTTGGTTCTGTTCCAAACAATTCAAAGATTGGAGATGTAAGTTCAACCCACGCTTTAAACAAATCTCCAGTTGGGTCAATCTCTTTATATGAATAGAATATATTTCCCACCATTTGAACGAATGTTACCAATCCGAACATAAACCACACCCCACCTTTAATCTTCTGTGTGGCGGCAATCAGTGCTGTTATGGCACCAATCTCAATTGCTACTGATAGATAAATTGCCCAACTGAATGGGTTTGTTATATCATACCACGCAACAACGTGAGATATTGATATTCCCGCAACCAAAAATATGGGTACAAGAAACATTGAACGAATGGGGTTTTCTTTAATCCAGGTTAATAGGTTATTCATTTATCTAGTGTCTTCAGTTCTTTATCAATTTCAATTTGTCTTTGCAAGTCCATAATCTTTCTATCACTCGCTTGAATCATTCTTTTTTCAGCTTTCAATCCTTCAACTTTGATTTCTTTTTTCAACTCATTCTTCAAAGTTTTTATTTCAGTTTTCAAACTATCAAATTGGTCACTTATTTTTTTCTCACTTCTTCGTTTACTCATATTACTAGAACAAGTGCTGGTTACGATTAAGACAACCAAAATTATTAATCCATATTTTTCAATAAAATCTATTACTTTTTTCATATTTTTTTATTTAATAAATATTGTTTATTTTTTTATTGTTAACGTTCCGTGAACATTACATCCATTCAAATAAATCACTAGATAAGTTTCTCAACTTTCTCAATGATTTTTCTTTTATTTGACGTACTCTTTCTTTCGTAAGATTAAAGTCCCCACCAATATCTTCCAATGTTCTTGGTGAACCTGTAAGACCAAAATAATCTTCAATAATGGTTTTCTCGCGTTCATCCAAACAAGTCAACAATCCAAGTAATTTGGTTTTAAGGATATCTTTCGTATTAAATGATTCATCAGGCATATCCGCATCATCATTCTTCAACACATCGAATAGTGTGTCACCTTCTTCATTGATGTCCATATCAAGGTCAATCATTGATGGTAAACCAACAAATCTTTCATCTAGTTCACCCCCTCTTTTATCAACTTCTTTTTTAGCCCTATGTAAATCTTGAACAACATTAACTGGGAGTCGAATTGTTCTTGCATTATCATTCAAACTTTGAAGGATTGATTGTTTAACCCACCATACCGCATAAGATATAAAACGTAGGTCTTTGTTCCAATCAAAGTTTTTGATGGCTTTCATAAGACCAAGATTACCTTCAGCGATAAGGTCAGGTAAATCCAATCCTTGATTTTGGTATTGTTTGGCCACGGTAATTACAAATCGTAGATTACCCTCCAATAGTTCTTTGTTTACTTTTTCCCTTTCTTCAAGAGTCAAGGTGTCAGACTTCATTAGTTCTGATAGTTGTTTCTCCCTCTCTGGGGTCATTACCTTTTTCTTTCTTATGTCTTTAAGATAAGATTGGATTTCTTCTTGATTGATTGGAATACCTGAATTTTTTTCTTTCATTTTATTTTGAATATTGTGTTAACAAATTTTTTTCATCAGCTGTAAGTGAACTCATACCACTAACATTAATCTTATCCAAAAGTTCATCCAAAGTTGGTATTTTTGGTTCACCGAATAATTTTTTCTTAATGTCAATTGATATTCTTTCCATTTTTAATTCATCAATGGGTTCATCCATACTCATATACATTGCATCTTGAACCATTTTTTGTTCTTCCTCTGTGTACTCATCATTTGTCTTACACAAATCCGTACCAAATAGATGTTGTTCATACTCTTTTGGAAACCAATATGACATTTTGTCAGGTTTTATTGGGGTGAGGATAAAAGTTATGGATAAATCAGCCAAGATTGCGTCAAATAAATTTTTAACCTTATCAAATCCTAACTTGGTTTCAAAGGTAATCAAAATTGTTTGTTCACCATAAAAATATTTGATTGAGTTACCCACAGGTATTGAATCTCTAATTTCAGTTGCAAGACTATGTGTGAACATTTCTTGTTTGTCGTGTTGAATAAAAACGTTGAGTAAGTACTTCATATTTTATTATTTTTTTTGTGAAGACAAAGATAAGTCAAATTTTGATTCTAACAAAAAAACCCACCTTTTTTTTGGTGGGCTTAATCATTTTATTGTTTTACACTACTGATGTTATTCTCTTTCGTGATTTTAACAATATTATCCGCCCAATTACTAACTAAAGGATTATGGGTAATAACGAATATCTTCTCAAAATAGTTCTTTATTTTAGTAAAAAATTCTCCAACCATATCCAAGTTATCATTTGAGATTTTACCAAAGATTTCATCAAAAACCACTAAGTTGGGTTTTGGTAGTGAACTAATCTTACTTAACACCGCTCTCAATGCTAATGAAGCAATAGTTCTTTCATAACCCGACCCTGATGACATAAGTTTCTCAACCTGGGTATTATTATCAATCATTAAAAATTCAACCTCATTCTTATCATTAATATTAATCTCCAATCTAAAATGACAACTATCTTCCAATAACCTCTGTAACTCAGAATTCAACATTGGAATCATTGTTTTCATTATTGTCTTTGATATTCCATTCTTTCCAAATATTTCCAAATATAACTTATATATTTTTTCCTTTTCAGATTCTTCCTTTATTTTTTCAATCTTTTGAAGATTATCTTTAATCTTATCTTTTAAACTTTCAATTTGATAATTGTTAGAATCAATGATTCTTTGTACAGATACTTTTTCTCTATCCAATTCATCAATTCTCAGATTGGCTTTGATAAGTTGGGTTTCAATTTTGTTATTGGTGGATATTTTATCCTGTAACAAATTGAATTTTTCCAACTTATCTTCCAACCCTTTGATTTTCATCTCATAACCCTCAATTGTAAGTTCATATTTTTCTTTGATAAGTTTGTTTTTCTCATACTCATCAAATTCTTTTTTCAATAGAACATACTTAGCTTCTCTGTCTATTATATTAGACATTAACCCCTCAAATTCGACTTTTTGAATATTATAATAGTCAAGTTCTGCTATCTTGTTTTGAGTTATTGATGCGGTTATTAATTCAATTCCACAATGTTCACATTTAATTCCCCCATCAACTGAAGACTTTAGTTCTTCAATCGAATTGATTGTTTGTTCAACTTGAACAATCTTTTTGTAGTATAGTTTGTGTTCATCTTTTATCCAGTCGTGTTCTTGTTCCGAGTAAAACTCTGTAGGTTCAACTACCTTGAGTTCTTTTAATTGTCTTTCAACACTTTGTTTTTGGGTTTTTATTCCCATAATTTCACTTTCAATACGTTCAGGAACAATATTGGAGATTTCAACATCAATATCCGTGTGTTTGGATTTTAATAATCCATCTCTATATTCTTGTCCTTTGATTATTCTGTTTTGAACATCAATAAGATTGTTTTGTTGGGTTATATTATCTGTGGTTAATTCTTGTATTCTTGAATTATAACCATCATTATCTGATTTCAATTTATCACTAGAATATACATTTGACAACATTGATTTTGAGAAGTCAGAATATATTTCTTTTGCAAGTTCTTCTTTCTTTTTGAGAAAGTCTAACCCCATAAATTTTGATAATACTTGACCTCTTGCTGTTGGTTTGGAGTCAATCAAATCTTCAAGATTTGTTGCTGTTGTTAAGATTGTCATCAAGAAATCATCTTTTGTCCCAATTGATGTTTTGATGAAATTCTCTGTTTCCCTCCTTTGTTCACCAGTGAAGTTTTGTAATGACCCATCGGATAATTTCTTATAAAAATCCAATTCGGTTTTTACATTCCAAGTATCATCTTTCTTCTTCTTTCTTTCAATGTTTCTAATGATTACATATTCATCCCCATCAATGATAATTTCACCTTTTACGTGGACTTTATCTTGAGTTGAGAATCTATTAAAGATTTCTTCAGCTTTTGTTGTCTTGGTGGTTTCATTGAAGAATAGGAATAACAATAGGTCAACGGTTAAAACTGTCTTTCCACCAAAATTTGGTGGGTCAGATTCAACAACCGATATTCCATTACATTTTTCAAAATCTATTTTTTGATTTTGTCCATAAGATAAGAAATTGGAGAATTCAATATTTTTGATATACCATTTTTTGAATGGGGTAATATCTTCATCTGTCAATAATCTATTATCAACAATTCTATCTAGATTAAAGATTTCATCAGATAATTGATTTTGATTTTTGGAATCAAGATATGATTTTACCAATTCATATTGATAATTTTTATCCAAGATATTAAAGGAAACATCAACCGAGTGATTGGTTGTTTCTGATATTTTTGTTTTGGTAATTACATTAACATTGGTTGAATTGTATTTTTTTTGGAAGTAATGTTTGATGCTCTTTATTTTTTCTTGTGTAAAGTTTTCAGCATAATCTTCCCATATTACCTGGATGTATGGATTATCAAACTTGGTAAAATCTATATCTTTAATCATATAATTGTAATTGTATTCTATTGGTGGATTGAATAAATCCATTGTGAATCTTTTAATTGATTTTGGGGGTGAGTTGTATATATTTTTGTTAGCGGTAATGTTGAAAAGACAATGTATCACCTGGATTGAACCTGCCAACACTATCCACAAACCAAGTTCCTTTCATATTCAAATCCATTTTATCAATAGGCTCGACTAAGTAAAGATTAGTTCCTTTTGTTTTGTTAGTTTGAATTCTTTTTACTACAAATTTTGATTGGGTATTAGGGAATTTAGTTTCTACATCACAAGAAGAAAACACTACTGCTAACAACACATAGACAAAAAAGCCGTTCAGTTTTCTATTTACCATTTGTTTTAATTTTTAGAACACTCAGAAATTATTTCAATTTCATCTCCGTGGGTTTGAGTATCAATAGCGCCCACCATTGTAAGTCCACATTGATACTCCATTTCCCATACGTGAAGAGAATTGTCCTCTCGTTTTATTTCAGACCCACATTTTGGACAATTATCAAATTCAATTTTCATTTTGTGATTCAGGTTCAGTATTGTTTTCCAATTCACTTGGGTCAACAACTGAAAATCCAAGTTCTTGTCCACCTAGAGTAACTTTCAACTCGTTTTCTAATTGTTCGTTTTCAGTTAATTTTGCTTGATATTCTTTCAATTTTTGTTCCAACAATTGTGTGTATTGTTTTTGGAATTTTTTCTTTTCTGCAGCAATTTTTTCATTTCTTTTTGCAACTTTTTTTCTGTGTTCTTTTTTAGCCTTTCCCATCTGTAATATTAATTATTTGTTTAGTTATTGAATATGCTTTTAAATGTTGAATTATTGTTTCAATATTTTGGTCAACGTGATAGAATTCATTAGGATTCATCGTTGTTATTTCAGTTCCATTTTCTCTTGGACTTAATGATAATATCATTCCTGGATTTATATAAATCGGTTCATTATTAATTGTGAATTTTAAAAGTGTCATCATAGTCCCTTCTTTAAATTAATTTTGTTTATTTGATTAATAAGTTTAACCCACCCAATACCTTGACAATAAGAATATCCAGCATCTTTACATTCTTTTGTTTTTTCCTCTGATTCATCATTTTGGAATTCAATAGGGGCAACTTCAGCTTCCCATATTATTATCCAATCATCACAATCAGTTTCGGCCATATTTTCAAATGGAGTTAAATAATGGATGGGTTTATCATTACCCTTCATTGTGTATTCATAAACTATCATTGTCTTGTAAATTTTAAATTGTTAATTTAAGATAATATAGAAAATCAACCTTGGATTGTCAAATCTCATTTAATAATATTAATCTCCGATTCAGTTACAATAACCACCCTTGCACCACAAGATAAGATTGGTTTTGCATCACAACCCTCACCACCATATATAATCTTACTGGGTCCCAATATTTCAACCTCATTACAATAGGTGTTCTTTTTACCTTGTTTGATTGTTATAACAGGTAAATCCGTTCCTTTTGTTTTATTGGAACGGATGTGATGTTGATTAACGTGAATGTAGGTTTTCACTATATTTTACCTTTGGATTTTAGTTTTTGATAAGTATCTTCTGTTATATAACTAGTTTCACCATCTGGTGCCATTATAATATAACCATTTTCCAATTCTTTGACAACTACAAATGTATTCATATTACCAATTTTAATCTATTTTTGTTAACTCTAACATAAGACGTTCTCCAGTTAATTTTTGAAAGTCCCACTCAATTTCTCCAAATAAAGAATCAAAATCTTCTTCAGTTGAATTAGAGTAATAAACGTCAACATATATAACATATTTAGTACTTTTACTAAAATTTTCTGTTATCTTATTTATTTTAATCTCATTAACATATTCAATCAAATCTAAAACTTCATCACTATATTCATCAGGATTTTCTTCAACTAATGTTTTAATTTCTTCTAATATCCGATTAAGAATAAGTTCTAAAACTTCTTTTTTAAGTCCAAATCCTTCTGACATTATTAAAGCTAATTGTACATTATTTGGTTGATATGAATCAACTAAACGTTTTAATTCGTTTAGTTCAGATTCTTCTCTCAATATTTTTTTTATAATATTTCTCATTGTGATTTTTATCAAATAAATATTGATTAATAATTTTATCTAATATTTCTTAATGACCATATTTTTGTTTCACTGAACATATAGAAGTTTACAGCAATGATTTGGTTTGTTGAATCAATTACAATAAAATCAAATCCGTTTTGTTGAACTAATCCTGTTGCTGGTTCAACTTTACAATTTGGATATAATTTTTCCAAATGTTTTTGTCTATTTACTTGGTCAACACAAGATGTCATTAAAATGACTAATAATAAAAATAATAGTTTTTTCATATTCATTAATAAGGTTTTTTATAGTATTCCCAAACTTCATCTAATTGAGAGGGGTCTTTACACCACATAATCCAATCATCCTTTTCAATTTCTTCTTCTAATACATCAATGTAAAATGTCTTTGGTATGAATGGAAATCCTTTGATTTCTAAATTACTACCAATTCTATCTACACAATTAATAGCATCTTCTCTTGTAAGATATAATGGACCAGTCCAAGTAATTCCATCAGGAGTTCTTTTAACAATAGCTTTTATGTAATGAACACTACCATCACTATACTTGAATAAAGCACTTTCTCTTTTGTTTTGATAATAAGGATTATTACTATAATCTCTTATATCACCCCACTCTTCATCTTTCCCTGTGATTGGTAATAGGGGTTCATAATTTCCTAATTTTGCAAATAATGCTCTTACCATTGATGCTGACATACCTGAATGTCCTTGTTTGGCAAATACTTCAATAAGTTCCATAACGGCATCACCTAAAGCTCCACCATAATCTGAATCTTCATCAAAGTATCCAGCCATTTGTAATTCTAATTTTGAATGTTCTACTATTCCCATTTGTTTTTATATTGTTGTTGTTGAATAATACTGTCCCCCTTTTGTACAATTACAGATTCCATCACCACCATTCAATGGATTACACATACAATTAATGTAATATGGATTTTCAAATGTTTTATAGGGGAACGCGTTGTTTAGAAATTTTGGTTCTGGTTCATCTAATTCGTATAATGTAATCAACGCCATAATTTCACTATATATTTCTTCTTTGTCATCTGTTTTATCAAAGACATTTTGTATTAGTTTTTTTAATGTTTCTGTTTTCATATTAATAAAATTTTAATTCGGGATATTCAACAATTCTAATATGTTTTTTATTAACTATATAATAATCATCCAATACAACATTCAATAAATCTTCTTTTGTACTTCCAGCGTAATACTCAATACCACTACCATACCCAAAATCTATTCTACGTGTAATATCTTTCCAACCAAATAAAGTTTTTCTTTGGATAGTGTATCTATCACGATTTGGATAATAGATAAATCTAATTTTGATTGTTTTCATATTCTTAATTTGATAATGGAAATTTAATTGTTGGATGTGATTGATAGTTTTCAACCTTGAATGTAATGTCTGGGTCTATTGTATTCAATACTTCATCTAACTCTAACAAATGCCAATTCTCATTACCTGAATTAATCTTTAATGTTGGTAGGGGATATGGTTCTCTTGTTCGTGTTGGTGTTCTTGGTAAACACAAATCAAAAATAGTGTGTTTACCATAGTCAGGCATTTCATCAACACTATCGCAAACTTCTTTATTCGGTTTACAATTCTTAAACCACCAATCCATTCTTTCTTCAGTGGTCATTGCTCTACCAATCTGTTCTTTCACACCCTCAACTTGATTTAAGTAGATATGACAATCACCCATATTAGCAATTAATTCATCTGGAACCATATTAACCATCTTACCAAGTATTGTTAATAAAAGTCCGTAAGAAGCTATATTGAATGGCGTACCTAATGGTAAATCTTGGCTTCTGGTATTATACATTAAAGAGATTGCTCTGGTTGGTAAGTTGTATTCTTTGACTTCTTTAGGGTCAATCAATAATTTACCCATTACAGTCATTCCTTTAAGATTAAAACCTCTTTTATTTGCTTCAAATGCAACTTCCTCATTACTCAACTCTCTTGTATAAACTTGAAATCCATAATGACAAGGTGGAAGTGTCATTGAATCCAATTCTCCAACATTCCAAGCTGACACAAGTAGGCGTCTTGAATCTGGATTTGTTTTAAGGTCGTTGATTAGGTTTGCAATTTGGTCTATAACTGTTTGGTCAGCCTCATCATAAATGTTTTCGTATGAACCATCTGTCGATAGATACATTTTCTTTTTATTCCAACTTCTCCATTGCTTACCATAGATGGAGCCGAGTTCACCCCACTTCTGAGCAAACTCATCATCTGTTTTGATTTTGTTAATGAATTCTTCTTGTGTTGTTACTTGCTCATACCACTCAATATATTCTCTTAATTTATCTTCCGATGCAGGTGGTTTTAACATTAACATGGATTTTCTAATTTGAGAAAACCTCTTATAAGCATCCCCATCCCATATATGACAATTATTATCAACAAGGTATTTGATATTTGTATCACCCCTTAAAAACCATATAAGTTCGGTTACAATACCTTTGAAATACATTTTTTTGGAAGTTAATAATGGAAATCCATCACTCATTCGATGACGAATTTGTCTACCGAATACTGAGATAGTACCAGTGCCAGTTCTGTCTTTTTTTGTAACTCCATTATCAAGTATGTCTTGTAGGAGTGCTGTGTAATCTTTATCTAGTTTATTCATATTCAATTTCGAATGTGTTGGGATTAATATATTTTATTCTTTTACCTCCTGTTAAATCAACTATCTTATCATCAGGTATTCTACTTTCAATAATGATATCTTTTAATTCCTGCGGTACATCAGGATTATTTAATATTTCATCACTCTTTTCTTCATGCTTACGTGCTAGTTCAGCACCGCATTCTATTAGTTTATCTAGTTTGTTCATTTTTTTTAATCCATTTGATTTTAATTGAAGAGGCTACATCCCATTGAGAAATGCAGTAGTGTGTGGATGTTTCCCAACTAACCCATTCTATTAGTTTATCTAGTTTGTTCATACTAATCTATTGTTTCGTTGTTGTGTTAATCATATCAGGTAAATCTTTCCCATTACCCAACTCTAATAATTTAAAGTATTTCTCATCACCAATTATTCCATCAACACTCCATTCTGTCTTCACTCCGTTTTCGTAAATAGGTATTGAATATGTATCTTCTTTACTCATATAATTGTGGATTATTTTCTAAAATGGTAGAGATTGCTCCAACTATTTCTTCTGGTGTAAATGAAGTTTTCCAATCACATTCTTCGGCAACTCCATCTACCCACTCCATATAGAGTTTATATAGTTCTTCTTTATTGATTTTCATTTTTACTTTCTATTAGTTTCATTATATCTCTAGTGAGAGAACCTGCAGTTTTAGTTCCATCAATATTCCACTTAATAATAAGTGTTTCAATTTCTGAATAGAGTGTTTGTTGTTCTTTATTCATATCTTAATGTTATTTTATCGTAGTCTGTATCATAATATAGTTCATTTGCTTCTTTATGTTCTCTAATAAGTTGTGCTAATAATATCTCACACAATCCTATTTCTGAGCAATCACCTTTATCCCAACTCATCCAATGTTGTTTGGTAATTGGGTCTTCCATATTCAACATTGATTCTATAATATCTCTTTTATTCATAATCGTTAATCCATTTTTTTAAATCTTCAATGATATTATTGTTTACTTGGGTACAGAAATCCCTCTCAAGCATATTCATTAATGCTTCTTGAGCATCTAATCCAAATTCGTTGGTTGCCAACTCAATGCACTCATCATCGGTTTTATTATGCCAAAATGTTAAGTGTTTGAGTAAATCATTTCCATCAATGTTAATTTTCATAATTCGTTATTGTTTATTTTAATAAAGATTGGTTGACCTTTTTCATCAAGTCGGACGAATTTTATAGGGAGTTGTAGTTCTAATATTTTAATGTAAGCAGCAAAAACATAACCATTATCAGATTTCCCTTTTTTTCCAATTAAAATTTTATCATTCATAAGATTCAATTGGTTTATAACTATCAAATTTTAACCAAACCTCATCTTCATTTAGGTTTAGTATCGGGTAACAACTAATTAAAGTACCAGACTCACATATTGTTTTATATTCAATATCTTCTGTGTAATCTGATTTTGGCATACCAAACTTATTATGTTTTTTTTGCCATTTATAAAAAAATATAATATCTTGCTCTTCAGATAGGGGTATAATAAATTTTCGCTCATCATTATATCTTCCCTCAAACCATTTTTCATTAATTTTAACTTTCATAACTTTCTATTGTTTTATCGTGATAAGATATTGTGATTAGTTTATTTGAACAATTATTACTACTCAATATATCTTCCATATTATATTGATTACTACTTCTTGTTAAATTTGTGTTATATGTTTTTATAAACCAATCATATCGTTCTTCCAAACTCAACTCTCGTTCTTCAATGGTTAGACCCCATTTCTCAGAGAACTCAGAATCTGTTTTACATTTGTTGATGAACATAAATTGAGTCATTGGGTCTGTATCAAAAGAGTATTGTTCAATTAGTGTTTGATTTTCAAATGACTTACAATAATTCTCATAAGCCTCATCAATTAGTACTTGTTGTTCTTTTTTTGATAACAATTCCTTCCAAAACTCATCACTTGTCATAACTCTATTATTTTTTAAATCGGAGAGTCCCCTTTCAAGGGATTCCAATTGTTTTTCATTTAATGAATCAAAATCTTCCATATTAATTTATCTTTCATCAGGGTTTAATAATCCTTTACCATATTTTTCAATTCTTTCATTGTATCTAATCTTAACTCTTTCCGAGATTGGAATTGGATAACCTTCTTCATCAATTCTAACAAACTTGATATTAGTTGAAACCACAACCTCTTGTTTACCAGTGTAAACATTATGTTTTCTAACTTCAATGTATAAAGTTATGGAAGTATTACCAAATTCCAAAACTTTACCATATATTTTTATAATTGTTCCAGCTTTAACTGGATTCTTAAAAACCAATTCATCAATTTTAACTGTCACCATTCTTGGTGTATCACATATCTGTGCGGCATAAGCACCAGCACTTTGGTCAATCAATCCAAGTATTGTTCCACCAAATATATTATCGTGAACACCAGTGTCAGATAATTTACAAATATAAGTTGTTATTAGTTCCATTATAATTTAATTGAAATGTAAATTCCTTTGTACCATCCAAACATTTCTTGTTCAAATGTTTTATCATTATCAAATTCATCCATATTGATTTCCATTTCAATGAACTCACTTTCATTGGGAAATCTCACCAATTTTTTCTCCATCATAATTATTTTTTTTAACAATGTCAAATATATATTTTCCAACATTGGGGTCAACACAATTTCTAATAATTTGGTCTTTCCTATGTTTTAATTTAAACTCCCTCAAATCAAAATAACCCTTCTCTGAACTTCCCCTCTCATTATGGGTCAAACCATCCTTAATATCAATAATTGGAATATCAAAGTTTGTCCAAAATAAATGTCTTCCCAATTTCAATGATGGTTTAACAAATGGTTCATAATAGGGTTTAACATTCTCAACAACAAACTTTATATTGGTATTCTTTGTGAAGTTTTGTAAGAAGATTATCTCCGCCCATAATTTCATATCTGGCATTACTGAATCATAACTTCCACCCTTGCTTGCCATCATCCTAACTTTGCTATGACTTTGACAAGGGGGACTGCTCCATATAAAATCAAAGTTTCTCCAATTCTTTGCAAGATATTCGTGGGCATCATCAACAATAACATTATCATTGGGGAAAAAATGTTGATATACATTTGCGATTTCTTCATTATATTCAACCGCTGTTACTTCAACATCTTCCCAATATTTTCTATTCCCACCAATACCTGCATATAGATTTAATACTTTCATAATGTTGATGTTAATATTTCATTGCAAAGTTGTTCAGGTATTTTACTTCTTTCATAACTTCCTTTTCTACCTTGAGTTCCAGTTTTACTTCCCCTTGGTGCTGGTTGGTGATGACATTCCGTATTACCATTCTTGCAAACAGGTCTTGCTATCCAAGTTGTACTATTTGTCCATATATCAGTTGGTTTGGCTCTTTCATCACCATATTTGCAATACCATATTGTATGTCTTGTGAATTCTAACATCCAAGGCATCTTTCTTAACATACCCCTTGGATTTTCAATAAAGAATACCATATTTGGATTAATGGTTAACCATTGTTTTATCAATGAAATAAAATGTTGATTAACCATATCACATTTTTTTGCATATTCACTTTTGGGTTCAGTTCCGTTTCTGTGGTGTGATATTGCAGCAATTGTATATGTTGTACAATCTGGTGAAGCCCAAACAATATCAGGGGTGAATGGAACATCTTCCATTGTTAATTCACCAATATCTTTTGATAAATTTATCCCCTCATATTGTTCCCAATCAACTGAAAATACTTCCATTCCAAGTGATTCTGCGGCTTTACCAATAGAACGACTACCAGCAAATAACTCTAATACTTTTTTCATTTAGATGGTCTATTTTCTTCATAATATTCAACAATGGCATTGATTGCCCATACTGCTCCTGATGCAATTAATCCATCAAAAAACCAAGATGTGTAAATCGGCATTCCAAATAAATGATAATTTGGTGACCAAATAACCAATCCAATAAAAAATCCAATCCATGTTGAGCAACACATTACACAGGACAAAATACCATCTATAAATTTGAATAGGAAGTTAAGTGGAAAATATGGGTGATTCCCAAAACCTTTAATTGTATCTCTTAATCCTTGAAAAATACTTCCATAAACCATAATGTTTGTGAACCCATAGGCCATAACAAACCAAGTTAAAATTTGAATTGTAATCATGCTAAATTGTTTTTAAGTTGTTCACTCTCTTCAGGAGTAAGAATTTTAATGTTTCTAACAGAAGTTCCATCTTCGTGGGATAAAAGTTGTGGTGCGATAATTCCTTGTTTGTATAGCCAACTTGCTATTCTAAATCCAATTTTTACTAAAATGTTTTTCATAAGTTTAATCTTTTTGTATGTTTATGTGAAATTCTCTAATCATATTATAAATTTCGTTGTCTTTGGGTACTAATATTCTCATTGGATTTTGAGTACCAACATATCTCAACTGATATATTTCTTCCAAGTTGGAATCGCTATGTAAATAGTAATCTGCTGTCGGGAAATAAAGTGATATATCATATTTAGTTACATCAAACTCATTATCATTAGTGTCAAATGTAAAGTAGTCATTTATTTTTGGTTTATCATTCCAAAAAACTTCATCAACTTTAAATAACCAAATCATAATTTATTTTTTATGTTTATTTAAAAATTCATTTATTTCTTGTCTTGTAACATTAATTCCTTTATGACCTAACTCTTCGATATATTTACTACCTTATTCAGGTGGAATTAACATTGAACAAAGTGGCATCTGAGTTAATTCTACCTCATCATTTTTTTTGGTTTCAAACACCCCTCTAATCATTACACCCCTTTCACCTTTAATTTGATAATCTTGTGGTGAATCCAAAATATTATCTAGTGTTTGATGTAATTTTTTTCTTATACTTTTATTTTTTTCATTTTCAGCATCCTCAATCATACTAGGACTTCCAAGACCATAAATTGCTTCGTCTTGTAATGTTTCAGGTTCAAACTCTATGATAATTTTCTTTTTTAATGTCAATGTTGATGGGTCAACTATTGCAGGAGTGATTGATGCACCATCTTTAACCAAATCATTAATTTTATTTGGGTCAAACATTTCAGGTGTTAACCCAATTGAATAGAGATAACATTTACCTTTAAAAGAGTTATTATCGTCAACCTTAAAAGTTTGAACCATCTTTGTTTTCCCATTTTCATCAAGAAACACTGGTTCTTTTATGATAATTAATTCATCACAATTTTGCAATTCCTCACATTCTTTTAATAAATCAATCATTACTGATAATTCATCTCCTTTGATAATTTCATTCTTAATTAATTCTTTTAATTTCATATTAAAATTTATTTTCGTTTATTGAGTATTATTTTTGTATGTTTATTGAAATTTTATATTTTAAACCATTATCACCTAATATATCCCAAGTAACACTTAAATCTTTAGGATTAATTAATTTTGGCGTTATTGTAAAATCGTTTCCAAGACGATTAAGAGTACATTGAACACATTCTACTATTCTTTTTGGAATTTCATTTGTTTTTACAAAATTATTTATGTCTTCTTCAGTTAGATAAAGTCCGACATTACCATCTTCATCTCCAAATGTTTGTCTGAATTTTTCAACTAACCCCACTGGGACTTCATATTTTTTTAACACTGGGTTTGGTTCAGATTTGTCAACGTAAAAGAATGGTCCACCTTGACTTGAGATTGGGAACTTCTTAATAGTATCTCCCTTGGATACGATATCCATAATTCTTTTGGAGTTCATTAATTTTTCTGTTAACTCGTTTTCCATTGTTAAATTATTTTTGTTTTATCATTTATTATACAAATTCCTTCATCCAAAATATGACAAATATTTTTCAAATCATCAATAGTGAAGTCAGTTAAATTAAACCACTCCCTCTCAATATTATGTTGTTTGAATCTAAAATGTAAGGCTTTTTCTAGTTGGGTGGGGTACTTTGACTCAAATTCAAGAATAACACTTAAATTTGGTGAATTCAACTCTTTTACCCTCTTTTGTACATCTCTTTTTGTGTACCCTATTTTAACTTGGTCAGAATTGTCTTTGACAAAGTAAACAAATCCCACTATCTTTTTTAGTTAAAAATAGTGGGACTTTGTAAAAGTTAAATGTTAATTAATTTACTTGTTTTTTAGAATAGTTTTTGCAATTAAATCATAATAAAATTCACTAACTTCATCATCTTCCATTTCTTTGACCTCATCAAAACCTAAAGCATACAATAAATTACTGATTTCATCATAATAATAAGGAATATCAATTGTACTTGGTAATCCTTGTAACCATTCAATTATAGCTTTTCTTTCACCCATTCTTTTGATAGCCCAACCATATTCATCTTCAAAAACATCATATAATTGACTAATTTTGTTACGTGGATTTTTATCCAAATCATAACCTTCAAAACTAATCCTATCTTCCAAAAACTTTTTAAGTTGATGATGGGGATTTTCTTCTCTAATTTCTTTTAAGATTCTTCTTATTAACTTTTCCATATGTTTTTAACTATAAATATGTTAATATGAAACTTCTTTATATTTTATTTCACCATCTTCATCAACACTCGCCAAACCAAGTGTTATTAGATTTTCATATTCCAAATTACTGAGTGGAATATCATAATCACCAATCATTGACCACATTTCATTGGCAATATCAATGTTTTCTTGAACTGGATTGTTTGCCAACACTTCGAATATTCTTTCAAATATTTCTGTACTTCTTCTATCTGCCATATTATTAATTTTTATTGTTTTTTAATCATCTCCTCCAGAATAGAAAGTGTCTTGTATTTCAACAACATCTTCAAAAGGTATAATATAAACTTTAGAATTTCGGTTATTCATTCTATCATAAACTAATCTATGATGTCCATCTAACAACCAAAGTTTACCTTGTTTATCTTCACATAATATTATATCTGATTTTTCATATATTTTATCTGTAATACTATCTATAAAAGATTTAGATACATATTCTTGAGTTGAGTAAATCTGTTTATCTTTATCTAATTCTTCTTTTGTGTACGGAAAAGACTCTAAAGTATCTTCCCAATAATTAACTGCAGTATCATGAATATCAATCAAATATTTAGGAAATCTTTTTAGAACTTTAATTTTATAGTCCTTAGTTTTATCAAAATTACCAATTCCTTGCCTCTCTTTACTTATTTTAGTTCTTAAACTTTCTTCGTTTTCATTAACTACTCTTTTTATCAATCTAATTAAATTTGATTCAGTTAATCTTACAATTTTTTTCATAATATTTTTTCAATAAATATTATAAGTTATCTTCTTTATAGGTTTCATTGTAATAGGTTTCACTTTCTGTAAACATTGAATTAGGATAATAATAATCTTCACTATTTACTCCTGCATTAAAAGCATCATTAATTTGTTGTTCAAAAAGTTTATTAGCTCGTTGAATTTCACCATTGTAAAACTCTAAAAATGATTTATCTTCTTCGCTAAATATCTGCTTAATTAAAAATTCTACTGCTGTCATTTTATTTTCTATGTTATTATTACTTAATTTGACTTTCAAGATTCTTTTTCATTTCATTTAACTTTAACCACTCTTCAGCTATTTCAGCTTGTTGAGTTTCAATTTCATCATCAGTATAGCCACACCTACCAATATCTGAAAATATATCGTCTAAGTATTCCATTCTATTTTTTATTTCTTCCAATGTCATTTTGTTTCGTTTTTATAGGTTTCATTGTAGTATTGTTCTGCATTATCAAATGTAGTTGTAAATTGTCCACCACCATAAGCTCCATCTTTCCAAGCATCTTTTATCTGGTGCTCAAAAAGTTCGTTGGCTTGTTGTACTTTTTTTTGAAAAAAATCATAAGATATGGCTGTATCTAAACCATCAATTTCATTTGCTAACCATTCTACTGCTGTCATAAGTTATTTAATAAATTTGAACCCTTCATAAATACAGCACCAGTATTGGATAACAATTTTTCAAGTTGTTCAATCTTGTTATTTAATTCAGTTATTGTTTTATCTTTCTCCCCAATCTCTTTTCTTAGTTTCATCAATGTCTCTTGTAGCATTCCCATCTTATCATTTGGTTTTTCAACTTGTACAATTTTTTCCACTATCTTCTCAACTTCAACTGGAACTTGCACAATTTTTTCTACTATAACCTCATTTGGTACAAAAATTTTCGACTCAATTGGGACTTCTTTTATTACCTCAACAATGACTTCCTTTTCAATCTCTTTAATAATCTCGATGGGGACTTCCTTGATAATCTCCTTCTCAACATATTTGATAACCTCAATCGGAACTTCCTTTTCAATGTATTCGATAACTCTCTCATTATTTTCTCCTATTAATCCATATTTTTTTATATCAAATCCTTGTTTGAAACATTGTTGGAAAAATATCTCAACATCTTCAATATTGTTTAACTTACAATAATCAGTTAAATCTTTTTGAGTTTGTTTGTTAAGCGTTAGTGAGTTTTTCTTTTCCATCAATTATATCTTCAAATGAATTTATTGCAAATTTAAGAAAAGGTTTTGGATTATCCAAATCAACAAATGAATATTCATCCTTAACCACATTATAAATTCCAAATCCGTGTTTCTTAATTGACTCCCCATAGTTCTGTTGGATTGTTGAGCCTACTTGAATTATTGGAGTTTTATCCAAATAAATAATTTGACGCTTGTGTATATCTCCGCATAGAACGATATCACATCCCTCAAATTTACTCACCTCATATCCTGTCTCAAACTTATATCCAATGTCTGTATATAACCCTATAATAGGTCCGTGAAACAATCCAATTTTAAGGTTATTAGATTTCTCAATTGTTGGGGGAATATTGTGTTCAAATAAAGAATATACAACCCAATCAATATTCTCATCAGTATAAACACCTCTATCTTTATAATAGACAATGTTATCATTATTCATTGATTCAATGATGGGGGTTAATGTATCCAATCTTGATAAATTGTTTTCAAGCATATCGTGATTTCCAACAATGATGATTGTTTTTGCAATCTTGGAACATTCATCTAATGTCCATCTAACCATTTCAATAAGTTCTGGACTGACTTGGTTTTTACTATGGACTAAATCCCCGCTGAAGACAATTCTATCAGGTTTAATATCTTTGAATTGATTAAACATATCAATCAATATTGATTTGTATAAATCGTGGTCTTTTATTAATCTCAAATGTAAATCTGAGAAGTGTACTAAAGTTTTTATCACGATATTAAATTTGTTTTATTATCTTCATCAAATAATCTAAAGTCATCATTTACGTGTCCACAATCATTACACATATATGTTGGGAATGGTACCATAGTATCATTAGGAGTACCAAGTAACAATTTTGATACTTTTTTTATCAATGTAACTTCTTTGAAATATATTGACCCACATTTTTCACAACTTACTGTAGGTTGTTTTTTCAAATCAATATTTGGTTTTTCATTAAATAAATTATCCATATTATTCTACAATTATATTAAAATCTTCATTATCATATTTATCCCAATCTATATCTTGGTTTGTTAGTTCATCTAATAAATTTTCATAAACATCATTGTTTATAGGTTTCATACTATTACCATTTTCAAGAATGTATTCTTGGATTTCATCTTCATTCATTCCTTCTAATTCAGGGTAATCCACGATATTAATTATCAATGGTTTTTTTCTTGTGTAGGCAGTATAAGATTCATAGACTGAGACTTCAACTGATTCTAATTTTTGGTTTTCCATTTTTTTAGTTATTGTTTTTATAAATTAATTTGTATGTTTTTGGTTCAACACCAATTATTTCTTTGTCAGATACGAACTTTATACCATCATAAATAAAATAGTATTTCTTTCTCGTTCTTAAAGTTTCTATTAAATACTCATCCGTATCAGGTTTGTTGTGATTTGTTTTTGTGTTTTTGGTGATTACTAAGTCCATTTATTTTTTATTTAAATTGTTATAAAAATCATTTCCGTTTAATGTATCAGAATATCCAATTTCAGATAATTTTCCATCTTGCCAAGCATCAACAACCATTCTTTCTTCCTTCTCTTTCAGTTCCAGTATTTTCAACATAATTTCTTTATGTTCATAACCATCTAATCTTAGTTCTTGGTCAACCCAATTTAATAATTCTTGTAGTGGTGTCATAAATCTAATTTTAAATTAAAAACTTGAGTAATTACATTCATAGGAATTCTAAACTCTTCAAATGTCCCATCTTCTTTCAACAATACTATAATTGCTCCAAAAAGTCCAATTTTTTCATACTTACTTCCTTCCAACATTTTAAATAATAATCTTAAATATAATGGTAATTGAACATAATAGTGACCTAAAGCATTATTGGGTAATTTATTGAAGGGGTATTTCATCGGTTTTGTAAAATGATTGGATTCAAAGTTCTTAACCTTATTGGTTTTCCAATCTGTACAAAATATCCCAATTTGACTCTTTTCCTTATTCTCAATTAACCACATTTTATCTGGTTGTCCTACATAACATAATTCATTATCACCTAATACCATTTCCGTATCTAATAATACAGCACCTCGTTCTTTCATCAATTCCAAACATTTAATCCCAGCACTGACCATTCTATCACTCTTTAATATTTGTTCAAAATCGCAATCAAAAATTGGTTGTCTAACCTCTTTCTTAATATTAAACATATCAAGGGATTTTTGTTCCAATAAAAAGTGGGTTCTACTACCTAAGTTAGTTGAGTATGTTCCAGCTCCAGCCCATTCTTTTAACAATTTTTGTTGTTCTTCAATATCACCTTTGGCTTTCTTTAACGCAACTTCTTCAGCTGGAAATTCATCATAATACTTTTTTATTATTTTTGATACAGAATACCAATCATCTTTCAATACAGAATTATTATCCAACATTGTGTATTGGTGTTTTTCTTCTTCAAAAGTTAATTGTAATTCTTGTTGTCTTTTTTTAACTATTTCTAGTATTTCATCTCTTACTTTATATAAATCTGTCATTTTATTTCAATATAATATTCATTTATTTGTCCCCTCAAATCGGCAATATCCTTATCCAAAGGTAGTTTTACTATTTTAATTTTTCCATATAAATTCCCACCATTTAACTCATGATACAATTTAACCGCATTGTCCCAAGCATCACCATCCAAGGCGATTGTTATATTGTTGTTGGCCTTTTCATATAAGGTATCAAACAATAATGAACTCATATGTTTCCCCAACATTGGAATACTATTTGGGATGAATATGGAATCAAATGCTCCTTCAACTAGAGTAATATCTTTATTCCAATCAATCAAACTTTCAAAGAAAATAATCTTATCTTTTTCAGCTTCAGGGTTTTTATATTTTGCTTTTGTATGTAAATCCCAACTTCTGGCAATATAGTAATTTAATTTGTTATTTTTATCATAAGATGGAATTATTATTCTACCAGCGTGACTACCATTATCACAAAACCCAATTCCATATCTTTCAATTATTTCATCGGTAATACCCCTATTCATTAAATAATTATATGCTTGTCTTCTTACTGGGTATATTGATGAGACCTCATTGAACTTCCGATAAAAACTCGGTAGTTCAAGTTTGTTAACTTTTTTCTTTTCTTTGGGTAGGTTTTCTTCTGGTGCTAGTACAGAATAAGTTTTAAGGTGTGATTTTTTACCATATTTTTTAATTAACTTATGAAGTGAGCCGTGCATATCATTTGTATCACCACAGCTCCAACAATGAAATAGATGTTGGAAATAATTTATCTCCAAATTTCCTTTTTTCCTCCCCTCATCACAAAGGGGGCAATTATGACTAATTTGGCCTTTAGATTCATAATGTTGTTTTTCATCCCCAAATATATCACGTAGTAATTCTACGATTATTTCATTATCGTCAGACATAATATTCACAAAGTTTTCTTACCTAATATATTTATTAAAAACAATTTTGTCAAATGCCAACAACAATAACTATAAATGGAGTTTCAGGTTCAACACCTTTCGACATTTATCTATGTGATGACCCCTTAACTACTTGTGTATATGTAGATACCATAACAGGTGGTACATATTCATTTGATGTTCCATCAATTTTGGATGGTCAATTATCTTATAATTTAAAAGTTGTTGATGATAATAATTGTGAAATAATCTCTAATTTAGTAGTTTAAGAAATGAGTTGTCCTTGTCCATCGGGTTATACCCCAACCATCGATTCTGATGCTTGTATATATACTGTAACCGCAGCAACAAGTGGTGGTTCATTTTTTTATACTGCAACAACAGGTAGTGTTAATACAGCATATAATGCTTATGGTGTTATTTTTTATGAAGACATTACAAATCTTTCATTCCCAATAACAAATACTGGGTCAACAACATCAGCATTCACTGAGAATGGTACATTACTTTTTAATACTCAATTTTTAGTAGATAATAGTGGAAGAATTTTAAATATTCAAGCAGGTGGTCAAGGATTTACTACATCACCATACTATGGTCCGACTAGTTTAAGAAATTCTCTTTGGGGTACTGGAACTACAATTACAGGTAGATTAAATAATGCGGGTATATGGACAACTAACAATCCTGACCCACAAGATGAATATGTGGGATTTTCCTATTGTTTAGACATACCAGTTTCAGGTACATATTTTATCGCGATTTCAGGTGATGACTATTTTAGATTTAAAATAAATGGTAATTTAATTTATGATACAATATCAACATTTCCAGGTACATCAATCGCTCAAGGTTATGGAACACTATTTTTAAGTGTTTTCCCATATACTTTCTCATCAGGTTTGAACATAATTGAAATGGAGAACCTGAATGATTCAGGTCCTGCGAGTTTTGTTGCTGAAATATATAGTGGTTCTGTTTCAACTCTTAGTGGTTATACTAGTTATTCACAATTAAGCGCGGATACTTTGTTTACAACATTAAGTTTTATTGGTCAAGACGTTCCTTTATCTTCAAGTGGGGCAACAACTGGAACTGGATATACTTGTCCTGATGGTTATTCATTATATACTTGTAGTGGTACACCATATTGTATTCTAATAGATAAAACCGATATTGTTAATTATTGTATTAGTGATACAGGATTGGGTTATGATGACAATTACAAATACGCTGGTATACATAATTCCCAACCATATTGGTTAGGGGTAAACACTGGTAATGTTATTTATTTCACAACTGGAGGAACTTGGTGTATGTCATCAGTATTGGATGGTACTTGTTTATTAGAAGGACCTTATCCTTGTATTTCAACTTGTCCTGATTTATGTGATGAATATGTATTTAGTGGAGCTTGTCCTACACCTACTCCAACGCCAACTGTGAATTGTTCCGTATTAGACTTTACCGCAGTTTTTGATTGTGAATATATTCCAACACCAACACCTACACCAACGATAACAACTTCTCCAACAAGTACACCAACACCAACACCTAGTAATCCTTGTGGTGATGTAGCTATAGATGTAACAATAACTGGATATACACCAACACCAACGGCAACATTAACACCAACACCTACACCAACACCTGATGTAACAAGGCCAATAAACATATTAGGTAATGTAACATTTAATACTGTAAATGGAGAAATAAAATGTCCGAATAGTAAACAATTCCAAGATTGTTATACTGGTGAAATGTATTATACAACCAATTCAATACCATTACCTTCAGGTGGTACTATTGACCAATTTATGATTTTTAAAGGAAATGTTAATGGAAATTCAAAATGTATTTCTTTCTTGGGTTATAATTTGGATGTTATTGGTATTGATGAAATAAGTTTAATTGATGGACCTTTAGGTTATTCAAATTTAGGTGAATGTTCATTATGTACACCTGATGTTTCACCTACTCCAACACCAACCGTTACACCAACATTAACACCAACAAATACACCATCACCAACACCATCTATGGCCATAGGTTATTATGTTTTCAGACAATGTGGAAATCCAACAGAATATATTATTCAAACTTTGGCTATTCCTACATTTACACCAGGAACAATATTTAAAACTATCACCAATGATTATTGTTGGGAGTTTATGTACTACTCATCAACTTATCCAACTTTACCTTTAGGTTCAACATTTACATACATCTCAGGAAGTTTTTTCCCATCAACTGGAAATACTTTCTTTGATAATTGTGCCACATGTTTGGGTAGTTTATAATACGTAATATTTATAACTACATAAAGTTATAATATGAACTTACTTTCCTTTAGTAATATATGGGGATTAAATCCACCTTACACTGTTTACGTTTGTGATGTATTCGGTAATCAATGTATTTTATTAGCATATATATCAACAACAGTACCCATTACCAATTTAATGGTTTTACCACCTCAATTTGATTCCGCACCTGCAATTGGTGTGAAAGTTATAACAAGTGATGGTTGTGAAAAGTTTAAGGTATTATATTGTAGTGAAGATATAAAAGAATTTATGGATTTAGAGGATTTCTTTTTTATGGATGGTGTTGGTTATTTCTTTATGTCCTAACTATTTATAAATAAAATATTAAATGGCATTTCTTACCGATAGGACATCTGCAACAGCTGTGACATTTACGGATTTAATTCATATTGTAAATCCAAATGACACTTCACAAAATCCAGCTGGGTCATCATTTAAGGCAACAATACAACAAGTAACTGACTTAGTACAATCAGTGTACATATCAGGTGGGACTTATGATGCGACTACAGGTACTATTACATTTACTAATACTTCGGGTGGGACTTTTACAGTTTCAGGTTTCGTTACTGGATTTACAGATACAAGTGTTACGAGTTTTACATATAATAATAACACATTTACAATTGGTGAAAGTGATGGTTCAACATTTACCGCAACAATTGATTCGGTTACTGGTGTCACATTCTATGAGGCAACAACAGGTATTACTACCTCCGCAGTAACCTTATCATCAGGTTTTAGTTATAATGGAATAAGTTATTTGGGGGATGTCGATTTAACTCTGTTTTCACCAAATTCTTTGGATGGATTAAAAGTAACTATAAAAGACGAAGGTGGTAATTCTGGTTCTTATAGAATAAGAATAACCCCAACAAGTGGTACAATTGATGGAAATTCCTACGTTGATATGAACATAAACTATATGTCACTTACATTGGTGGCAAGAAATAATAATTGGTGGATAATATAATATGGCATACATTTTTAATAATTCGATAAAATACTCAGATAGCCCAAACTTAGATGCGTTTGGTAGATTAAGAACTGCAGCAGTAACTAATCTTTTAGATATCAAACACGTTTATGATAAAAATCCACTTCAAGTCAATGAAATGACAGCTGGAACTGCTACATCAATTTTTGACCAACAATATGCAAGAGTTAGAATGTCTACTTCAGCTAATAACGATTTAGTTATACGTCAATCAAAAACACATCCAATTTATCAACCAGGTAAAAGTCAATTATTTGAAGCTAGTTTTAATAACTTTGCCATTGAAACTAATGTTATTAAAAGGGTTGGTATGTTTCAATCAACGACAGGAACACCATATAATTCAGTTTTTGATGGTTTCTTTTTGGAAAGTAATGGTGTTACAAGTGCAATAACTTTTAACATATATTTGAGCGGTTCTTGTACTTATAGTGCAGATACTTCTGTTTGGACTAATACTCAATTTGACCCCAACAATTTTGATTGGACTAAAACCAATTTGATGACTGTAGATTATCAATGGTTAGGTGTTGGTAGACTAAGATTTGGAATGGTATTATCAGGTCAAACAATTTATTTTATTGATTATACTGCTGCAAATAATATATCAACAGTTTATATGGCCTCACCTAATCAACCAATAAGATATGAAATAAGACAAGTTGGTGTTGGTTCTGGTTATTTTGATATGATATGTTCTCAAACAGCTTCTGAAGGTGCTTTAAATGGTTTATATTCAACAGTTTCAGTACCATATACAGCAACAACAACATTAGCTACTTCTGGTGAAAAATATCCTTATATTGGTTATAGATTGAAGGAGTCTTATACATCGGTTTCATCACAATACGATGCAATTAGTATTCTTAATACATCTAATGACAATTATTTATTAACAATGGAATTCAATCCAACTTTATCTTATACCCCAACTTGGGTAGATATTCCAAATTCACCATTCCAATATAGTTTGGGTACTGGTAATACACATACAATAACATCCCCTGGTCACATTATGACTTCTTTGATTGGTCAAGCGGGTACTTCGGCATTAACTACAACGAAACTTGATGATAACCAAATTAGAGTTGGTTCTAATGTTAATGGTACTTTAGATGAAATGTGGTTATGTATTACACCATTAGGTGCTAATGCAACATTTAATGGAACTGCGGATATTCTATATTATTTATAAAGTCAAATTATTCTCTATATTTTTTTATAAAAAAGTATGGACAATAATTTGGTATTTGTATCAGCTCATCCTGACATCCCTTACTTCCATTGGCAAACAAAAATATATACAACAAACTTTATTGAGAAAGGAATTAAACCTGAAAATATTCACGTTTTGTTTGTTATGGTTAATGGAAATACATTTCCTTCAGATGAGTCAATTAAATTAAAAGAGATTGGTATTAACGTACATCATTATTTGGATGATAGAAAAGATAAAAAATATATTCCAAGTTTAAGACCAATGGCCTTATCAAGATGGTTGAAAGAATATCCTGATTTAGGGAAATGTTACTTTTACCACGATTCTGATATCATTTTTAGAGAACTCCCTGATTTCAACAAATTGTTACAAGATGATATTGTGTATCTATCTGATACCTTAAGTTATATCAATTATGATTATATTATGACTTGTTGTGAAAGATATGAATCTATACACCCATCACTACAAAAAGGACATTTAATTCAATTAATGGCTGATGTTATTGGTATTTCTGTTGATACAATAAAACAGAATAATAAGAACTCAGGTGGTGCTCAATATTTAATCAAAAATACCGATTACACATTTTGGGAAAAAGTTTTTAATGATTGTCAATTACTTTATAAAAATGTTTTTGAATTTAATCAAAGACATAGTGTCCCATCGGGAGAAATACAAATGTGGACAGCTGATATGTGGGCGGTTTTATGGAATCTTTGGTTAACTAGCCACGAAACAAAAATAGTTGAGGATTTAAGTTTTTCTTGGGCAACTGATACTATTTCAACTTATGAAAAACATCCTATTTTACATATGGCTGGAGTTACCGATGATTTAAAAAGGTCAAAATTTTATAAAGGTGAATTTATAAACGTAAATCCATTAGAAAAATTAAAAGAAAATATTAATTACTTCGATTACATCGATAAGAATAGTTCAACAATTAAATACATAGAGGTTATGAAAAGTATAATAGAAAAACATTCTTAATTGTATTTATTGTTGATTAGTATAATAAACTTATTTTTTTAAAAATTTATGTCCACATCTGTAACTGTCTCTCCTTGTAGTTGTATATCATTATCAGCAACCTCTGAATCTTTTGGTGGTGTATTTAAGACAACACTTAAACCAGGTGGTTATGTTAATGGTAGAAAATCCTATGTTGGGTATGACCCTTGTTGTGGACAAAATTTAGAAATTAAAATAGTTTATGATTTAGTAGATTCACAATGGGAAATTTTTTACGATAATAATTTAGTAAGTTATATTTTAGGTGAATTACAATGTCCAACTGGTACAACTTGGGCTAATTTGGATGCTGTGATGGATGTTTTTGAAACTGCCGCAATAACTTGTCCTGAACCAAGAAAATATGACCAACTAAACTATCTACAATCAAATGAATGTGGTGTCTTAACCATATATCCTATGGGTGCAATATGTGAACCAACGTCACCAATAGTTAGTGGTGGTTACGGAAGTTTGGGTGTTAAAATTACTGGTGGTACTCCACCATATCAAGTGATATTATTAGATGATGAAGGTAATACTGTAAGGTCAATACCACCATTAAATTCATCAAGTACTAACTTCACAAATTTAGAATCAGGAACTTATTTTGTTCAGATAACTGACCAATTTGGTGATTTTAGTTTATTAATAAATTGTACAATTGTTGAACCTACAACAACCACAACAACCACGTTAGCACAACTTCCATCAAACCCATCGTTTATGGAATATAATATGTGTATAACAATACAAGCACCTAAAACATTAATACAAATTCCATTTATTATTGCCTATTTTGAAACTAATAATGGAGTTATTCATCCAGTTTGGAAATCCCCATCAGGAAATGAATTAATTTATTGGAATCAATATTGGATTTTATCTGGTTCACCATCAAGTCAGTTGGTAACTCAATTTAATCCACCTATTGATATTGTTTCAACATATCCATTACCAACACCACCAAATACATTCACAGCAAGTAATGTACCATTGAATAATTGGTTTGTATCTAATGCTAATTTGTACCCAAGTTATACAATAACGGCAATCAGAAATATATGTAGTGTACCAACTCTTAACTTTATAATTAATGAAGGATGGTGGCAAACTTGGGGTTCTAATATACCAAATCAGTATAGAGGTTCTTCTTGTGGTGGTCAAAATCTTATACCAAATTTTGTTTGGAATACGTATAATTTACCTGTAGGTGTTTCAGTTACAAGTTTTGATATATTGTGTATTAATATGTCTACATTAGATGTTTATTTAGATGTAACAAACATAAGTCCATCTCAATTAAGTATTAATAGTTCTTCACTTTGGATTGGTGGGGCAACAATAAATAATACAATTGGTGGTCCTGGTTTGATGAATAGTCAAGGATGGCAAGGACCTTGTTCTCCAACAAATTATAGTATTACTTTAACAGCAAATCTTTCATCAGGACCACCACTAACCAATACAATTTATTTTATCTATTGTACAACAACAATAAATGGTATTTGTGGAATATAAAATATAAAAATAATTTATGTCATTAAACTCAACGATAACAGTTAATCAAACAATTTGTGGTTGTGATGGAGCAATAACAATCTCAGCATTTGATGGATATCCTCCTTATCAATATTCAATTGATAATGGTATTACATCTAAACCATTTCCAATATTCACAAATTTGTGTAAAGGTAATTATGTTGTGACAACTACAGATATTTCAGGTGGAAGTTTTACAAATTTTGTAACACTTAACCCACCACAAAATCCAATAACATATACAATATATTTAAACACTACTTCTCAAACAATTAATTCATCACCATCACAAAAAACTGAAGAATACGTAACTAAGGTTTCAGTTTTTCCTAAATTATCAGATGGTGTGACAATAAATTTTAAATTGAGTCATTCTAATTTAGTAAAATCCTCCCCAAATTTGAATTCCGTTTCAGCAATTACAAATTCAAGTTTAGTTATTGATACAATTCCAATTTCAATAACAACTTCAGGTACAAGTACTGGTTCAACTTATAACTCAATACCTGGATGTCAAAATCAAACATTGTATTTAACAACATATAATGAAGAATGGTCAAACATTTCATTAACAAATAACACAGATTTTACACTCACAACCACAGATATTTTATATAAAAATGAATTCGTTGATTGTTATATAGGAAATAGTCAACATACATTTTCTTTATCTGATTTAGTTATTACTGGTTGTAATTGTTGTAACGTAATAACATCATAAAAAATGAATTAACATATTTATACTGTATGGGATATATTCTTAAAAATACATCAGGTTTAATAAACACAAGGTTAACAGATGCTGGTAGACAAAAACTATCTGAAGGTAACTTCAATATTTCTTATTTCCAAATTGGTGATAGTGAAGTAAGTTATAATGTTATACCTAATTTTAATCCGACAAATTACTTTGTCTTCGAACCAAGTTTCAATGCTCAAAATATTGCAGGTTCACCACAATCAAATAAAGAAAATGTAAAATACCCAATCTATGTAGATAACATTGGGGGTAACACATATGGTGTTCCTTTTATGGATTCTATTATTGATTCGGTCTATAATACTGCCGCAGAAAGAGGGTTTTTCAGTGGAACTCCAATAGATGATACCAACTATTATACTTGGAGTGCATTAACAAATAATTTATACACTATTAATTCAAACTATGTTGTTCAGATGAACACATTGAATGGTACTAATACAATTGATTTAGTTTTTAATAGTTGTAATCCAAGTGTTGTTAGAGGATTTGCCGTTGGTGATATAATAACAATTTATTATGATGGTACTGGTTTGGTTGATTGTAATTGTTCAAATCTTCCAACACCTACACCAACTCCAACAGTGTCGCCAACACCATCAATGACACCATCGTTCCCAGTGTCACAAACCCCAACACCCACAAGCACAAATTTATTTCCTTGTGATAGTCCTACACCAACTCCAACACCTAGTGCAACGTTTTGTCCAACACCAACACCAAGTAATGCTTGTCCACAACCAGCACCACCAGATTGTGTAGTGACTTTACAAAGTTGTTTCCCAATTTTAACATATAGAATTGTTGGAGTTTGTTTGAATACAATTACATTAGATAGACCAACTCCTGACTTCTCATATTTGGGTAATGATTGTTATGCAAGAACTATTATATACCCTCCAAAAATGACTGAAATATACGATAGTATAACTCCATTCAGACATTGGAATGATAATGTAATAAACTTTGAATCTGTTTGTTATACAGACCAATTTGATGTTAAGATTTGGAATATGAATATTCCTTGGTCTGAAAGTCCTGCAGGATTAGACTCATCAGTTTCAAATGATTATACAAAATTTGGTTCAGTTAATTACTTAGGTACTAAAGAATATTTGGGTTATGCTTCAAGTAGTGGACAAACTGATACTAGCTCAACTTTTTATTTTAATTCATTTGATGAAGTTGTAAATGTGTTACCTGAAGACCAAAAAGCTATTGGTATTATACATTATACAAATCAGACAATTGATTTATTCTATGGTGAAAAGTTTGCAATGCAACCATTTGACGATACAACAAATGACACCACTGGTCAAGGTAGAAACTTCAAAATACATTTACCTTGGATTATGTGGCACAAAAATCCAAATTGTTGTTTAGGACAAACATTTTGGGTTGACCCACCAGGTTTTGAAGATTTGGAATTATTCCAAGTTAATTATTTAAAATCAACAAAGAATGTTGATATGAATGACCCTGGTATAAGATATTTCCATTTGTGGGATGACAATCCAAATCCTAATGCACCAACGCCTAATATTCCAAATAGAGTTGGTAAAGTATTTCCTGACTTGAAAATAATTGTTATTGATGACGAAGAATTACTCGCGGCAATGTCATATAAGTCAAATCGAAATTGGACTTTACCAGCACCAAAAGTTTCATTAATAACACCAAATATTTGTGGTCTAGACAATAATTCAGTTGAGGGCATTTTAACTGGTAATACAGAATATTTTTATGTGACATACAGATTATCAAACGATTTAGGATTTACAAATTCATTACATTGTAATTACTATCAAAGTATTCAAGGTCCTAATGTTTCTTGTAATCCAATATCTTCACAAAATGTTAGTGTAAGATTCGGTGATGAATTTTCATGTTTAGCTACGGCTAACACATCTATTACTCCTTGTTGGTATTCTGGTTTCACATTTTGGTTTTTACCACAACCAGACACATCCCCTAACGCTTATAGTGCTTATCCATTTATTAACACAGACCAAAATTTGAATGGTTACCCAATATTTAGAAGTTTTCTTGGCGAGGGACTGATATCTAATATTTTTTATGATGGTAATGATTGGGTAATTAGAACCAACAATAATAGTACTGACCTAATAATTAATTTTACAAATGGTGGATTAATAGGTGACTTTACAATTGATTTTGAAGGAGGTATAACAGGTTATACTGAATGTAATTATAATCCTTTATTATGTGTCACATTATGTGTTGAAAATGAATCTTGTTTAACAATACCTTATTATAATACTTTGAGTGGGTCAACAAATCTTTATTTATCAAATTTTGATTTAGCTGAAAGATTGGTTTATTATAATTCTACTTGGGAGATTTATTCAGCAGACACTAGAATAGCCATTTTAACAGGATTAACTGAAAATGATATTCCAATTGGAACTTGGACACCTGATGTTGTTCCTGTTACTGGTTTAACAACAAGTTTATTTGAAAGTTGTGTAGATATTACTTGTAGTAGTTACTCGGCAAGTACAACTGCAAATAGTGCAACAATTAAAGTCGTTGATTGTAGTTTTATTATTTCAGATGAAACAATTATAACTTCAGGAATTACATATAGTGGTTGTGCTATAACTTTGGATGGTTCTTTAGATTCTGCAATTGTTCAAGTCTCAGAGGAAACTACTTATGGAAGTTATACTGGAACTTGTCCGACATATTCAGCTGTTACCGCAAGTACAATTTGTTCTGAATTCTGTAATGTACAAAACGGATTTATTGCAAATAAGTTTGAAATTATATGTCAAAAAATTGATGGTAATGGTAGACCAGAACCAACAGAATGGAAAATTATTGATTTTACAGACCAATTAAGTGGTTCAACAATAAATGGTTTCTTAACCCAATCAGGGTTAACTGGTAATACTTTTGTTATTACTCAAGATTTATATGATAATGCCGATACATATGTCTTAACTGATTATATTCACTTGCCAACAGGTACTACAACAAATCTTAATTTTGGTGATGAATATTATTTTTATGGTAACATTGAAACTGATATTCAAGCAACAATTTATGAGATGAGATATAAAATAAATTTAGGCCAATCTGAATTTTTAGCATCATCAAATCCAACTTGGGATAATACCAAAAAAGTTCATATAAGTGAAATAGGTCTTTACGATTCTGATAAAACACTTATGATTGTTTCTAAGCTACAATCACCTTATCCAAGAACGGGTATTCAACAATTTGTAGTGAAATTTGATTTCTAATATATGAACAAAAAAATTGAATCTAATCCTAAAATACTAGGTCTTGACGTGTCCACCAAAACAATTGGTTGGGCACTTTTTGATATTGAAACTAAAGAGTTATTGGAATTAACTCACGTATCACCAATTGTTAAACCAAAAGAAGACAACAAAATTAAAGAATTATTTCTTAAAACGGAAATTTTTAAATCTAAATTGTCAGAATATAAAAATTTAGGTATAACAAATGTGGTCATAGAAGAGCCTCTGTTGAACTCAAATAATGTTTATACAATACAAACACTACTTAGATATAATACTTTAATCTCAAAGGAAATCTATGACATATTAGGTATAGTTCCTGAGTATATATCAACGTATAACTCAAGAAAGAATGCCTTCCCTTGGTTAGTTCAAGATAATGGAAAAGGTAAATACGTATTATTTGGTGGACATCCAAAAGATTGTGATAAGAAACAAATAATATGGGAACAAGTTGCAAAAAGAGAGCCCCAAATAAATTGGGTTTATACAAAAAACAATACACTCAAAAAAGAAAATTATGATATGAGTGATGCTTATTGTTGTGTTTTAGGTTATATGAAACAAGAAAAAATATGGTAAAATTAAACCCCACTTTTTAGGTGGGGTTTTTTATTATGGTACTGCGGTGTCTCCTATAAATGTCCAAGCGTATGTTCCAATGATATTTGACCTTGCAATGTCACTAGGACTTCCTATTTGATATTGTCTTCCACTCACACCAAAAATCACATTAAGTTGTAATGATGGTAATAAATTCCAATTAACTAATAATGCCTCATATTTACTTTGATTCATTCCACAATTATCTAACATTGATGTCATATCAGTAACGTTAGATATATTCCAAGTACTAATATCTTGATTAAAGGTTATTGCGTTATTGAACATTCCAGTCATAACTGTAACATTAGAAACATTCCAAAGGTCTATTGGTTGGTCAAATGATGATGCGTTTTGGAACATACCAAACATAGTTATTACACTCGATACATTCCACCCATTTAAAGGTTGATTGAATGCTGAGGCACTACCAAACATACTAAGCATATTTGTAACATTTGATACATCCCATCCACTAATATCTTGATTAAATACTGCAGTATTTGAAAACATACTACTCATATTAGTTGCATTAGAAACATTCCATCCACTTAAAGGTTGGTTGAACGCTAATGTACTACTAAACATACCAGACATATTTGTAACATTTGATACATCCCATCCACTAATATCTTGATTGAATACAGAGGCGTTTGAAAACATATTACTCATATTAGTTACGTTAGAAACATTCCATCCACTTAAAGGTTGATTAAATAGTAACGCACTTTGAAACATACCAGACATATTTGTAATATTAGATACATTCCAACTATTCAATGGTTGATTAAATGATGTTGCAGATGTAAACATATTAAAAGCGTTAACTAAATTAGATACATCCCATCCACTTATATCTTGATTGAAATCAAATGCAGTTTGGAACATTCTAAATGTGGTTGTAACATTTGACACATCCCAAGAACCAATTGGATGATTAAATGATGTTGCATTTCTAAATGTTTCGGTCATATCTGTAATTGTTGATACATCCCAAAACTCAGCATTATTAATTGTTGTGATTGATGTACAATTCCTAAATGTTTGGAGGAATGTTGTTGTCGTTGACAAATCAATAACATCTGTAGTTCCACTCAAGTCTAAATTAACACAACCATAAAAATGTCCAGGAGAATCACCTAATTCTAATATACCCCATTGTTCAATAGATGAAATTTTAGCAACGTCTCCGCTATTATTGAATGAAAATCCACTAAATTGACCATTAATAGTAATTTGATAAATACCAGTTGCTGTATATGTATGTAAAGTATTTGAATCATTCCAAGTTGTTATAACATCAGTATTTCCATCACCCCAATCAACATCAAAATCATAATATCCACCTGATACTGTAGGTAATTGGAATTGGTCAACTAAACTTGAACCTGCCGATAATTTAGTAGTATCGATTGTAAATATAAATGGTACTAATACTGGTGGTGCAGTATCTTCACAACTTATATCGTAATATATTTTTATTCCAATTATTATTTCAGCATCAACATATTCCGCTGATGGATTACAAATTGTTGCTATTGTAATTTGATTTTGGACAGGTTCAATAATAACATCAGTTATACCTGAAAATCCAAGTAATAATGACCTTACGGCATAATAATAATCGTCATCACCAGGGAAATCATTTATACTTGTTCCAGTGTAGAATGTTGTTGCTGTCGTTGTCGCACTAACACCTGATAAAGTAACTTCAACTTCAAAAATAGCTTGATTTAATATACAATTAGTATCACCTGATGTTAAATCAGTAAATCCTTCTATTAACATTTGTTGAGGTCCTTTTCTAACATTTGAACCATTATCTATTAATGCCCCTTCACATATATTGTAAGTTTCAAAAGATGAAACCAAATTAAAACCAGTTAATATTGAACTTCTTGTTTGTGTACAACCCAAAGAATCCGTAATACTTAAAACATAAGTTCCCGCAGTTAATGCTGTCACTGTTAAACCAGTTTGGCCATTAACATTTGAACTCCAATTTAATGTAAATGGTGGAGTTCCATCTGTTATTAACGTACTTATTTCACCATTATTTCCAAAAGTAGGATTTGTTGATGATAAAACAAAATCAAGAGACCCTAAATTTGTAATTGTAAATGGTAATGTTTGTGAACATAAATTAGCATCAGTTACAATTGCTGTATAATTTCCTGATGATAGATTTGTAAAACTATAAGTTAAACCAGTCACATTTAAAATATCAAATCCATTGATTTGGTATCTATATGGTGCTGTTCCACCAGTTGTAATACCCAAAGTAACTGAACCATTAGGTTGGTCACAAGTTGTACTTGTTGTTTGTGCTGTTAATGTAAATAACACATTATTACTAACAACAACTGTACCTGAATATGGACATAAATTTGATGAATCATTAATTAATAACGTGTAAGTATCTGAACTCAATGAAGTAAAGATGAAACCCGCATTTTGAACTGGTTGTATTCCTATTTGTGAATTGGTACTTGAGTCAATTAACGTATATGTGTATGGGGCAGCCCCACCAAATACGGATACTGATATTTCACCATCTGTATTATTACAATTAGAATTAGTAACATTAATTGTAACAACAGATAATGCACTTGGTGTTAATAATGTGGTATATGCTGTTGATTGACAAAGACCCGCATCAGTAACTACTACTGAAAAATATCCTGCAGGTAATCCAGTAAATGTATAAATTGTTGAAAAAGTTATTGCAATTTCACCATTAGAACCTTGAATGTGGTAAGGTGCTGTACCCCCTGAAATATATAAAGTTGTTTCACCAGTTGCTGAAAAACAAGATGGTTGTACATCATTCAATAAAATAGTACCCAAAGTTGGGACTTGTCCAATTATAGCACCTTGAGATGTTGTACACCCTAATCCATCAGTAACTACAACTGAATATGAACCATTGGTTAACCCAGTAATGAAAGAAGTTGTTTCACCATTTGGTAACCAAGAATAAGTATATGGGGGAGTTCCAGTTAACCCTGTAACATATAAAGAACCAAGACTATTAACACAAGCTGAGTTATTAATCTGATATAATCCAAAATTTAATGTTGATGAACTCTTTATAATACAAGATTCAGATTTTCCACTACAACCACCACCATCATCAGCAATAACATAATAAGTTCCTGCAGATAGAGAATTGAATTCATAACTAGTATTTTGGGTAACTCCTGATGATATAAATCCATCATTGAGTTCATATAAATAATAAGTTGACGCAAAATAAAGATTTGAAGTTGCTGCGGTTATTGACCCATTATCAAATCCACAAGATGTATTTGAACTATCTAAAATAGATACACAAGAACCTGATGAAATATAAACATTTAATAATGAATAAGTATTTCCCGAAGGACAACTATCAACAACATATAATGAATATGTTCCTGCTGAGAGTGAATTAACACTATATCCTGTAACACCAGCACCTAATGGAATTGTACCATAGGAAGGGTTTATCCACTGAATTGTGTAATCAGGTGCTGTACCATCAATGGTTAAACCAAAAGCACCACTATTTGTGTTTGAACAATCACCCGTATAACCAGTTAATGTTACAAATAAACTACAAGCCATTAACTACAATATATTTGAAAGTTTATACCAATATCAATTGTAAATAACAAACCATTGTCATTCGTTTGACAAGTTTGATTATACACAACAACTGTATTGTTGTCTGTTAAATAATAATCATATCCCATATTTTTCAAAGAGTCCAAAGAAGAAATTAAAGCATTAAAGTACTGAGTTTCTGTTGGCGCGTTGAATGGTGCGAATGAAAAGGTAACACCATTAAAGAATGATGTCTGAACCATAGTAACACCACTCACTTTAAGTTCAATATACCATTCACTAGTTAAAGTATTCTGAACACAATCATTTAAATCATAACCATTATTGGCTAAATATGTATTCAATACTTTACCTAAAACACCCGAAAGTGATGTAACTTGTGGGTCAGATTCCCAAGGATAAATTGGACACTCAATAGATTCCACATTACAATCATATTCAAATATATTAGTTATTAATGCACAAGGTCTACAAAGTGGTGGCATACCTTTATATCCAGTTCCACCTCCACTTTTACCTTCACCACCTGGTTTATTTTTGATTGTTGGAACACTAAATCCTGCAGGTGGAGTTGAAACTAATGGTCCTCCTTGAGTTTCTTTTGTTGGTGGTATACTTTGACTTCCACCCTTATCACCTGGAACTAACTGACATCCCTCTTGTCTTCTCCATACAAATTTTTGTCTATGAAAAATTGAATTTTCCATTTTAATACCCGTATTCCATATTGTTGTTGCGGGTATCATTTGTTCAATTAATCTAATCCAATAATCACCCATACCATTAACATATTCAATCATATTATCATACTTGAAATTGTTATTAGGTATTTCAGCAAATTCTTCAGACTGAATATATTTCCAATAGATTGATTCTAATGTTGGATACCCCCCAGTTTTACCATTTGATGAATATTGTCTATTTCTTACATTAATTGTATTTTGCCAAAAAGTTTGAGCAAATTCAAAAAATGTTTTACGTGCTGGTTGTGGATTAATTATTGTCCAGTCAACACCACCTTTATCAGGGTAGATAGTATATGGATTAGGGTCACAATAAGTTGGTGGAACATAATTTAATCCTTCGTTTGGAATTGGGTAATTATATTGTCTAGACATCGCCCAAACATCATATAAAATACCTTGAGCAGGGTTCATAAATATGTCAACATTCTTGACATTTAACACCAATCTGTCATCGGTAGTAAAATATCTCGCATTAATATTTCCATCCAAATTACTTCTTAAGCCTACCTCATTATCATACCAACTTTTATTGTTATCAATTTGAGACTTCAATACAAACCCAAGATTCATAAATGGAAATTTTCTGAATCTATTTAAATAAATTTGTCCGTAAGTTGGTGGTAGTAAACTTGTTTGTAATACAGTACTTTGACCTGTGAATACACTGAATGTAGTATCAACAACTTCAGGTCCTCTATGTTGAGGTGTTTGTTCAAACCAACCACCCCCAATTTGGAAGAAGTAACTCTCCGAATCAACTGGTGCTGATGGATATCCTTCACTATCTATTGGATAATCTGATAATGAAAGATTTACACTTTGGATTGTATTTGTTGTTGTGAAACCAGTATATTCAATACCTTGTATTGAAAATACATTTCCTTCCTCTAATGTTGGTGTTTCTGTAATTGATGTCCCACCTGATAAATTAGCCCAATACGTATCAAATTCATCCAAATTTATTCTTTGGTCGGCTAAATAAACATATTCATTAAATTCAGTTAAGGCTTCAGGAGCGCCAATCATTCTTAATAAACCTTCAATTGATTTTCTTGTTCCTTTAGATTTAAAAAGAAAAGCTGAATTCAATATTACATTTCTATAATATTGATAATTTAGTTCATCAGGTGTTGGTTGTACGGCAACACCACTATAATTTGATTTATCGTAATTTGTTTCACCAAATACTGATTTAAGGAAATCCTCATTAGATATTGGTGTAATATTTGTGTTCCATCCTAAAGTTAATGCTAAGTTTCTTAATAATTGTGATGGGATATCATTTCCTACATTGTAATTTACAGATGTCATAAAAGACAATGCTGTAATAAATTTTTGTACTTCATCAAAACTTCTACCATAGATTTGAAGTACTTTTTCCATTTTTCTACCATCAGTGTCAAAATCATTAAAAGCACCAGTGGTTAAAAATCTTGAAATTAAATTTGTTTTATATTCATCATAATACTCACTAATTTGATTAAGCGAGGATAGGTATAATTGGAAATTTGCTGTTAAAATGTCAAGATTCCATCTACCATATAGTGGCCAAGTTACAAGTCTATTTTCAATATAAAATGAACCATCTTCAGCTTCAACAGGAACTTTAAAGGAAGAAGTGTATATCGGAACAATATTTCTATTTAATAAAAAGTTTTCAATTTCATCTAAATCTTCATTGAATGTTTTAGCAACAACTGAGTCATTTGGTCTAATAATAATATCATTATAACTTTCACTTGAACCTGAAAACGGATTACCCGCAACATATATTTTTAATGTTCCAGATGTTAAACTATTTGTTGGTATTATTCGAGTAACATTATAACCATTATCTAAATAATATAATGAGTAATTTGCATATTGAACTGTCATATCCCTCAATGGCGACACTTCAATTTCCCTAAGTTGTAAATTTCTTGTCGAATTTACTGTAAAATCAACTTCAAATGGATTTCTTAATCTTGACACATCCAAATCAAATGAAGTTTCATTTGAAATCTCATTGTAAATTATATTTGTTGCTGTTGTTCCTGATGTGTAATTTAAACCAATTGCTGTAGATTCAATCGCAGCAGGAAAATAACTAATGATTGTTGTTATTGATGCTGAAATCCTTTTGGATAATGAACCATATGTAGCATAATTTAATACTTGAGATAAATCAAAATTTGGATAAACTTTAAAGTTATTCTCAACAATTGCTTTAGCCTGATTAATATCACTCACGCCCATTGAGTCTAAACTCATAGGGTTTGAGAATACACCCGTACTAAAAGTACGATTAACCTTCTCCGTTACTGCCGTAGTAAAATTAAAATTACCTTGTGTTAAACCCCCACCAGCAACTAATTGAACCCCAACTAGATTATCTGAAAAAGTATCCGAACCTGAAGCCCCTTGTGGCGGACAAGTAAATTTATTGGCCATTATTGAGTAATATTTGTAAAGTTTTTACTGAAATCAATATTATCCCCTCTATCTTGTCTAACCTCGTAAAGTAAGTCATTAAATTGGTCTCTGATTTCGTATAAGTTATATTGTTTATATATGTTATTATCACTATCGTAAAGTGTGTAAATACCATCATCAATAGATTTGGTCTGATTACCAAATAGACCTATCGCCAATGTTGAGAAGTCGTGTTCAGCTACCTCAATATCCAAAACTATCGGATTAAAAAAAGTATTAGTTATTATTATATTTTGATTTGGTTGTCCTATAAAAGGAATAGCATTTGGTTTGTTTGTTGGTGCTGTTGATGGTGATAAAGTACAAAATATTAAATTAGTACTTGAGTCTGTATATCTGTATCTTACAGATTTTTGTGACGTATTTGTTAAATTTTGAACAACTGGTTCACAAAAAAATGATGATGTAATAATCCTGAAAAAATTAGGTATTTTTGACCCATCATCATTCAAATATTCAACTCTAAATCCAACCAAACCTTGATTAACAAATTTGTTTCTATATTCATTTGAAACTGAATTTAAATCAATTACAAGTCCTTTGACATTTGGTAATGCTGATAATATACCACAATCTAATATTGTAGTTCTTATCTGAGCTGGTCTTATCATTAATGTGTATATACCCAATCTATTAAATTGTTCAGCAGGTAATGTTAAATTATAAAGTCCTCCTAATATTTCAACACCCGCATTACCGCCAGTGTCCGAATTATTAAAATATGGTCGTAATATTGATTTAGCATCTAATTTCGTCAATACAAAATTCTGAGTCTCATCTCTAGATGGAGTATAGTTTAAGATTATTTCAACATCTTCGGGTGAAACATCTGAGGGTCTAATTGTACCATAATTACCAATTGCCATTTTCTATAATTTGTTTTTTAATAAATATCATTTTTATGTTTTTATAACATTAAAGAATCCGTATCCATATTTTGTTAAGTCCCCAACATTATCAACTTCACCAAGTCTCATCAATCTTTCTAATGCCGAATTTTTACCTCTTTCAATGTAAACATCCGATTGAATTTCAGGCTCGTCAACAACATTTAATAAGAATTCTTGTTTGGTTATTGCAGAACATACAACATCAATTGGTGTGACGCCTGAAATTATAAAGATAGTTTTACCATCATCATAATCATAATAGTCCATACCATTAATTGTGTATGCTGTATATGGTAATGATGAATTACCTGAATAAACAATTCCGACAACACCAGTAGAACCTGTGACTTGTTGATTTGCCTTGAATTTACCCCCATATAATCCACTTTTAGGGCCATACTGACTTAAATCCTCAATTGAGGACTTTGTATATCCCGTGATGATTAATGGTCCTGATAAGAAAGGATTATTTCCTCCTTGATAAATTTCACAAGTGGTATCACCACTATATATAAAATCATATTGTAATGCTGAACCTGACCAACTGCCTCCTTGTGGAGTAAAATATGCCGTACCATTTGGATTATCTATTGTGACTCCAGTAAATGGTACATATACCTTTTTCTTAATAAGATTATTACCCCAAGGACTCATACCACTGAATGTTATCGTATATTCAGCAGGAGAAGGTGGATATGTATGTTGAAATGGCATTGGAATATTAGGCCCAATTATTTGAACATTTGTACCATCTCCCCAATCCAAATAATAATTTGAGAAACTCAAATATTTTTTAAATTCTAATTCGGATGTGTTGTAAACATAACAAGTATATGGTGATATTGAATTACCTGAAAATAAGAAATTCAACATTGTATCTTTCTGTAAAACAAATCCATCAAATACTGAATAGTAACCAAAATCAACCGCAGTTTGGGTTAAAAAAATTGGTATGGTTAATCCAGTTAATAACGATGAACCATCAGTTCCACCTGAAAGTATATCAGTAAATGCTGAATATGCTATTGTAAATCCTGTATAGTTTTGAGTGGTTGTTGTGGTTGTTATTTCACAACAAGGGTCAAAAGTATTACCAGTTGGTGAATTACCAGCATTGTACCTAACAAAAAATTTATCTCCATTGATAAATTCAGGTGAAATTCTTATATGAAAATTTCTATCTTGCATTATTGATTTACATATTCATACCATTTTATTGGGTTGTTTTCAAAACCTATTCTTTGATTTGAACTATTAAAAATTTGATAGGTTTTTTCATCGTAATCCAAAACGACCTTATTATAAAAATATGTAGAACCCGAAAAGTTAAATCTTCCAACACCAATGGGTAATGAAGATTGCGGTTCATTCATCATCTTTACAAATACACCAATTTTTGCATCAAAAAATTTAGCACTCATATAAAAAGTATCAATATTCAAATATGTTCTACTTCTTAACCAATAAATAAAAAACCCTTCTTTATCACCAACATAATCTAATTTGAATTTAGGTTTCTTAATCAATACATTTGGTAAACTTGGTGATGTTGATGTGGTCATCGTAAAACCTTGTTGTGTTGGTATTATTATTGTAAAATAATTTATTTGGTTTTTTGGGTCAGGAGAATCATAGAAATCCAATTTGAAAAAAGATTTTGTAAATGGATTACTAAAATAATATATTTCTTTTGTAGTAAATCCTTCAGTAACATAAGAATTTACCCAATCAGTTGATGCTGTAGTTGCAGAAATACTTGTTGATGAACCAGTGTTATAAAAATAAAACTCATAGTTCACGTCAGTTTTTGGACTTAGTGGTGATACAACATCGTGAGTAAATTGTTTAATTTCAAAATCTTCAGGTGAACCAATAACTTGTTTTACAATTTCATCTTGGTAAATCTCAATACTATCTGACCTATCCAAAAAATCCCATTGTATTTCAATGGGTAATTGAATAGTTTGATTAGTTATCGGAAGTTTTAAATAATAATAGTTACTCACAAGGGTCAATAGTTGGGTCTTCGATTATGGTTTGGTCAACAAAGTCACTTCCTTCAGGTATGATTCTAAACATAAAATTACCATAAGGATAATGTGAACCATTTAAAAATGGATAGTTAACGCCTAAACCTGCAGTATCAATATATCCATATGAATATATATCTCTCCATTTAAAAGCATTGTCATTTACTGAAAAATATGCGTAATTTGGTATATCATAATTGTTTTGTGGTGGTGCTTCTTCAATATAATTTGAATATACACTTATTGTTAAAGGATAATGTGGTTCAAAATAATAACCTTTAGGATTTGTATTCACTGAGGTATCATTTAAGTTAAACACCGATGAATTGTATGTTATTTTGTGATATAATGGTGATATGATTCTTTCTTTTTGTTCATAATCATTCCATTCACAAAATGCACCATCAACAATATCACCTGATTTTAAAGAATTTACATAGGTAAAGGTATAATTGTCTCTTGTAAAAGTGGTATAAGTGAAATCCGTATTTGATTTTGAATTAGTATAACTCCACCAATTTGTAGGTACACCCCCATTTGGTAAATTAAATTGGTAACCTTGTTTAAGTTTTCTTGGGTCATTATTACCATCAACCCCCAATGTCCATCCAAAATAACCCTTCCATAAAACTGTAAAGAATAACTCAGTTATAGGTCGTTTTTGGTTATCCAATAATGGACTTATTCTAATATCCGAATTAAATGATAACGTATATGATTGTGAACCTTCAAGTATTGAAACCCTCGCCACTTTATTTGGTGTAAATCCTGAACTTTCATATTTCTTTTTAGAACCAAAAATATTTTGTTCAAATCCAGCTTTGACCATAACAGCATCTTCAGGATTTGTTAAAATTTTATGTCTTCTAACATAATATTTTGATATTGTATCAGCTGTATTTGAAAGATAAATTATTCTTTTAAGTGTTCCTATAACACCATTATTGAATGTTGACCCAGTGAAACCAGTATCTATAATATTGAATGAATATTCATCTGTGTTATAAAAATTATTTCCCAAAGTATAAACTTGGAATGTGTTTCTATTATTGTAAGATATACTCAAAGAAACATATTCTCCCACACTCAATCCATGTTTCATAGGACAATTAAATGTGATTAGTGGTTTACCATTTGATGTTCGTTTTTGAATTGTAAATGGAATACCTGTTGTTGCTGACCATGAAATTAAAGTATTATTTTCATCAATAACTTCCAATTGTTTATTAACATTATCATATGGATAACTTAAATAAAAATTCCAATTGTATGAATTGGCACTTTTTGAAACAAAGTTTATATGTGGTGGTGTGTTACCTGATGGTATTGTATAACCTGATATATTATAGTCATTTCTAATAAAATCAAATTCATTGAATTGAGGATAACCTGACCAAGCTGTTGATGTCCCATATTGACATTGAGCTGCGGCCGCGACTTCAGCATTGATGTAATAAAGATTGTTTTCAAAAGGTTCGTAATTAGTTGTTCCACTAAGATTATTCTTGAATATTAATGAGAATTTACAAGTGGGTCTAAATAAATCTGATTTTTGTCTTTCATCATCAAAAACTTGTTCTAACGATACATCAACACTTCTATCAAACTCATCCATTTCTTTGTGAGTTTGTAAAAGTGGCACTTGAAAAAATAGGTTTGTATTAGGTGCTGATTTGTACCTAAGTGAACCTAAAACTACTCTTAAATTATCTACGTTTCCCATTATTGTATTCTTTCAAAATTTATCCATTTTTTAGCGAATCTATCCCAAGCAGACTTTCCTTTTTTTAATCCAAAATAAAAATAAAATGGAGCACCTACAGTTATTGTTGTTGGTTCTGGATTATTTATCGCCCAAGAACTCCTCAAGGGGTTCAATGAAGGCTGAGTAAAAAATGGTGAAGTTGGTGGTGTTGTTGATACAGGATTATCGATTGAGTATATATATCCTTTGAAATCTCCAGCAAAAACACTACTATTTGTTCTAAAATATCTTGAGTTTATATTTGCCCTATCCATTGATTGATACTTATAGCTATGGAAAAATGACCCATTTATTGGTTTTGTATACCAATCATTTTTTTGAGAACCAAAAATACTCTGACTTGGGAATGGACTTGTATTTTGTTTTATTTCCCATTGATAAAATGGAACTTCTTGTGAATAACAATAAAAATTGTTAAATGCACAATTATTATTTAATATTCCTTGACTATTAATAATAGTTCTCTTAGGTGTAATATAATCTCTTAATTGTGTATCAGAAGAATAAAAAATACCAAAAATAACGTCTTTATTTGTTCCAGTATTAAAATAAACAGGGTCAATAACAAATTGTGGTGGTGTCAACTGAGGAAAATTAGGATAATTTTCAGCTTCAAATGGAACAACACCAAGTTCAGAATTAATTGATATCATTTGAGCGTAGTCGGCATCAACTGTTAATTTTTCTCTAGTAAAATAATTAAAAATATTACCACCAGCAGTTCCTCTAAATATACTACGATAACTTGTATTTAACAATCTAGTTATTATTAATATATTCAAAAGTTCTGATACATCTTGATATGATGTACTATTAATTCGATTGATTACATATCCATCATAATCATCAGAAAACACTAATTCTTGTAAATAATCAGAACGAGGACCTAAATCCATTATTGTTGTCGGAAACAACAAATTTCTATCGTTAGGTTGAACGTTAGCTATTCTACCTATAAATCCAAAATTATTTGTTGTTCCAGTTTTAAATGGACTACTTCTGTAATAAAAATTATTAGTATCTTGGTCATAATAGATAGTATCAGTACAAAAATTTGGTTGTACATTATTATTAATATCAAAAAATTTATTGTTTTTAAACGCAAAAGCATATAATGTACCATTCACCCAATTTTGAGTGAATAAATGTGAAAATACATTTCTACAAGCCCCAAAAGTAATGTTAGTTCTTGATACCCATTCAATAATTAATCTTATGTCTTCAGGTAATGATATTAAAACTTTAGTAACTAATTTATAACAACCATTATCAAATATTTGTTTATTACTAAATTCTTGACAAGGTCCTGAATTTACAATATATTTTCCACCTCCAGGATATTGTTGATTTTGTATTTGTCCGTTAGAATCGAAGTCATAACAAGCTAAGTTTCTACTATCTCTACAATTGTTAGTTGTTTGTAATAACTCAGATGTAAAATTAGGTATATCATCATTATCATTTTCTTGTACCACACCAGATGAACCGCCAGTGTTAGCTGGGACATCAAATGTACCCTCATCAGGTATAACATATATTGCAAAATTTTGATTTTGTTGTAAACTATATGATATACCACAAGTTTCTAATAATCTATCTGATGTTGGTAATCTATCAGAACGCATTACATATCTCCTATCGTTAGATAGTACGAATTGAGTACTTAATGTCGAATCATACATTGGACCAATATATACTCTTTGTTCGTAAGTTTGAGGGTTACTATATGCTGTATCTAAAAAATAATAGTATTGACTACCAAAATTAATTATTGATGCCGTTATTGACATCATTGACCCACCTTCAACAATTTCACCTTGATAATAACCTCTTCTTTCGTCAATTAATGTGAATGGTGGGGCTGGACTATTTATTCCTGGTATATTTGGGTCAGTTGAGTCTAAATAGAATTGTTCACCAATTTCAATATATTTGTATATGAATTCATTTTGACCCTGAGAAAATAAAGGGTTATCATTGTTTATAGTAATAGTACCATTTGTAGGTGACAAATATGAATTTATCCAATGTGCTCCAGTTTGACAAATAACTCCACCACTAACAAGTCCTTGTTGTAGATTGGAAGTACTATCTAATGAAGAATAATAATGGGTTAAATTTGAACTATACGCACTAAAGCCAAGTGGTTTATAATCAAATGTAGGATAAAATAAATAACTTGATGAATAAGTGTCTTGTGTTGTTTGTGTATTTATAGCACTATGTCTAACATTTTTAAATCCACCTTGTATTGGTATATTTAACTTATACGAACCTTGAACACTAACTGCGGTTGGGTCTTGTTTACCAAATATTCTACCTAAATCATATCTAATATTGACTCTAGTTGAGTATGGGTCAACACCTCTATTTAATATAACAATAATTTGATTCTCATAATCCTCTAATGATTCTAATGGATGTATATCTTCTGACGTTGCTTTTTTTGTACTTGGGTCTTCATAATACACTATATTTATCCTCATATTGGGTTGTAACACTCTATTTGGGAATCCATTATCTAAAACACCTCCACTACCAGAAATTACTTTTTGATTAAAGTCATTATATGTCATCGCAGTAATTACTTGGAAATATTCAATATCAGTTGGGAATTTGTGATAGTTTGTATTTCCTGAATTTGGTTTTGGAATTGTATATTGTGTAATTCTATTAGTTCCATCAGGTAAAGTATGTGGAACATCAATATTTACTGTTGTTGTATTTACATTAGCAAAAATACTTTCACCACTAATTGAATTAGTATCATATATATTTAATGAAGCCCCACTATAATTAATATCTTTAGTTGAATTTGGATTTACAAAACTCAAAATAGTTCCACCTGAAAGTAGTGGTAAACTATCAGGTGTCATCATCATAACTATTACGTTATCAGTATGATACTTTAGATTATTATTATTTATATATGGTTGATTCACATTACCATTATAGGTGTAAGGTAACCCATTTAAAATAGGTTCAACAGATACATATACTTGATTAACTCCCCCACCTGGATTTGTAACTGAATTTCCATCAAAATATTTTGATTTTACATTAAATAAATTAAATCTTTCACCTAAAGTAATACTTCTAGTAAAAAATTGTGCTTTACCAAAACCATCTTCAGTATATTGATATTGTCCATTAATACTAATTGGAACTTTACTATATGACCTAGCTCTATTACTCCTTAATTGAACAAAATATCCACTTAAAAATTGATTATAAATTCCATAATTTATATCATCTTCAATTAAGTCAATATTATACGCTCCACCTTCAAAGTTAGTGATTTGAATACCTGATGCGTTTTGTTGTGCTGGAAAACTTTGTAATAATTCTGTACTACCACCATTAACACCACTATCTTCTGATTCATCACCATCACTACATTTACAAAATTCGCATTGGTCATATAACAATAGTGGTAAATTTATTCCTCTAAATTTTATTTGAAATAATAAAATATTTAAAGCCAATAATGCTGAAAAGGTAACAATATATATTACTAATTCACCTATAAATCCAGGAAGTAAATTTAAAGTAAATGGATTAGCCGCGGCAAAACCTATTAGTATTGATTGATTTACTATTAAATAAGTTAAGTAAGCTAAAAGTATTGGTATTAATACGATTCTTAACAATCCTACTAAAAAATAAAAAAAGTGAAGTAAACTTACTAATATAACTAATAATGGTCTAAAAATATAACTTGCAAAAGTATAAAGCAAGTATATAAAATCCCATCTAAATGATGAATCATTAGTCGGAAACTTATTATTTGTCGTTTCACAACTATTATCTAATATATTTTTAATTGATATTATTCTATTAGCTAAAGTTCCCTTTCTATATTGGTCAATTAATTGTGATACGGTATAAACTTTATTATATGAGAATTGATAAAAAGTATCTTCACCATCAATGGCTGATTGTGGGTCAGCATAATCATCCCAACTTAAACTAAAAGCATAAGATTTTTTCTGTAAAGTTAAATTTGTTGGGGATGGTCCTGTGTTTGACCACCCATACTCTCTAACATTTGGAACTAAAAAGTAAGCTCGTTTTACATTATCATCCAAACTTGGTGATTGATTCCACTTAATTTTAAATCTATATTTTCCTCTTGTTGGAATACCAATTTCAGGGTCATTTGAAAAAACTCTTTCACCAAACTCATTCGTTGTAACATAATCTAAATTCATTGGTAAATCTACCAACCAAGTACCATTATCATCAATAACTTGCCCCCCACTTTCAAGTTCATATTGTTCCAAAACTGGTTTACCTGTATCATCGTTAAATATTGTTTGTCGTATTGCTAATATTTCACCAGGTCCTGTAACTAAACTACATAATTCACCTTGGGCTAATTTTGGTTTACAACCACTTTTTAGAGCTAAATTATCTACATCAGAAAACATTGAACCCATAAAAATTGCTGTTGGTTCAATCACAACATTTGCCTCAGCTGACAAATCAAAATCAGTTCTATTGATTCCAATATTACATAAATCAGGCTGACCCCATAATGGTTCAACTGTGATTACTCTATTTAAAGATACAATTTGTGGTAATTCATTAAGATTACTTGAAGACTTGAATTTTGTACCTGAAACTTGTGCTTCAGTAGCCAAACCAGTTCTGATTAAATCTTGCGGTGCTAATGAAAACTCACCAATATCTGATAAGTCAACATCAACGTGAATTGTTTGAACACCAACTGGTACACCAAAAATCATAAAGTCACCACTCTCATTTGTGATTGCGGTGTATCTATAATATTTGTCAAATACTTCAATAAAACTTTGATTAATTAAGATATCTTCCTTATCAAAAAAAGACCCCGTTGGAACGTGATTTGAATAAGATTTTACATAAGGTAATAAGTTATATCTATACCCAACGTCATTAATATCTGAAACTGCCTTATATGGATATATTTCAGAAACAATTGGGTTGTTTTCATCTTCAGTTGTTAATGGAACGAATATTGAAACCCTGCAATTTGGAAGTCCAAAACCATTATTAATACTTATTCTACCTATAACAACACCATAATCGGCACATTGTCTAGTATAAATCTCACTCTGTAATATCTTAAGTGAAAGGATTTCTAATGATTCAAAATCTTGTTCTAAATGTACATTAATTGACTTATCAACCCCGACTTGGGTTCTTATTCTATATGAGTTGGACATTAATTATCTTTTTTAGATAAATAGTTTATTTGCTATTTTCAATAAAAGATAACCAAGAATTGGAATAAATAAATTATCAAGAAAAATTAACAGTTTTAAGATTTTTAACCCTCACAACAATATCTTTGTTTGGAAATCTAACCTGATAAGTTTGACTTGGTTCAGCAAAGATTGTGTCATCAATTAATTCAATTTGTCGAGTTGTTGAGTCAGAATATCTTTGTGATGTTTGTGATGATGAATATTGTCCACCAACCTTGTTAAACACTTGAATATCTGATAATGATAATACACCATTCTGAGATTGAATTAATCTTCTTATTTCTGACACATTTACGTTTTGTCCCATTTGTCTATTACCTGGGTCCATATACTGAGAAACAATATCAATTATTTGTGTAACAAATGCACCTTGATTCTGACTATTATCTAAAACCACATCAATGTTAAACCCTAAATCAATTACATTCGCAGTCTCAACTGAAACATAATCATTAATCATTCTATAGTTAGACAAATAATTGGCAACATTACTTTTTAATGTATTTGATATGATTTCAGTCAATCTTCCAGTATCATCATAAGATAACATTTTAATCTTAAGTTTGTTATTCTCTTCAGTTACAGAAACTTTGGCTGGAGCACCAAATTCTGATGGCATACCTCTGATTATAGATTCATAATCGTTTATTGTTACCGCTCTATTCTGTGCTGCAAAATTATATGTAACCAAATTTCTAACTTCCTCAGTTGTCGGAGCTCCTGCACCACCAATTGCGGCCGTAACATTTGTACAAGATAATGAATTAACAACACTTGTATTAACACTTGTTGATGGTCCGTTTACTGCAAAGGAAACTGTACCAATATTATTAATAACATTAACCCCTAAATTACTACCAGTTCCACCTCCAACTCTGTATTGGATGAATAACGTTGTATTAGCTTTTAAAGTACTACCTAATGCCAAATTATCAGAATACTTATATAGATTTAATTTAAATCCATTTCTTGCAAACTCAGCAAGTTGTTCATCAGCTGATTGTGTTCCACCCCCAAAAGTCATTTTTAAAAATCCTTCAGGTGTAAATTCTGTAATAAATTTAGTATTAGTTTGAATATATCTACCAACTTTAATACCTGGGTTATCTGAAACTTTGGTTGGGTCTTCAATAAAGACTCTGTCATCAATCAATGCCTTAACCTCATACCATCTATTATCTAATCCCTGAAATTCTTGTGGTGATGGTACACTCGCATATTGTGTTCCATCTTTCAATAATACACTTGTAACACCCAATACATTTCTTTCAGGTAAAAATAATTCATAAAATGGTCTTACATCATTTGGTGTAATTACCCTTTTGAATACTTTTGTTGTACCATTAACAACTGTTTCCCTTTTAACTATTGTATAGTTTAAAAGTTTATTATTACTATCAAAATTAGGTATTTTAAGTCTATTTGGGTATCCATCCCCACCAACAGCTGAAGCAAAATCAATGTCATACACAGTTTCAAATACTTGACCCGCACCATTTACTTGAGCACCTCTTCTTAAGATACCACAATATCTTAAGTCTTCTTTATCTCCAAATGCAGGTACAGTTATACTAAAATCAACTAAAGCAACCGATGGTCTTTGACCTGGTACTTTTAACCCATAAGTTCTCGCAATATTGAAAACTGATGAACGTTGTTGAGCATATTGTAAAATCGTTTCTTGGATACTTCTATCAATGTTAAATTGAAGATTATCTGAAACCGCAGCATTTAAGTCCAATAAAGCTGAGAACACTGAAGCATCATTGAAGTTATCAATTAACTCAGGGTAATATGTTCTTGTAAAATTAATCAGTTCTGTTCTAATGGACTGAAAATCTCTGGTTGTATATGATATTTTTTTGTTTGCCATATTGTTATACGTTAATAATTACAAAATCACTTGAATTAAATGCTGAATCCGTGACTATATAATCGATTTTAATTTTTGCTGTATGTTCTAACTGACCAATATTAGTTACACGATACTCTCTTTCATTAGCATCATTAACAAAAGTACCTTTATTTTCTTCACCTTCAGAAGCAGGTTTTATTGATATATTTGTGATTGTAATACCTGGTATATATTCAGCCACAGAATCTCTAATTTCAGACTCAATATCTGAAAATGTAGGACCATCCAATGGTTCAAAAATATATTCATAAAGTCTTGTACCAAAATCAGGTAAATAATATCTAGTCCCTTTTCTTGTTAAAAGTAAGTGAACCAAATTAGTTCTTATTTCTTCATCAGATGTTTGTGATAAAGACAAATAATTACCTTGATATGAATCTCTAAATGGGAAGTTTATCCCATATGTTTTACCATCTGCCATAATAATAAATATATAACCGAATATTTTTCAATAAATACCATAAAACAAAAAATCACGACATTGTGTCGTGATTTATTATTTTAAGATGAACATCCAAAACATTCAAATGGTGAATCAGTTGGTTTACTAATTACTTCAACGTGTGGTAATGTTGGTGTAACTTTTGGTTTTTCTATCTTTGATATATCTACAGCCAAATGTTTTGCACCAGTTGATATTGCCTTAGTTCTCACATAATAACATAATGTTTTCAATCCTTTCTGCCAAGCGTGGAAATGTGATGAAGTAATCTTTGACAAAGTTGGGTTACCCATATAGATATTCATTGATTGTGATTGGTCGATAAAAGGTCCTCTATCGGCTGCCATATCAATTAATTCTCTCTGTGATATTTCCCATATTGTTTTATACTTCTTCATCAAATGTTCAATCCTTTTAACTTTGAAGTTATATTTTTTATCTTCTGTGTCTAAGTAATTGTTGAAATTTATATTTTGAATTGACCCTTCATTTAGAATGATTTCATTTTTCAAATCTTCACCCCAAATACCAAGTTTCTCAAAGTCAGCGATTAGATATTTGTTTACAATCATAATCTCACCACCAACTACTCTTCTATTAAAGATTGCTGAATGTGCTGGTTCAGTCATTTCATAAGAACCTGTTATCTTAGCAGAACTCGCAACTGGCATCTGTGCTGTAAATAATGAATTACATACACCATATTTCATTACATTTTCTTTCAAATCATTCCAATTCCATCTTCCAGATAAATCAGATTCAGTTAATCCCCACATATCAAATTGGAATATACCTTTTGACATTGGTGACCCTTCAAAGAAATCATATTTTGGATATTCGCCATCGTGAGCTAATTTATTACTTTCACTAATTGCAGCATAATAAATTGTTTCAAATATTTCTTTATTCAATTTTTTAGCTTCTTCGGAGGTAAACTCATAATCCATTAAATAGAATACATCAGCCAAACCTTGTGTTCCAATAGCAATTGCTCTTTGTTCTCTGCCACCTTTTTCACCCTTATTAGTTGAATAATTATTGATATCAACAACTTTATTCAAAGCTCTCACTACTTTACAAGTTTCGTTATAAAGTTCCTCAAAATCAAATTGTGCATCATGTACAAAGTTCTTTAACACCATTGAAGATAGGGTACAGATTGCTGTAGTTTTTTCATCAGTATATTGATAAATCTCATTGCAAAGATTTGATTGTTTAATCACACCAATGTTTTGATGATTTGTCTTTTTATTAGCACTATCTTTAGAACATAAATATGGAACACCAGTTTCAATCTGAGATTCAATAACTTTTGTCCACACGTCTTGAGCCTTAATTTTCTTACCCAATCCCATACGTACAGCCTCATTATAAACATCCTCATACTCATCACCATAAACTTCTTGTAGTGCGGGTAATCCAGCCTTTTTGATATCATTAGGACAGAATAGATACCAATCACCATTTTCTCTTACGGCTCTCATAAAGTTATCAGGTATCCACAATGCCGTGAACAAATCTCTTGCTCTTAGTTCTTCAGCCCCTGTATTCTTTTTAATCTCCAATAAATCGATGATATCTTTGTGCCAAGGTTCAAGGTAAATTGCCGCAGAACCAGGTCTTCTCCCTTGTTGATTAAAGAATCTTAATGACTCGTTAACAATCTTTAAATATTTTAATAATCCACCAGCGAAACCACCTGATGTAGATAATCTACTTTCCTTACTTCTAATATTTGACATACAAAGTCCAATACCCGCAGCATCAGCCGAATAAGTGGAAATATCAGTCATTGTATTCAATAATCCTTCTCTTGAATCTTCATCATTATAATGTAACACACAAGACGCCAATTGTGGAATCTTTGTACCAGAATTAATCATAATTGGTGTTGCTGGAGAAATAAGTTGGTTTGATAATGACTTGTAGTATTCAACAGCTTCTTCAAATGATTTTGTAACCCATAGAGCAACCCTCATATACATATGTTGAGGTCTTTCAATTGTAACTCCATGTGGTGTTTTAAGAAGATACATTTCATATAATGACCTCCAAGCAAAATAATCAAAGTTATAATCATTCTCGTGATTGATTACACTATCAATATTAGAAGCACCATAACTTTCAATAGTTTCCATTAACTTATCATTAATTACACCTTCAATATGTAAGTAGTGCATTGTGTTAGAGAAACTTTCACTAGTTTCTTTATGATATGATGATATAGCAACAGAGGAAGCCAATCTCGAATAATCGTGATGACTTCCAGTATATGATGCCGCAATTTCATAAATCAACTTATCAAGTTGTTTAGTTGAAATTACCCCCTCAGTTGGTACTGAGGTGATAACTTTAATGAATATTTGGTCAGAATTAACATTTAGGTTTTTACTTGAACGTTTAATTCTTGTTTGTATTTTTGTGGGGTTAAATGATACCACTTCCCCATTTCTTTTTTGAATTCTTAATGACATAGTTATAATTTTAAAAATCGTCTGTAAATGAAATCGTTTCGTTCAATTTAGCTTTTTGGTATTCCATTGTTCTTGATTCAAAGAAATTACCCTTCGTTTCAACAGCAATTTGTTCCATAAACTTGAATGGTTGTTCAACATTGAAATGTTTACTACATCCCATCTTTATTAGTAACCCATCGACTACAAATTCTAAATATTGTTTCATTAGATTTGAGTTCATTCCGATTAAAGAAACTGGTAAAGATTCTGTAATAAATTCTTTTTCAATTTCCAAAGCAGACAATAGAATTTCTTTAATTCTTTTTTCACTTGGTTTATTTTCAACGTGATTATTCAATAAATGAATTGCGAAATCACAATGTAAGTTTTCATCTTTAAAAATCAATGAATTAGCATTACAAAGTCCTTGCATCACACCTCTTGATTTCAACCAAAAAATTGAACAGAAAGAACCTGAGAAAAATATACCTTCTACAGCCGCAAAAGCAACCAATCTTTCTTGAAAAGATGCTTTCTCAATCCAATCCAACGCCCATTTGGCTTTCTTTTGAACTGCAGGTAATCTATCAATAGCATTGAAACATTCGTCTTTTTCTTTTGGATTTGATATGTAAGTATCAATTAATAAAGAGTACATTAAAGAATGGATATTTTCCATCATTAATTGAAATCCGTAAAAGAATTTTGCTTCAGGATATTGAACTTCCCTATAAAAGTTCTCAGCTAAGTTTTCATTGACAATTCCATCAGATGCTGCGAAGAATGACAATATGTTCTTTACGAAATATTGTTCGTTCTCTGACAAGTTCTGCCACTCTCTGATGTCACCAGTCAAGTCAACCTCTTCTGCTGTCCAAAATGCCGCTTGGTGTTGTTTATAGAATTCCCAAATATCATTGTATTGAATTGGGAAAATCACAAAACGATTTGGATTCTCTGTTAATATTTTTTCTGTCATAATTAGTTATTTTGTTCTCTTTGTTTTCTTTTTTCTAATAAATCTTTAATTCTTTGTCTATTATTTTCTTCTTTTTGTTCTTCGTGACCTAAGAATGTTACAGACGATTCTGTATCAATTTCCAACATACTATTATCAAATTTACAATTTTCAAAGATGATACCATCATCCCCAATCCTTGATTTAGTAATAGCCATTGTGGCCAACTTCATTTCTTTTTGTTGAAGTGTTTTTGCTATTGATATAATTACGTGACCAACTTGTGCTTTTTTGATTGACCCACCCATTTGGTCTGTTGTTACAACTTCAGATGATATTGAACTTCTATTACCCTGTGTTGCAGTCCAACCTACTAAGTTAAGCTCGTGACACATTGCTTCAAATCCTCTCATTACAGAACCCTCTGATTTCCATTCATCTCCCAAGTTTTTCTCAGGAACAACACAATCAATATAATCCAATAAGACCATATCAATCTTAATCCCATCAGCAATCTTCTTTCTAATTAGATTTTTGATTTGTGACATTGTCATTGTATCAGATGGAAGTTTCTCCAAAACAAGTTGATTTGTCATTTTATTTTCAATCTCCTTTACTTTAGATAAAACTTCTTCCTTTTTGTTGGACATATCATCAGGATGGATTTTTGTCCACAATGTAAAATGTTTTCTTTGAATAACCTTGGGATTATCCTCAAAAAATATTTGAAGAACATTGTAACCCAAATTAAAAGCGTGGTTGGCAATCTTGGTTAGGATTGTTGATTTACCTACACCAGTTGGGGCTAATATAACCCCAATTTCACCTTTTGCCAAACCACCTTTTAAAAGTCTATCAATTCCTGGTATTCCCATTGGAATTGGGTGTCTATAATCTTCATTTAAAACATCATCCAAGTTTGAGAATACATTTAACATCCCACTTTCAACAATTCCGACTTGAAGTGCTTCACGAATCATTTCTTCAAGAGTATCGTAATTTTCAAACTCACCACCATCAATTACTTTTTGTGCTTTAGTAATTGCTTTTTGTAGTTCTTGTTGTTTACAAAATTTTAACGCTTTTTCTTGAACAAACTCTCCACCTGATACTGGTGCTTCTTTTATTTTTCTGATAGTGTCAACCACAACTTTAGCAACAGTTTCTTGTTGAAATTCAGATTTAGTTATTTGTTCTAAAGTTTCAAAAGATGGTACTCCATCCCATTTTTGACTATACTCTTTAATCATCTGAATGATGATTTTGAAGTACTTGTTATCAAAATAATTTGGTTCTATTACATCTACAATAGACCTTGAAAATTCTTTATCTACTACAATTTGATTAAGAAGTTGTATCTGAAATGAGCTCCCTAAATAATCGAAATTTTTGTTAGATGACATATGTTTGAATTGTTGTATGAATAAATATTACACTCTTGTATTAAGTCCAAGATAATCAAAAGAAAGGTCTCTTGCTGAAAATAAACTTGTTAAATCTTGTAAGATTAACTTAATTGTTTGTCTAATGTCAACTGTATATCTGACTTTAGGAGGATAGATTTTAGCATCAAATCTTCTGTGACAAAGTAATCTATCTCCGTGTTTTAAATAAATGTTAAAGTACTCTGGTCCTTCAACAAATGAAGTATTAAGTAAACTAGGATTATTGGTAATATCATATTGATTCTCCAATAAATAACTTACCGACTTCATCTTAAGTTGATAGTTAAGTCTTTCGACTAAATCATTCATATAATCAAGAAATTCCATAGAATTCCTTGTATCAGGATTATAGTCTCTTACGTTGAAAAATCTTTGTACGATAATGTTATCATTTACCATCATCAAGAATTCCAGTTTGGTTACATCATTTTGTTCTCTCATTGTTAATCATTTTTTTGTTTTAAAATTGTGTTTTTCTTTTCTTGTAAGTTTCAAAAATGGTTTTAAAAAATTTACCCAAGCATCATCACCTTTTGGAAGAAATTTAAAGAACCCATCTTCCATCATCATTTTTATCAGATTTCTATGTCCTCTACCATCAGGGTCTAATGTCTCCTTATAATAGAGTTCAACCATCTCTTTTCCTTCATCGTCAATTAATGGTTGGGACAAATCTACAATCTTTTTATTGATTTCAAAGAATTCATCACCATAAATTCCTGTTTTTGTTTTTCCAGTTAAAAGGTTTTTAATGGTATTGTTTTCTTTATCTTCTTTCAAAAGGTTTTCAGCCTTGGTTAAAATATCGTCAATTGTTACGTCTTGTTCAAGTAGTTCGGGAAAAAATTTAAATAAAGTTTTATCACCCAAATAATATATCCCATCAATATTATCTGATTTATCACCACATAATACCTTGTATGTCAAAATATTATTATGGGGAATTGAATGTTCTTTTAATTTAATCTTATCCCCATTTCTATACATTTGTTTTGCGGATGGTGAATAAATTGAAACATTTGGGGAAATAAGTTGTGTTAAATCCTTATCAGATGAGAATATTGTAATTAATTCGTCTGTTGCGATTTGACAATAATAAGCAATTAAATCATCAGCCTCATTGTTCTCAATGTTAACTTGTCTAATGAACATTTCTTCCAAATATTGTTTAACCCTTTCCTTTTGATATGAAAAAGATTCTTCTTTAAACACATTGGATTCGACTACCCTATTTTCTTTATATTGGGGGTATATAATCTTTCTTTTACTTGAATTACCTTCACCATCCCAAAAAGCAATTACTTTATCAAAATTGTATTCTTCAATAAACCTTTTGGTTGTATTTAAAAAGTGCCAAATACCCCCAATATGATTACCATTGTGGTAATATTCTTTAACCCCATGAAATCCAATCTTCATTAGGTTATTACCATCAATTAATAATGTTTTTGTCATTAATTTTTTTTAAGGGTTAACAAAATTGTTTTCTTCTTTTTTGTATTCGGATGTGATGTATTCACCCAAAAATTCTGTAAATATTGCTTCCATTACAGGAACACAAATTGAGTTACCTGCCAAAGCAACGTGATTGTTTGTTGTTAGACTTGTTGATAATAATTTATCAATATCTTCTTCTCTAACACCCATAAATCGATAACCTTCTCTACCAGTAATTGTTCTAATTCTACCATCCTCTGTCATAATCTGTGGTGAACCAGTTGTAGTTAAACAAGGTGAACAACCATCAATAGAATAGATACGTCTTGCTTGGTCGTAACTTACATCGTTTCTACGTCCCACAAGTCTACACACACTATTCTTTTTGGGTTCGTTAGGTGTAACTTCACATTCAATAAATAAGTCCTCCACAATGTCATTTTCAATGAATGGTCTCATTGGTACTCTTTGTTTTTTGTGTTTTTCAACACCATCCATAATCTTCCCAACTTCATCATTTGTCATTCCAAAAACTGACATCATAAAGACTCTCTCCCTATTTTGGGGACAACCATAGTCAGCACCATTTAAAACCCTCCAAGAACATCCATATCCCAATTCATTTAAGAATGATATATGAGCTTTAAAGTTATCTATATGATTGTGAGATACCAAGTTCTTAACATTCTCCATCAAAAGATACTTTGGTTGATTCTTTGTTAAAATTCTTTCGACTTCATATAATAAACCACTTCTCGTACCTTTTTGAATTCCTTTTTGTACTCCTGATATTGATATATCTTGACAAGGGAATGAGTAAGTCATTAGGTCACATTGGGGGAACTCATTCTCATTTACCTTAGAAATGTCCCCCAAGTTACCCAATGTTGTTGTATGTAATGAATCGTAAGTAATATTCGCGGTTTTAAGGATGTCACAATTTGCAACATTCTCAAAATCAACACCAATATATTTTAGTGCCAATTCTTGTGTCCCATAACCCGAAAATAGTGATATAACTTTTAATTTATTCATAATTTAAATTTAAATAAAAACTTTGTTAAAATCAATTAAAGTATTTTGTTACTCTTTTTGATATTATCTATAGCCCATAATGGTTGTAAATTACTAAAGTGAAATAATTTGATGAGTTCCTCCTCTGTTTTTGCCGATGATAAGGGAATGATATGGTCTATATGCCAATTTCCTTTATTATCCCAATTCATACCATCTATAAATTGTTTTTCTATATGTTCTTTCAACTCTGATGGAGTACATCCAATTATTTCAAAAGTACTATTGTTTTTGTATATTTTATGAATTTTAAGATATTTCCATAATCTACATCTAATACGATTTACAAGGTTGTAAGTAGGGTCTGTTTCTGTTCTTTCTTTTTTTCGTTCTTGTTTTCTTGTTCTATATTTTTCTCGATATTTTTTTCTTTTATCAGGATTTTTTTCATAGAATTTTTTTAATCTTTCACCCATTTCTTTTGGATTTTCATTTCTAAAAATCATTTCAGATGTTTTCAAACAGATTTTACATTCAGGTCTTACTTTATCCTTTTTAGAACTATCTTTACGAAATTCAGTAATACTTCTTTCTTCACCACATCTACAACAAATTTTTGTATTCATTTTCAATATATTCTTTTAATAGTTTATTAACTAAGGAAGAAAGATTTATATGTTTCAACTTAAAAAGATTTGGGAGTTCAGGGTCTATTGCAACTGAAATTTTTACCTTTTTTTTATTTTCTTCAATTTTCTTTCTTCCCATATTAATAAATATATCGAAATTTATAAAAGTAATAATTTTATTACTTTTTTTAATCTTCGTAAGAAATTTCATTAATGTCGGATGTACTTTCTTCCAAAGTGATTTCACCCGTACCACTCAAAATCGCATTCCAATATTGTGAAAATTCTTTCTTATATTTTTCTAATGCTTCTTTTGTATCAGAAATATAACCTTGAGGTACTGCAATAATTTTTCCATCCTTGTAAGCAATACCATTTACGTGATTTTTTAATATGGAGATTTTAGTTCTAACAGCATATGATACAGTTCTTCCATTTTTTGTTGCCGTAATATGATTTATACCATTATCGGCCTCGTTACCAAAAAGAAAGACCAAAGAAGCCGCTAACCATAGTGCTTCACCACCCTTAGCTTTAATTTTTGGTTGACCAAAAGGATTAGAGGGTAATTGAACCCAAGGTTGGTTGATTACAACCATAGTATTATAATATGGGTAATCTTCTTTCTTAGATTTCGTAATTCTAGAATGAATACCCATACCTATTTTATCTGCAAGAGCTGCGGCATTGTGCATTTTTCCACCTTTACCTTCAAATGTCATTTGACAAGGTAAAGAACCCACACTATCCCATAAAATAAGTAAATCATAGGGAAGTTCTCCTTTTTCTTGTGCATCAAGTAAGTCATTGATGTAATCTGTTGCTTGTTCCAAATAATCAAAACTATCATTAAATATAAAATTTCCATCCCAATTTCCATCTGAATCCATTTCTGCTTGCAAACCAAGTTCAACAGCGTGAGGCCAATTCCATTTCTTTTCAGTAATAATAAACACAGGTAAATGTCCTCTTTTTTGAGCATCAGCCGCGGCTAATATTAAAGCTGTAGTTTTCGAAGTATTCGTATGCCCCAAGAAAATGTTAATACCTCCCATAACAGGACCTGGTAACCCACAAGCTTCCATAAAAGCATCACCACAATTATAGAAAGTTTCTGGTTTATACTTAGTTTTAGTCGAAAACTTGGATTTGATAGAATCCAAAGTTATTTCTTTTTTCTTAATTGCCATTATATAATTTTTAAAGGAATAAATAATAAAACATAGACACTTTGTCTATATAATGTCTATGCTTTTTTTGTTTTTTTTAGAAAGGTAGGTCACCATCAGCCTCAAAGTCAACTTGAGGGTCTTCATAAGAAGAAGATTTACCACCAAAGGATACTTCACCAGCATCGGAGTTACCATAAGTGTAACCACCCTTTTCACTATCCCATTTAGGTGTTTCACCTCTTGCAATAGCTTCTAGGTATTCTACAGGTTTTTTAGAATAAACATCTGCCCAACCTAATTCATCATTCACCCAACCATCAGCAGTTGATTTATCTGTGTGAATTGGTGCGGGGTCATCATACATAATTGTTTGTATAACTGTGTACGTTGCACCTTTTGGTGTTTTGGCTTTAGTCATTTCAAGGATAATGTCTCTACCTTTTTCAGGGTCAGTTACATCACCTTTAGCACGGAAGATAGGAATTAGTTTATCTAATATACCTTCGTTTTTGTAGTTGTGTTTAAATCTCCAAAATTTTACACCATCTTGCTCGTTGTCACGGTCAATTAATTTAACGATGTAAAATTTTCGAGGTTTATATTGTTTGGCAAGTTCTTTGTCGGCATCTCTACCTGTCGCCATTAATTCTTCATACACTTCAGAAAGTGGTGAACGTTCATTATCGTTCTTTCCTGGGTCATAGAATTTCTGCCATTTACCATCAACTTGGATTTCGTGAAACCATACTTCTTTAAAAGGTGAAGTACCATCATTGGTTGGTAAAATTCTTAATCTTTTTTGTCCTTGTTTTTCATTGTCTTTTAATAGAGCTGCGAAGTATTTCTTCATTCTCTCATCTTGAGACATTTTGTTGGTGTTTGTGCTTGATTTTTGTGATTGCTCGTACTGAGCCAAAATCGCATCTAAAGGATTTGTCGCCATGTTTTTTAAATTTTTTAATTAGAAAATATTATACACAATTATAAGTGTCAGCCGTGAGTTTGTCAAATTTTAAACTAGTAAATTTTTTGAAATCCACTATTATTAAATCCATCGAAGTCTTCAGTATCTTTAAATTCTCTGAAACTTTTTTTAATTTCATTCGGAGAATAATTTTCAACCTCATCAGGAGTTAGAATATATTGTTCTTTTCCTGTCTCTTCAAATTCATCTTCCTTTTCATCAAAGAATTGACTTAACTTTTGATTAAAAGGACCTGAATCTAAACTTCTTAATTGTAATTTTTCTTCAGGTGTTTTTACTCTATATTTTTCTATTTTTGTTTCAATAGAATTTAATTTGTCAATAATACTATCCATACTTGATAATTTATTTTCTAAATCATCAAGTTGCTGAAATAGATTCTCAAAATATGTTTCTTGTTTCTTTTCAACATTTTCTTGTCCCTTAACTAAATCAGTTACCTTAATTTTCTTCTCTTTTGTCTTATCATCAACCTTTTCAACTTCAGGGTCTTGTTCAACATTAACAGGTTCAGGTGAAGGCGTAATTGGGGCTACACCACCAGGAGGTGGGGGTGCTCCACCAGGTACTTCACCAGCAGGGGGTGGAGGAGGTGCACCTAATCCAGCATCAGCGGGTGGTGGAGGCGGTGCAGCGGCTCCTGCCTCACCAGGAGGTGGTGGTGGTACATCTTGTTCAAAAATGTAATTATTAATGTCTTTGTATCGTCTTATTTCATTAAGTATTCTGATATCTACTTTCATTTTATTAACCATTTAAAAGTTGTTTTATTCCGTTAGTAGTTTCAACTTGGATTCTTTTGTGTGTTTTGAGTGTATTATCTACTCTTTCAATTAAACCATCTTTCATTCTAACAACATAACATTCACCAGTTTCTAAATCACATACTTGTTTAGAACCATCACCTAAGTCTTTTTCAGTTGTTTTGGTGTTTTTACCTAAATAATTATCTAATAATATTTTTACGCTCATAATATTTTTTATTATAAATATCTTAATTTAATTAAAAATTTATCTAATTACTGAATTATATAAATCGATAGATTTCTGTATAATAGATTCATAATTTTTCAAATCGTTGGTTCCAATATATGATTTATATACCTCTTGACCATTTGTCGCGTCAGCACTTAAAGTTATAATAGCAAACTTTGTAATATCAGTTACATTATTTTGTAATTTTAATGATGATGGATAATTTCTCCATCTTGCAAACATAAAATTTAGTTGGTCATCCAAGGTATCAAAATAAACCATTGGGTTATTTGCTGGTGTACAGAAGAATTTCTTACTTTTTGAAAAGTAACTTTCCGCAGGACCCCAATCTTGATTTAATGTAATACCCGCTAAGTTGTTAGCATAAGATTCTATTAATGTATCACCACCTGAAATTAAATAAATTCTTGCAAACATACAATATCTTATTAACACATCATCTGTTTTGGTAGAAATTTGATTAATCAAATTTTGAAGTGTTTGGAATGTTGATGATGGTTTTTCAGCAACATAAGTATTATATTTTGTTGATGCTGTACAATTCTGAGTACTTCCTACTGAATTAAGTTTAGTTGGTGTTGTAGTTCTAGTTGTTACACTATTTGTACTTGTTTCCTTCTTTTGTTTAGCATCTTTTTCTTGTTTATTCTTTTCAATTATAGTCTGAACTAAATTCTGTTTTAAAGATTGTAAGAAATTGTCAATCTTTGGTAATGCGGCAGTTGGTTGTCTTATACCACTAAATCTAGTTGAAAACATACCAGGCCTAATACTATGGTTAACTTCCAAAATCATATAAGGCCCACTAAACATTGGTACATTTCTCAAATTGAAATACATTGTGGGTTGAATCAAGGCATTACCCATCATTTCAACTTCACAACTATAACTTCTATTTTTATACAAGTTATATAATGAAATACTTTGTGATGAACCCGCTCTGTTATTACCTTGATTTGCCAACATATTTGTAGCTTCTAATGACTCGGCAGTTGCTTTTCCAGCATCTTGTCCAACATTAAAACTAATAAAAATACCTTGGTTTTGAGGACCAACATCAACATTAAAACCAACAACTTTGTTTGACTTATCCCAATCATTTTTACCTATTAGGTTTTCAACTAATGGGTTATCACTCGCTCTTCTAAGCTCAAAAGCGTCACTTCTTTTACGATAATCAACATTGTTTTTTAAATCCAATTGTTCACTTGGTTTACCACCATAAAAACAAACCATTTTTGCTGATGATTCCCTATAGTCAACATTTAAGAAAGTTCCAAACATAGTGTTCGCAAAATCCAAAGTATCTTCAACTTTTGGTTTTGGGTTTTTAACTGCGTCTTGAACTCCATAAAAATTAACATAAGATGGTAAATTCATTACCACAAAATTGTTCTCAACTAATATGTTTTGAACAAAAATTAACATTGTTGTTTTATTAGTTTCTTTCTCAATTACAGTTTGTAATCTATCTTTAAGTTTATATATGTCAACTAAAACTTTATCACCAATATTTCTGCTTGCTCTATCCAATAATAATACATCCTCAAATAATGTTTTTGTTTTAAAATCACCACCAGCAATCCATTTATCATTTAATGCTTTAAAACTTTCCCAAATTTCCAACTTTGGTTGAGGTTCACCTTGTAAAACACTTTGGTCTCTTTCTTCCGCATTGATTGTTATAGAATCTAAAGAATTTCTAACATCAATCATTGTTGAATCTATAATTTTATTTTGGAAATTATTTATTTTGTTTAAATAATTGTCCATAGCTTCATAGAAAGCCGATGAATTATTCCTATTTGAGGAACTAGGTTCAGGATTATATGTTGTTGGTGTTACCCTATCAAATGTTGTTATATATTGAGGGTCAGTTGGATTGGTTGTTGTACTACCAAATATTCCAATAATTGTTTCATTAATTAATGCTGTATAATAAATCTCCGAACCTGAAGTAGTATATACATCATTACTAAATGTAAAAGTATACGCACCTTCAAATAATAATACATTATCACTATTATAATATGTAGTTCTAAATTTAGGACCTAATTTTTCAACATTCACTGTCCCACCACTCTTTAAGAAAGCTGTTGCAACAACATCAGGTGATGGTTGTAATGGTTGTTGTGGTGGTATATAATTAGACTGAAATTGATTTAGTTTCTGAGTCGCATAAATCTTAATTATCGGAGCAAAAAGTTCTATATTTTCAGGTGTAAATGCAACATTCAAATCAATAAAGAAGTCAGTAATATATGAACCATTATTACTATATTTTAATTCAGGTATTTCTGAAAATCCGACATAAGTTTGTAGGGTAGCCCAAGCACCTGAATAAATTATTTGAGAACTACTTAATGTAGTTGTACCATTTAATTTAGGTAGAGCGTTTGGTGTTGAATTTGTATATGTATCCCATTCATATGGGTCTGTAAATGGTAATGTTGAAAACGTATTAAATAATTTTCTATCAAAAGCAGAAGGATTTCCATATTTAAATGTTACATCATAATTTAAAAAATCAGATAGGACTGATTTGATTGTACTAAATTGAGACGATTGAACTTTTTTAACATATTCATAACCTGTATTACCTGTAATTTTTGGTACAGATAATAATGTTCTCATTAATTGTTGGAAATTTCTATTTCTCTTATCAATTATAGTATCCCCTACTTCCTTTAAAGATTTAGTAATATCATTAACTGCTGATGTAATTTCTGTACTTGTATCTTGACCACTTGAAGATTTTGTAGTGGTTGTAGTTGTTGATGTTTGACTTGTTGTAAGAGTTAAATTAGATGAAGAATCATCTTCGTAATCATATATTGATTTTGAGAATTTCAAAAATTCTTTTTCAAAACCATCTAACACACTTTTTTCAAATACTGAAAATATTTCATCAATCTTAGAATATTCATCACCAAAACCAGTTAAAGTGAATATATCTTGATATGTGTCAGCGGTTAAAACTCTTTTAAGATATTCATTAGGTTTAACTTTCGTGATTCTAGTGTTATCAAAATAACCATAGTTTGGTGCTGTCCAAAATAATCTTACAGCTCCATTATGTACTGATGTATTACCAGTTACCTCTTGAGTTAATTTGTTGTTATTATCAAAACATTCATTTTTGGTCTGATTAAACAAACTACCACTTGATGGTAAAACATACATAAAGTTTTTGTTGTTTGTATCAACAGATAAACTCCAAGGTATAATTCTTAAATCTCTCAAAGGATTATTTGGGTCAACACCTTCAGGTTCATTGATAATTGCATTACTCACATAATACATTGATAAACCTGAAAAATCTAAAGCACTTTGTATATTTGAACTTGTATAACCAACACTTGTTGCATTAGTAACAGAAAATAATGCAGTAGAACCAGTTTGTGTCGGAGTTATTTCATAAGTCCCAACACCACCTGGTGTTCCCCCAATTTGAGAAATTATTGTTGTATTTGGAAGTAAATTAATTCCAGCTAAAATGTAGCCTGGTTGTAATGTATTTGAATTAACTTGTGTTATAGTTAATGTTGTTCCAGTTACACTACAAGTCCCATTAACTTGAGAATTAGACTGAATTATTTCATAACCATTCAAGAAAACATTAAAGTCATTAATTAGTTTTGGATAAAATCCAACATTAATTAATGAAGAAGTTTCAAGTCCAATTACGTTATTATCTTCCAAAACTAAATCTATTGGTGAACCATTGATAGTTAAATTATATGTTTTAGTTGCTGCAGATGTAATGGGGTCATAGTTTGGAACACTATCAAAACTTTTCCAACATTCATCTAAAATATCCACGTTTTCTTCAACATATTTTTTATATCGATACCAAACAGAACCCATTTTAAGAATCCAAACATATGGAACTTTATGTATTGCACCAAATTTTTTCAATGTTGCAAATATATAATCCATAAAAATGGTCTTATCATTTTCATATTTTGTATATTTTTCTTTAAGTGTTATTAATGGTAAACTATTCAACAACAAATAGGCTGAAGCTACATATGGATGTTTGTCATAATTTCTAAAATTTTTCTGCCCAATTTGAATTGAATTAACAAAATATGGTGTATTCAGTATTGATGTTGTTTGTTCAAAACTAACAGACCCACTATAATTGTTATATCTAATTCTACCTTCAGTTATAATTTGTTTATCAGATGGTCTTTGATAAAAATCTATTAATTGACTATTTGTAACTTGTGAGTTTTGAGCATTATTTGGAATTGGATTTGGTTCAGTTCCATTTTCTTGTACAAATACTGTAAATGGTCTGGCAAAAGTATTAGTTGCTGTAGGTAAAAAATTAGCAATAATTTTATTTGTTTGATTGTATTTAAGTACTTCGGGTGTTTTAAACGCAGATTCTGGTGTATCAATTGTTGATGATTGTGCTAAATACGTTTTAACCCAATTTTTATTTGTAAATGGGAATGTATCTGTAAAATCAAATTTAGAATTTGTAGATGAACTTATGAAATCTTGTATTTTAGTTTCATCAGTTAATGTAATTGCAGGTTGAGTAAATTTCTCATTTAATATTCTTGAATCCAAGAATTCAAAACTTGCATTATTAATAGTATTTTTAATATATTTTGTATTAAAAATACCTCTTATATAATTTTGCCAACTTTCACCCCTACCATTATTTGAGAATTGTCTCAATAATTGTAAAAAGTTACCAGAACTTATTAAATAATTTTTAAGTTTATCTTTGATAAATGGTGCTCCATCACTAAGACCATTTTTAATATTAATTTTTTCACATTCAGAAATTATTTTAACAATTGGGTCTGTAAAACTAGGTGCATCAGAAACTCTTGACAACTTAGAATAGTTAGACAAATACAACATTCTCTCATAAATTTCAAAAAAGAATTTAACTTCTTCCTTGTTTGAGAATACATAATTACCAATCGGAAATTCAATTGCGTTAAGACTTACTCTTTTTACTTCAGTAACCTCATTACTATTTTTATTTTCTGCAGGTGGACTCTTTCTTTCCGTAAACCCCTTGATAAATTCTTCAACAAATTCAATCTCAGGCCATACATCCAACAAATACCCTTTGGTTTTAGATATTACCGAAGAATCACCAGGATAACGTAATTCATACTTTTCGTGTCCATTCTCCCCTGTTGTTTCTTCAATATATTGAGGCCAAGGATAAATTGGTGTATTTTGAATATCCCCATTATTAAATGTTTCTTGAGAAGCACCTGCCGTTTGTGTATTAAGTACTATTTGTTTTCTAATTGGGTTATCACTTAAATCCCAAGCTTTGGTATGAACATCATCCATCATTCTTAAGAATGCCTCACCACTTGCAAATACAACAGCTAAAACATTCCTCATATTAGGAACAAATCCAATACCATCACTTTTATTTTCTAATAAATTAGTTAAGGCTAATGTTAGTTCTTGTTCAATTTGTTCTCTGATAACTTTAAGGTCTCTACCCATTTTTTCAGTTAAATCGATAAATGTATTAGGACCTTCAAAGATATAAAAATTAGTTATAGGTAATTTAGTTCCATTTTTTAATGTTGCTTCACTTGTATTAACAATAAACGCTTGTGCCAATTCTTTTTCAAATTGAGCCAGCTGGTCACTATTTGGTTCAGAACCTTTCCTTTGAATATAAGTTTGTTTTGTATTAATATTTGTATAATTAACACTAACATTGAATACATTCGTTGTTATTGGATTTGAAACCGATACATTAAATGTTTTACCATCAATTTTATAGTTACCCTTTTCCCCAACAACTGGATTACTATTTAATTTTTTATTAAATTCTTGAACAATTCCATCTAATTCAGAAACTGCTGCTTGTCTTAAATCAGGGGTGTTTATTTCTTTTTTAAAAGTATAAACTTTAGTTTCAGTATTATTATTAAGGACAAAAAAGTTATTTTTATCCAAGTACTTATTAAACCAAGATATTCTTCCCGCTGTATAATAATATATTGCTCCTTGATATTCTTTTAGATTTTTTTGATAGTCATCACAACCTGAAATAGGTTCTAAATTTTGTTTAGTAAATGTGTCTAATTTATCTTTTATGAAAGTATCCAATCTTTCTTTAAGTTGTACCAAAGTTAATTCAGGTAAATCATCAGGAATTAAACCTTTTGATTTATATTCACTATATAATTCTTTAATCTTTTGGTATCCTCGTTCAGTTATTGATTCATTTACTTTTACTAAAGTTGTAGGACCTCCACTACTAGATTGTGTTGAGATTCTTGTTTTATACATATGAGGTGCAGCTATAAGTGCCGCCATACTCAACTCACTTAGTATTGTGTACTTGTATGTATAGAACATCAAATCAATTTTGAAGTTACCTGACTCAGGTTGAAATCTTGCATTGAATTTCTGTAACATTAATCCCAATCTTACAGCTTTACCATAATAACCCTTTATAGTTAAATAAAATAATGGGTATGGTAAATTAAAAAACGCAGCATAAGGTGAATTATCTCCAGATTCAAACAAAGCCCTACCTTTTATGTCAACCAATTCAATTGATATTGTTGGCATAAACGCAGTTGTTTGTCTAATATTAATTGATGTTATACCCAATAATCCATTATCAACTGAACCAGGTTTTCCTCCTGATTGGATTGTTTGACGTATATAAAAATCGTTATCTTTATTTGGGTTTTTAATTGATGTTTGTTTTGGTTGATTAACACCATCACCTGTTACAGTTCCTTTACCTGTAATTTCATCAGTCCAAGAAGTGTCCAAGAACGTCTTACCTCCAGGTTTCAAAAAATTAATTTTAGCAACTGATATTGTTTCAATTGCGTCATTTGGGGCAACACCTATTGCCAATTTAGTTCTTGGTAATACATCACATTCCAAATTGGCATACATCACGAGATTTTCGTGTTGTACCAATCTTTGTTTAGATTTACCATTTTCATCTATAATTTTGTTTGGGTCAATTATAATAATGTTATTATAATCGAATTCCACCAAAATGTTTTCTTGTTTATCTACCATAATAGAAAAGATACTCGTCCAATTGATTTTTATAGTCTTGTAATGAAGCTACTAAAGGATATGGAATTGTCAATATAGAACCATCAGGAATGCTCCATTCATTACCACTGAATTGTGGATTTGCTTGCATAATTAACCATCCAAATAAAGGAGAACCATAATATTGTTGAGATACCTTATCCATCCTTGACATACCAATCTTATAGATATATTTTTTATCCGTACTTTTAGATGGAAGAGTTATATAGGGTACAATTGTTTGTTCCCCATTAATAACAAAATCCTTATATCTATTGTAGTTTTGTCTTGCCATAATTAATTAAACGTTATTTTATTGTCAAAATTTGTTTTATCGGCATCACTACCATTTTGACCATTATATAAATTCAAAATTTTACTTTCTTGTGAAGTTAAATCACCGACTGTAGTATATTCAAATTTTCTAGGTTTTCCAGGTACATACATTTTTTTATTTATCCCATCAACCAAATCTTTGAATAATTTATCTTTTCTCAAAGTCTTAAACATATTTTCTTCTTTACTTAATTCAAGTGAATAGTCTCTATCTAAGTCGTTAACTATATTTTCAAATTTATTCAATAGATTAACTGGAGTTTTCCAATTTTTTAATTCATCTCCTTTAATAACACTATCAATAAATTGTTTCTTTTTATTTTTATCACTAATTATTCTTGCCATAATCATATAGAAAAGTTTTTCATTAGAGTTAGTCAATTTATTTTCTAAAAAAACTCTAAAATTTCCATCTTTATATATGTCACCCATAAAAGCAATTCTGTTTTTATCCAAAATACCTCGGATACTTTCATCTCCAAAACTTAATACTTTTTGTAAAGTATTATAATCGTCTTGTAATTCAGTGTATGTATCACCAGTTGCTGTTGTTGTTGGACTTAAACTATACATTCTTGGTTTACCTGTATCCAATATTTTACCATCTAATTTATCCAAAACAACATTTAATTTTCTTATTATTTGAACATAATTTTGTTGACCAGTACTTAATTCTTGAATTATTGTAGTTAAACCATTTGAAAATTCACCTTTTAAATCTGTTATGTATTTTTTTAAATTTTCTTTAACTAGAGGTATTGGTGTTATTTCATTTTTATAAAACTTACTAAGTCCACTTATTATTACATTACTATCATTATCAATTTCAGCTAATACGTTTGTAAAAGCTTCGTCTAATTTACTTTGAAATTCAGGTTTTCCATATATTTCAACATCATCTTGTTCATCTCCCAAATTTAATTTACCTTTAGTATAGTTTCTATTAAGTTCAATTAATTGTAAAATACCATAATTATAAGAATTATTAATACTTTCCAATTTATTAGTTAATAAATTAATATAATTTTTAGTTTCAGTTAATAATTGGTCCATAATAGTACTATAAGATGTTTCACCAGTTTGACCACCAGTCACAGGAATATTTGTAATAATATTACCAATTGTATTACCTCCAGGATTTGGTTGTATATTTGTAACTTGATTAGTTGTAACACTTGGTTGATTTAAAATTAAAGCATCTACAATTTCTTTATCTATAGTTGAGGTGTCTTCTGTTGGTGTTGCTCTTTCATCATAAACCTCAGTATTTGCATAGTAGTTAAATGAAAGTGCATTCTGTAATTCCTCAATAGGTTTCGCAAGACCCATACCTCCAATAATATTAAAATCCAAACTAACATTTACAATCATAGGCTGAATACCAATACCTTCAGGATTCATATCATAAACTATTGGGTCATATGTAAATGATACACCATTTGGTACTATCTTGGTATGGTAAAAGTCCCCAATTCTTAATATTAAGATTGGTGGTGCTCCAAATGCCGTATTTAAAGAGTCATTATATTTTGGTTTTCCATCTGTTCCAATAATAGGTATTGTTTCACCAGGACGAACACATTGATTCAAGAACGTTAATCTTGCATTAAGTCCTTCAGGTGTCATTGAGTGGAATGTTGGATTAAAGTATTTTATTTTTTCTTTGAACGAAGAATAAACCATTGGGTTTTCTTTCTCAATCAATTCAAAATAATCACATTCAGTCAATAAATTTCTCAATATTCTTTTACCAATACCTTCTTTTAATTTTTTCTGAATGTCAACTGTTGGTTGAATTCTTGGTATTGGTTTTAAAGTAACTTGAGGGTCAACATTTTTAGCTGGTGCTACTGTTGTTGTAGTTGTTGTTACTTGTGGTATGGTTACAACAATATTTTCTATTCTAACTCTCCTACAAGCCATTGCATTTACTGAATAAATTTGAGAAGATTGTGTAACAAAACCATTACCACCAATAGTATCTCCTGAACAATTAACCGCAAAACCATAATCTCCAGTTTCGGTTTTAGGAATTGATATCACTTCCCCCACAGTTGATGGTGGTTTAACTATTAATTGTTTATTATCTATGAACTTTTTTAAATTTGCATCACCTATTTTGTAGGTTTCAAAAAATTTAAGTACTGAATCAACTCTTCTCTTTGATAAATCAACATTATATTCAACACTACCAGGGGCTGAAGCCGAGCCAATCATATTCAACGTTATTTTGTTTTCAGGGCTTTCAGATAGTAATTGATATACTTTAGTTACAAAATTACCTTCTTTTGTTGCAAATTTTTCATAATTTGGTTTAATAACATTATTAAAGAAATCTGTTGTATTTTTTTGTCTTGTACAATATTCACTATTACTAATAGAAGAACCATCAGCTGTAGTTATTGTACCATTTTTTTTACAATATGAAGAATCAGGTGAAAATGTACTATTAGCAAGTGATTGATATTGTGTAATAAAACTTGGTGCTGTATATGCAGCATATGTATCTTGATACGCTTGATTTGATACTGCACCAAAGTTAGGACCTGGTATATCATTAAAGAAATAAAATGCTAATCCATTAAAAGCATCTTTAATTTCTTGTATTCTTGGGTCATCTTTAACTTGTGGTTCAACGTTTTTATTAGTAGTTCCACCACCTTGACTGTTTCCATCATCAGGTTTTTTAGGTATTTCTTCAACTACTTTTTGATATTCTTCACCAGTTAATCTTGGATTATTTAATATTTCTTGGTAAGTGTATAAATCAGATAATGGGATTGTATTAAATTTTTTGGCTAATTCATAGATATCATATTTTACACAACCAGCAAAAAAAGAATCCATAATTGAATTAATTTTTGGGTTATCAATATTTTTTAATTGTTTGTCTACTAATAAATTTGTTATTGATGGATTATCAACAATTATCTTCCAAGATATATTACCTTTTCTACTTGTATCTTTATAAGTATAAATAGGTTCAGGTCTCCCAAGAAAACTAGTAGGAGTAAAACTCGCAGAACTTGAATCTGAGAACTTTAAATCATATGGTGGAAACCACATAACTCTACCTCCATTAGGACCTTTCTCACAAGCAGGTAAATCATCCCAAGTAAAACCAGGTCTACTTGATGTTCTCCAAGCAAGATTTTCAATAGAAAACATATATTTTTTAGCTACTAAATTACCTTTAGCATCTAATTTTAGATTAGTTGAATTATCACCTTTAATTGGTGCAATATTAAGATTATACGTGTTGTCAAATACTGAGTTTGTAAATCTTCTTCCTGATTCTGTTATACCATCAGTTTTTTGTAAATCAGCATATGTGTAATAAGGAGTATCTTTAGTAAAAACTCTACAATATTCAATACCAGCTTCTTGTCCCGTTGTATTATCAACATATGATAAAACTTTTGAACCTTTAGTTATTTCTTTATACCCATCATTAAAAACTTTACTAACTTGATTAATTGCATTTCCAACGTGTTTTAATTTTGATATTCCTGCTACATTATCAGCAGAATCAATTAATCTTTGAGTTTGGTCTAATATAGAACTCTGTTTAAAAGTAATATTAGTTGATTCATTTTTTTGAAACTGAGATTCAATTTCTCTAAATTCACTATCTATCGAACCTTTACCACCACCTGGTGTTGCCTTAAATCCTGCAGCACCTTTATATTTAGGTGAAGTCCAAACAAATTGACCATCAATACCACCTTCATCTGAAAATGATTTACCCGCTAAACCAAAATTAAGTTGACTCTGATTACCTTCATATAAAATACCAAGTTCAGAAGGACCATAAACTGGTGTTTGTACTTGTTTACCAAATGGGTCAACAGGTAATTGATTTGGAGGTGATGTAATTGTTGATGGTTCAGCATTTCTTGAACCCACATAATATCCACCAACTAAAGTTCCATTGTCAGGATTGATAGCATTGGCAATCAAATTAACAACACCTTGAGTGGCACCTAAAATACCTCCAAAATTTTTATCATATGATGGTTGGTATCTGTTATAACTAATACTTCTGAATAAAACTGAACGTTGTCCATTTCCAGTATTAGCCAAAAACAATTCAGAAGGATTTCTTGTAGTGTTTAATATCGGTCCTAAAAATCCACCCGTAAGTTGATTAACAACATTTAAAGCATTACTAATTTGTTTTGACGAACCACCACTTGGTTCAACATCAGAAAAATAATTACCAGGGATTGTTGATAAAGGAAATATTGCTCCTGATAATCTTGTTATTAATTCAGCCCCAGCAACTAATGGGTTTTCAGGTATAGTTATTCTATAATCTTTATAGATTAAAGGTTCTTTTCCTGTTGCCAATAATGCAACCTCAAATGGGTCTGATAAAGCATCAAGATTAACGACTCCAACACTTCTCTGAAAGATTTCGGAATCAATCCTTGCTTGGAGGGCATCTTTTAATGAAAGTGCTCCCAGTTTGGCAATAAATGAATCCTGTGATAATAATCCATTAGACCCTGATGGGTCATTAGATAATAATATCGTATATGGTGAATATGTTGAAGGTATAAATGTGGGAGGGTCCCAATATGGTGTATATAACTTATTATTGTTTTGAATACTATCAATAACAACCATATTTTGAAATCCACCTATAGGACCAAATCTATTTTCAATATACGCAGCATCAATATAAAATTCATTAACCAAATCCAAAACAGTATCGTTTGGATTATATTCACCCTGATTAGGGTCAACAGGTAAATTATTATTTACAATAACTTGTTGGTAACCATTGTTCGGACCATATTCATTCAATGTAACATTATCATTAACAAATGGATTACTTGCTATTAAATCATTTGGTGAATCAACAACATTATAACTTGAAACTGAAAATTCATAGTTCTGTGAACCTGATGGTGGTGTATACGACCCAGGTATATTATAAGGTGCTAAATTTCTACTTATTAAACTATTTCTAAAACTTGCACTATTACTAAATGATAAAGTACTATCTGACATTTAATTGTTTTTATATAAATAGAATTTATTAGATTTTATTGTTTAGTTTTTTGTTTTTCAGCATCACTTATTGCTTTAACAATTTCTTGACTGAATTTACCCTCTTCTATCATTTTCTTAATATTTTCTTCTGTCATACCAGATGGGAATCCTGACAATGTAACTTTTATTTCAATTGGATTAGTAAATTTCATTTCTGTCGTAGAAGTTTCATTATTCTTTAATGGTGATTTCATCTCTTCTTTCGTAGTTGTTGGTGGTGGTGGTGTAACATTTACATTTGTTTTAGCAGTTTCGGTACTTGTTTTACTTAAACCATTTGCCGCGTTATCAGCACTAGTTTTTAATTTAAAAAAACTTGAATCTAAATTTTCATTTTTAATGATGAGGTCTCCCATTTTTCCAACTAAATTACTTGTTATTTGAATCAAAGGATTAGTTGATTCACTCAAACCTTTAAATGCCGTTTGTACTCCAGTTGACATATCATCTAATGCACCAGTAAAATAATTTTCCTGAGCTTTTTCGGCTTTACCTAAACCTTCAACTAATTTACCCGATTGAGCATCTTTAATTAAATCTTGAGCCATTTTATCACCAAATTCTCTCATAGTTTGAACTTGTAATTTTTCACCACTTAACATTTTAGGAATAGCTTCACTTAATTGAACACTTGCCTGATTTGCCATTTCTTGACTTTCAGAACTTGCAACCGCCGCCCCCATTCTATTAGCAATAGCGTTTACGTTTGCCGCCATTCTTTGTGAAGTTGTTAATTGTTCTTTAGCCAAGTCTTCAATTGATTTTGGTTGGGATTCTTTCATAAACTTTTCTAGTTTTTTTGAGTCACCCTCAAATAATTTCATAGCTTCATCAAGTTTTAAGTCTTTGTTGTCAACTCTCAACATATATTCACCACCTTCACCCATCTCAGCCATATTGGCAACAAATTTCTTTTGTTCTTCTGTAAACGTATTAGGGAAAGAAATTTTTGATAACTTGTCATCCATCTCAGCTGCTGACTTAGCCATCTTGGCAAAAGCTTCAGGTTGCATACCTAATGCTTGTGCTACCTCTTGTAATTGTCGTTTAGCCCCAGGTGCTATTTCAAATGCTTTTGTTTGTTGATTGAATTCAACAAATGTTTTACTCATTTCAGCAATTTGATTCTGTAATTCCGCTGGGTCATTTTGGGCTAAATCCATTAATCTAAGTGGGTCTAATAAATCACCTTGAGCCATACCTAATCTTTGTAATGCGGCTGCCATTTCAATTGCACTTTCAGGTTCAAAAGCTTTTTGCATTGTATTAGCAATATCTCTAACCGAAATTCTTAAACTTGTTGCTTGTGTAACCATTTTTGCCAAACCTTCAACACCACCAGCAAAATTATATTTGTCCATCAATCCCATATTTTGTACAACTTGGGATGAAACTTCTCTTGCGTTAATACCTTGTGCTCTTGCAGTATTAACAACTTTTTCCATATTTTGTCCAATTTGGTATACTGAATACCCCGCATCTTTAAAATTAGTTGCTAATGTTCCAGCATCTATACCAGTTACTTTTTGAGTCGCAAATAATTTTTCATATGATTGGCTTGTTAAAATTAAATTTCTATTAAGTGATTTACCAATACCTTCAGCAATATTTGCAACATCAGTAAATTCTCCACCTAACAATTTAACACTTGTTACGGCATCAGCCATAGAGGCCTTTAATTCAACAATTCTGTCTCTACCTGTACCAAATGTTTTTAATACATTTACGGCTGAGGTCTCATATTGTTTAATTGTTTTATCAATTTCGGTTGCCATAAAATTGGTAGCAAACGCTTTACCAACAGTTTCGGCATAAGTACCAAAAGCTTTAAAAACATTTTCAAACTTTTTATCTTCGTCACCCATTTATTTTTACTTTTATTATAAATACACAAAAAGACTAATTTTTTGGAATTAGTCTTTCGGGGTATTTTGTTCTATTATTAGATTTATTAAATACTTTCTTGCATAAGTTGGTATTGATAAAAAATCACTCCAACTAGTTCTTAAAAATTTAGCCATTATATAATAATCATCCAAAAGATATTGTCGGTGATTAGAAGAAAGGACGAAAAAACTCAGTCCCAAAAGTAACATCAAATGTTACCTTTTCTCCTGAAGGGGCTTGGAGGGTCTTACTTAAATCTAATGATGGTGTATTATCTTTTATAAAATTTCTTATATGTTTTGAATCCGCTATTGGTAAGTTCTCAATAGTAAGTGCAATGTTAGTTCTATCACTATCACCATCTATTTCTTGAACAATTTTATTTAATCTCCATGTAATTTTAGGAACTACTCTACCATTAGGATATTGTTCTGCCATTTTATCCAACTCAACTATTTCACCATAAGTTAATGGTTTTAATTTAACAACTGACCCAGTTTTTGGAAGTCTTGTAGTAAAAAAACCATTTTCATCTGGTTTTTCTTTTGTTTGTTTTATTTTTAATTCATCAATTAATAAATCAGCTGAAAATTGTTTGTTAGTAATAGGGTCAGTTAAAGATATTTGATATTCAGGACCAAATGCCGTATTTCTCAAAAAAATCAAGATAGCTTCAATATCACCCTCCAATAAATCTTCAGGTCTTAAATCTGGTTCATATATTTTATTTCTCAAAAGAGTTAAAATAATATTACCACCATTTACTTGATTTCCACTAACCAAAAAGTTTTCATCATTTGCAGTTAAATAACCAACCTTGATTGCTTTCTTTTTTGATTTATAAAATATACCTTGGGATGGAAGTGGTACTAAATCGTGTGGTAAACTAAAATTAGCTTGTCCAATTTCTTCAATATTCATAGTTTTTTTATTTACATAATAAAAAAAAATTCCCAAATGTACATAATACATTTAGGAATTAGATTTTAAGTTAAAATATTTTTTAGTAAACTAATATACAACGGTCCATTCTTAAGTTAACACTGATATCAGCCAAAGCATCAGTACTATAACCAAGAGAACCAAAGTCAGCACTTGTCATCCAAGTACCTTCTAGTATCCATTTTTCTACAACAACACCAGTTGGGTCTAACATTTCCAAGTCAACATTTTTCTTGTAACCTGCGGCATAACCCATACGACCAGTTACAGACTCAGCACAAAGACGCATCCATTCCATAATTGCTTGTGCCGCTGATGGTCCGATAGGGTCTCTTAATTTAATACCAATTTCATTCCATTCAAAACGTCCTGCAACATATGTTGAAGTATTCAAGAAAGGAATAGCAACTGAGTTAACTTTAATTGATGGTCTTTTTGCAGACTCAACAAACCACTCATTGATACCCAAAGATGATGGAAACCTTAAAATAAATCTATTCTGTCTTTTTGGTTCATATGGAACCGGCATTTTCATTAATAAATCAGCCATTTTATATTGTTTTTAAATTTTTATTCGTTTTATTATTATAAATATCCAATTTGAATTTTTTTTCTATTTACTTTTTTTTGAAATGAAATATCCTCTATATAAGGAATTTATTATTATATATAATATTATTATAAATATTATATTATTTAATTAGTTTTTTAATAATACTTTTTATTTTATATTCTAATTGTAATTCATCTTCTTCTCTTTTATATAATTTTTTCTTTCCACCATGTGTTGAATAAATCTTAATATCCTTTACACCCTTACTCATTGCTTCAATGTTTCTTGGGTCATCATCTGAAAATCCAATAATTGGTACAAATTTATTAGATATCTTATTTTCAATATTTTTGGATAATCTAATATTAAGTTTATCAACTTGAGCTTGAACATAACTTTTAAACTTATTCATTGCTGAAATTTTAGCAACTTCAGGATTTGCTGCAGAACCTTCTCCATATGTAACAGGATAGAATCTACATAAGTCTAAATACTTTTTAATTTCAGTATCTTTATCTTTAGGTTTTTCACCAGCATTTTTTCTCATTCTTACTAAAGAAGCATATAATTCATCAGAATCAATTCCACCTCTATTTGAATTAATTAATTTTAATACCCCACTTTTTAATGTGTTAGGTCTATGTCCTCTAGCTGTTATTATTGAAAATAATGACCCACTATTAATTGCCTCAACAAAATCAGGCCAAGCAGCATCCTCAGCAAGTTCAGCACTCATAACATCTCTTAAAAACTTACCATCCCCATCGGTTTTAAAATCTCTAAAAGGATTTGGTGCAAAATTAACAATTGTAAAACCTTTATATTCAAAAGGTGTTTTACCTATTTCTGTTCTGTGTTCAGCAAAATCTTCAGTACCCATACCAACTTCTTCACCATCATCATCTAATAAATAAATTTGTGTTGGCATATACATTAGATTATCATCCCAATCGAAAGCGTAATACTTCATAGGTATTTCTCTTTCTTCTATTTCTCTAAGAATTCTGATTATAGTATTTTTCATATTAATAAATATGTCTTAATTAAAAAAAAGGGGGAGATTTTGTCTCCCCCAATTATTTTTATCTAATTTTAGATATTTTCGAATGATGCACCAGTTGGAGTGATATAGAATGTAATATCGATGAACTCCAATGCTTTGGTTGGTTTGATATAAATCTTACCAGTAAGTTGATTTCTATCCAAATCAGCAGGGTCAGAAGAAACTGTTACACGGAAATCATATAAACCTCTGTCTCTTCTAATTGCATCCAAAATAGGATTAACTGCGTCTAAGAAGTCTTGTCTAACTTTAGCATCGTTTTGTTCAAATAATAATCTTACAGAAACTGCAGATATTAATTTACGTGCTTGAAGTAAAAGTCTTCTTACGTTAATTCTATCTAATGCTGACTCTCTAACTTGTAGAGTTTTGTTACCCCAAATTACAGTTCCAACGTCTGAGAATGTTGCAATTGGATTGATTCTACCTTTATATAAGGTATCTCTATCTTCTTGTGTAAGTTTCTTTCTTGCTTTGATACCATTTACAATACCACGAGTATAACCTGCCGCAGCAAACCAAGGGAAGGCAATGTTATCAGTCAAGGCAAGATTTCTACAAACTTCCGCTGTTGGTGGAATATACAATTGAGTATTGTTTACTGTATCTCTTGTTAAAACCCAAGGATAGTAAGTTGCAGTATAGTTAGAATCAATACCAGCTGTATCTAAATTATCAACTGCTTCAGTTGGGTAAATCAAATCAGCGTTATCTGTAGTTACAGGTACAAACATATTGTAGTCTGGTGTTGTACAGATATAAATTGAATCCGCTCTATCAAATTCAATCATTTCAATTGCAGATTCTACAAGATTTGAATGATTTACATAATCAATACCAGGTGTAGTAAATACATTTATATTAACAGCTTCAGGATTAGCAAATGTTTGTTGGCCTAACAAGTAAGCGTAGTAATCTGTGTTTGCGAAATCTTGATTATTATTACCAACTGTAATACGTTTGAACGCTCCAAAACCAGTTGCACTAGGGTATCTTATTGATGTACAAGCACCTTTTAAATAACCTGCACCACCCAATCTAAATCTATCAGTATTTGTTCTTGATTCTCTATAGATATCCCATCCATCAAAACCACCATTTACAAATAAAGTGAATTTACGTGCAAATAATCTGTAATATGGATTTGATTCATTATCAGGGTCTGTAATAAATGGTGCTGAACCAACTTGGAATGCAGATGTACCACTTGATGTATAAATGTTAGGTATTGTAATACCTGAAGCATTTATATCCATATGGAAACCTTGAGTTCTGAACGCCCAATCACTACCTGATGTATCATCACAAACACTTAATGGTACTTGTTTACCTTTATAACCAAAGAAATCAATATCATATCCAAGTGTATCAGATAAACCTAAATAAGTTCTTCTTACGTTATCACCTGAACTTCTTGTTGCGTCATCAGAACCAGATGCTAAACCAAAAGGTGGATTGTATATAACTTCACCAGGGAAATCGTACTTAGTTTTATAAATTGGGAATGGTGATTTTACTCCAGCATATTCTCTAAATGTGTAACCTTCAAATCCACAAGGAAGAGCATCAATTGGAGCGTCTTCGTTGATTTGAATCATAATATATTTAGAATTCATTTCATATTCACCATCATTAGTACCAATCTTTTTAGCAATAAAACTATTTTCGTTTGGATTCATTGTACAATTAGTGAATTTCTCAATCACAACTGGATTTGAATCGTTATCAAAAAAGTCTCTTACTAATACATCAAATGTCCCATTATTAAATGAAATGTTAGCGATTGAAATTTTAACTTCAGTATTTGCAGATTCACCATCAGCTATTGTTATAAATTTAAATAGGTTAAATACTTTATTACCTCTTAATTCAGAAACAACCCAAGGTGATTCAGGTGATTGATATTGTTCCATATACCAACCAATTGAAGTAGAATCTCCATTTCTTGACTCAGGTAATGCAGTTAAGTCACAACTTAAACCTCTAATGTAACCTTTTCTATATCCATAATTTAATAAAGTTTGGAATCTTTCTTCTAAGAATAGAGGAACTACAGTTCTTGGTTTTGCAAAGTTTGAATATCCAAAAACTTTTCCTATGTAATTTACATTAGAATTAGAGAATGATGTTTCAAAGAAATAAGTGTCACCATCTTTACTTGTAACATTTACACCAAATGTTGAAAAAGGATTTTTAGTTACCGCTGAGTAAGAACCAGTACAATCAAGTGAAACACCATTTAAATCTTGAACCTCATAAACTGCACCATTATCATTACTATATGTTGCAATACCTCTTGAACGAAGTGTAGCAATTACTAAGTCATCGTAATTAGTATAAGAATCACCAGTGTAAACAAATATTTTACCCATTACAGTACCACTATAACAATAAGTTGTTGTTCCTGATTGTATTGTACCTGTATTACCTGAAGAACAAAGTCCACAAGGGTCTGTTATTGTTACATTCACTGTCCAAGCAGAAGTAGCCGTTAAATCATCAGATGTTATTGTATAAGACTTAGTTAATGCACTAAAGTTTACATTTTCTGTGATTGCTGATTGAACAACCCCATTACTACTTACGCCACTTAAACTTTCAGTTGTACAAGCACTAAATGTTACGGTCATTGCTGAATAATCTGCAGTAGTTGCTGTTGATGGTAAACAAATACTAATTGTATTAGTGTTATAGTTAATTGCCCCAACCACAGTACTAATTGTTGTTGAACTAACTTCAAAACTATAGAATGAAGCACAATTTGATAAAGCTGATGTTTCAGTTAAACCAGTAATCGTACTATAGAATGAATAACCTGAATAATCACCACCACCAATATTATCAAAGGTAGCATAATACCAAGTATCATTAATTGGTGCAGTATAATCAGCTAAATCTGAACTTACATTGTCAACACCAAATACATTTGTACTTGCAGTATATGCTGATAATGAATCATAAGTACCTCCTGAAATTACACCAAAATAATTTATTGAGTAAGCCGAACTAGATGGAGTACTCATTACTTGAGAAATTTGATTTTTTAAATCATTAGAAATAATTGATGTTGTTCCATTAAATAATTCGTATGATGAATTAAAATCAGGTGTTAAAATATCCGAACTTGAATTGAATGTAAATGATATTGTACTTGAGTCGTTTGTACAACCAGTAAAATCAATAGTGTAATCAACAATTGTATACTCAACACATTGAGAAACACAATTTGCTGTTGTAGCACTTGAACATTCAAAACCAACCGTAGATTGGTCAACGTTTGCAACAGTAGTTATAGACCAAGAAGGACCCGCATCATAACCTGACAATCCCAATATTCTAGTTACAAATAATTGGTTGGATTGTTGCAAATAAGCCTTTGCAATATATGATGCCTCATATTTTGGTATTTGTGTGTTAATAAATTTTTCAGGAGATGTACCACCGAAAAAAGCTGTAAACTCATCAAAGTTTCTGATGAAAATTGGTTCAAATGCAGGACCTTTTAATGTTTCCCCTACAATACCCAATGTTGTGACACCAACACTTTGTGATACAAAACTTAAATCAACTTCGGAAGTATAAACACCTGGTGATACGAAAACTTTTGTATTTGCCATTTTTTTTTATGTTTAATAATTTATTTATACATAAATATTGAACAAAAATGCAAAATACTTTACTTCGTAATATGTATATGTAAATTGAGTAGAATAAATTCTACCTTTTTTCTACTATGGATAAAAGTGTAAAGAAAATAAAAAATCTTAAAATATCATTAGAGGTTCACGATATTCTAAAAAAATATTGTGACAAAAACGGGATTAAAATGTATCGTTTTTTAGAAAGACTAATTGTTGAGAAGTGTAAAGAAAAAAAAGATATCTATGGTGATAACTAGATAACCTGACTTATCAGTTTTATATTACTTTCTAATGAGTTGTCATTTTTAATTATTTCAAATTTAAGAATATCCCCATCATTCAATTGTATTGAATTCACACTAGTACCATAATAATCGTTATTTATGAAAACATCATAACTATCAACATTAGTTGTTGTGTCTATAGTAATATTCGTTGTATAATCAAACTTTTCAGATATTGTGGTAATACCTAATTTAAACAATGCGTCTAATTCAATTTTGTTATTAGGTAATTCTTTTTTTACACCTCTTTTAATTGTTCTTGTATCAACTTCATAAACTTGTAAAACTCTATTTATTGCAGGACTTACTTCAAATTCATTTTCATCAATTAAAAATCCCAACATTGTAAATTCATAACTCTGAATATAATATTTCCTCTTTTCCATATCCATTACAGATTCATCAGAAATATTACCCATTACAATTGGAATATAATGTCCTTTTATAACTGTATACGCTTGTCTTGATGAAAACTTCTCAATTACTATTTTGTTAAAAGCATTAAGTTCTCTCATTCTATTACATACAATTTTTATTTGAAATGTAATATCAATTGGTACAGGTTGTGGTATTTTATATATGTCCATACCAACTCTATTACCATCCCAAGTTGGGACTTGAGCATAAAAAAATAATCTTCTGTTTGGTATTGTATATAAAACAGCGGGATTAGTACCATACTTTACTTCAGGAATTCTTACAATTGATATAAAAGGAAGTTCAACATTTTTGTCTATATTTTGAATATCCCAAGTTTCAGTAAATTGTGCCCAATTTTGAGTTGTTATTAATATATCAATTGTTGGTATAACTTTACCATCAACAATAGTCTTTAATTCATTCTTAACAAAATCCAAAAAACCACCATCCAAATCTGCGTGTAATAAAGATTTGGGTAAATAAGTACCATCTTTGTTAATCTTATCAACCAATTCTTTTCTCCTTTCTAAAAGAATCTTTGACTCAGTTAATGGTATATCTTTTTTTATTTTCTTTGGTAGTGGCATAATTACAATCCTCTAAATTCATTATCTATAACTGCCGAAGCTGTTATTGTTCTATAATATGGTTTATAACCAGCATAGTTATGTTTATTGTCCGAAACAACCCTCCCATCATTATTTACAACATAATATCTAATTCTGTTCTCAGTTTCGTTATAACCCAAATAATCCCCAAAATTAATATCAATTCCCAATTCATCCAATTGTTTTTGATAAATTGAAAATCTCATATTACCAGGTTCAGTTTGGTTAATACCAGGTTTGTTACCAGCAATCATTTTATTCTCAGGTGCAGATATTTGAACATATCCTTTCAATTCAATTGGGGGTAGAAATTTAATTCCATCTTTTAATGCTTCACCATATACATCGTCAGTCTTTGTTTTCATTCTATCTATACGATATAATACAATGGTGAAGTTCATATCCCCATATAACCATTCCTCACCCATTGATATATCCAATTGATAATCATTAGCATCAAAGAATTTACCAATCCTTGTTATAGGTATTTTATTTGTCATATTGATAAATATTAAGATATCAACTATTTTTATGTTAAAAATTTACTTTGAGTTTAACAGGTAAAACATCTAATCTTATTGAATCTAAAGCACTTGATATTTTGGACACATATTCAGGTGGAAATAACTTTATTTTAAAACTAAAAAATCATAAAGAAACCAATAAGAAATTCTATCCCACTCGTTCCCAAGCTGAATATATAATTAACTATCATTCAGTTGAACCAAAGGTTGCCAAGAAGTGGGTTAATATTGAACCCTATTTTGCAAATAAAATCGCGGATGAAAAAAATATGTTAACAATCCCAACTGATATTTGGGTTGAAAAGTTATTGGTGGATAAAGATAAATCATATCATATTTGGGGTAGATTTAACTCAGGTGACACTTTAACTGATATTTGGTTACCCAAGGCCGCATTATTAAAAACTCACAACACAGAGGAAGTTAAGATTGATTATTCAAAGTATGGTCATAGACCACCACTTGAACACCAAAAAATTGCAATAGAAAAATTGGTTGGTAGTAAAAGATTTATTTTAGCTGACGATATGGGACTGGGGAAGACCACGAGTACAATCATCGCGGCACTTGAAACTGATATCAAGAAAATATTAATTATCTGTCCAGCATCACTTAAAATAAATTGGGAAAGAGAAATTAGGAATTATACAGATAGAAGTGTTTATATATCGGAGGGAAAGAATTTTTCTACTGACCACGACTTTGTTATTGTGAATTATGATATCCTTAAAAACTTTTATGATTTAAAGAATAAAGAGAATTCACCAATAGCAAAAGCTAATTTTGATTTGGTTATAATTGATGAAGCTCATTATATTTCCAATCCCCAAGCAGCAAGAACAAAACTAATAAATGATTTTGTAAAGAAATCAAAATATCTTTGGCTGTTAACTGGTACACCAATGACAAATAGACCAATTAATTATTATAACTTATTGAATCTAATTGAAAGTCCTGTTGCTCAAAATTGGATGGCTTATGTTATACGTTATTGTCAAGGTTATCAATTTAAAGCTGGGAATAGAAAAGTTTGGAATGTTAATGGTGCATCCAACTTGGAAGAGTTAAGAGATAGAACATCAAGACAAGTATTGAGAAGATTAAAAACTGATGTATTAGATTTACCTGAAAAAATTATTACCCCAATCTATTTGAGATTAAAATCAAAACAATATGAAGAATTGATGGGGGAATATTATGAGTGGTATAATAAACATCCTGAAGAATCAAAGTCATTAACTGTGCAATTCAATAAACTTATGAAAGTAAGACAAGTTATTGCTGATGAGAAAGTTCAGGAGACAATTGGTTTAATTGAGAATATATTGGAACAAGGTAAAAAGGTAATTGTATTTACGAACTTTACAGATAGTTTACAAAAAATACATTCCCATTTTGGAAAACAATCGGTTTATTTGGATGGGACTTGTAGTAAAACTCAAAGACAATATTCGGTTGACCAATTCCAAGAAAACGATAAAATAAAAGTATTCGTTGGAAATGTTCAAGCCGCAGGTGTTGGTATTACATTAACTGCTGGTGAGGTTGTATTGTTTAATGACTTATCTTTTGTTCCCGCACATCACCAACAAGCGGAAGATAGAGCTTATAGATATGGTCAAAAAAATTGTGTTTCAGTTTATTATCCCATATTTGAAAATACAATTGAAGGTGTTATCTATGATATGTTAATCAATAAAAAGAATATCATTGACACTGTGATGGGTGACAATTTGGATAAGGCTGAATTCATTGAACAAATTATGAATAGGATTAATAATGTTCATTAATCAATTTGGATAATTCATCAATATGATATATTCCATCAATACCTTCTATGTTCTTTGGATTTACAATAGAACCATTTTCAACTAATGAACCCACACCAATATAGAACTTACAATTAGTACTAATAAACATTTTATATAGTAAAGCATTATAACCTTTTTGTTTTGCTCTATCACTTCTAAATGTACTACAAACATCAATGAATATTTTTACATCATTTTTTGTAGTATGAAAATCAAAATCAATAATTTGTTCATTACCATACGAGTTAATAAATTTAGGTTTTTCATTATTTGAAGTCTTTTTTAGATTTGTTAAATCTGAAAATTTTTTCTCAGTATTTAATCCATTGTTGGATTTAACTCCATTTTCAATATTGTGGGACATAACTTTTTAATTTTTTGATGAAATAATATAATTAACTTATAAAGTTATACTTTGGTTCACAAAATTAATAAAAATACAATTTAAAACTTATTTTTTAGAAGATATTTATATTTTATGGAAAAGAAATTAGAACTATTAAAAGAAACTATATTATTAGGTGAAAGTTTAATAACTGAAGCCAAAAAGATTGGTATTGATAAATTACCATATGGTTATGATTCCCTTACAAGATTCATTGATGTAAAAACAATGAATGTTCATTATAACAACCACTATAAAGGATATGTTAAGAAACTTAACGATGCCTTATCAAAAAAGAATTATGGTAATGTTGAATTGGAAGATATAATTAAATCAATTACAAGATATCCAAAAGTAATTAGAAATAATGGTGGCGGTGCTTACAACCACTCATTATTTTGGAAAATGTTATCTCCTGAGAAACAAACAATCAAAGGAGAAATATTAACCAAAATAAATAAAGAATTTGGTTCTTACAAAGAATTTAAGAAAAAATTTGAAGAAGAATCTATTGGAAGATTTGGGTCAGGTTGGGCTTGGTTGGTATTAACCAAAAACAATAGACTGAAAATTATGACAACCCCAAATCAAGACAATCCTCAAATGAATGATATTGATGGTGGTTATCCTTTATTGGGATTGGATTTATGGGAACACGCCTATTATTTGAAATATCAAAGTAAAAGAGATGAATATATTAAAAGGTTTTGGGATGTTGTGAATTGGGAATTCGTTAATGATGTTTATTTATCAAAACTAAAAACAAAACTAAAAGAATCAATAACTTCTAAAAAAGTTATAACTGAACAAACTGAACCTTTATTACCAAACGGAAGGGTTAACTATAAGTTTATTCAAGAAATGTTATCAAAAGTATACCCAAAATGTTCTCCTGAAATTATTAAAAATTATTCAGCTAACAATCATATTGAATCTCCCTGTTATGGTAAAATTGATACAAATGATTGTAAAACTAACTATGGTGTAATTGGTGGGAAATATGCTGTAAGTCAAAGAGGTGGTGTTGGTGAATGGTCAGTAGTAAATTGGTTTGATGCAAATGTTATTGTTAGTAAAAAAATATTGGAGTTTTTTGAAAAATACAATAGGGATAATTTGGATTTTGGCGTTTGGATGAACCGAATGAAAAATGTTTTATTTGGTGACGAGGGTAAATTTACAAAAACTTTAGCAGACGTAATAATGAATCCTCAAACCAAAAAAGGGACATTAGACCAAGGTTCTGAACGTGAAAATTTGGCCGTTAAACTTTTAAACTCTAAATATAAAAATTTAGATGTATTAAGATATTGTGATGGTGATATTAGAGACAAATACAATGGACAAGATATGATGGTAACCAAAAATGGGGTGTCCAAAAATATTCAAGTGAAACCAACAAAAGATTTATTTGAAGAAGAAATGGATGGTAAATTAAATTATATTTTTAAAAGTAAAAACAAATATAAACCTGAAAATATTCAAATATTTGCTTTCATTGATAATGAAGATAACTACATATTCTTTGATTTTGATAATATTGAAATTAAAGATGAAGGAACTCAATCTTTACAAAGATATTCTTATATTTTTAAAACTGAAAAAATTAAGTTTAAATCCCCAAGTTTAAGATTAAACAAATTAATTACGGAATCAAAACTTAAAAAAATAATAATAACTGAAGAACAAAAAAAACTTATAGAAGCAATTATCTTTCAAAAAGAAGAAAATTTAATTGAACAACTATGTAATTTCAAAAAAGTTGATAATATCTATTGTCATTTCCAACGAGTAATTGATAGTATTGAAGGTGAAGAAAAAGAAGAAATAATAAAAGCTGCAGATACAATAATTAATTTTTATTATCCACAAATGTCCACAAGATTAAAAGATAAAGGACAAGTTAGACACATAGTCTTTGGTAGGGGTATAGTTTATAAAATATTAGAATTAGCATTAAAAAATGATTTACCTGGTAATTTTATCAAAACTATTGCCAAATTTATAACAGACCCAACATTTGATAATACTGAAACTGAAATTAGATTGAAAAGATTAAAAAATAAATCTGATATTAAAACTGAAAACCTTGATAATTTTTTAAGTCAAGTTAGAGAAAAGGCTTATTCAAATTATGAAACAAGTTTGGAGGGTGATTATATGGGTGAATTTAAAACGTCATTAGAATTAAAATATACTTGTGACAAGTTTGAAAGACGTAATTTTGCTGAAGTTGTTGAAATGGTTAAAAGTGGTCAAAAAGGTTTGGATGAAGTTATAAATGATTTAGTTAAATGTATCACTAACAATATGAAACAAACAAATCCAATTAAAGCGGATTTAATTGCTAAGTCAGATTTTTATTATAATGACAAAGTAATCTTCAAAAAGGGTGACAAATTTGAAGTAAAAATGATGAATACTAATGTTGATAGTTATCTTTCAGAATTCTTCTCAATTTTCAAACGAAGTAAAATAATTAAAAAAATTAAGGAAACTCACTTAGATGTATATAATCAAATAATCAATTATTTACACCTTGAACTTTTTGACCATCCTATAGCTATAAGTTTCTTAGAAAAAATTAGAAATAATATTGCAGGTATTTTCTTTGAAAATAATGTTGTAGTGCCAATCCAACATATTAAACTTTATTGGTCAAACAAAGGACAAAAAACTTGTAGTGAAAGTCGATTAAGTATTCGTTTTAAAATTATTGACAAAAATGCAATATCATACATCTATGATAGAAACACTAATGAACTTCAATTGAATACTGAACCTATTAAAGTGGATGATTTTAAAGAGATTGATTGTTGGTGATATTTATAATTAAAAACTAATTATGTCAATAATTGCCGAACCAGAAAGAACCAAACTATATACCAAATTAAGACACCTATTAGGTGCTCCTCTAAGAAGTATAGAATTGGAAGATGAAATGTTAGACTCTTTATTAGAATTATCTATTGAGGATTATTCTCAATATATACAAGATTGGTTAATTGAATCACAATGGACTTCATTATATGGTCTTAATTTAGACACCCAATCTTTAGCCAAAGCATTCATTACCAAAAGTTTTGATTTTGAAGACCGATATTCTTATGCCTATTCTAAAATAGTTGGTTTACAAGCAGGTGGTGATAATGTGATGAAAAAAGATTACATACAACTTGTACCTGGCCAACAAATATATGAAATACCTGCGGGTAGAGAATTAAATGAACTTTTATGGTTTACACCTGGTGAATTAAATAATTTATTATTTGACCCTTGGAGTTTTGGTGCTTTGGGTGGTGCGGGTTTAGGTGGTCCTGCAGGTTATTCACAAATGGGTTATACTGGTTCATACTTTATGATGCCAGCATTTGATATGTTATTAAGAATGCAAGAAATTAATATCCAAAGAAGAATTATTGCGGGGGATTTGACTTATCGTGTAACAGCATTACCTGATGGTAAAAAAGCCGTTCACTTAATGCAAACACCTGGTGGTAAGTTTGACTTTGGTAACAATACACTTATGAAAGGGAGAGTATGGTATTGGTATTATGAAGTTGATGGTGCTGACAGAGATGATTGTTTAAAAAAGAATCCTGATATTATTAAATTACCTTCTGATGTTCCTTTTGATAAAATAAGTTGGGTTGATTTAAATAACCCCGCACAAATTTGGGTACGTAAATGGTTTTTTGCTACAGCCAAAGAAACCTTATCTAAAGTTAGAGGTAAGTTTAGTGGTAACATTAAAACACCAGATAGTGAACTTACAATGGATTATCAATCTTTAGCCACTGAAGGTAAGGATGAAAAAACTAAATTAGTTGAAGAATTAATTGGTACCGAAGGTAGACTAAGTAGATTAAGACCTGAAAAGGTAATGGAAAGAGAAGCTTTAATTGCTGAAAATCTAAACAAGGTAAAGAAATTCCAAGCTATGCCAAGACAAATATATGTAATCTAATGAAAATAATAATAACAGAATCACAATATAAACTTCTTTTAGAAGCTACTGAAGGTTTGGATGAATTTCTTGAAACCTTAAAAAACGAATTAAAATTAAGTGATGAACTAATTGATGAAGTGAAATCAATATTTGAAAAAACTGATTGTAAAAAAGTTTCGTTTGAAAACTTATCAGGCCCTATGGGGTTAGCTTTACATAATAAATTAGTAATTAATAGTATTGTTTTAGATACGAAGTATATGTCTATATATGGCCGTAACGCTATTGCTCAAACACTTTTTATTATCTTTCACGAATTAGCACATCAATATCAATTTAAAAAATATGGTGAGGGAAAAATGATGGGTCTTTATTTAAACGAAATACCTTTAGATGAAGCAGCCGAATCTATGGCGAAATATGAAGCTGTTGCCGATGAGTTTGCAGTAAGAAAAGTTAGAGAATTACAACAAAAAAAATTATTACCTATGGATGTGAAAACACGTAAAGGTTATGGTGACAATCCTTCAGCATCTAGATTTAAATATATGTTGTACACAATTAGAACTGAATTAACGAGAAAGGGTGTTGATAACATTGATAAAGCTGCTGAATATATCTATAATATGGTAAAACCAAGATAATATGGAAAAGAAAAAAATTGGAGAAGTTACCAAAACATTAAGATATGGTCAATCACCATCCACCAAAATTAAAAAGATTGTCAATACACCAACTTATGAAACAAATGGTGAATATCTTTTAATTGTTAAAGATGTTGATAAATGTACAATTACTTTGGATGGTTATACCACAGAATCTGTTAAAATTAAAGTCTTAACCAAAACAAGTATTATTCCAAAATATTCTTTGATTGATGAACAATATGATGAAATTGAAATTGATAATGGTGCTTGTGTTGAACTTGAATATGTTGAAGGCGGTTGGTATATAATCTCCTCAGATGGAATGAAATTAGAATAAAAATTTAACCCCACCTTTTGAGTGGGGTTTTTTATTTTAATCAATATATCTTTCCCATCCTTCTTCTGCCAAGTCATAGATATAGTTGGGGTCAATTCCTCTCTTTTCCCAATACTCCAATTCTTTTGGTTCTAAATCTAATAAGTCTTCTTGAATTTTATCTTGGTCTTTTTCTTCAAATGGAACACCATTAATCAATTCACATTGTTGACTTGTAAAGAAAGTTCTTTTTTCAGGATTATCAACAATTAAGTTATCTCTAACATCTTGTTTGAAAACAATCAATAAAGGTTCAATACGATTATTAAATGTTGTAATAGCTCTCGCAACATTATATTCACCTGTCATATCAGGATTATTTTCAATGTCATTTGAATTTAACATATAACAATTCAATAATATTTCATCCTTTTTCTTTTGTACATCTCCGTGACTTGCTTTAGTTCCATTATTAACATAATAGATTACTTCACCAAGATTAACTTTTAGATTGTGTTTAATGGCCAATTCCATATGAGCCATTCTAGACATAGCACCACCTGATTTAGTAGTTTGTTTTGACCTATCAATATAATCTTTAATACTCAATTTAACTTTTGCTCTTTGTGCAATTTTAAGGAGTGGGATTTCTTTATTATAAATCTTTGTAAGATATTCATAATACCACTCAACAAATTGTTGACCTTCACCCTCCAATAAAAGTTTGATTGCTTTGTCCAAGAAGTCTTCAATATATAATGGAAGTTTTTTGGATTTGATTGAATTACCTGTAAGTTTAACTTTACCATTATGTTCCATTGTTGCATAGTTCTTTCTTGCCAAGTTTATACAAGATTTCCAAGTACCATCACAATCCAGCGCCATCTCACCCCTCATAAATGTATCATTAAACTCAGCAACATCAGCATCATAACCTTTGTATTCTTTATCCTTTTTAACTTTCCAATTTAATCCTCTACCAACATATACTCTGTCATCAACACCACCTTTAGGTAATGAGAAGTTCATACCATCTGTATCACATACAAGTGGTGTATAACCCTTCTTCATAAAGAACTTTAACATCTGACGTAGATATTGTCTTCCTGTACAAGTAATCTGTTCACCCATATACATATCACCCCACGCAAATACTTGTGGTGCTGATAACGCACCAAACATCGAGTTAATGAATATCTTGATAGGTAATTGTTTTCTATCATAAGATAGAGATTTCTTCTTATCTTTATCATACCATTCAGCTGCCAAGTTCTTGTATTTAATACGAGCACTTCTAAAATAAGATAACATACCTTTCATTGCTCCCATAATATCACAATCAGGGAATACATCGTGAACCAATTGTATTGATGGATATAGAGAAGAATAGTCAAGTTTTAATACATCCTTGGAATAACCAACTCTTAATAGTCTTGATAACCCTCCTACAAAATCTTTCTTTTGTTCTTTCTGTGGAATTGCCAATTTATATTTATAAGACCAAGCCAACATCAACATTTTCCATAGTGTTGCCGTTCCCATAGTTGAAACCCTTTCATAAGTTGTTGGAATCATTGATGCCAACATAAATGTTCCTTGATTGAATTCTTCATCCACTTTAAGGGTTTCTTCCAAGTCATCATCCAAATATCTCTCAACAAGATTATCTCCAGTTGTTTTGATATAAACATTTGAATGTTTTTCACAAACAACATCAATCTTTGGGTCAACTCCCACTTTTCTATATTTACCATTCTCAATATTCAACCAATACTCTTCCTTTTTTGAATAGAATGGTGCAATATCCAAGTGGTCAATATAAACTCGGTCTTTGGCTTCAGCATTGATATATTGGGTAATATATTTAAGACCAGCTGATTTGATATTTGAATTGATTGCTTGTGCTCTTCTAACTGAGTGTAGAATATCAATAATATTGTATCCCCACATACTAACTTGATTAAAGGATTCAACTTCATTGGCCAACTTTAACATCCCATTAGATTGTTTAAATTTATATTCAGGATGTAGAGTCTTACAAATCTTTTTAATATCCAAATGTAGAGCTTTACATCTTTCCATAATCCAATACCAGTCGAAGTTGAATGAATTGTATCCACCAATAATACTTGGTTTAATTTCATCAATTAGTCTAAAGAATTCTACTAAACCAGCTCTTTCTTGGTCTTCGTTGGAACATTCGATTACTTTTTGTAATCCTTTATTTGTTTTGATTCCAATCATAAAGATTCTACCATCTTTAGGTTCTAAAGAGGTAGTTTCTAAGTCGAATCCAAATCTTGTTACATCATTGTATTCTTCATAACCTTTAAATAATCTTTTTTCTTTTTGGATAAGGTATTGTTCAACTGGAGGTAGAACTAATATTAAATCCTTGGTTTTTTCACCCCAAGGGTCAACACCACCTTCTTTAAAGAATTGGATTAGGTTTCTATAACCTTTAAGGGACTTAACCATAAATTTAAGTCCATTTTCCAATCTTTCATTGTCACCAGTTTGTAATTTTTCTATTAGGATTCCGTGTTTTATCATCGCTTCTTTTTGAAGACCTTTGGATGACTTATAGAAATTAAGACCGTGTAAATCACCAACCCAAGCGAAGGCTGTGAATGTGTCTTTTCTTATTTCTTTTCCTTTACCAGGAATTTCTTTGATTTTAAAAACGGAATCTGTTGCGTAATCGTATTCTACTGCTACGATAAATTGTTCGGGGTCGTTCCCATTAAGGAACATTTCAATTTGTTCTTGTGATATCATTATACTTAATTTTAGATGGTGTATTAGCTGTCATACTAAAGTGATGACATTTACCTTGTCCTTATAAGTATAATGATACCTTTACAACTTGTCAATTTTATTAATTATAAACTCGGATTTCTATAAATTTACGTCTGTACTTATTAAAGTATCTGATGAATCGTAATAAGATAATCTTTTATCACCACCTTGTCTTTCAAAAATTTGACAAGTATATGATTCATAAACTGATGGTTCTATAATTTGAGTTATTGTTATAACAACATCATCAATACCATCTGTACCACCAATTTGACTACCTAATATTGTAATAGTATCATTAACTTGATAATAGTTACCTGTCTGTACTATTGTGACACTTGTTACAGCACTTGAACTAACAACAACGTCAAAAGTCGCATCAATACCATTTGCATTAGTCGCACCAGTTAAACCATTATAAGTATTATCTGATGCTGAAGAACCTGTTGCTGAATATGTAAAACCAGTTATTGTGTCATAATATGTGATAAAATTTGTACTATTTATTTGAGTGTTAATTACATTCCATTGGAAATAATCACCAATAGTATTACTAAAAAAGTAGTTTGATATTTGATTGTTATAACAATATTCACCTATAGTATTGTTATTAAAGTTTTCACCGATTACGTTACCATAGTCGTTACCTCCACCATATCCAAAGTCACTTGCTATATTGTTGTTATAAAAATTATTACCAATCTTATTGTAACCAAATCTTTGTTGGGTAATATTATTTGCAAAATAATTACCAATTTTATTTTGGATAAAATTATCCCCACTCAATTGTGTTGTATATTCAGAGTTCCATTGTGTTCCTTGTGGAGAACCTCCACCAGCGTTAGGTTCAACTGCAATATTATAGATTTGATTATTATTACCTCTTGTTATTTCTAAAACACCAGGAACAATAACATCTACTTCAGACCCATAGTTTGTTTTAGTAAATGTGATTACGGGCCCTGAAGTTGGGTAAATCAACTCTCTTGTATATTGGAAACCTCCACCATTATTATTTTGTGTCCATTGGGTGAAGATTACTTTATGGTATTCATTACTTACAGTATCCCACATTATCAATTCTTTACCAATCACAATATGCCCAACAGCACCATCAAGAGCTGAAACAAAATCGTTATAGGTTCTACCTGAAACATTATTCAAATCATACCAAGTCCACTTTGATAAGTCACCAGCCCTATTACCATTAAAATCATCAGATATTTCATTTCTATTAAAATTATATGAAATATAATTCCCATAGAATTGATTTCCGATTTTGTTTCTATAAAAATATTCAGATATATAATTATTATAACAATCAGTTCCCATTTGATTATCATAAAATTCATAACCAATTCTGTTGTTATTAAAATTTACCCCAATCGTGTTTCTGTAAAAATCACTATTTATTTGATTAGAATAAAAACTATTACCTATATTATTATTGTAAAAATTTTGTCTAAATGAATTACTATTAACATTAACCCCAATTACATTTCCATAAAATTGGAAATTACTTAAATTTCCATAATCACCAAGTAAATTACTTTCAAAACCATTTCCAATTTTATTATCAAAAAAACCTGAATAAATTCTGTTGTATCTAAAATTTTCACCTATAAAATTTTCACTGAAACTAGAACCATTTTCCCCAAATAAAAAGTTACCTGAAAAATCATTACTAATTATATTATCTTGTAAATTTGTATTTATTATATTGTCACTGAAATTATTTCCAATAATATTATCATCCATATCATTGGTTGATACATTATTAATACAATAATCTCCAAAAATATTATTAGAGTTATCCGTACCAAAAGTATTATTTATTGAATAATTACCTATTTTATTACTTTCATACCCACCCTCCAAAAACACATTATTTGATAAAATAAAAGGACTAATTCCTATTTGAGAATAGTTGTTAGCATAATCACCAATAAACGTATTTTTAACATAACTTTGAGAAAGTGCATCACCAAAAGTTGTATACTCAATAAAATCATCTACTTGAATATTATTTTTTCTGTAAGAGAAATAACCATTACTACCATTTGTTTCTTCAATACCTAAATAAAAATTATAATACCCACCAGTTTCAGCTATAGTTTCCCCTGAGATTGTCATTGTGGTATTATCAGTTATACTTGTGATTTCATAATATAGATTGAAACTAGGTAAATAAATTACTTGTTTTGGTGATAGAAGGGTAAATGATGTTGAGTTACCTGTTACAGTGCCGCCAGATAATATCTCAATTTGACCATTCTGTGGTAATTCTTGTCTGTATGTATATAACTTATATCTTTTGAAGTATATGTTTCTATGGTCATAATCAGTTCTGTTATTAAACTCATCTATTCTTTCTGTGATTCTACCTTTTGCGGGTGTATTTGAAACTTCAGTGGTATTGAAATTAATATCGTATGTGATTTTATCATATGGATTGTCCAAAGAGTAAACCTTTTCTGATAAAGTGCTCACACTTGTTGCAAAAACCAAGAGTTGTTCAGTTATACCAGTTCTAGAAGTACCAGTTAAAATTGGGTCACCATTTTTATCAAAATCAGGTTGGTCATAAATTGATTGAAAATCTGTAATTAAATAATATGCCCCTGGGATTAACATTGAATTACCGAACATTGAATATAACTCATCGTAAGTTACTCTACCCCCTATTGATAATCCTGAATAAGGTATATGATATGTTGCTCCACTAAGTTCTACAGCAAATAATGTATCTGATGTTATTCCTGTTAATAGTGCTAATTCACCAATTGTTTTTCCTGTTAAAGTTGCCATTTTGTTTTTTATATATAAATATTCTAATTTATTTAAATTATGGGGGACAAGTTCCCCAAACTGGTTTTGGTAATACCCAAGATGTAGCACCTGAGTCAAAATTAGTTGGTAAACTTGGTATATTTGTTACACACCAACCACTTAAATCTTGATTGAATGTGGTTGCGTTTTGAAACATATTACCCATATTAGTAACATTATTGACATCCCAACTTGATATATCTTGATTGAATGATGTTGCCCCATAAAACATAGAACTCATATTAGTAACACCACTAACTTCCCAAGAATCAAGATTATTAATAGTTGTAATACTAATACAATTATTAAACATATTTTGTAGTGTTGTTACACCCGCCAAATTTAGGGTATCCGTAACACCAGTCAAAACTAAATTAATACAACCTTGAAAAACCCCACCTAAATCCCTAATTTCTAAACAACCCCAACGTGTAATTTCAATTAAGTTACCTACTCCACCTGAACTAAATAATTGGAAACTAAAACCATCAATAATTCCATTAATAGTTACAATATAATCACCAGCGTCAACATATGTATGACTTTTGTTTGCAAAATCATTTGGGGTTATTGTCCCATCACCCCAATCAATAGTACCACTATAATTACCACTTGGATTATATGGTAATGAAATTACTGCACTTGGTTTTGTTGTTCTCCAAACAGATATAAATGGGTTAAGTACTGGACTTGGTGTTGGTGTCGGAGTCTGTGTAGGTGTTAGTGTAGGTGTTGGTGTTATAGTAGGCGTAGGAGTTGGACTTGGTTCCTGTTCAAACTGAAGTGGTTCAGCTAGAATGGTGAATGGAAAATCAATATCAGGTGATGTTACAAATATTTCACCACTCCTATCAAGTGAATAATAGTTAAGAGATGGATTTGTTGTAATTGTTTGACCTGTAGTTTGATTCGATGAAATTATTACCGTTGAACCAATATCAATACTTCCCCCACCAATTAAATATAATTTTGTATTAACTAATAATGAAACATTTTGATTAATTGGAATGTTACTAGTAACTGTAAAGTAAGTAACAATTGAACCACTAGTCACGTAAACATTAACATTATATATTAAATTAGGGTCAACATAACTTAAATACTCATCACTACCAACCTCAATATATACATCAGTTTCATCAGTTAAAATTGCGTCAATTATTTGTTGTACTGGTGATGGTGTGGGTGTTGGCTGTGGAGGAAATATTGTATTAAATGATTCCACAAAATTGTAAGCTATTGGATAAACAACCGAAATATTACTAAATTTTGAAGTTCCATCCAAATTATAATAATCATCAGGTAATATAACCTCACCAAATCCAATATTTGACCCCGCATTTATTGTAATACCTGTTGAAATTGTTAGACCAGTTCCAACTAATTGTCCTAAAGTATTTGTAAAATTTAATGTTAGTGTGTCTGTTAATATATCAGAAGATGTTACAATATAATCAACCTTTACTGAACTAATCGTAACAACACTTACTATATTTAAATTTATTGTAATTGCAGTTGTAGGTCCGTTAACACAACAAGGAAATTCAGATATGTAACAAGAATCATATTCCAAATCATCAGCAATATAAGATTCTTGAACATTTATATATAATTTTTCTCTAATGGGTAATATTAAAACACCATCAGAATTTCTTAACATAAATTGGCCTTCATATCTACCAACTCTATTTGTATCTCTATTTTGGAATTGATAATACAGATAATATTCCTTTTCAGTATTTGGGTCAACATTCGTCTTCTCAACAAACCCTGCAGGTCTTGAAACAATCTTTTCAACGCCAGTTTCTGTATCAACCATAGAAAAAAATAAAGCGGATTGTTCTATCAAACTCATAAAGTTGTTGTAGTCCAATCTACCATTCTTAACCACTTGTAATTTAAGAAGAGGTAACGTTGCGTTCTTCTTTATAAAAAATTCCATCCAGTTTTTATATATAAATACTCATTTAATTAGTATTTATATTCATATGAGAAATTTGATAAGAAAAATATTAATTGAGGAATTTTTTACTCAAAAAACAATAGTTGAACAAATTAGTTTTTATGAATTAAAAAAATATCTAATCCTCACCGAAGGTATTGCCACAGTTAAAATTGATGTGGACAAAGAGAATGATGTGTTAGATTATATTGAATCTCATTATAATCAAATAAATCAAAATAATGGTGATGAATATTATTATGATACCAATAGTAAAATGGGGTTTACTATTGAACCTTCAGACCATTGGTTACAAAGATTAGATAGAAAAAAAGAACCTGAATACGAAAATAACCCAAATATTGTTGACCCAACAACAACTGAAGGAATTGATTTACTTTTTTCAAGTATGGGTAAAATAACTAATTACATACAAAATTTTAATTGGTCGGAGAGGGTAATTTGTTTAAAGTTAATAACATTTAATAATGACCTTGAATATACGAATCTAATTAAAATACAAAAAAATTTTTCAGGTAAAAGATTATATGACATTATTATGGTGACACAATTGAAAGGAGAAAAATTTAATGATAAAAAATATCAAAAATGTAATCCCATTAAAAATTAAAAAAGGATGACAATTACGTCATCCTTTCTTCCTACTTCTCATCAAGGTTTCGCCAGTTAGGCTTTATACTGGAGAGCCAATGGACACCATCTTACGATGTATTTTACCTATGTATCTTTTTCGTCCACCGATGATTTTTCATCACCCTAACTTTTATTGGTAAGTCATCAACCATTTATTGTCCTACAAAGATAGGGGTTCTTTATAAATATCCAAAGAGTTTGGGTATTTTTTTATAAAAAATTATAACCATATTTATATTGACATTTAAATTACCTATATTGTTTAACGAACATTTATTAATTAAAAAAAAATTGAATTATGAAAAACATTTTACTACTACTTATTTTTATTCCCTCCCTATTATGGTCACAAACCTATCTACATGGTACAACAGGTATTCAAGGAGAAAGAGTTACCAATTGTTTAGTATCTACTTGTAGTGGAACTTATCTTGATAATGGTGGTGCTGGAGGTAACTACTCAAATAGTATTCTTGGTGGACTTTATCGTGTATTTTGTCCAACAATCCCTGGTAATTGTGTTAGGGTGACATTTAATTCATTTAGAACTGAAACTGGTTTTGATTTTTTAACCATAGGTAATGGTGCAACCCAAAATTCACCAGTATTTACAACACCTCCAGCCACAGTACCAAATGGTAGAATTTCAGGAGCACCTGCCGTACCATTTACATATACAGCTAACAATCCTAGTGGATGTTTAACTTTTAGATTCACTTCTGATGGGTCAATAACTGACGCAGGATGGAGTGCTTCATTGTCTTGTGTCCCTTGTGCAACACCTACTAATGGCCCAAATATAACAGATAATAATGATTGCTCAAGAGCAACTTTTATTTGTTCAGACATAACAACCAATGTAAATGCAAGAGGACCTGGACTTACAGCTGAAGGATGTGTTGGTACTACTTGTCCTGCTGGTGGTGAAAACCACTCTAATTGGTATCAATTTGAAATATTATCTAGTGGTACTCTTAGATTTACAATTGACCCACAAACAAATACCGATGATTATGACTTTAGTATATATGGTCCTAATGTAACTTGTGGTACTTTGGGAACTCCATTAAGATGTTCAGACTCAGGCAATACTGGAAATACTGGATTAAATACAACAGCAGTTGATAATGTTGAAAGTGTTACAGGAGATGGGTTTTTAGCTCAAATGAATGTAACTGCAGGTCAAACTTATTATTTGGTAGTAGATGAGTGGTTATCTAATACTGGCAATGGTTATCAATTATTATTTGGTGGTACTGCAACATTGGATTGTGTATTATTTCCCCTTGAATTATTATCATTTAATGCCGAATATAGAAAAGATTATAAAGATGTTTATTTAACTTGGGATGTTATTGTTGATGACTATATTGATGGGTTTATTATTGAAAAATCATTAGATGGAATTAATTTTGATTCTATTGGTATTGTTAATGTCACAAACTTAGGAAAAAGATATTATGATTTTAATGACAATTTTCCCAAACCAAATGGATTTACTTATTACAGATTAAAATGGTTTGAAGATGGTCAAATGTTATATTCTGACATATCCGCGGTTGCAATAAATGACCCAAAATTAAATGATGTTCTTATTTACACAAAAGATAATAATTTGATATTAGAAAATTTTAGTGTTAAGGGTGAAACTTTTAATTTAAAAATTTATAATAATATGGGTCAGTTAGTTTATTCAAGACCTAATATATTTTTGATTTCTAATATAGAAATGTTAAGTTTAGATAATTTTGGTGTTGGAGTTTATAATATTGTTGTTGAGACAGATAAAAATTATACAACATATCGATTTATAAAATCATAAAAAAAAGGGTGATTTCTCACCCTTTTTTAATTTTCTTTTCTAAGTTTGCCATCATAGTGGTCGAAGCGATTATGTTCAGTTGGTGTTAATAACAATAAACTAGGTTTAATATTACCTTTAATTGTTTCTTGATAACAATAGCTCATCAAAGTTTGTTCAAAAGGATGCGTCCATCTTGTTTCCAAATAACATTTATAGTTTCCCTCCTTATTCATTATTATCGGCCAATTACACAAATATATTTCCCCACTTACATATGGAATACCTTTATGTGTTTTAATATGTTTAAATTCAGTTTTTGGTGAATTGGGGTCTAATCCCATCTGTGGTAATTTTGGATTATTCGGCCAATGTTTTTGTCTAAAATCTTGTGGGACATTATACCAAGCCCATTGTGTATTATTATCACCATAAAATTCTGTAAAGTTCAATTTGAGGAAATCAAAGTTTTCTTTTTGAGTAATCTCCAAACTTTTCCTATATAAATTTTTAACATATCTATTAAAACCATTTTTACAAGTTTCATTTTTTGGATAGAAGAACATATCATCCTCAAACCAAAAATAATAATCCAAATCTGTTTCATTAAAATGGTCAGCGACAAATATTCTTCCACCCATTATACCAAGGTTATCTTTTTTAATATGTTCAAAACCATATTGTTCACATAACTCTTTATATCTTGGTGTTGTTGTTAAATCTGTTGAATTATCTAATAGAAATTTTTTAGGTTTGTTTATAAAGTCAGCATCATACTCCAACATAGATTGGATTAAAGTTTCAAATTGTTTTGGTGAATTAAAAGTTATAACATACAAACCCACCTTATCTATTGAGGTATTATTTTGAACTTGATTTAATTTTTTTTCTTTTTTGGGTTGTAACTTATCAACCTTAATATCCTCAAAGAACTTACCCATCAATCCATTTGGTTCAATATCAAAATAAGTTACCAAATTTGGAAATAGATAAACCATCAAAGTGAATATACTTTCTTCAGTCCCCATATAACCCCTATTTAATGTATCTGATAATAATTGATAATATATTGAATTTATTTCAGATATAACTTCTTTCTTTCCACCAAAGAATCCACCTCTTGCGACTTTATTAACTTTTGAATTAGTTAATCTATTCATTTCAGAAATGACAAATCCGTGTATTTCTGTTGTTGTTTCATAGGGGAAACAAACAAAATTAAAATCACCAATATGTTTTGGTAATTTATCTAATACTTTATCGTGGGTGAAATAACCAGGATGAATTGTGTTTGTTAAACCAGCGTCAATCCAAAACATATATTCTGAATCAAATTTATCCAAAAGTTTTGCATCGTGTAATAAAAATACTTTTGACATAACCAAAGGATTATACATCTCAAGTTTTGCTTGGGTTGAATCTTTTAACCAACCAACTTGATTATACCATTCAGGTTTTTGTCTAATGTTTTGTATTTTTGGATAAAATTCACTATTGGTAAACCAATCCAAGTTTCTTAAAATGAATTGAGTATTGTTATTATTTCTTCTATCATTAACGAATTGTTGTAATTCATTATCACCAAAAATAATTAAATTACAATCAACTTCTAATAATTGGGAGAACTTATCCAAGTAGTGTTGATAAGACCTTGACCAACCTTCTTGTAGTTTATCTCTCCCAATATTCCATAATCCTGTTACTAATGTTATTTTATTCATTATCTTTCTAAATAACCAAGTTTATACCATATATCGGCATTGTCATTTATGTTTTCATTCCTAAACCAAAAACAACCACCCCTTTCATTTGGAAGATGACCTACAATTGGAAAAGATTCTACTCTTGGATTGAAATCAGAATCCTTATTATAGTTCATAACAATTTTTTCAATATTATGTTTCCCCAAATAAGCAGATATTATAATATCATCACTCCAAGATTTACCAACAAATTCATCAAAAAAATCTTGTTTGAAAAAACTATTAACATATGATATTGTTTTATATCCTTCTAAAATCTTTACTCTTGTATCTTTTTTTAAAGTTGTACAAAAATGACAACTACCATCAATAGCGGATAACCCAGCAAATCCCAAAGCAGAATTTGGATATTGTTTTCTTTTTTCCAAATGATATTCAATGAAACCATCAATGTATTCTAAATCATCATCAATAGTAATTAAAACACTATTATCATTCCTATCCAATCTCATCAATGTTGGAAGTATTTTAGTTAAAGAACCATAATCTTCAGTTCTAAAAATTTTTAATTTTGGATTATTAATTTCTGTTAACCATTGTGGTATTATATATTTTTCACCAGATTTTTTACAAATTTCAGGTATATTCAAATGAATTACATAATTTGAATATGATAAATTTAACATTTTATCTATTACTGGTTTTAATCCACCATTAGTAGTGTTTAATCTATTGGGTATTGTTGTTAATGTTATTATTACTTGTTCCATTTCAAAAATAATGTTTGTCTTCCGTTAAATAATGGGATATATCCCTCATCTAATAAAATTGGTGATAATAACATATCTTTACCACCATCAGTTGTTATATAATCAGTGTCATCAATTAAAATTAAATTTATATCTGAAAGTTTATCTTTAGCGGCAAAATAAGCTTCTAAATGTTTTTCAGCGTAATTAGGTGTACCTTTGTCCCACCCATCTAAAAATAACACATCAATATTTTTGTTGAATTCATTTAAAAATTCAATCCCATCTTTTGGAATATTAACTTGTAGATTTGATGGTTTATTTCTATTTAAGTTACTATACGACCAATTTATACCATTTAAACAATTAGTATCAATATCAACAGTATAAACATCAAATCCCGCTTCAGTCCAAAAGAATCCTCCATGACCATCACAACAACATGGTGGGGATAAAAAAGCGTTATTTTCAGAATTATAATAATCTATACACTTTTGAGTTACCGCAAATCTAGTTGAACCTATCTCAACTACTGATTTTAAATTTAATAACTTGGCAATCTGAATTGCAACTTTTAAATATGGTGCAGGTTTTGAACGTTTGAAATCATAATCTTCTCCAGTTAAATTATCATAAGTCCAAAACTTTTTATCAATTTTAAAATTATGAATTATTTTATATATTTCTTTCATCTTTATAAATTACCTGTTATTCTATCACACCATCCTTTTGATTTTGAGTGTGGCCACACAACCCAATAAGATGGTTTTGTTATGGTATTAAATTCCCTCCATATTTTACAATAACCATCAGGGTCTTGTAAAACTCTATTAATTTCATTGATATCAGCATCTTGTCTAAACATCGTTTCGTCTTTATTATCGTGAAATGCTACAACCCAAAAATCATAATCCTTTTCAGGTACTTGACCAAAATGAACATCAATACAATGTTTGAATACACTTGCAAAACTATTTAAGTATTCTTCCTCAGTTTCAAAATTATATGGATTAGGAGGATAGTTTTTATCCGTTGTATATTTCTGTACACCCCTTCTATTAAACTTTATACCTGCATATTTCTCATAATCTTCTAAAGTCCTTTCAGTACCAAATCCGTATTTACCAAATTCTTCAGGATTATATACTTCACCATCCATCGAGAATAATCTTCTATTTCTTGCATGGGATTTTTCGTTTTTCTTAAACCAAACTTTATCAACATCCCATTGTTTGGTTCTTCCTTTTCTTGTATACTCATGCCAAATAATAACTCGGTGTGGATGAAATAAATCATATCCGTGGGTGAATGCTCTAACACCAACAGATATCTCTTCTCCGTGGAAATAATATTCAGGGTCGTGTTGAACTTCATTACTAAATTCACCTAATGTGAAACAGAAATGTGCTGAGTAGAATCTTGCGGGAATTGGCCCACTTAATTCCCTCCAATTTGGAATAACTTCGGGTAAAAAGAATACAGCACCTTCAGGAATAAATCTATCAAATGTCATTCTCCAAGGTTCAGTTACTCTACCTTGTGGGTCATTATCTGGGTCAAATGATGAGACATAACCAGTCAACAAAGGTTTTGGATATCCTTTTGATTGAAGGTCTTTTAACATATTAATTAATATTTCATCCCAATCTTGTTCAAATCTCATATGGGAATCAATTTGTAATGTATATGTTTCTCCTGAATATAATTGTTGAACTTGATTTCTTGCCCAACAAACACCTGGTGAATCTATATCTTTTACATCAATAATTCTAAATCTTTTATCCTTTCTATAATGGTCAAGATTAAATTCATCATTTTCATTAAATTGATTACAAATACCAATTCTAAGTTTTTTAGGGTATTTTGCTTTGGATATTAAATCTTCTAAGGTTGGATTGAGTTGGGGGTCTCTAAATGAGGCTATTTGTACAAATATTGTTGACATTCTTATTTTTATTTAAAAAATAAAAAAATCAAAATAAAAGGATATATTAAATATAAATTTTATGGACTACTTGGTGAAGGAGTAATTGTTGGTGTTACTGAGGGTGTTGGTGTAATACTTACACAACTATTACTAACACAATTGTCACCAATATAAATGTCACATTCGGTTAATGCTATTGGATTAGTTCCACAATAATATAATGTTGTTCCAGAATTGATTGGTAAAACACTTGTTATAGTTCCATCACATTGAGTATAATAAAATGTTCCTCCAGTTGTTCCCGTATTTGTAACTTGAATACATCTACAAGTTCCAGTTGGTGTAGGTGTTGGTGTTGGAGTAAAACTTGGAGTAGGTGTAGGTGTTGGAGGACAAGAATATGGTAAAAATATTTCACATCCATTACTATCCATAACTTTAACAATAACACTATCCGCAACATCTAATGGTGGTGGTACATCAAACGTAAATGTGGGTGGAATAGTAGTTGACCCCGTTATTAAATAACAATAAACTAATGTGGTATCACAAACTGTGATTGAATATGGGGGTGTTCCTGTAACTGCTGATATTGATATTTGATGTGGCATATGTCATAAATATTACCAACAAGTTATTATTACCAAACCATCTCCACCTTTTCCGCCACTTCCACCAATTAAACCTGCACCACCACCTCCTCCTCCACATCCATAAGAGCCATTACCACCATTACCTCCATTTCCAGAACCATTAGCTCCACCACCAGCACCACCTGTAAAAAAAATACTTTGAGGTCTTGATGAATCACACATTCTATATTCCCCAAAACCCGCATTTCCTGACCCACTTGTTGAAGTACCCCCAGTACCACCTAATATGGTTGGGACAAACCCACTACCTGTGATGTTACCTCCAGCTAACCCTATTGAAGTATTAGCTCCACCACCACCAGCTCCACCTGTTACAATATTTGCTATTGATATCGATACCCCCGCAGTACCAGCCGAACCACCTCCACCACCATTTACACCCACATTTGAAGTAAAAATACCATTATAACTAGGTATCCCCGTACCCTGTACAAAAGCGGCAGCACCTGTACCACCGCCACCACCACCACTACCTCCTGACCCAACACCTCCAGTTGGTTGAGTATTACTACTCCCAATTAAAACATTATAAAGACTTAAATCAGGTTGAACTGATACATAAGACACCTGACCAACACTACCTGAATTACCAGCAGTACCACCATTACCCCCAACCCCAACTAAAACATATAATACATCAGGTATCAAATTAGCACTAATAAATAATTTACTAATTGCCGAACTACCGCCACCACCACCACCTCCTCTGTTACCTGTAGTTGACCTACCTCCACCACCTCCAGCACCACTTCCTATTACAAGAAATTGTACAAATTTACATCCTTTTGGTTTTTGCCAAGTCTGCCAAACTGATGCACCTACTGTGGTGAATACAGAAATATTTTTATCTATATTTGTTAAATTGTTATAATCTATCATATATTTACCAACAAGTTATTATTACTAAACCATTACCTCCATTTCCACCTCTTCCTCCAGTAGTACCTGCAGCACCACCACCTCCTCCACATCCAAATCCACCATTTCCACCATTTCCTCCTGTTCCACTATCAATACTATTGCCTCCAGAGCCACCTGTAAAAAATAATGGTAATTTTGTTGATATTAATGAAGATGGGGTAAATCCATTAAATCCATCTAACCCTGACCTACCAGCACCTGCTGGTGTATTAATATTTGGTATAAATCCGCCTACTTGTATAGTCCCACCAGCTAATGGGCCTGACCCTATAATACCCGCACCACCAGCACCACCACTTATAGGTCTATTTACAACAATACCAGAACCACTCGTAGCTCCTCCAGCACTACCTGCTTGTCCCGCGATACTATTAATAATACCAGGACCACTTAGTCTACATTCGGATAAAGCGGATGCGTTAGCCGCACCACCTCCAGTACCCGCACTTGTTCCTCCTATATTATTTGAAGTGCTACTCGCTAAAATTTGATTTTGTACTGACCTACTTTGAGGATACACTGAAATATAACTATTAGTTCCCGCAGTTCCATTACCTCCAGCACTTCCACCAGTTCCACCAATTCCAACCGATATACTTAATTTATTTGGTATGGCTATTGCGGGCATTAATAGTGTTGTTAAAGCACTACTACCACCTCCTCCGCCTCCTGTACGAGTTGACGCAGCAGCACCTGATTGTCCTCCACCACCTCCAGCACCACCACCAAGTGTTAGAAAAAAAACGAATTTACAACCTTTTGGTTTGTACCAAGTTTCCCATTCTCCAGTTCTCATAAAGACCTGGGTATTGTAATTAGTATCCGCAAAATTAAATAAATCTAACATAATATTAATATGAAATTATTATTACCAAACCATCACCACCTTTTCCACCTCTACCTGCAGTTGTTCCAGCTCCTCCGCCTCCACCACCACATCCATATCCTCCGTTTCCACCATTTCCTCCTATTCCAGTACCATTAGCTCCACCTCCAGCACCTCCTCCAAAAACAAAGGCGTCACTTATTATATTATTTTGTGTTGGTAAAAAACCATTAAATCCATCCATACCATTATTTGTACCACCTGCAGCCCCACCTGACATTGTAGGTAAACCCGTACCAAGTGTAACTGAACCTCCAGCACCATTTACGTTTGCAGTACTTGAACCTCCACCACCAGCCCCTCCTGTTACAATTGTTGTCATACCTATTGATGTACCCACACCTCCAGTATTCGCACCACCATTTCCACCATTTAACCCTGCACTATATTGAGTAACTCCCGCAAAACTAATTATTTGATTAGTTGTTGTGATTGCACCTCCAGTATTACCCGCACCTCCAGTTGATGCACCTCCTGTTGGTACTGATGAGTTAGAATATAATAAAACATTTACTGCGGTAGTATTTGGTTGTACAGATACATAAGAAATTGTACCTGATACTCCAGTACCACCCGCAGAACCACCTGCACCTCCTACCCCAACATTTATATACAATGTATCAGGTATAGTATTTGCCATAAACATACCTTTATTTATTCCTGAAGAACCACCTCCACCACCACCTCCTCTGTTACCTGTAGTTGACCTACCTCCACCACCTCCAGCACCTCCACCAATAACAAACATATATACAAACTTACAACCTCTCGGTTTTTGCCAAGTTTGCCAAGCCGATGCCCCTACTGCGGTGAACACGGAAATATTTTTATCTATATTGGCTAAGTTGTTATAATCAATCATATATTTTTAATTTTTAAACCCAAGGTGGTGTAACATCAGTTTCAACAATAAAATACCCATAAGGAGGAATTAAATCTAATATATCTCCCACTAAACTAAAAAAAACTGTATTACCAAGTTCATCATTTCTTTGATAAAATTGACCATTATAACCATACTGAAATTCACAAAGTGCATAAGTAAACATATATAATTAATATTTTAATATTCTCCACCAATTATTGTTGCATCCCAACCTGCCGCATTTGGGGCGGTACCTAAAGTAACATACATGGCGTAACTTGGAGGTAAAGCAAAATTCAATGGTAGTTCATAGTTGGCTTGTGCTGCAACCTCTGAGTTAGTTGTTGTCGGTAATGTTATCTCATCCCATAAAACATTATTAGATGAGGTTGATGTAGTACTTCCATTATTAATCCAAATCCTTGCGACAGTTGCTGCCGAGTTTGTTCCTAAGGTTCTAAATCTTATTCTTTGTACATAACCTCCATTAGCTCCTGCGGTAAATACTAAATAAATCGTACCTGATGTTAAATCTTTTGTGGTATTTGCTACTGTCATAGCATCTGTCCATTGTATATCAGGTGTTAGTGTAAAAATTGGTGATGTGTTAGCTGGCATATTATTTTATTTTTTTATTTTAAATTAATTGAAAACTATTTGATATTGCATAAGTTTTACCATAATCAAAGGTTGATGTTGTTGAACCTGTAAATGATATATTAAAATTAGGATAAGTTCCTGTAATAGAAATATTAGTTCCCCCACTTAATGTAACAACTTGGTCAGGTAATGAATTCGTTATTGTAAAATCAGGATATGTTCCTCCCGTTGTAATACCAGTTCCTCCACTGATTGTAACAATTTGGTCAGGTGAGGTATTAATTAAAGTTATATCTCCAGTTGTTGTGTCACCTGATAAACCTACACCAGCAGTAACTGAATTAACTACATTCGTATAACCTGTAAAAAATCCACTCACATTAAATGTTCCACCAGTATTATTGGTGAATAAAACATCCCCATTTGAATAAGTACCTCCAGTTACGAATACATCTATTGGTAAGTTTTGATATGTTGTTGCAGATATTGTATTAGCGGTTAATCCGTTTGTAAAATTTGTACTACCAGTTACAGTACCACCTGTAAAAGTTGGTAATGGTGTCCAAATAGCATTACCACTTGAATCTGAAATTAAAGTATACCCATTTGTTGCACCAGATGTAACTTGTAATGTTGATGTCTTTGTTTTCCCAACAACATCTAATTTTTCAGATGGAGATGTTGTACCAATACCAAGATTACCAAAATGGTCTAGTCTCATTCTTTCTGAGAACAAAGTAGCATTAGGTGAATTTAAAGTAAAAAATCTTAAATCACCAATTTCTTGTGATATAGAACCTGAACCACCAGCAACAATTCCACCTCTTGCAATATAAACACTACCATTATTTGCTATAGAAAATACTAAACCATTTTGATTAACTGGGTCAAAAATATATCTATGTGTGTTAGCTGCAGTTGTTTCACTACCAAATGTCGCCCTTGGACTTAAATTAGAACCCGCTAATGATGTTCTATATGTTGGATTTGTAACTGATGTTCCGTTTAGTGCTACAATATTCCCATTAAATGTTGCTGCAGATATTGTTGACGCAGTTAATCCTGTTACTGAATTAATTGTTGCAGTTAACGATGTACCACTATTCTGAGATATTGTAAATGTATTATCTGAATAAGTAAATCCTGTGACAAATGTATCAAATGATGATATACCTGATACACTAAATGTACCACCAGTATTATTTGTAAATGTTAAACTACCACTATTAAATGTACCACCCGTTACAAACACATCAGTAAAACCAGTTATTTGTAATGTAGTACCATCATTTCTATTTAATGTTAGTGTATCAGTAGAATTATTGAAACTACCACCACTTATTGCTTGAGTAACTCTTAAATCATTATCACCAACAACAATTGGGTCTGACGCTGATATTGGGGAAACACTTAATTTAACTTTACCTAAAGTTGATGTTGTTCCAGTTGAAATCCAATCATCCAAAGTTCCACTTACATCAGCGTAAGGTATTGCATTTGGTGATGGTGTTGTTGTTCCCACAGGGTCAGCTCCACCAAATTGATGTCTTGTTGCATGAGAGCTTACTGTCACACCATCAACAAGACCAACATTAGTTATGTCATTTAATCCCATATCAAGATTACCTGACATTGCTCTTGCTCCTGAAACTAATAAGTATTGTGTGTGGTCATCAGCACTTAAACCCAATAAGTTTCCGTGAACTGAAGACGCGTTTACACCACCAGCTCTAAATGCAATAGTTGGTCTAATATCTTCAATAATTGTAACACCACTTGCACCTTGTTGAACATAAATGTTTGCAATTTGAGTTACTGAATCTGAGAAGAATGATGGTGGTGTGGGTAACAAACCATTTTCAGCTGCAAGTAAAGTTGAATATTCATTTTGACCTAATACTAAAAAATAATTTTCTAATGACCCCTCACCAACAAGATACAAGGTGTGTTTAGTAAAATAACTCGTAGTTAATCCTGTAAGTGTTCCATTATTATCATAACTTGTATTATTTACAAAAGTTGTTGCTGATGTTACCCAAGTACTACCAGTTCCGTTTCTATAATATTGTACAAATTGTAAATTAGTTCCACCTGATGGTAAAAACTGATTTGTTGCAAAGTAATATTCCCCACTTGTAACATCAAGTGTGAATGGTGTAACACCTTCAGTTACAATTGACCCTGTAGCATAAATAGGTCCTAACGCATTTGATAAAAGGTCACCATATCTATTTGAAGTATGTTCAGCATTAAATGGACTTAAATCAATGAACTCTACATCAGTTGAATTTGTTACAACCCTACCCAACAATATGTTGTATGCTGAATTAGGTCTTGTTCCAGAACTACTTAAATTACTATTTTCATTTATAAAAATATATTCATCAGTATTTGCAGATAATGTTATAAGATTATTTATCCAATCAATTCTTCTAACAATTCCACTATTATCTGATTTTTCTAAATATCCAAAACCACCATCGGCTTGGATTGTCGTTCCACTAACCACACTCAAACTACCACCACTAATTAATCCCATTGAACCACCTTCAAATATCAATGTAGTGAAGTCAGTATGTGAACCATCGGTAAATGTTACTGATGCTTTTCTAGTTATATCTAATTCACCATCATCAATATCCAAAAACACCCAATAAACGTCTGAACTATTTGTGAATATTTTTTGGTGATTGGAGCTACCCCCAAATGTACCAAAAGTTGTTGACCTCTCAATATATAAATCCCATTCACCATTAATAACACTTGCGTTGTCAACATCAAATCTTACCCCATCACCAATATTTGGATTTCTAATACCATATGTAAATCCATCTATGGTTATAGTCGAAGCGTTTAATTCAGCACCATCTTGTATGTAATAAGCTGTTGAACCTGATACACCATTTGATTGATTATCACCAACGAATATACTTAATGTTGCTCCACTACCTGTAGCATAATTACAATATGTTATACCAGTTCCTATTGGGAAATTATAATAGTTTTCCATATTTGCAAGAGCAACAAAACCATTTGTTGCAATTACTTTCGTTCCGTAAGTATAAGAACCATTGAAATCTAAATACTCCCCATAAAAATTGGTATCTTGTGTTACCGATTCAACCCATACATTGGTATCACAATCTGTGAATGAACACTTATGTGCTTGACCAAAATCCCCAATATCATAACAATAAATTGCGGCATATCCTAAACCTGCACCAGAGAATGATAAAAATGAAACTTCATTATTTTGACCTATTTTCAAGATATGTTGTGTACTTGAATTTGGAAGAATTTGTGTTGTTTGTATATTACTACCAACAATACTTACATAAGGTGTTTGAGTTAAATCAATTTCATTTTCATAAAAAAAACCAGGTCCTACAGTAATAACAAATCTATTTGATAATGATGTGTTACCTGACGCAATTAAATAATCAACGGCTGATTTAATTGATGAAAAATCACCACCTTTTTTAGCTACAGTTATTTGTCTTGGGTCTTGGTTAACTTCATAAATTGGGGCATTAATGTTTATTAATGTCTTTAAAAAATTATCCGTACCTTGTATTTTACCAGTTGTACCTGAATGTACAATATTAACATCAATTGTATTGTTTTCAAAATTAAGAGCAATTGCATCTATACTTGGAGCAGAACCAATTTGAGGTGCGTCAATACCTACTGACCATCTTTGAAAATTAACAGCGGTTAATCTTAAGAACCCACCATTTTCAACATAAAATCCAGTACCCGCGGCAGCACCTACAGCTTTAGTTAATAAACAACCATTAACAATAAATCCACAACTTTGAGCATCAGCCTTAGCAAAAATCAATCCTGTTGTTGTAACAATTCCACCATTAGTTGATGTTACATTTCTTAATTGCATTCTACCAATACCACTACCATCATTTGTTGCATAAAAACCAATAGTGAATGGGTAACCACCATACTTAACATTGGAACATTGCATAATGATGTTAGCACCACTTGAAGCGACAACTTTGGCGTGAGTATAATTAGAACCAAATCTTACATTCTCAACATAAGAGATTGCACTTGATTGTGGTGTAGTTGATGATGAATATAATATTGCTGAAACTCCAATTCCCGTACATCCTTGTACTTGACAATCAAATAATGCCGATTGGTCACTTAATTTAATTAATGTTTGAGAAGGGTCAATTGCTTCAATTATCGTTGATACTGAACTTTCACCAACAACTGAAACCCACGTTGGTATTGTGAATGGATTTTCATAATAAACTCCACCAGCAACTTGAACAACATAAGTATTAGCTGAAGACGAACCAGTTATACTATTTACAGCACTTTCAATGGATGTAAAATCCGCACTACCACCACTTAAAGCAACGGTAATTGTATTATCAAGTTTATTAATGCTATTGAAATTTCTAGTAAAAAAATCTCCATTACCATCTATAACTAAAAATTCATCTAATGAATTATTTTGAGTTGAATTTGTAATTGTGTATGAACTACCTGATATTGTATTTGCGGTTAAACTATTAACTACGGAAGAACCAGTAACACTTAAATCTCCATTAATTGTTAATCCAGTGAAATCATTAATTGTTGTGTTAAATGTATTCCCTGAATTATCATCAATGGTTAATGTATTATTATTGTATGTAAATGCGGTTATATATGTATCTGGGTCAATTGGTAAATTTTGATATGTTGTTGCTGATATTGTATTTGCCGTAATACCATCAACAATCGTATTTCCAGTTACATTTAAATCGCCATTTATAGTTAAACCTGATACAGAATTAAATGAAACATTAAAAGTTCCACCAGTGTTATTTGTGAATGTAAATGTATTATCACTATAAGTTCCACCTGTAACAAATACATCAGTTGACCCTGTGAATAAACCACTGATATTAAATGTTCCACCAGTGTTATTTGTAAATGTTGCAATACCAGTTACATTATCGTATGTTCCACCAGTTACGAATACATCAATAGGTAAATTAAGATATGTTGAAGCGGAAATAGTATTGGCACTAATACCATCAACAATTGTATTTCCAGTGACATTTAAATTACCATTAATTGTTAATCCAGTGAAATCATTAATTGTAACAAACAAATTCGGATTTCCCGAACTTCTTTGTATTGTCAATATATTATCCAAATAGGTGAATCCTGACACATAAATGTCAGAGGGTAACCCCAAATATGTGGTTGCTGAAAATGTGTTTGCTGTTAATCCATTTGTGAATATAGTTCCACCACTAACAGTCCCACCTGACAATGGAAGAAAATCACCTCCACTACCAGAATTGAATATAGTCCAATCTGATAATGTTAAAGACCAAGGTGGGGAATTAAGTTTATAGTATGTTGTTCCTCCACTTACACCCACAATCATACCAGCCCTTCTTCTAAGTGTTGGAATTAAATTTAAGTCACTTAAAGTATTAACGTTTCTTAAACCATCAATACCATATAAGGGGTCAATAACTGGATATTGGTCTGTGGTATTACTGGGAGAAATAAAACCAAAAACTTCAACACCACCTGATAAACTAAAAGAACCCATTAATTATTTTATTTTAACTACATAACCATACATCGAAACCATCAGTGATTTGGAAGAAAGTTCTGTAAACATTATATGTTATGCTAAATCCGTTAGCGTCTACTATGATTATCGTACCTATATTGTTAAATGGTATATTACTACCTGAACAACCTACATTACTATTTCTAAATTCTGATGGTTGTGTTAAACCAGTTGGTATTAGAATATAACCATAAGCGAAACCACTTGGAATACTTCTATAAGTATTTGTTGGATTAGAAGTATAACCACTTGACAATAAAATTGTATCACCACTAGTAATAGTACCTCCACTAAATTTACCCCAATAAATCTTTGGTGTTTCAGGTGCACCTGGTGATGGTGTTGGAGTTGGTGTACTTGTTTTAGTAGGTGTTGGTGTACTTGTTTTTGTCGGTGTCACTGTCGGAGTTACCGTTGGAGTAACAGTTGGTGTTACCGTATTAGTTGGTGTCACAGTTGGTGTAGGTGTAGGTGTTTTAGTTACACCAGGTGATTTAGATGGAGTAACACAAGGATTTAACGATGGTGTTACTGTTGGTGTTATCGATATAGTCGGAGTAGGTGTCGCAGTCTGTGTTGGTGTTGGTGTAGGTGATGGAACTTTACACGGGTCAAAAGTCGGTGTTGGTGTCACCGTTGGAGTTGGAGTTGGTGTTGAAGTTCTTGTCGGTGTAATTGTTGGTGTTGGTGTAGAAGTTGGTGCTGGTACATTAAGAATTAATGGACAACTTGAATTTAATGTCAAAATTGTGTATGTACCATAAACATCATATGGTGGTGTTAATAAACTTGGGTCGAACAAATAAGGTAATACTTGAACACCCAAATTAATTGGAATATTCGAATTATGTGGAGTAAAAACAATACTTGCACTTTCCCCTGAATAATTAACACTTTGAATTATAATTGATGTCATATTTCTTAAAAATCACATTTTAGATAAATACTAAGATTAAGAAAATTAGACACAAATACTTTTACTCGGTGTTGGAGTTGGTGTTGGTGTTTTTGTAGGTGTTCTTGTTGGTCTTGGTGTATGTGATGGTGTAACAGTCATTGTTGGTGTCACCGTATTCGTTGGTGTCACTGATGGTGTTGGTCTAGGTGTCGTTGTTGGTGTATTAGTTGGCGTTGGTGTTGGTGACAATTCTGTAATTGTGTACGTTAAATCATTTACCTCACAAACAATTGTTGAACAATCAGGACAATCAGGATTAAACATCCCAAATGGATTTTTTAATAATAAGAAATTATGTTTCACTTCAGGTGCTGATAATGGTGAAACATACATTCTAAACTGAGATATTGCCCCCTCAAATGTACCCGCAAAATTTTGTTCGATTAATATATTTGTGTTTAAACCACTTAAAGTTGTACCACTTAAATCATTAATTGGAAAACATTCAGGGTCTTGAATATAAGGACCGTATGGTTGTGTCATTGATGAGAACGTTAAATTCTCTCTTAATCCTTGAGTACCACCACCCCAAGAAATATTAAATGGCACACCAACTTGTTTTTCCTTATCCGTATTTAATGCCCTTGGGATTATCTCTTCAAAATTTTCAATTGTATAAAATATTTTACCATTGATATAAATTTTCAATCTGCCCAATCTATTTTTTCCATCAATTAACCATTTTTCATTTAAGTTAATTAATTCAACTTGTAATGCGGATTCTCCTCTTGTATATGGAGGTTCAATTAATGATACCGTATTATTTGCCAAACTTTCCAAATAAAGTTTTTTAGTAATATCACCTAAACCACCTCTCCAAAATAAATCACATTCATCCAAAAAGTTATACCTTTCCCAAACAACATCAACCTGAAACCAATGTTCTTCTTCTAACCAAGCTGGATTAATTTTTTCACAATCAGGATAGATTGGTGGTGTACAAATATCAGTTATAGTATAACCTGTCTCATATGTTAATCCTGTCGTACAAGTACCGCTAACTTCACATCCTCCAGTAAATCTTAAAAATCTAATACCAATACCAGGATTTTTAGGGTCACCACATAATCTAATACCCAAAGAATTACTCATCGTATCCAATAATGGATTCTTTTCACAAGTATCTTCAATTGATGTGAATCCTGAAGTACAATCGTTACAATCTGTGCAATTTTCACAATTAGTACAAGTTGGTGTACAAGTTGTTTGAGGTGGAAATGGGTCACAAAATGGAGTTGGTGATGGTGTTGGTGTAGGTGTTGGAGTGACTTGAATTATTGTGCCACAAGTATGTGTTTGACATTCCCACCCACAAGTCTGACAAGGTAAATCATTACAACCACAACCACAAGTTATTTTAGTATGAGAATTTCCACCACATTTATCACAACCATAATTCACATGGGGGTCGTGAACTCCATTAACTGAACGTGGAGGGTAAACATAGATACATCTACTATTTGTAACATTATAATCACAACAAGCACAAGTTGATAATCCAGTTAAACCTGATGTTACTCTCGTATAACCACTTGTGCAAATTGGACTTCCATCAGCGTGATGATAAAATTTATTTTCAGCTCTTGTACCAATATAAAAGAAAAAGTTCTTATTATTTGGATATATTTCGTTTAATGTGGTTTCACCCGTTGTTCCAGAATATTCATTAATTAATCTTGGTTTCAATATCATTTCAATTGACCATCCCTTATTCATCCTTTCAGGAAAAATATTATAATCATATCCAAACAAACGATAAAATCCTTGATAGAACCCACCATAAAGTTCGTGATAATAACCAACATAAGGGTCATTCTTACTTACAACTTCATATAAAATATTTTTGTTAAATCCTGAAAACATTACATTACTTGAAGTAAATCCAGTAACTTGATGTAATTTTAATCGTCTATCATAGTAATAACGATTAAACATTAAATTGTTTGGTAATAATCCTTCAGTAAAAATAATTGTTTCACCAGTCATACCAGTCACCAAACCATTGTCAATACCTGTCAACCCAATATCACAAGATGTTCCTGATAATTCACAACTTAATATTTCTTCTTTTGGGTTGTAGTAATTTTCAGATACAAATATATTATTAAAATTGTAATTTTTATAAGTTAAATTTAGGTTTTGTGTTGTTGCAGAACTATTCAGATTAAAATAAAAAGGCAATCTATTACCAAATGTTTGAGCAATTAAATACGGAGAAAAAACTACCTCCTGATTGAATCCCAATTCATCAGTTGTTAAAGACATATCGTAAGTATCCAAACTCAAAGTTGGAAATAGATTATTACGATTAAATTGATTTATATTTTGATATGACATATTTTTAATGATAAATACTCTAAATCAAAGTATTTATTAAGAAAAATTTGTAATGATTAATTTTAATAAAGAGTATTTTAATGACAATTGTTACTTTAACCTAAAGGTTAATGGTGATAAGGTGGTTGTATCTTATAGTGTCTATAGTAGTACTTTGAATGAATCAAAAAATAAAGAGGAGAAAAGACAATTTAAAACCAAGAGTTTAGAAAAAGTTAAAAAGTCAATTGATAAGTTTATCAAATCAAAAAAGAAAGTATCTAAAGGTGAAATTGATAAACAAATGGATAACATTGAAATTGATGAATATGTGGATAGTGATGGTACAATGTTGACATCTAAGACACCAATATATAATATGTACTTAGCGCCTAGAAAAACAATGGACCAAACTGTTGTTAATACAAGGATTTCAAATGACCCTGTTACAAGAGGTTATCGTGTTTATTATGGTGAAAGTGAAGACGAAAACGATGATGTTATTTCTGAAATAGATTTTTCCGATGCTTTTGGTTATAAAGAAACTGAAAATGCTAAAAGTTATGACGAAGCTGAACATATTTTATCGGATATGGGTATTGAAGATGATATTGAAATGAATGATAGATTGGAAACATTAGGTTTTGATAAAAAACTTGACAAATCTTTAAAAAACCAAAAACAAAGAGGTAAATGTAAAAATTGTTTTGCTAAGAGAAGATTAACTGAAAAAGAATATTTGGAGGAAATCAAAAAACAGAAAATGATGAAAATGGTCGAAGATATTTTAACAAAAAAAGGTAACGACCACGAGATAATGGAAAAAGATAATGAGACAAGTGGATTGAGTAAGATTATCTCAAAAAATTTGGAATCAATAAAAAAATTGGCAAAGAAAGAAGGAATTAGTATATCTAAACTTATTAATATATTAAAACAAGGTGAATAAAGATTTATACGGAGAAAAGATAGAATTACCTGAAGAAGTTGTTGTTTATCTTAAACAATGTAATGACGTTGTACCTGATGCCGATGATAGTGTTGAGGGATTTAGGAGAAACAGAGAACTTAGAGATACGGGTTATGTTACTTACCAACAATTGAAAAGAATCAAAAATTTCTTTGATAATTTTCAAGGTAATAATACTGACAAACCATTTGTATTAAATGGGGGTGATTATATGAAGAATTGGGTAAATCAAACTTTAAACTCAATGAGAGATGACGCGTATAGAACAAAAGAAATAAGGTCAGTAGTTCTACCTAATCAATTTATTCAACCACACGAAAAAGACCAAAACGTTGGTCACGATTTAAGAACAAGTCAAGAACATAAAAGTACACTTGCAAAATATAATTTGGAAGTTACTGAAAGCCTTAAAAGGATAAATAATTTATTAAAAAAAATAATGTAATATGGCAGTTACAGAACCATTAAATTTCGAACAACCCAAGAACGACTTATCAGCAATAGCTGAAGCTGAAAGAAAAAAACTATTACCTAAAAATGATTTCTCAACGGGTAACGCATATTCAGCGGTAAATCCTGATGCTTTAGCCGATGGTGATGCACAAGGAAAAGGAACTGGTGATTTCCTTGATGTGTACAATGAGACCGCAGGTGCAATACAAGATATTGTTGAAAGAAGAGCTCAAATAGTGATAAATGAATATCAATCAAACAAACCATATACAACCCCAAGTGCATAATGAAACTTTACAATATTGCTAAGTCTCTTATTTTAGAAGTAGCCTCAATTGAAAGTGTTATTGATGCTATCAGAAATAAAAATAGGATTGTCATCTATTATGATGGTGATGAACCTGGTGGAAAAGGTTTACGTGAAATTGAACCAGTTTGTTTTGGTTATAGTAAAGCAGGTAATCCAGTTTTGAGAGCTTGGGATATTGAAGGTGCGAGTCATAGAGGATTATTAGGGACAAGACCTATACCAGGATGGAGATTGTTTAGATTAGATAAAATCTTATCATTTTCTAAAACTGGTGATAAGTTTGCAACGCCAAGACCAAATTATAACCCAAATGGTGATAAGACAATGAAAACGGTTATAATAAATGTAAAATTTGATGAAAATATTTAATATATGTTAAACGAAAATAGTTTATTACAAAAATTAGCAATGTCCAAAAAAATAATGGATGTTCATAATCAAATTCCTAGAGGACACGTCCAAGGAAATATACCACAAACTCCTGAATTACAAGAGTTTCAAACTCCAAATATTAATTATAATCTACCACAAGATTTAATGATGGAATCACAACCTACGATTAGACCTAATAATGAATTACCATCAAAAGAAAGAATTTTGCAATCTAAGTTACCTGATGAAATTAAAAGACTTATGATTGAACATCCAATTACACAACCAAGTAGTATGGGAAGTTCTTCAGTGTTAAGTAATGATTTAATTGAGAAAGCGTCAAGATTAATGAAAAATGATGTGGCAAATAATAAGTCACCATTCCAAGGACAAAAACAACAAGTTCAAGAATCTTCAAAGTATCAAAATACAAACTTAAACTTTGATAAGAACACATTGAAAGATATGATTAGAGAAACTATAGAAGAAGTATTAGGTGAAAATGGTTTACTTATTGAAAGTGATAGTAAAACAAATGACGTATTCCAATTCAGAGTTGGTAGTCATATATTTGAAGGTAAAGTCACACGTATTAAAAAAGTAAAATAATTTTTAATAATTTAATATCTTATTCCCCACATCCCCTGAAGAAATTCAAGTTGTGGGGTTTCGTTTTTTTATCCCTATTCTATTGAATTAATAAAAATTTATTGTTATTATTTGGGATAAAATATATAAATTATGTCAAAAATAAAAGTATTAGTACTCCCAAGTGACACAACTGGTGTAGGAAAATTTCGTTCTGTAGACCCCCACGTTATGTTACAAAATATGTATCCTGATGATTTCTATGTGGATATAGATTATCAACCACAAATAAATAATTTGAATTATTGGAAACAATATCAAATTGTTCACATCCACAGAAACATTGGAGCAAATTATGAACAAACCCCAAACATAATAAATTTTCTAAAATCACAAGGAATCATTGTTGTTGTTGATTTGGATGATTATTGGTTACCAGGCAAAGAACATCCAATTCACCAATTAATTGTTCAAGATAAAATCCATGAAAAAATTATGGCAAATCTTAAAGTTGCAAGTTATATTACAACTACAACTAGTATTTTTGCTGATGAGATTAGAAAATTGAATAGAAATGTCGTTGTATTCCCTAATGGTATTAATCCTGATGAACCACAATTTAAACAACCTATTGAGGAATCTGATAGAATTAGAGTAGGATGGTTAGGAGGTTCTTCCCACTTTCACGACTTAAAACTATTGGAGGGATTTGTTGGTAAAAATAGTCAACTAAACAATAAGATTCAGTACGTTCTATGTGGTTTTGATACAAGAGGAACTATTACTGAAATTAATCCTCAAACTGGTGAAAGAAAACAAAGAGCTATTAAACCTGAAGAAACTGTATGGGCGAGATATGAAGAAATCTTCACTAACAATTATAACATTGTAACGCCTCAGTACAAACAATTTTTATCTGAATTTAGAGAAGCTGAATATAATGATGAAAGTAGTTTACCATACAGAAGAGTTTGGACTAAACCTGTTAATACTTATGCTACAAATTATTCCAAATTTGATATATCTTTAGCCCCAATTAAAAACCATATCTTTAATCGAGTTAAATCTCAATTAAAAGTTATTGAAGCGGGATTTTATAAAAGAGCTTTGATTGCATCGGAAGTAGGACCTTACACCATTGATTTGAAACATTCATTAGAGTTTGGTAAATTTACGGATGGTAATGCACTTTTGGTTAAAGAACAAAGAAATCACGCTGATTGGGCAAAAAATATCAAAACTCTTGTGTATAATCCAAATTTAGTTGTAGATTTGGGTGAAAGATTATACGAGACAGTTAAAGACAAGTATAGTCTTAAAAAGATTACAAAAGATAGAGCTGAATGGTACAAATCACTTATAAAATAAAACTATGATAAAAATTCCAATTTCTAAGATTTTGTTTATGGACATTGAAACTGTTGGTGGTTGTCCTAACTATGACGTATGTTCAAATTTAAATCCAATTGTTGCACAACAATTTGATAAGTATTTTGATTGGTTTCTTAAAAGATTTCCAGAAGATTCTGATATTGAAATTGACCAAAAGAATCAAGTTTTTATAAAACGCGCTGGATTAGTTCCTGAATTTGCAAAAATAGTTTGTATTAGTTTTGCATTTGTTTTGGATAATGGAGAAATTAGAAAACAAACTTTTTGTAATGATGATGAATATAAACTTTTATCTGATGTACAAAAGTTATTAATTAAATGTGGTAAATTAGATTTTTGGTTGTGTGGTCATAATCTTAAAAATTTTGATATACCAATGTTGGCAAAACGTATGATTATCAATGGATTAATGCCGCCATCAATCTTACCAAGTTATGATACCAAACCTTGGGAAATAAAAGCTATTGACACCAAAGAAATTTGGCAATATGGTGCTTATACCTCAATAGGTTCTTTGGATTTGTTGTGTTCAACTATTGGTATTGAAACTCCAAAAAATGGAGAAGTGGTTGGAGAAAATGTACATAATGAATATTGGGAAAAACAAAACCTAAAAGGTATAAGTGAATATTGTGAAAAGGATGTTGATGTCCTTATTCATATTGTTAAAAAATTAAAAGATTTGAAATGAATATAAATGATTTAAGTAAACTAGAAAACATTGGTGAATACGCTTCAAAACTTGAAAAGTTAATTGAAGAAAATGAAAAAGGTGGGGATATTGATTATGATATGATTTATGAAGAATTTGGTTTGGATTTAAAACAACTTGAAGAAGATATGTTGAATTATAGTCCAAAATTAGACCTTGGTTTTGTTAAACTAAATCCTGATGCTGTTGAACCATTTTATAATTATGATGGTGATTCAGGATTTGATTTATATTCAACTGAAGAAGTTCTTCTACCCCCATTTGGAAGAGCATTAGTTTCCACTGGTTTGGCTTTTGAAATAAAGGATGGGTATGAAATCCAAGTTAGGTCAAAAAGTGGTTTGGCATTAAAACAAGGTCTTATGGTGTTAAACTCACCAGGTACTGTTGATAATAGTTATACTGGTGAAGTTAAAGTTATTCTATTCAATGTTAATAATCACGAATTTGTGGTGAATAAAGGAATGAAGATTGCCCAAGCTGTATTAACTTCTGTGGTTAATGGAAAGTGGGTTAATTTGGTTAAGAAGAAAGACATAAATAAAACTGATAGAGCTGATAAAGGTTTTGGTTCAACTGGAATATGATAACAATAATTTATTCAACACATAAAGATAAAGAATATAACGAAAAATTTAAGACCCACCTTCAAACTAGTGTGGGTCTTAATGACGTTCAGATATTGGAATATCAAAACAATAATCAATATTCTTTGGCCGAAGTTTACAATAGTGGAATAACGGAATCAATATATGATATTGTTGTTTGTTGCCATAATGATATTAAACTTGAAAAAAATTGGGGTATTAAATTAATGGAAGATTTTTCCAATTACCCCAAATTCGGTATAATTGGAAAAGCTGGTTCTTGTTATTTTCCTGAATCAGGAGTTTATTGGGAGAGAATGAATTTAACTATGGTTGGTCAAGTTTGGCATCATCCTGAAGGACAAAAGAAATGGATTAACAACTATTCCCCTAAATTACCATTTTTAATTCCAGTAGTTACAATTGATGGTTTATTTATGTCTTTTGATAAGACAAAAATTAAACATAAGTTTGATGAAACAATTGGTAAGTTTCATTTTTATGACCACGGATTTTGTGTACCAAACTATTTGGATGGAATTAAAATTGGGGTCACATCTTCATTTGAAATAACTCACGAATCTGTGGGACAACCTAATCAGGAATTCTTTGATAGTAAAATTAAGTTTGTTGGAAAATATAAAGATGTATTACCTTTGGATTTAAAACCAACATCAATTTATACTCCTGAAGTCAAAATTAAAGATGTTAAATTGAAAGGTAAAGTTGGGGTAATTATACCAACAAAGGGTAATATAGAATTGTTAATTCAATGTATTGATTCTTTTTATGAATATTGTAATCCTAAATTATTTGATATCTTTATTGCTGACACTGGTTCAACTGAGGAAGAAATTAATGTAATTGAAGAATTGGTTAATAGTTTGGATAATATAAAATTAATCAAATATGATTATTATAATTTTGCAAAGATAAATAATGATGTTGTTAAAAATCATTTGGATAAAACACATCAGTATATTTTATTCTGTAATAATGATATTAAACTTACTTCTGATGTTATTAGTGGAATGTTAAATGTTTATAATATTAAATCTAAAGTAGGGACTGTTGGTTGCAGACTACATTATGATGACAATACTATTCAGCACGATGGAATTTTAGTTGGACTTAAATTATCAAATATGGGACTTAGTATTGTTAATCGTAATAGATGGTCATATTATAATTTTAATAAAGATATTACAAAGTGTATTGGAAATACTGCGGGATTAATGATGATTAATACAAATACATTTAGACAAATTGGTATGTTTAATGAGGAATATATTGATTGTTTTGAAGATGTTGAATTAAATTTAAAATTACTACTTATAGGTTTTGAAAATTATAACGTAGGAACACATACCGCCTATCATTACGAAAGTAAAACCAGATATGTTGAGGGTAATATGAAAGTGATTGAATATGACTTTAATCAAACTTTAACGCCATTTGTTAAGAAAAATTTAATGAAATTAAAAGATAAAATTTTATTTACACAATAATATGATTGAGAATAATATAACATTTATAATACCATCATTAAATAGACCAACACTTAAAAGAACTATACAATCTTTGATACAACAATCTGTATCAAATTGGAAAGCGATAGTTGTTTATGATGGTGTTGATGGTGAATCATTTGATGATAATAGAGTCAAAACAATTAAGATTGATAAGATAGGATTAGTTGGTCCTAAAAATGGACAATCAGGATTGGTTAGAAACGAAGGTATAAAATTAGTTGATACAGAATGGATTGGTTTTTTGGATGATGATGATACCATTAATAAAGATTATGTTAAAATATTGTTTGAAAAATATAATAAATATGATTTTGTTGTTTGGAGAATGGCATATGAAAATGGTTTAGTTTTACCTCCATTTCATTTAAATGAATTAAAATTTGCAACAGTTGGTATTTCTTTCTGTTACAAAAAAACTATTTTTAAGGAGTTGTTTTTTTCCCAAAATAGAGATGGTGAAGATTTTGATTTTCTGATGGAATTGAAAAAACAATCAAATAAATTTGTAATTACTCCTGAAGTAATGTATAATGTTAGACACTAAAAATGAAAATTTTAATTAAATTCCCAACAAGAAACAGAAAAGATAAATTTTTTGAAGTACTTCAAAAGTATTATGACTTTGCAACAGATTTATCAAAAATTGAGTTTTTGCTAACATTAGATTATGATGATGACTCAATGAATAACCAAGAAGTCATTGATAAATTAAAATCATATGAAAATCTTAGATTTGTTTTTGGTAAAAGTAATAATAAAATACATGCAGTTAATCGTGACATTGAATTAGGTGATTGGGACATTATTCTACTTGCCTCTGATGATATGATTCCTATTGAAAAAGGATATGACGAACAAATAAGATTCAATATGGTCATTAATTATCCTGACACAGATGGAATACTTTGGTTCAATGATGGAAATAGAAAAGATTTAAATACTCTATGTATTTTAGGTAAAAAATATTACGAAAGATTTGGATATATCTATCATCCTGACTATAAATCACTTTGGGCTGATAATGAATTTATGACAGTTGGTAATTTATTGAAAAAACAAATTTTTATAGATAAAGTAATTATCCATCACCAACATCCTGATTGGGGATATGGTGGGAGAGATATTATACACTCTTTGAATTCTAATCACGATAGAGAAGACAGAATGGTCTTTCAAAGAAGACAAAAAATGAATTTTGAGTTGTAAATGAACATTCAAGACTTGTATAAAAAATAAAATATGGAAAACAACATTAAACACGAATTAATTCAAATAAGACCTAATTGGTATGTAAACTCCAATCAAGATGTAAATATTTGGAGCCGTGTTCACCCAAGATTTGAAACACATAATGGGTGCATTGTTGACTTGGGTTGTTTAGGATGGAATAAAAACTTTGAAGAAGTTACAAGTGATAATTGGGCTGGTTATTTCTTTGGTAAGAAGAAAGTTATTGGTGTAGACCCTCAAGAAAGTCCAAATGAACATTCTGAATTATTTAAAGGGTTTATATCAACATTTACAGGTAAAGCTAATTTAAGCTCAAATGGTATTGCGGGGTCAATAATACCTAATGAAATGGGTGAATATGACGTAATAACTTGGTCTGATTTTAAATTTAAATTTAATATTAAATCAATATCAATTTTAAAAGTAAATATAGAAGGTTCTGAATGGGATTTGTTTGATTCTTTTGATGACTTTGATTCTGTAGACCAAATATGTGTTAGTTTTCATAATTTTTTACCTCAGTTTAATAATCAAATTTATCATAAGAAAACTGAAGAATGTATTGCCAAAATTATTAAAAATGATTTTACAATGATTGATTTAGGTATTTATGGCTGGAAACTTTTTTTAAAGAATTATTAATTTTATGAAAAAAATAATATCATTTAGTTTATGGGGTGATAACCCAAAATATACAATTGGAGCAATTAAAAATGCTGAATTAACTCCTATAATATATTTAGGTTGGACTTCAAGATTTTATTGTGGTAAAAGTGTACCTTCCGAAATTATTGAAACCCTAAAAAAAATATCAACAACTGAAGTTATTTTAATGGAAGAAGATGGGAATTGGGAGGGTATGTTTTGGAGGTTTTTAGCTTGCGATGATTCAGATATAATGTTATCAAGAGACACTGATAGCAGATTAAATCTTAGAGAAAAATTGGCAGTTGATGAATGGCTAAATAGTGATAAAGATTTTCATATTATGAGAGACCATCCACACCATACAACAGAAATATTAGGTGGTATGTGGGGATGTAGAAATGGAATATTAAAAAATATGAAAACTTTGATAAATGATTATAAAAAAGGAAATTTTTGGCAAGTAGACCAAAATTTTTTAAGAGAAAAAATATATCCTATAGTTAAAAATAATTCATACATCCATGATGAATTTTTTGATTATAATTATGAAAGAAAAAAATTCCCAACTGAAAGAATAAATAAAGAATTTGTTGGTGATGTTTTTGATGAAAATGATATCAGACATCCTGAATATTGGAAATTTATAAAATAAAAAAAAATAAAAAATATGTTTGAAAAAAATAAAACTTTTACTAAGGAAGAGTTCCAAAATTTTTGGGGTGATGGTTATTATGATAATTTTAACTATGGGGTAGGAATTCAAAGAGTCTGTGAAGTCGCATTATATCCTTTTTTTGATAAAAGTAAGATTGCTTTGGAAATCGGACCTGGAGGTGGAACTTTCACTGAAAAAATGACAGGAAAGTTCCAAAAAATATATGCAATTGATGTAATAAAAAAACCAAAAAAGTTTGAAAATTTTAATGATGTTGAGTTTATAGAGTGTGGTAATCAGAATTCTTCTTGTGTAAACATATCAGATGAATTGATTGATTTTGTTTTCTCTTATAATGCTTTTTGTCATTTATCAAATGAGTTAATTCATAATTATATTAATGATGTTTATCGAGTGTTAAAACCAAATTCTGATTTTGTATTTATGTTAGCAAATTTTGAATTTTCAAAACAAATCATAACTAATCCAGAAAATTTTGTTTTGGGGGATTTGTTACCTTTTGGACATTATTATCAAAATTTCAAGACTATTGAATCTATTTTAAATGATAAGTGGATAGTAGTTTCGGAAAATTTGATTCCTGGTCATAGAGACCTCATAATACATTTGAAAAAAAAATAAAAAAATATGAAGTATTCTTTAGAGTTTTTAATTAACCATTGTAAGAATTCATTTGAGTTGGCTGAAAAAAAACAATCAAAATTAACAAATGATATATTAAATATGGAAGGTATGTCTGGTAATAAAACTAGACATTTTTACAATAATATTTGTAACTTAGATAATGTTAATTATTTAGAAATAGGAACTTGGATGGGGTCTAGTTTTATTTCCGCAACATACAAAAACAATATTAATTCAATAGTTATTGATAATTGGGCAGAATTTAACGGACCAAAAGATATATTTTTCTCGAATGTTAAAAAATTTTGTGGTGAAGTACCATTAAATTTCATAGAGTCAGATTGTTTCAAGTTAGACATTAACACCATTAAAGAAAAAATTGGTGACATTGACATTTATATGTACGATGGAAACCATTCTCAGGAATCTCACAAAAAAGCAATTACATATTATTACCCAATAATGTCAAAGTATTCAATAATAATAATTGATGATTTTAGTTATCCAACAGTATATAATGGAACATACGAAGGAATTACTGAGTCAGGATTAATAATTCATGAAAAATTTGTTTTGGAAACATATAGTGAAAAAGGCGGTAAAGATACATGGTGGAATGGAATTGGTGTTTTTGTGTGTGAAAAAATAAATTAATTAATTTTGATAAAATGACTAAATATTCACAATATGGTGAGGAAATTTTTCTAGAACAATTTTTTGATATTAATAAAAATGGATTGGTTGTTGATATTGGTGCAGCTGATGGTGTAAGATATTCTAATAGTAGATTCTTAATTGAGAAAGGTTGGAATGGATTATTGATTGAACCAAATCCTCGTAATTTTGAAAAATTAAAAAAATTATATGATAACAATAAATCAGTTTTAATTGAAAATGTTGGTTGCGGAAAAGAAACATTAACGAATGTTGAGTTTTTTATTGATAAAAATGATGAATTTGAACAACTTTCCACGTTCAAAAATGAACAGATGTTAAAATGTAAAACTATCTATAATTGTGATTTTGAAACTTTATCAACTAAAGTTATAAAAACGTCTGAAATTTTTAATAAATACAATATCACAAACATTGATTTCGTCAGTATTGACACCGAAGATTTTGACCAAAATGTGATTGAGGGTATTGATTTCAGTAAAGTTAATATAAAATTAATTTGTATTGAACATAGTACACAAGTAATTGAAGATATATTGAGTAATCACAATTATCATAAAGTTCATAAAACCATTGGTAATATTTTCTACGCGAAAAAATAATATGAAAATTTTAATCATACAAGAAAACGGAAGACACGAAAAAAATAGAAATTATAGAGAATGTTTTTCATTAAAAAGAGCATTTGAAAAAAACGGATTTGAATGTATTGTGTGGGGTTTGGGACATCAGAATTTTAATGATGATTTCAAATTGTTAGAGAGTTGGGCTGACGTTATTTTTTTATTAGAAAATTATACCCCCACTTGGTTACCATTGGACAAGATTAAAAATAGTAAAAAAATAAAAATATTTTGGTCAATAGATTCTCATTGTGTGTTAGACCAACATATTAATTTGGTGAAACAAATAAAACCAGATTTTCTATTAAACTCAACTAAATCTTATTTACCTAACTTTAAAGACTATTGTGGTAATACCTTGTGGTTTCCTAATTGTTATGATGATACATTAATAACTCCGATGGAGATTGAGAAAAATATTGATGTTGGTTTTTGTGGTAATATTAATAATAGAGGTGAATGGATAAATTATCTAAATATTTTTAATATAAAAAAAGATATTTTTGTTATTGGTGAGGATATGGTTAGAACTATAAACTCATACAAAATTCATTTCAATCGTAATATATCAAATGATATAAATTATAGGACGTTTGAAACAACAGGTTGTAAAACTTTATTGGTGACAAATTATACAGAAGGGTTGGAATTATTATTCAATATTAATCAAGATATTGTCGTTTATGAAACTAAAGACGATTTGATAGATAAAATCAAGTTTTATTTAGAAAATGAAACTGAAAGAAATTTGATTAGTAACAATGGTTACTTAAAAAGTAAAAATAATCACACTTACGAAAAAAGAATAAGTGATTTCATTAAAGAACTTCAAACATAAAGTAACTCTTGATTTTTTTTATATTTGATTAATTTTTATAAAAATATAAATTAAATGGCAACAAGAAAAAAACCAACACAACCTCAGAATAGTGAGGAACCAAAAAAAACAAGAAAGGAAATTATTTGTGAAATAATCAAAAAGAAATCCAAAGAAAAGTTCTTATCTGACAATCAAAAATTATATTATGATTTATTGAAAAAAAATCAAATAACAATTTGTTCAGGACCCGCTGGTGTTGGAAAATCATATATTGCGATGAAAGCTGCATTGGATATCTTATCTGACCCAACTTCACCTTACGAAAAAATTATCATTGTTAGACCTGCTGTTGAAGCTGAAGAAAAACTAGGTTCTCTACCTGGTAATGTTGAAGAAAAATTAGACCCCTATATTTTCCCCTCATATTACTTAATGAATAAAATCATTGGTAAGGAAACTAGAGAAAAATTGAAAGAAATTGATGTTATTGAAGTTTTTGCATTGGCCTATATGAGAGGTATGAACATTGATAACTCAATTCTAATATTTGAGGAAGCTCAAAATTCGACTCCTAATCAAATGAAATTACTCTTGACAAGGATTGGGTTCAATAGTAAATTTTTTATCAGTGGTGACTTAGAACAGACCGATAGATACAAAGATAAGACACACTCAGGATTGTATGATGCAATCAAAAAATTCAAAGGTTTAGATGATGTTGGAGTTTTTGAATTTGATAATAAAGATGTGGTTAGAAATCCATTAATCGGAAAAATATTAAAAAGATACGAAGAATGAGAATTGCTATTGATGTAAATGGTGTATTAAGAGACACTATTGGTAAATTCACACATTTATATGAAAAACATTTAATAGAGAGTTATCAAGATATACCATCCCAAACTTATACAATTGACTTATCAGGTAATACTGAATTGGAAACAATATCAGAACCATTTGAATATAAGATATTATCACCTGTCACAAGTTTAACATTAAATGAACATTTCGCATTTCAAACTAATGAAGAATATTATTCATTTATGTATGAAGAATATTGTATGGAGTTGTTTGGTCACGCACCATCAACTGAAATGTTCACATTTAATGATTTGAATGAGATTTATAAGAATTTGAGAAATGAAAATGATTTTATAATCATCTCGGATGAAATTGGGAAGTCAAAACCCGCAACTTTATTTTTCTTATCAAAATTTGGTTGTGAATTGGAAAAGATAATTTTTTATTCAAACTCAACAAAAAATAATATTTGGGATGAGTTTGATGTTTTACTTACGGCAAATCCTGACCTATTATTAAATCATCCCCAAGAAAAGGTGATTATTAAGTATGAAACTGAATATAATAAGGATATAAACAAAGATTACACATTAAATAATATCAAAGAATTAGAAAATTATGTTAAAAATATTAAATGAAAATTACTACTTCGATATTGACCAAATTGAAAAATACATCAATGTCGAACCACCATCTGATTTCACAGGTGCTCCACAGAATCATATCAGTGTTGTAAAATATGAAATGGTTAAAATGATGATTGAAACTTTAATCGTAGAAAATGAAGAAGCTGATGAGGCATTAGGTATGAAAAGTACCGAACTATCAATACCATTCAGATTAGCATTTAATTCTTTACTATATAAAAAATTATTAAACAAATTTTAATATGAATTCAGAACAAATAGAAAAAATTGAGAAGTCAATTCAAAATCTCAAAGAGAAAAAATCAAGGATTTATTTTTTAGTACAAGATACTAAAGGTAACGCCAAAGCTTCAATAGCTTACACCTATAGAATGGCTAAATCTCTATGGGACAAAAATTATAATGTAACAATGTTACATGAAAAAAGTGATTATGTTGGTGTATCTACTTGGTTAGACCAAGAGTTTATGAATATTCCACACACATCAATTGATGGGCAAAAACTACAAGTTTCCCCTGAAGATTTCATTGTTGTACCAGAACTATATGGTTTTGTTATGAGTCAGATAAGTAATCTTCCTTGTGGTAAAATTGTATTGTCACAATCATATGACTATGTACTTGAAACATTACAACCAGGTCAATCTTGGAATCAATTAGGTTTCTTAAAATGTATCACAACATCTGAACAACAAAAGGAATACCTTTCAAGTTTAATGAAGAATGTTTCAATTGATGTTATTCCTCCATTCATATCTAATAGCTTCAAAAAAGATACATTACCCGCAAATCCAATAATTGGTATTCACACTAGAGACCAAAGAGAAGGTTTGAATATTATCAAACAATTCTATCTAAAATTCCCACAATATAGATGGGTTACATTCAAAGATATGAGAGGTATGAGTGAATCTGAATTTGCATTTAACCTTAAACAATGTTTTATGTCAGTATGGATTGATGATATTAGTTCTTATGGAACATTCCCATTGGAATCAATGAAATGTGGTGTACCTTGTATGGGAACTGTACCAAGAATGATTCCTGAATGGATGTCAGAAGATAATGGACTTTGGATTAACAATAAGAATGAAATTGTAGATTACATTGCAGATTTCTTACAGAATTGGTTGGAAGATAATATTAATGAAAATTTATTAACTCAAATGGATAGTACCATTGAGAAACTTCCAACTTCTGAATCATTTAACCAAAGTGTAATAAACAATTTCGAAGGTTATCTTGAAACAAGATTAAAATCTTTTGAAGAACAATTAAATAAATTACAAACAATTGATTAATATGGAAAAATTTGATGTATCAGTAATATTACCTATAAAATCTACAACCCACCCTTGGTTTGATGATTATTTCAATAAAGCTATTATGTCATTGGTTACACAAAAAACACCAATCAATGAACTTATTATAGTACACACAGATGAAACAAGTTTAGTTGAATTTTTAGACAGCTATGAATTTAGTGGATTAAATGTAAACAGAGTTGTTTGGACAAAAAATCCAAACTTTTCAGAACAAGTAAATCATGGTGTTAGAATTGCAAAATCTAAATGGGTATCTATTTTTGAATTTGATGATGAGTATTCAAAGATATGGTTTGATAATGCAAATAAGTATTCCAAAGTATATCCTGATGTTGATTGTTTCTTACCAATTGTAGTTGATGTTACCGAAAATGGACAATTTGCAGGTTTCACAAATGAGGCAACATTTGCTGTTAACATTTCTAGTGAAATGGGAATTCTCACAAATGAAACATTACAAAGTTTTCAGAATTTCCAAATCTCAGGTATGGTTATTAAAAAATCATCATTCGTTGATTTTGGATTACTAAAAGCATCATTCAAACTAACATTTGGATATGAGTTGTTTTTAAGATTGACACACAACTCAATGAAGATAATGACAATTCCAAGAATTGGTTATAAACATACCAACCAAAGACAAGGTTCAATATTTTGGAATTACAAAAATGGTGATGAAGTACTTTCTAAAGAAGAAGTTAAATTCTGGATTGACTCAGCAAAAAAAGAATCATTTTTTATTGTTGATAGAGCCATAAAATTTGAAGAATAAAAAAACCTAATGACAGATATTAAAAATTTGTCTGGGGATACAAGTTTAGAGTCAAAGAAAAAAGGAAGAAAACCAAAAAAAGAAAAAATTTATTTCGGAGAGAGAGAGGAATTGGCAGTTAAAGAATTTTTAATTGCCGATTCTTTTCAAGAAAGAAACAAAATCTATAATGATTTTTTAAGGAAACCCATTGATAAAATGATTTCCTCCATCATAAGGACTTACAAACTATATCGAAAGGACACGGAATTTGATGAAATTCACAACGATACCCATTCATTTTTGATGACCAAAATTGAAAAGTTCAAACCATCAAAAGAAAAGAAAGCTTACTCATACTTCGGTACAATTTGTAAGAATTATTTAATGGGTCAAATATTAAAAGACCAAAAAGAAACAAATCGAAAGATTTCCTATGAGGATATATCTAGTGATTTGGAAAATGATGAACATTATTCATACAATATTGACAACTATGTTGTTGAACCTGAAGATATTATCAAAAATTTTTTAAAAGAGTTAGATAGTCTTTTTAAACAAGAAACTCTTAATGAAAATGAAGTCAAATTAGGTCATGCCTTATATGAGATTTTTGAAAATTATGATAAAATATTTGTTAGTACTTCAAACAATAAGTTTAATAAAAATATAATTCTTCTTTCATTGAGAGAAATGACAAATTTAAGTACAAAAGAAATTCGAAGTTCTCTTAAAAAATTTAAGTTTATATATATCGCAATGGTTGAAAAAATGATAAAATAAATATTTATTTATATGCCTAGACCATTAAAAAAAGAAATTAATTTATCTAAGGAATCTATTTTGTCCTTGATGCAAGAAATCTACAATGAACTTGTGGAACAGAGAAATACTGCAATTAGAATACAAAACAAAATGTTGACAATGATGAAAGAACCTGAAGATATGACTCTTATAGGTCCTGTTATTGAAAAACAACAAAAAATAATCAATGATTGTGTTGAAAAAAAACTATCTCTTTCTAAATTACAAGCTTCAATTTGGGAAAAAACAAACTCTACAAAAGAATCATTTTCTATTTCAGATATTAATATGGATGATGATATTATTAAAGATTTAATGGAGAGAGATATTACTAAGTCAGACAACCAATATAAAATGAAAAAATAAAATATGGGGTTAGACTTAAATTTTGATTATAATAAATTAAAGGAAAAAATCACCTCAACACAAGCTTACAACGAACTTAAAGATGAATATCTTAATGTCGTAAAAAAAGCTGGTGATACTCAAGAACTTGATAAGACAAAAACGTCTGATAGACTTTCAAATATTATTGAAAAAAATAAAAAGTTTCAAAAAGATTTAAAAAATCAATTTGATAGACTTTTGGATGTTGGAAGTGTAACCAAAGGAAGTGGGTCGAGTTCAATTTCATTTATTAAAAAGTTATTGTTAAAAACAATAAAGAATATTGAACCAAAACTTTCTGATATTCTTTTTGAAGAAACTATTAATGCAATTGGATGTGACCAACAACAAACATATGCTCCAGGTCAACAAGTTTATATCAAAGTTGCTGCAATAGATTTATTTGGGTTATTAAAAAAAGACCCTGAGTCTGATATTGGTAAATTATTATATGAGAAAAATCCAGTTGTAATCCAAGATTCTCCATTCTCAATGAATAGAGAATTATATAATAGAACACAAGCACCAAATGTTTCATACTCAGCAGCAACTGGTAGTCAATACAAAGGTGATTCAGGACAAAATTTATTTGATATAGAATATACCGAATTTGATAATCTTGGTCAAACAGGCCCTTGGTTTAAAGTCACATTTGCCCAACGCGCGAATAATGCTACAACAGTATCTCAATTCTTAATTGATTATTATAAATCAATTAAATTAGTTGAATTTGAAAATATTATAGCAAATATTATGAATGGTTTGACTGGTGCGTTATCAATAAAAGGAAGTATTGGTACAAGTCAAATTGAAGTAGAATCAAAATTCTCAATCATAATCAAACGAATCTTAGGAATTTGTTTTGATAATAATAATGAAATTAATGTTAGTGGTGTTGCGAAAGTACCAGTTGATGACCCTATTGATGATTCTTTTTTTGAATTTTCAGATATAGATTTAAGAAATATTGATATAGCAATTTCAAATTTAAAAAATGGGGTTGTTCAATATGAAAATTGTGGGGACGTGTTATTACCAGTTGACGTTGATAGTATTATTAGTGCCTTAGATAATTTAAGATTTGTTCCTGATAATGATTTGGTTCAAGCAGCAAATCAAATAACTCGTAACTTAACTGATAATCCGAATTGGAATGTTGAGTTACCAAATGGAAATATTGACATTGCTGTTGATGTAAATTTCCTTAAATTAATGGCACAAGGGGTTGTATTTTCATTATTAACACCCAAGGTACTATTACCCCTATATTCAATGTTAGTTTCGTTAGGACAACAATTTTTGGCCTTTGTGGATAACTTGGTTGACTTTGCTAAAAACTTTAAAAAATTTGTAGTTAATCTAATATCAAGAATCAGTGCTTTGTTTATTCAAGAACTTTTTGAAACGATTAGAAGAGATTTATTACAATTGGTACAAAGAGTTCTACAAGATATTAATAATGAGAGGGTAAGAAAGATTACTGCAATAATATTAAAGTTATTACAAATATTATTTGTTGTTGCACAATTAATTACCGATTGGCGTAAATGTAAAAGTGTCATTGATGAATTAATAAAAATAATGAGTGTTGGAGGTCAAATTGCTCAAGATATCCTTGGGGCTTTAACAAGTCAAATACCATTACCTCTTTTATTTGCTTCAGAATTTTTGGGTGGATATTCTGAATCAAGAGCATTTATTGGTACAATTGAAGAATTACAAAAATTGGGTATACCTACAGGACCTTTACCCGATGGTACACCAAATCTTACAGTATTAGCAATGTATGGTCAACTTAAAGCGTCAGAAAAAGAAAAGAATGAAAATGGAAAAGTACAAGTGGCCATCAAACCAACAACAGTAACACCAGCGGGAGTAACTATTCCATTATCAGCATCAGGATTATATTTTTAATTATGAATAAAAAAGAACAAGCTGAAAAAGCAATAAGAGTTATTAAAGATTATAAATCTTCACCGAACAAAGATTTAACATTTGTTATGGATTTTATCCAAGAAGACTTTAAGTTTACAAAAGAAACTTTAATAAAACTAACAGAACACTTAGATAAATTAGAGTTAACATATAATACAATCTTAAAAGAATACGAAAGTAGAGTTAAAAAATGAACGATACAGCGCCTAATGAATATCAAATAATTTTTGCGGGTACGGTATTTGATAACCAAGACCCAATGATGTTAGGTAGACTTCGCGTAATACCTGAAACTGACGATTATACCGCAATCATTGGAGCTATTCCTGATTGGGATGAAGAGAAAATGAAATGGACTAGTAAAGACCCAATTCTATTCTTACCCCTATTACCCTTCTTTTTAAATCAAACACCTCAGATAAATGAATATGTTCATATAATCTATATGAACAAAAAATTTAAAAGAGAGAATCAATTTTATATTCAAGGACCTTTTTCAAGTCCTTTATTAAGTCCTTTTGAAAACTTTCAAGGGGCAAAAAAGTTTTTAGCAACTGGTACTAGGTATGAACAAGGTTTATCTCTAAGAAATACTGATGGTAGTTATATAATTACAGAAGGTGGTAGTACTGAAGGTATATTCCCAAAACCTGAAGATGTTGGTATATTGGGTAGAGGTACCGCTGATGTCATTATTAAAGAAAATGATGTTTTAATACGTGCTGGTAAAACACCAGAATTAGTTTATAGTAGATTACCAACACCTAATTCAAAAAGAGCTTTTCTACAATTATCATACTTCCCAATACAAGAAGTACAAGACCCAATACAATTAACAACTTTCTTAAAAGAAGTTATTTTATCAGTTAAAAAAGTTGTTGTATGGCATATTAATAATTTGGAAAATGATGTTACTCCAAATATGTTTACGGGGTATGTTAAACTTTACAAATGGAATGAAAATAGTACAAAGTTCAATACATCTAATTTTGATTCTCAAACTATTACTCAACTTACAATAGGTACTGACCTAATTGAAACTGATAGTAAAATTGACATTACTGGTAACACTTTTGAAGAAACTACATATATTATCAATACATTTATAAAAGGTGTTTTTGATGGTTTCTTACAATATAGTGGTTATACGTCAACAGACCAAAATTCATTCAAGGATGCTTTCCCATTTGTTGTTACCCCTTCAAAAGAAACTTATGAAAGAGGAAATAAATTTAATCCCACAACAAGTACTAATGATAGTGCCGAACTTGTTAATTTTAGTAAATTTAGACAAGTAATTAGTTTAGACAAAAGTTCTAAAGAATCAGGTTATTTTTTAGTGTGGAGTAATAAAGGAGGTAAGCCTATATATGGGTCTCAATATGATTTACTTAAACAACAAATATTTCCATCGTCATTCAAATCTGAACCAGTAAGTTATGGTATTATGGGAGCACAAAAAATATATTTGCTATCTCAAGACTCTACAAGTAAAAAAACAAAAATTAATCTACAAGATACAATCTACGGAATACCCCAAAACGCATTTGTTAGAGGTAAAAATTCAATACAAAATTTAACTTATTCTTCTGTAAGGGGTGAAGTATTAATTGAATTATTAAGAAAGATGTTTGCATTCTTGGAAGGACACGTACATCCTATTGCAATAATTAAACCAGCTAAAACCGCAAGTGGTAATGGTCAAAGGTTGGAAGACATTGAAACTTTACTGAACAATGCCGAAAGTTTGATACTTAATCAAAATATCCGAATTAATTGATATTTATGTATAAAGTACATCAATGTCAATTCACAAATCATATTTCAATAGAAATAATACAATAATTTTTAATAGTTATACAAATACAGGTAGAAATCCTGTAACTGAACTATTTTTTGGTACAACCGTGGTTTCACAATATCCATTAGGTTATAGTAGATTCATTTTTGATTTAGATTTGGATTTACTTAAAGAAAAAATCAAAAATAAAACAATCTCAACAAGTTGTGGTAATAATATTAAACACACACTTAGGATGACAAATACGTCAACCTTTGATAAAGATTTGTTGAATACATCAACTTCTCAAGGAAGACAAAGAGCAACATCGTTTGACCTTGTTTTACTAAGAATCCCACCTATTGATTTTGATACGGCATTTCCCCAAAATTGGGATGAAGGTGTTGGTTATGATTTTGCCGATTTAATTTATCAATATACACCAATTGATAAAAACTTTTCAACAAGACCTTCAAATTGGTTTGAAACCACAACAATAAATAAATGGCAAGAAGAAGGAATCTATAATAATAGAAACTTAGGTACATATCCATATTCAGCATTAACACTTGTTTCCGAACAACATTTTGAATTTGGTGATGAGAATATTGAATTTGATATGACAAATGAAATCAATGACATATTGAATAATAATTTATCAGGAGTTACAGGATGGGTTATTGCATATAAACCACAAGTTGAATTATTAAGTGGTTTAACTGATACATACGAAGTTCAATTTTTTACAAGACATACCCAAACATTTTATGAACCATATTTGGAAACAAATTATGATGATATAATTGATGATAATAGAAATAATTTCACTTTAGGTAGAGTAAACAAATTATATCTCTATTTGTATGAAGATGGTAATCCAATTAACTTAGATAATTTACCTATTGTATCAATATTAGATAATACTGGTAATGTAATATCAAGTCTTTCGGCAATAACTGCTTGTCAAAAAACTCAAGGGGTATATGAAATTACAGTTCCTCCACTTATTGGTTACAAAACACCTTGTACATTCTCAGATAAATGGACTGGGTTAACTTATAATGGATTTCCATTACCTAATGTACTTAATGATTTTACACTACAACCATTTAAAAATGGATTTACTATAGGTACAAATTCAATTGACCCTAAAATTTATGGTTTTGATTATTATGGTATTAAACAAGATGAAAAAATATTTAATACGGATATAAGAAAAGTTGGGGTAATAATTAAACAAGCATATACAACAAATAAATTATTACCAAAGGTTGATGCTTATTATCGTGTCTATGTTAGAGAAGGACAAACTGAAGTTCAAGTTCAAGATTGGACAACAATTAATAGAACTCCAAATGAATACTATTTTATCTTTGATACTAGAGATAAAATTCCAAATGAATATTATATTGATATTAAAGTTATTAGTAGTGGGGAAGTTAATACTTATAAAAGACAAATAAAATTCCAAATAGTAAATTATAAATAATTATGCCAATTTATAGTGTAGGTCTTAGAGATTGTGGGTGTACTAATAAATGTATAGCGTATCAAGTAGTTATTGAAGATAATTCTAGTCAACTTATAGTTGGTAATGTTTATTCATTTAGTGGTTATGTATCATTTGGGTGTTACGTTGTTGATAGTTTTAATTTAACCAAGCCTGGTGCTACTCCAGATACTATAATAGTAAATTCATATGGTCCTGAAAAATCAACAGGTTGTGATGATTGTGTATCACAAATTTATGATTATTTACAATTTACTTCTTGTGATGGAATAATTGGTGAAATTATTATACCAAAAAATCAATTTTCACCAGTACCATCAATTGGGGATGTCTTATTTATTGAAATTTATTTTTCTAATGATAGTGGGTTACAACAATATAGTAGTTGTTTTGAATTAAAAAGTTTTACTTCAAGAGTACCAAATTTTGAGGTATTAGTAACTAGTTATAGTTCACATACTGATTGTAAAACTTGTATTGATAATTCACCATTAGTGTATCGAATAATTGAATGTTTATCCTCAACTGAATATTATATTCCATTACCATCATCGGGTCTTGACAATCATTTAATAACATTTACCGATTTAGCAGGAATAACACAATATTGTGGGGTAGTAATAGAATTAAGTTCTGGTGTAATAAATGGAACATATGTTAATGATTTAGGGATTAATAATGATGGTGTTGATTGTGATTATTGTAATGGATTGGTGAGTGAAAAAAAGAAACTTATTAATTGTTTAAATAATAGTGAAGAAATTGTTTGGGCATCAGTTTTATTCCAACCAGGGGATTCAACTCATTTATCATTAGGTAATGGGTGTTACGAAATTAGTACTGATGTAGTACCCCCAACAAGTGCAATTACAATTAGTGAATTAGCAAATTATGACCCACAACAAAATTGTGAAGATTGTTTGGAATGTTATGGTTTGGTATATGACTTTGTAAGTTGTGAACAATATGAAATTTGTGGCCCCATTAATATAATTGATTATTTTAGTTTAAGTGGTCTTAGTATCTCACGTTACTTTAAAATTGATAGCAACGATTTTGCATTTATACCATTTGTAGATAATAATCTAATAGCTAAAATTGATACCAATACCTCTTCAGTTATTGAGATATCTAATAACGTTTTAAATAATCCTTATAGTTTAGATATTGATGAAACTAATGGGGTTATTGCGGTTACAAATTATTCAAACGTTATACCTTCAGTATTTGATATTACGTTTTTTGATTATAACGACTTATCTCTTAGTAATAATTTAAGTGTTACTGGTGTACAACCAACCAAAGTTTATTATAACACAAATGACCAACTATTTTATTTTGCGAGTGCTCATCTAGGTGGGGTTATTAATGCTATATTAGTCTATAGTGGTACGGCTTATAATAATATGACATTTGTTACTGATTTTGGTACTACAAATTCATCATATCTTGACATAATACAAATAGGTTCGTTTTTTTATACTTTAACATCAACTAATATTGAGGTCTACGATACATCATATACATTAGTTAATACATACACATTCAGCGATACATTACTCTCGCTTACTTACGATGGGGGAAATTTTATATACATATCAACAACAAATAATTATTATGTAAAATTTGATTTATCATTAAGTGGTACTACCACACATTCTTTCCCATATTGTTCAAGTAGTCAATATGGGATAAAAGTTAATTCATCAACTAATCGATTATATATTTCCGACAACGGTTGTAATCAAATATATGAATTTGATACACTAACAGATAATTTATTAATTACTTATAGTAGTGAATTATCTAATATAGGTATAACTCAACCTTTTGATATACAAGCAGATACTTTAGGTAATTTATGGTTTGGGTCATTTAGTGCTTTGTTCCAACTTGGTTGTTACAATGACTTCATTAGTGGTCAAACAACATCAAATGAATATTTATCAACAGGAACAACATTTTTTAATTACAATTTAAACGGATGTTGTGAAATCACAAATATAACAAGTATTACAAGACCTGAATTTTTAAATATAACTGAATATCTCAGTATGTTACATTATTCAGATTGTCAGACATGTACTGGTACAACACGAGATATATTTTATTGTACTGAATGTGTATCAGGAATTGGGGGTATATTAATTGCCCCACAAGGTACGTATTCGGCTGGTGAATTTGTACGTTCACAATTTGGTAATTCAGATTGGTTATGTTTTGAAATTATAGAACCTTTTAGTGGTCAATCAGCTTCAATATCTTTTGTATCATCAGGTTCAAGTTTCACAACTTGTGAAGAATGTACATCAAATGCAACATTAGGGTTAACACTGATTAATTGTAATACATTGGAAGCATCACAAGTTACAGTTACTCTAAATGATTGGATTGAAATAACAGGATTTCTTTTCCAATTACCCAACCCAACCATTACTGATACTAATGGTGTTTGTTATCAGGTAGTTAATTCTTGTCCAATTGATAATGTACATCCGTTATTTGAACCACAAAATTTTTATTTAAATCAACTTTTTTGTAGAACAGCTAATCGACCAGTTCCCCCAATTTCAGCTGGAACTGAATATTTCGGTTGTAATATTTGTTGTCCTTGTGATTCTGGTGGTACAATAACTCAAATAGTTTTACCCCACCCTCAATGGACTAATGGTCAAGGTAGATTAATTTATTTACTTGATGCTATAACATTAGGTGGTCCTAATGGATTAAATATGTAAATTTGTGATATTTATAAATAAAAAAACATTATGTCAACAATTTCAGCAAATAGTGAATCAACAATCTGTGTTGTCTGTTGTCCTTGTACTACAGGTGAAACTGTCACTAGTGTAGTACCACCACACCCAACTTGGACTAATGGTCAAGGTGACGCTATAGTACAATTAAACGCAGTAACATTAGGAGGTCCTAATGGATTAAATAATTAAAAATATATGAGAATAACTGAATCACAACTCAACCAACTCGTTAAAAAAATAGTTAACGAAAAAGATTATGGAAAAGTACAAAACTATATGTTTTTCAGTAATCTAGAACAAATGGTAAGACAAGCACAATTGTTATTAGAATTAGACCCAATGGAAGTAGAAAAAATACTTCAAGGTGGTCACGATTGGGCTGATGACCATATTGCAACGGCAAAAGAAAACTTAGACCAAGTATTTGACTTTCTGATGAACGAAACTCAATATAGTGATGAGTTCTATGACGATGAAGAAGATATGGTTATGATGGAAGGAAAAAAGAAAACTGGAACAAAACTATGTTCAAGAGGTAAAACTGCTGCCAAATCAAAATTTAAAGTCTATCCCAGTGCTTATGCGAATGGTTATGCCGTTCAAGTTTGTAAAGGAACAAAACCTGGATTAGATGGAAAAAAACGTTGTTCACCACCTTATTGTTAAAATAAAAAAAGAGGACTTAAAGTCCTCTTTTTTTTATCATTAAAATGATGGTTTTGGAATTATCTCACCTTTTTTATATCGTTTACCAGTTGGGTCAGCAAGTTTATCAGTTAAAACTTCATAAGAACCATCCGCCAATTTTTTAAGTTGTTTATTTGCAGCTACCGCATCCCAATATTGCGAACCATATTCTTGTTTTACTTTAGTTTCACCTGTTCCTGCAACTTCTTTCGTACTTCTTTGAACTATCTTAGTACCACATTTATCTAATATTAAAAGGTCATTAACTTTACTATCACCTCTTGATTGTAGTGTTGGTGTGCAACTATGATAAAGTACTCCATTCTTGTTAGTAATCCTAATTTCAGCAACATCTGAATGACAATTAGGTAGTACACATTGTAAACTTAATACAATAGTATTTTTACCTAGTTTAGCAATTTCTAAAGCTTGAGCTCTTGTAACTTCAACAACACCATTTCTACTACCTCCATCAACTTTATTATTAAGATTTACTTGTCCAATATTTACATCATTTAATAAAACGTTAAATATAGCTTCATCACATTTATGAACTCTAGGAACTTCTTTCTTTAACATTTTGTTATACTCCATAAAACCTCCTCTACAAGGGAACTCAGGTGATGAATTACCATTTTCATAAATAACTTCAATTTTTAATCCAACTAAACAAGTACCAGGAGCTTCAGCATTTATAACCACGTCAACAAAACGGTCTCTTGCTTCGTTACCAGTACGTCCTCTAAATACATTTACACCTTCTTTATTTGGTGAGTTGTCAACAATAGGTTTAGGTTCAATTTCTGAATTATTAAAATAATTAGTTAACCAGTCAACCATAACACTTCTTCTTTTTTTAGCCAAATAAAAATCAGGTTTCCCCTGATTATCATTTAGTTCATAATCATAATTAGGTGTTGCCGATTCACCACCAAGAACTTTAATAGTTAAAGGAACACCAGGATTTTTTTGAACAAAAGGTAATAAAGAACTATCTAATTTTTCTTTGAATTTGTTACTATTCTTAATTAGATACTTACCATCACCATACAAATCCCCAAAATCAATTTTGATTTTTTCACCAGGTAAATTTTCTTGTTCTAATATTAATCCGTATAAATTTTTAATGTGTTTTTTCTCGTCTTCAGATATTAATAGTCTTCTATTATACATATTTATTATTTTATTTAATAATAAATATATCGTTTTTTAAAAAAAAAATTTATTGATTATAATAAAATTTGACTATTTCCATTTTTGGATAAATAGATTTATGTGTATCATATAAGTAATTGGCATATTCTTCACTAAAACCAAAAATGTTTGAAATTCTACCATCATCTTCCAAACCAAGGACACATAAGTTTTTCAACTTATAATCAATGGGGTCATAATATTCCACATTATATGGTAAAACAACATCAGTTAAAAGATTAATCTTATTCAAATCAATACTATCTTTTGATTCAAACAAAACAACCATATACTGAACATACACACCTTTATTAAATTCGTCACTCATACAAGTTGGTACAAATGAAGAATCAGGAAGTACTTGAGCACGTAAAGTAAAAGAGAATACTAAACAAACTAGAAGGAATAACTTTTTCATAATGATTTTGTGTTTTAATTTATTTAAATGTAAAAATAGTAATAAGTGTTGAAGTTACAAAATAATTTACTTGTTTTTTTATTAAAAATAATATTTTCCCTTTTTTTAAAGATTTACTTTGAAATATAACGATAAAGTTTCTATCTTTGTTCCAATCAAAATAAAAAAATTAAAACAATATGAACAAGTTAATTAAAAGGTTATCAAAACGAGCTTATGTTAAGTGGTTGACATTTAATAGAAAAATGAATAACCCACAAGAAAATCAAATATCAGAAACTCAAAAAAAATGTATGGCAATTGCAAGAGCATTGATAACACATACAGATTCAAAGTTTCTAATCGCACCATTAAGTGGTAAAAGATATATCAAAAATCCAACTCTTGATTTGTTCTTAATTTTGGAAGGAAAAACCTTAAGTATTACCAACCACGTATATCATTATGACATTGTAATAAGTGATAGAAATTATGATAGATTAACCAAAATGTATGATGGCAAAGTTGAAACAATACGTCAAGAATATGAAGATGAAGTTATGTCACAAATTGTTCACTCCTTGGATATAATCATTGAAAAAGTCAAAACTATTTCTTCTTAGGTTTATAAGAAGTCATAGTGGGCTTGTTACCAGTTCCAATTTTGGGGTCTTTTTTTTCAGCCCTACGTTTCTGAGCACAAGCCGATTTCTTCTCAGAATCTGACATCTTACCCGCAACTCCAGCCGCTCTACATTTAGGGTAACTCTTGGTGTCAGCTTCACTCCTTCCACAAGGTGGATGTTTACCATCAACCTTTCTACATATATTAACCCAAGGTCCTTTAGGTTGTGATGACCCCTTGGGTTTTTTCTTTGTTCCAAACCAAACAGCCAAATCCTCATTTATTGTATGAACATCGTGAGTATCCATATCCATATCATTGGTATTTTTTTCCCAAACACCAACTTTCTTTTTTATATTATGTTTTAAAGTACTTTTAACTTTTTGTTTGTTAACTTCAGAATCAACAAATTCTGTAAATGGGGCGGTTAATTTTTGTTTCCATTTTTTCATTCCCAATTCAATTGGACCTGTATATACTCCAGCACTTGTACTTGTATCAATTTCATTTAAATACCAAACTTTAAGAGATTCAGTTAAAATAGGAGCTTCCTCATATTTCCACTCATTTATTCCCATTGTAAATGGTTTTAACATTTCTTTTAATGGTGGTCTCTTTTCATCGTGACCTAGAAATGGATTAATTACGTCACCATCGTCATCATTTCTAATAGGATGATTCTTGGCATAGATTGAAGCTTTTTTTGCATTGGATTCAATTTTTTTGATATCTTTTTTTGGTGTACTCATTTTACCATCATAAGAATCTGTAGCTAATTGTTGACTATAATATTTAGAGACTGGTGTATTAAATGGATTTAATTGAGTCTTATCAAATATTCTTTTTCCTGACCTAAGTGGGGGTACAAATGAACCTCTACTACCAGTTAAATTACTTGTAGCCTCTTTTATAATTTCTTGTTTGATTTTATCTACAATTTGTCTTATCATTATAATATCATTATATACAAATAAATATCTATGGAACAAGAAAAATTATTCGGAAAACTATTTAATTCAGTCCCACTATTAACTGAAGACCATCTACAAACATTACTTGATGTAATGGATAAAGAACAAGCAATATACCTATTAGTACAAGCCGTAAATTATGCTTATCTAAATGGGGTTTATTCACTTGGTGAAACCGAAGTAATTTCAAAATCAATTAGAATCTTGAGTAAAAATCAACCTGAATAGAATTAAGTTGTCATAGAACCAGCATCTGTTGTTGGGGTATTTCCACCAGTTGTTGTAGTTGATACACCTGTAACTTTTCCTGAACCATCAGTTTGTAATCCAGTTACCTTCTTAGTGTCCAATGGCGCTATTACTGGAGCGGGTAAAGATGTTGTAGTTGCAGGTGCTGCGGGAGTACCACTTTTAGCAGCTTTAACTGCTGCCTCAATTTGAGCAAGAGTACCTTTTCCTAATTGATTATCAGCCGAACCAACATTATATCCTTTACTTATTAAAAGTTGTTGTAATTGTTGAACAGTATAATTGGTTACCGCAGCTGGTGTTGTTCCTGCAGCTGGTGCTGCTCCAGTTGCGGGTGTGGGTGTAGATGTGGGTGCTGCAGCTCCTGCCGCTGGTACTTGTTCAGACAACGTTTTACTTTTATGTAAATTTAATATTTGTTGTCTTTCACTTTCTGTTATGTATAATGATTTCATATTTCTTATTGTTTGTTAGGTAATTTATTAATCATATTGTAAAGGTCATTTATATCTTGTTGAGATAATGAATTTCCTGTTCCAGTTAAACCAGCACTTGTTCTAAGTGATGAAACTTGTTGTGGTGAAATTAGTATTGAACCCATACCAGATACAGGAGCACCAGTTCCAGCAAATCCGCTTGTTGTACTTTGCGTTGTTGGTTTGTCACCTATTTTAATTGTTCCATCAGTACCACAATAATAACTACTCATTTTACCATCAACACCTCTTTTACGACCACCACCATAATATGTTTCACCATTTATATTATAAGCAACCGTACCATCTTTAAGTGAACCTTTTTTTGCGTTTGGATTTGATGTAACACAAGGATAATTTTCCCAACCAACTAATGTTTCTGCTGGTTTTTGTTTTGCAGCTTCTGCGGCTTTTGCTGTTGCTGCTTTAGAAAGTCTAATAGCTTTTGTTAATGGAACTTGTACTGTGTCACTCCAATATTTATCATAATAAATTTCTCTTTTAAGGTCAGCAAGTAAATCTATTTGATATAATTCTTTGTATTCTTTCATAACACCACATAAATCTGGGATAGATGGAATAGTCGCTAATGTACTTTTTATACCAGCTCTACTTTCGGTAGTCGCATAACCACCACCCAAATAATTAGTAGTGTTAATGAGACCATTTAATTTTTCTGCTATGTCCATTAATGGTCCAGCGTCTAATGTTGGTGTACCACCTTTACTACAAACTTCAGTAATAGTTTTAATAAACGCATCTCGATTCATAGTACTAGCTATACCTGATATTAATCCTATTGCTCCACCAATAACGGCACCTGGTATTGCACCAACACCACCAAAATGAGCACCAATAACGGCTCCTGTTTGAGCACCACCTGCCGTACTATAAGCCATACTACCAAGTGATTGCTCATTCATCAAATATTGTTTTCTTGTACTACTTTCGTGTAAATTTAATATTCTATTTTTCTCTTCTTCGTCTAAATAATATAATTTTTTCATAGTTTGAATATTTTTATTATAAATATCTTTAATTACAAAAAAAAACTATAAAATTCTATTACTCTTTTTAATATTCTCAACACCCCACATTGGTTGTAAATTATTCAAAGACCAACACTCTTTAAACTCTTTATCATCAACACTTTCAAATACAAACAATGATATTGGTTTTATATGGTCAATATGCCATTCACCATAATTCTCCCAAGTCATACCATCAGTAAATTGTTTCTCTAAATGTTCTTTTAAATCTAATGCTGAATACCCAACCATATTGAAGTAATTAGAATACTTATCCAATTTGTTCTCTTTTAGAACAATATAGATTGCAGTTCTAAAATTAGATATTAGTTTGTAGATTGGGTCAGTGTGTCTCTTATGTTTTTGGTAGTTACGTTTTTTCTCTCTATGTTTGTCAATGTTCTTTTCCCTCCACTCTTTATGATATTCATTAAGTCGGTCTCTATTTTCTTTTGACCACTCTTTATGATACTCAGTCAATCTTTCTTTATTTTTAATTAGGTATTTTTTATTTGCAATTTTTTTACCTCCTTTAAATTTTTGACCAGGTACACCAACTTTGACATTGTTTTCTTTTAATATACGTAAAACAATATGTTTTTTTATACCTAATTTTTCAGAAATAGATGGACTCCCCAACATTTCATCGTTGTATAATCTGATAATTTCATTAATTGTTTCAATATTTAATTCTATTCGTTTCATATATTATAAATATAATGAATATAAACATTAAATCAATTATTTAATTTAAAAATAAAAAAAAAGAGGGACAAAAAACTTGTCCCTCTCGTCATTTTTTATTAAGATTTACTATCTCAATTCTTGTAAGTCAAATGTTCTAACACCATCAACTGTAATTCTCGCATAGAAGCGGTTGTTCACCATTTTTTTAGCGTATCTAGTCATAATACCCTTGATAGGAGTAAAGTTGAATGGATTATACATTGTTGGAGTTAATTGAAGTGGAACATACGGAGCGTAGATGTAACCAGTATCAAGAAGTGATGTACCTTTATGTCCGATTAACACTTGGTTAGGTGGGAAGTAAGGGTCACGATATACTTGGTATCTACCAGCTAATGTACCTACTCTTTCAATACCCATATTGTATTGGTCTTGCTCAGGAGAAGCATTTGATACGTGGAAGTATTCCAAGTCATCAAAGATTGCAGAAACCTCAGAAGAAACAACAATCCAGTTAGCACCACCTCTAAGAGTTGATTTGTGGATTTGAGCTGAAAGTTGGTTGATAGCTGTAATCAACGTTTGATTCCAGTCTTTTTGAGTGTAAGAAGTTGTTTGAGCAATTCTTCTCCATCCGTTGTAATCCCATCTCAAGTTCCAAGCTGCACCTTTTCTAAGGTCACGAAGGATTTCTCTATCGATTTCAGCTGCAACTTGCTCAGAAAGAAGAGCAGTTAATTCAGCTTCAGCATCGATGTTATGGAATGCCGCAACGTCTTGAGCTAACTCAGGAGACCATTGAGCTCTAAGTTTTCTTTCAGAAACAGAAACAGTAACTGATTCAAGGTCGAAAGAAACTTCACCGATTTTATCTTCGAATTCAAGTTCTTCGTATCTTCTCCAAACAGCTGTAAATGAATCAGCAGAAGAAGCTGAGAAAATAGTTGTTCCAGTGTAACCATCTAAAGAAGAATCACCACATGTTGCACAAGCAGGACAAGATAAGTCAACTTCTAAATAGATACAACCATTTTGGTCACAAATACTATCATAAGAACCACCATTTGCGTTAGGAGAAGCTCCGTTGAATGTAGTTTGAACTCTTGTTGATGTTGGGTTAACAATACCTTTACCATATTGTTGTGTTACAAGTCTAAATAATAAGTTTGGATAAGTCTCAGTACCAATACCCATAGTATCACAAGTGTTAGTATCGGCTGAAATAGTATTTCTAACGATTTTAAGGTCGGATAAGAAAGTTTCAGAATCAACCTCAGCACCATCAGGTCCGATAAGTTTACCATAACCAGGATAAGTACTCCATCCACAAACTTTCATAATCATTTTTCTTACATTTGGAGTAGTTTCAGTGATTTCATAATTTTCTAAAGCACCATTAGACCATTTCAATAATGAAGTATCTTGAGTAATAGCAGTCCAACGACCTTTAGAGTAATCAAATAAACCACCAGGTTCTAAACCAGGTTCGCTACCTTCATAGAATAAATCGTAAAGGTTTTTAGTGAAAGAACCTGAACCAATGTAACCTGCGTTAGGGTTACCAGGGTAGTTACCAGGACCACCTACAGGTGAATAATGCTCTCCCGAATAATCTTGTGAACCATTAGGTCCTGTAAATGTCGCACCAGAATAACCTTGGATTTTAGGTACGAAGTAGAACAATTTACCGATAGGTAAGTTCATAGCTTGTACAGATACGATATCGTTAGCTAACAATTTAGAGAAAACTCTTCTTACGATAGGGAATACAACAGTTTCGAATGAACCAGATGACCCATCAGAAGTTGCTTCGTTAATAAGGTGAGAAGCTTGGTTTTCATATAACTGAGCTACGTTTTCTTTTAGGTGGCCTTTAAGACCTTCAAGGAATCCTAATCTATCCCATTTGTTAATAGTATCTTCTTTGATAACTTTAAGGTGTTTCAAACCAATGTTACCAACAAGACCGCTTTCTAATAATGCTCCCATTTTGTATTTGTTTTGTTTTTTTTTTTGGTTTATTTTATTTTAATTTTGACATCAAATCCTTCATTCTCAAGAATTGAGGATTTTCGTAAGTTTTTGATTCAATCAAATTAACTGCTGAACCTGTTGATGGTGATTTTTGTATTGTTCTTTCAACAGATTCATTAACTTGTTGAGTCTTAGTGTTTGATAATTCGTCTTTAATTACTTTGTAAAGATTTTTAGATTCTTTAAGAGTTTCTACACCATCAAATCTTTTTAGAATGTTAACTTTTTCTTGTTTTGAAGTTGAATGTTCAGTAAATAATCTAGTTGCGTACGCCAAGTTTGAATTGAAGATTGCAACTTCATTAAGTTTATTTCTAAAAATGTTTAATGCTTTTCTGTACTCTTCATTTTTTTCTCTAAGTAAATTTAATTCTTCTGTTTCAACAGATTCTTTTCTGATGTGACGAGGTGCTGCTTTTGGTTTTGGTAGACCTTCTCTTCCCCAATATTTTCCATTACCTAAAGTACGTGAAGCTTCTTTGGTTTCAACCTTTTTAGGTTTTGTCATCATACCTTCTTTTGTCTCTTTAGACTTTGTAGGTTTCTTAGTGAATTCACCATCAAAACTTGGAGAATCAGATTTATAAATATCCTTTTTAGGACCTTTACCCATACCAATACCTTTAGTACCTTCTTTTTGTTTAGGTTGTTTGAAATCAGTAGTTTGTTTAGGGAATTTGAATTTAGAAGCAGAACCCATACCCATTCCTTTTGGTTTTCTTGATTTTTTAGATTCCATCATAAATTCTTCGTCACCTTCATAAAATTCTTCATCCATAGCTCCTAAATCTTCGTAATCAGAATCGTCTTCAATTTCTAATTCGTAGATTGTTCCTTCACTAAATTCTTTTTCGAAAACACTTTCAATGTCAGATTTATCCATTTCAAACTCATCATCCATTTCATATAACTCGTTATCCATTTCATAGACTTCATCATCCATTTCATATAACTCGTCATCCATCTCATATAAGTTTTCATCATCCATCTCATATAAGTCTTCATCAAACTCGTCCATACCTTCACCAACAATCATATATTCTTTTTCATTGTCTTTTAGGTTTATGTTACCCGCGTTATCTTTGGTAACTACGATTTCATCTTCAGGACTTAATAGTTTGAAAACTTTAAGAACTTGTGAAGTTGGTTGATTTGTGAGGTCTATTGTATCCACCTCCATATTAGGTTCTGACATATCCATTTCATCTTCTTCCATGCCCATTTCATCGTCTTCTATGTCCATTTCATCATCTTCCATTTCCATTTCATCGTCTTCAATGTTCATTTCATCGTCTTCTATGTCCATTTCATCACCTTCTTCATCTTCAATCTCTTCATCGTCTTGTTCTTTGAGAGATTCTTTTACCAAATCTTTGATTTCTTGTCTCATAGTAGAGGCAAGTATTCCTTTTGCATTTTCAGCAACAGCTTCTTCCAAATTTTTCATTTGTAGTATTGCTTCTTCAACTAATGATTTTTTTTCTGTCATTTTGTTTTTTTATATATAAATATGTTAATTTTTTAAAAAAATCTTTTGTGGTGTATTTCACACACACAAAAAATTTGTTTTTACGTTAACAATAAATATCATAGTATTGATAAAAAAAATAAGGATACCCAAAATGGATACCCTTATTTTAAAATTTTCTTGTTTTAGTTACTCAATTACTTCATCTATTTTACTTTCTACAATAGCTGTAATTCTCCAATCCATTGTATAGTGTTCATAAATTTTTGTAACTTTTGCTTCAACATCGGTTGGATTGTAGCCCATAACTAATTTCTCAAGTTTAATTTTCTTTACTTTACCTGAGTCTTCGTCAACTAAATCTTCAGCAATTTTTGCTACGAAATATTTTTGTCCATCTTCCATTTTTTAAAAATTTTTTTTGGTTTAACTTAATAACCCAAATAATCGTTTAATCTTTTCATTAAGTCAAGTGATTTGTTACCAAAGTCTCCAACATTTCTTTCCATTGCAACTCTTTTGTCTTCTTCCAAGTTTTCTGAATACATATCTCTATCTTCTTTGTTTAAGAAAAGATATGCCCCAGGTGTTGATGGTGAAGAAACCAAGTCAAAACAAATTAATTCAAAATCATCTTGAACCTCATTTTGTTCCCCAACCTTTTTTAATGAACCAACACCACGGGAAGATATACCAAGGGTTACACCTTGTCTTAAATAATTTGCGGCCATATCACCCTTAGTTGAAACAATTCCTCTCTCGTGGAATCCTGGTGATGTCAACAATTTAAGTTTACCCATCAATATTGGACCTTCCCACCATACTTCTGTGATAATATGAGAAACTCTATCTAAATCAATTAAAGAAGATTCAGGGTGGTTCAATTCGGAAAGTGAAGTCCCTTTTTGAATCATTTTTTTATAGTTCTCAGCTTCCCTTTTTAATATTTTTTCAGGGTAAATTCTACCATTACGATTTGGTGTATTGTATTTTTGTAATACGGCATAAAATTCAAATGGTTTAGAATGGTCTAAAAAACTTTTTTGTTCCATTATATAGGAATTCATTTCAGTTTTTGGTGATACCCATCCATCATTTTCTATTAAAATACCTTTACCTACTTCACCAGGTTTAATTAATCTCAAATTCATCTTTTATTTTTATTAATAAATATTGATGAATTGTCAATTATTAAATAATTTCGTCAATTATACCTTTTTTAGTTAAACTGAATGTGAAATATGGATTATTATTAAAGTTTGATATTATTATTTTTTTTGATAAATCCTTAAGATTATCTCTAAGGTAATTTGATTTGAAATCCAAATCTTTCTCTTCTAAGAATAAATTTATTTCTAAATTTAAGAATGATTTTTTATTTGGGGTTAACCCACTTGCACGTAAGTCTAAATCAACTATAAAATTCTTTTTAAATGTTTTTGTATTAATATTGTTGAAAATTGTATGTTTAATTTGTCTAGATAGATTTAATACTATTCGTTCCCAATTCTCAAGTTCTTCTTTGGGTTCAACCCAAGTTTGTAAATTTAAGTAAATTGATTTTAGTTCAAATGAATCTGTTGTACCATACATTACTTTAGTTGTCTTAAACCCTTGAATTTTTGACGTTTTACCTTTTTTCATTCATAATTTTTTTTATTATTTATTTTTTAGTAAAAGAATAAATAATTATATATTAATAGTCAAAAAATAATTTTCCAAATAAAATTTATGTTAATAGTAAATGTAGATAATAAAACACCTATTGAAAAAGCCTTAAAACTTTTCAAAAGTAAAGTCATCAAAACTAAATTGATGACTGAATTAAAAAATAGGAAAGAGTTTACAAAGAAATCTGTAAAAAACAGAAATCAGGTCAATAAAGCTATCTATGTACAAAAATACAAAAAAGAGGATAACGATTAAAGATTTTCATTCAAATCCTTCAATTTGAAAAAAGTCAATTTATCGTATTTTTCATTTTTTATTTTTGTAATGGTTTCATCTATTTTAGATGATGTTTCATTGTCTGATACTTTTTGGTGATTGGTAAGTTTTCCAATCACTTGTTCTTTTATTGTGTTATATTCTTGTTCTAATGTATTATCATCCTCAGATAATAATTTAACTAATTCTTTTTTACTACCTTCATCTAAGGTATTCAAATAGTTATTCAATGTTTTGTTAGCCAATTTAATCATTGAACTTACTGGGATATTAATCACCTCATTTTGTTTTTTCTCAGTCTGAGTTAAAGACTCAGTTAGAATTTGTTTACTTTTGATTTTACTCTCAAGTTTCAAAATGTCAGTTGAGAAAACATTATCAATATTTTCGTAAGTATTCTCAACTGAAATTCCATCCAACCAATAATTTAATTTTTTTAAATCATTTGATTTAATTTTATTAATTAGATTTTCGTAAATAGTTATTGAACCATTGATATAATCATCAACAATTTTTTTATCAATATTTTTCTTTGAACTTAATTCATCGTACAAATAAAACAATTTACTCAATGTTTTATTTTCCAAAATATTTTTTTTGAAATATTTCATTTCTTCCTTAAAAAGAATTTCATTTTTGAAAGATTCTGTTAAAACGTAATCTATTTTTGATTTAATAATTCCGAATTTCATAGTTGTTTTTTTATATAAATATTAGTCATCTATTAGTTTACTCAAATGTTTCTCAATTTCACCCAAGTAATTTCTTGCTTTAGATAAATCAATAAAACTTTCTTCATCTAAAAAATTATCACTTTCTAATAATATTTTCATATTATCTTTCTTTTCACTCTCAGGTAATCCTGTTGGTTCGCCACCTGGAGGTGGAGGTGCTCCTCCAGGAGGTGGTGGTGTTGCAGCTCCGCCACCTGCAGTAGTACCACTTTTTTGAGTGTATAATTTATCAATCATATCAAACACACCTGTTTTAGTTATGATTGTCGCAGTATTCGTAAGTTCAGCATCAACAGCTTTTTCAATTCTTTGTTGTTGTAAATCATTTTTAATTTCTTCATCAGAGAAACCTAAGATATGTTTTTTAGCCCAAGTTATTGATGTTGGTGCAGTACCACCAATAGGTGTAACACATTCTTTGTATAATGCAATTTTTTCTTTCCAAATATCAATTTTTAATAAATCAGCTTGACTAGATGGATTAGTTAGACTTAAAGTGAAATTATTTAATTCGTCTTCAAATCCCAATAAAAACAAATGTATAATGGCAATTTTATTCAATTCGGCCACCATTGATTTTTGTATTCTGTTAATTGTTCTTGCAAAACGAATATCAATTAACGATAAATTTTTACCATCACCAACTGGTTCTTCAAAACCTAAGAATGCTTTTGGTACACGAAGAGCGGTTAATAATTTCTTTTGGATATATTCAATATCAGCAATTTCACCTAAATTTGTTCCACCCGCCAATGTTTCAATTGGACTACCTTGTGCTGGGTCTCTTACAGGAATAAAATAATCTTGGTCAACCGCCATTTGATTGAATCTCATATCCACATTACCTGTCTGAGAGTCCACAACTTGACTACGTTTGAATTTGTTAGCAACACGTTGTACATAAGCTTCAACATCCTTATCATCCATATTACCAACAAAAACTTTGAATACCCTTCTCTCAGGTGCACGTGAAGTTCTATAAATTAACATAGCATCTTCTGATAACAATAATTGTTTCCAAATACGCCTTGCTTTCTCTAACATTGATGTGCCATATGGAAGTTTTCTATCATCACCCAATAAACGGAAGTGAGCAATTTCCCAAGAATTAAACTCCATATCCTTTGCTTTCCATTTGAATCTTAGACCTTTGTTTTCGGCTGGTTCATCAACATTTTGTCTACTTGCTTGTGCGGGCATACCTCGTTCCAAACGTTCAATTTCAATGTTTGGTAATTGCATACAACCAACAATTCCTTTGTCAGGGTCAAGTTTCAAATAAACAAAGTTATCACCATACTTACAAGTGTTTCTTGTCCACATAGGTAAGTTTGTATTAATATCTAAAACATTGTTGAATAAATCAGCTAAGATACCCTTGATACGTTTTGATTCAGAATATATTTGTAACATATAACCATCTTCATCAACAGTTGTTGATTCTTCACCATATATGTCCAATGCGGCAGATATTTCGGGTGTGTTATGTGAGAATATTGAATCTGTGGCGAAATTCTTGTAACCAGGTACAGTTAAATCATAAACGGGTACAATACCATAAGGTTCTACTGAAACAACTTTGTGATTTAATTGTAGTTTATCATTCTTTGTTCTTGCTGTTGAATATATTGATTTTTGAATACCGTACGCTTCTAAGAATGTACTCCAGTCTTTATAACCATTTGCAACAATATCTCTTTGTAGTTTTCTATAAGAAACATTTAATTCCTTAGCAGTACCTTTTAATGTTTTAATTTTACGAGCAGTTTCTATAATATTATCCCATCCTATTTTGATATAAGCTGGATTATTGTTACCACTTCTTCTTCCAGCCCAAACCAATTTACCTTTTCTTTTTGCAACCTCAGACATTTTTTGTCTATATTGAGGATTAGACCATAGTTTCTCATTATTTAATCTTGTGTGATACGCTCTATGTTCTGATATAGTCATAATCTGTAGATTTTCTGGTAAATTATTTTTACCATTAAAATCAATATGATGAACTTCTTCATCTTCTTTCACTTTGGTGTCATAAAACCATTCAGCAATAAGATTGTGTTCAGAAATCCACCCATTGTGTCCTTCATCAGAATTACAAGTGTAAACCCAATTATATTTTTCATTATTATAGAATGATTTACGATAAAAAGGCAGCATTGAGTCATTAGGTTTTAAATTCATAACCCTTTCAAACGAACCATCTCTTTTCATAAATTGATGTTCCCAAGTTGCAATAATGTGAGACCCATCGTCAAAAGTAATTTTGTAGGTCATTTCATCACGAGTGTAATGAGCATTTCTTGCTAAAGCTGGGACAACTTTTTTTAAGTTATGGTCATAAGCATAAGTTATAAATTCATAATCCCTACCCTTATCAGCCAATTCTTTGATTGTGATAAACCCGTTAGGTGTTGCGATTTTTGTATCCCCATGTATACAATATTCCATAGATTCGTAATCATAAAATGATGCCAATCTTGTTGGTTCATAATATACGGCTTGAGTGTATAAATTACCTTCAATTTTTGTCCATTGATTTGCTAAATAGAATGTTTGTTGAGCTTGAAGTAACTCTTTCTCATATTCTTGTTTTGACGTGGTTCTTAATAATTCTTTTTTATCAAACTTATATGTTGGATAATCTTGATTTAATAATGCGTTAGGACCAAACGCGTGAGATAACCTCTGCCAAACTGTTAAATTTTTATTATTTTCTTCCATAAAATTAATTTAAAGCCTACTGATAATAACTAAATAGTTAACTATCAATATTCGAATTGTTCTGTTTGATTGTGGGTTTGTCTTGGGGTTGAATTTTCACTGACGCAATTCCTTGACCAGGTACATTTAATTTTGAACCTGCCAATATTTTGTTACCTTGTCTTTTTCTTATTACTAAACCCATATTCTTTTTATTTATAAATATTATCTTCCACCAAATAACCAAGAATATTTCATATAATCCTCTTTTGAAACATTTTGATTTCTTTGATTGATTCTATCGTGTCCATATGGTATTACTGGGTTAAATTCTATTTGTTTATTAACTTCTTCGTTGTTACTTACAGACCAAGATTCCAACATTGCTTTAGTATGTTCAGAGACCTTTTCCAAACTAGTAAAGGATGATTCCGCAACATATGTTGCCATTGCTACTGACATAATTAAGTCATCATGTTGTCCTTTTTGGTGGTCAGGTCTTCCGTTAACATATACAAAAGTATTCATTTCATTGAACAATCTCATACTATAAATCTTAAACTCGTGTCTCATTGCTTCCTCAAATGAAGCAATAATTTGAACTCGTTTATTATTAAAATTTATACCAGGTATTTTTTCTAAAGCTTTTGGGTCATATTTCCATTTGTTTGCAACATCAACACCATCCACATATAAATTCTTATAACCCATTTCTTGGAGTTTTCGTGATGTTGAAACTCCCATACCACCAGTTATATCTATTACAATAAAACAATTGTACATATTACCCCACTTATAACATATTTCGGCCATTGTATCGGGTGGTAATTTCCCAACATATTCAGCAACTTGTTCTCGTGTATCAAAATCAATAATTTGGAATGAACTAAAGTCTTCACTATCCCCTCTACTGACATCCACACCCATTACATATTTGTGACCAATAACTGGTTCTTTCCAAATCCATAAAGAATTACCAATCATTTTATTTTGGGGTTCTTTAATCATATTTTCTTTTACTCTTTGCATTAAAAGAGAATCAAATACATTATCACCTGAACCCAAAAAATTACATTCCAACTCTTGAGAAACTTTTCTCTTATCATATTTCAATTTCTTTACCATTCCTTCAAACCAAGATGAGCAAGGTTTGTAACCTGAATCCATCATTAATTTTAATTCATCGTAATTTCTTTCTTCAAATGGAATACCTTCCCAACTTACAATACTTTCTTTAGGATATTCATCTTTGTTTAATAAATAATGAATGGTATCTTGTGTTTTAATTAGATATAAATCTTTTGTATATCTTGGGTCTCTAAACCAATACATTTCAGAGATTTTGAAATCATTCATTCCCCTACTTGCTTGGTTATATATTTCATAATAAATTGGGTCATAACCATTTGGTGTTGAAACTACAATAACTTTACCCCCAGTTGATAGTGAGGCCATACAAGCCGCCCAAAAGTCTGAATCCGCGTCAATAAATGCTGCCTCGTCAAACACTAGGATTGTTGGTGTAAAACCACGAAGAGCATCCTTTGAGGTTGCCACAGCTTTCACTTCACATCCGTTATTTGTCTTGTAATGTTTTTGTGAATTTTTATCAGATGAAAAATCAATACCAACCCAACTTGGCCATTGACTAATAAACATTCTTATTTTATTAGCCATCTCCATTGATGTATCCAATTTGTTGGCAATAATCAAAATCTTTTCTGGTTTTTGTTTTTTTGCAAAAGCAATTCTTTTTGATATCCAAGCCGCAGTTACTGTTGATACCCCCGCTTGCCTGTATTTCAATGCAATATTTTCATTGTAATTTTCATAGTCATCTAATAATGATATTTGGTCAGGAAATAACTCTAATGGTACATACTTTGACACAGTATTATCATAGGTTTCCAGATATGTTCTTAACGCGTATGGGGTATCTCTCATACACTTCACATATTCCATCATTACTTGTTCTTTTGTTAAACTCATAAATTGTATTTAATATAAATATAAAAACCCCCACTTATTTCTAAATGGGGGTTTTAATTATTTTAATCTTCATCGTAATCAACATCATCTAACCAACTTAAATCATCCTCGACATCTTCATCATCTTCGTCTTCATCGCTTTGAGGTTGTATTCTTTTTTCAGACTTAATTAATTCATCATAGTTAGGCCTTTCAATTTTAGGAGGATTCTTTTTAATAGTATCAACAATCATTTGAGAAAATTTTTCGAATTTAGCCATTGCCGCAGATTTACCACTTAAAACACCATCGTACATAATTTCATTAAATAACTTTGGATTATCGTTTGCTAACTTATTAAATTGAGTTTGTATTGCACTATCCATCCAAGTTTCATAATCATCAATTAATTCACCCCATAAAAATCTTAACTTTGAACTGATTTCTCTACCAGTAATCATATTTTTAATTTCATGTTTATGAATGTCTGTTACTTTTGTCAAAGTGTTATTAACATCCTTATCTTTAGGTAAATAAAGAAGTGAATTAAAATACCTTCCAGCTTTATATAATTCGTGCATCAATAAGGGAAAATTTGGTGCCTCAACATTAATAATCCAATTACCTGGATTTCTTTGGTCAGGAACAACATCAGCATAAGCAATTCTATTTGTTGTTCTTTTTGCCATTTGTTCCAAACTTTCTAAATTATCATTGTAGTATACAGTGGCAGCATTCTCAAATGTTTTATACTTCTCAACTAATTGTGGGTCTAACTGATTTAATTGTGATTCAACTTCCTTGTACATATTAAACCCTTCAGCCCAAGCACTTCCTTGAGTTGTTGCATTTATGAAATTTCTCGCTTTAACTCTTTCATCAAACAAAGGGTCAACTTCTTTTGCCTTTTCTATATATTGTGGTGTAATAGTTTGTGTAGTTGTTCTTGGATTAATCCTCGTTGAAAAGTTTACATTTAATGTAAGTGTCCCATTATCAATTCTTTCTTTTATTTTTGGAAATCTTGAAAAAAATAAAGCTTTTGACAAGTTCAACAACTTGTCATAGTGTTGAGATTCTAAATGAGGTAAGTAATTTAATAACTCACCTAACCAAGTATCTCCACTTTCTTCTTTTGCCTTTTGATATTTTCTATTTTGAGCTGCTAAAATTTTTTCTTTAGCTTCTTGACTTAAGAAATCATCAACTGGAGCTTCATACAATAAAATTTTCATTATTAGAATTTTCTATATTTAATTGGTTTGTAAGTTGATTCATCCATACGATTCATTTTTTTATCAAAATCATATTTGAATTTATCTAAAAAATCTTTTTTTCTTTTTGCTTGTGGTTCAGGGTTTACATCAGGACTAGGAACAATTGGTTCATCTTCATCAGGTGTCCACTCTGGTGTTGTATCAGGTTCTTTTGGTTTAATTTTTGGTTCTTTAATACCAGGTTCTAACACACCAGGTCCGCTCATTCTTAATCTACCCATTTTACCTCTCGGTCTTGGTGTACCATCATCTTCATCTTCATCTTCATCCCAATTAGGTTCACCTTCAGTACGGTCAGGCACTATTGGTAAATCTTCAGTATAGTCAGGTCTATGTTTACGTCTTGGTACATCAGTTTCCGTATCTGACATAAAATCAAATTCTTCCTCCATATTACCCACATAAAAATCTTCATTCAAACCTTTTTTACGTTTGATTTCAGATTCAATTAATTTTAATAAATCTCTCTTTTTCATAGTTGGTCTTAAATTGTTTTCTACAATTTTATTTATATGTTTTTTAACAAATTGTTCTTTAGTTAAAGAATTGATTGTTTTACCCATAGCATTGTTTGCGTACACACTTGCAACTTTATCAAAATAATTTGCCATTGTAAACTCCTCATTCGTTTTTTTCTTTTTGTATTTTACAGTCTTTTCAGGATGTTTTTTTTCTGGCATTTTTTCATATTGTTTCTTTGATGTACTCTTTGAAAATTCTTCGGCCATTTTACACCACTTACAATCTTTATCCTTACATTTGTTACAACGTGCCCAAAATAATCCTTGTTGAGCCTTAGATTCAAATTTTTCATCAATTTCTTCAGTTTCGGTTACAGGTTTCCCACTTGTTGGTGTAACTGTCGCTACACCACCTTGATTAGTAACTTTTACATTATTGATATCTACTTCACCCCCAGCAGGTATTTTATAAGCAGTTGTCGCTGGTATATTTACTTTTTGTACATTAGCTGATGCAGCTTGTTCTTTCGTCTCTTTTCTCTTCGACACTTTCTCAAAAAGAAAATTAATTTTACTTTCAGTCAATGATGAAATAAACTCAGGTTTAAACCCATTATCTAACAACATACCAATTTTTTTATTAAGATTCATATTGTACTTTTCTTTCAAATTCTAATACGATGTCTCTTTCGTATAGTTTATTTTTCACATCTTCAATTTTATCACCAAATCTGAAAACCAATCTTTTTTGTTTGTCAAAATTCACACTTTCAGATTCATTTTCCCACGCTAATGCAATTACATCATCCATTCCATCAATCATTGAAAATATATCAGAATTTTGTAATACTTCAAAATCCAAACTATTTTTTAACAATCCTACTTTTGTTACAAGTTCTATTTCAGGTGGTGATGGATATCCATTAGCGGGTTTACTATCCCAAGATTCACCCCACACACCTTCCAAACTTTCTGAGAAAATAAATTCATATAAATTTTCTCCTTTGTAATTTTGACCTAACTTATTAACGTAAATCAATAAACTCATAAAATTTCTCCATTTGGACTTACTCTAATTCTTCTATCGTTCATTTCAAAAACTAAATGACCATATTTATTTTTTCCTAAAAATTTTGAGTTACCATATTTTTCGTATAATTTAACTGATTTTACTTCTTGTTTAAATGATTCAGCTAAATTTTGAATTCTATTGATTGTTTTATCTTGTTTTTTTGATGACTCATTAACAAAATATTTACTCAAAACCTTGTCAACTTTTGATTCGGTAAATAGACTTTCAATCATTTCTTCCATTTTCTGTACATGTCTATTCTTTCTCGCACCATGTGTACGATATTCTGCCATTTCACCACCTTCAGGTGCTGGTGGAGGAGTTGTCATTTCATCACCAGGTGCGGGTATTTCCTCACCACCTTCAGCCATTTCATCACCCATTTCAGGTTCAGTCATTTCCTCACCTTCTTCACCTTCAAATTTTGCCATTATTTCATCCAAATCTTCATCATCCAAAGATGATAAATCAAGTGCAGATAATACTGAATTAATAACATATTTAGTATCTTCAGAAGTCATTTCATTTTCTTCGTCAGCTAAAAAAGCTCTAATTTTTTGAGCCAATTTACCTGTTGCTTTTTGAACTGATTTCATAGTTACAGCTTCCTCTTCATCTTCGTCACCTTCATCATCCATAGGGGGCATTTCAGGTTCTGGCATTGGTTCTTCAACAGGAACTTCAGGTTCTGGTGCGGGAGCTGGTTCAGCGGGCATTTCAGGTTGTGGTGCTACAGGTGCTGGTGCAGGTGCTGTTTCTTGTTCATCCAAATCTAAAACGTATTCCATTTGTTCACTTTCATTGAACAATGAAATATTTTTAATTTGACCCTCATTTAAATTTATTTCTTTAGTTATTAAGTTTAATCTCTTCAATGCTTGTGAATATGATGGATAAAATCTTCTATTTTTAATAGGTTCAATATATTCAGCAGTTGATTCGAATAAACCTTTCTTAATTACATAACCAGTTTTTTCTTTAACAATGTGATAAGTATTACCATCAGCTAAAGTCTTTTTATATTCGTCAGATGAGTTTTCATTAATTGGATTTGGAACATTTAATCTATAATTAGAAATTTCCATAATTCTTCTAATCTTATCAATTCCATCCAATTTTTCACTACCAATAGGTTTTAATTTTCCCATAATTTTTTTGTTTTTATAATATAAATATACAGAATTATTTAATTCTTTAATTTTTCATCTAAAGAAAGTTTTTTATCAATAATATCCATAGGGATATTATATAATTTTTCAATATAACCATTTCTTCTCAAAACTTTAAACACTAAATTTTCCAATCCTAACTCACCACCTTTATTCAAACCACTAACTCTATATTTCTTTAATTTATCTTTAATTACTTTCACACTATTACGAATAGTTTCAATGTCTTCACCATTCAAATGTTTTATTAGATTATCAATTAAACGCATCCATTTTTTTGCGTTTTTAATAATCTCACTCTTTTCTACTTTGAATTTTTCTTTTTGGGGTTTCTTAATCCATTCATCATTTAATATTGAATATAATCCACCACTAATACCTTTAACATCGTTGTCCTCAACAAAAACTTCAACATCAAATCCAAACATTTTTAAATTTCTTTTTTGATTAAAAACTATCTTTTTTAAATCAAAATATTCAACGTAAACATCTTTCATTTCTTTTGGGAACTGATTATAATCTACTAATATATGTAAATCCACATCTGAATATTCAGACCAATTATAGTTTGCGATTGAACCTGTTACAATGATGTCATCAATTACAACATCCAAACCAAAAGAATCAATGAATTGATATGCTATTTCCAATAAGTTCTGTCTGACTTTTGGATTCATTTTTTGATTCTCACCTAACCATATTTTTGGTTGGAGAGTATTTTGTAAATTAAAACTTGATATTACTTTATTTAAACTTTCCATTATTGATAAATATTTGTGTTTCCACAATAATTATATCAATTTTTTGTACTGATAAGTTTTAGCGATTTTGGAATTGAAAAACTTACCTTGGGATTCAGACATTCTGAATTGAGTATAGACTTGATGAGGTACATTTTCATACAAATATCTTAGTCCGTTGTTAAATTCCACAACTAATTCTTTTGATTCAGTATCAAATTCTGTTTTTCTAATATTACTTGATTGTATTTCATTAATAATTTTAGAACCATTAATTTCTTCTCTTAAAATTGCCATATTTTTTTGATTTAAAAAACCCCTCGTAATTGAGGGGTCAAATTTAATTAATTTTTTTTAATTCATCTCTAATTTCAATTGCTCTTTCAAAATTTTGTTCCTTAATAGCAATTTCCATTTCTTTTTTCAAATCCATAACCTTAGATGAATTATTTTCCATTTGTTTAATTCTATCTCTAAGTTTTGCAGCTTCTTCAAATTCTTGAGATTTAATACATTGTTCTAATTTATTCTTTAAATCCTTTAAAGAATTTTCACCAACTTCTTGTTCTTTTGGATTTATAATAAAACTAATGGATGTAAAAAAACCATCGTTATTTTTTCTAACTGAATCTCTGATTTTTTTTATTTCATCAGATAAATTTTCATTATTTAATCCTTTAAAAAATCCATCCATTGATGTGGATTGTCTTTGATTTTCACCAAAAATTTCGTTTACAATTTCTTCAAATCTTTTATAAAATTCTTTCTTATTCATAAATATTTTTTTTATAAGTTTATGTTTCTTCATTTTATACCAAATATATACCAATTGAATTTATAATCAATAATGTCAGGTTCAAAAAATTAATAACTGACAATTTGTCATACCCACATAGTTGAAAATACCATTTTTTAATTTATATTTAATCAAAAAAAGTTATGACAGAATCAAAAGATGGAGATTACTCAACAAAAGGTAAAGGTGATACCCCAGTATTAAATAACTTCGCAAAGGATTTAATCAAACTTGCCGAAGAAGGGAAATTAGACCCCGTGGTAGGTAGAGATAGAGAAATTACAAGAATCGCCCAAATATTATCAAGAAGAAAAAAGAATAACCCAATCATAATAGGTGAACCTGGTTGTGGTAAAACTGCAATAGTCGAAGGTTTGGCCTTAAAAATATTGAATGGAGAATGTCCAAGAAATCTAATGGATAAAAGAATTATGTCCTTGGATATGACATCAATTGTTGCTGGAACAAAATATCGTGGACAATTTGAAGAAAGAATGAAAGTTATTATTGAAGAACTACAATCTGCCCCAAATATAATTCTCTTCATTGATGAAATACATCAAATAGTTGGTGCTGGGAATTCATCAGGTTCATTGGATGCGTCAAACATTTTTAAACCAGCTTTGGCGAGGGGTGAAATACAATGTATTGGAGCGACAACATTGGATGAATATAGAAAGAATTTTGAAAAAGATGGTGCATTAGAAAGACGTTTTCAAAAAGTAATTGTTGACCCTTCTACAAAAGAAGAAACTTTACAGATTTTAATTAATGTTAAAGAAAAATATGAAAATTATCATAAAGTAAGTTATAGTGATGAGATTCTAAAACTTTGTGTTGATTTGGCAGAAAGATATATCACAGATAGAGAGTTCCCTGATAAGGCATTTGATATTATTGATGAGGTTGGGGCAAGAAGTCAAGTGGAAATAAAAATGCCTAAAATTATTGAAGATTTAAAACTTCAGGCATTAGATATTAAACAACAAAAGATTGAAGTTGTTAAAAGTCAAAACTATGAATTGGCAGCAGATTTACGAGATAAAGAAACAAAGATACTGGATAAATTAGAATCCGAAAAGAAAAAATTTGAGTCTGATTTATTAACCAAGAAGAAAGATATTTCATTTGATTTGGTATATGAAGTTGTATCTAATATGACTAAAATACCAGTATCAAAAATGAACTCAGATGAAACAAATAAACTTTCATCATTGGCTGATAACCTATCATCCAAAGTCATTGGTCAATCTGAGGCAGTATCAAAAATTGCCAAATCAATCCGTAGAAATAGACTTGGTATTAAAGACCCAAGTAAACCTATAGGTTCATTTATTTTCTTAGGGTCAACTGGTGTGGGAAAAACATATTTAGCAAAACAATTGGCCAAAGAAATCTTTGGTAGTGAAGAAAACCTTATCCGAGTTGATATGTCAGAATTCCAAGAAAAACATTCAATATCAAGATTGATTGGTTCACCTCCAGGTTATGTAGGTTATGATGAAGGGGGACAATTAACTGAACAAGTTAAAAATAAACCATATTCAGTTATTCTTTTTGATGAGATTGAAAAAGCCAATAAAGATGTATTTTCAACGTTACTTCAAGTATTGGATGATGGACATCTTACTGATGGATTGGGTAGAAAAATCAATTTTAAAAATTGTATTATAATTATGACCTCCAATCTTGGGGTTAAAAAATTCCAAGAATTTGGAACTGGTGTTGGATTTAAAACTAGCTCAAATTCTTATATTGAAGAGGAAGAAAAAAGGGATATGCTCAAGAAAGAACTTAAAAAGTTTTTTGCACCAGAATTCTTAAATCGTATTGATGAGATTATTGTATTCAATACATTGAAAGAAGATGAAGTTAAACAAATCGTAAAACTTGAAATTGAAAAGCTAATTAAAAGATTAAGTGGTTTGAATTATAATATAACTTGTGATGATTCTGTTTATGATTTAATATCAAAAGCAGGATTTGATGAAACATATGGTGCAAGACCAATAAAACGAGCCATACAAGATAAAATTGAAGATTTCATATCTGAGGAAGTACTTAATGGAAATGTTGTTGAGAATGAAAATTATGTACTAACAACCAATGATGAAAATATAGTTTTTAAAGAAAAAGAAGTTAAAAAATCAAAAAAGAAAAAAGGGACTGAATAGTCCCTTTTTTTTATTTTAAAAATCTGTTAAAGTTGTTCCTGACGTTGTTACATTAGATAAACCTGATTTAGGTGTGTCTGTATAAGTACTTACTCCTTTTAGTCTTTCATCCGCAACCCTTTCTAAATTATCAATATGTTCGGAATATTTATTAAAATTATCAAGTGCCTTATCAATTTCAAAAATTAATTGTTCTTTTTTTTCAGGTGGCATTTTTGAAGTTGAAATTTTACTTTTTAGTTCGGTTAATTTATCCATTATCTTTAAGTTTGGTTTATCTAATTTTTTTAATTCTTTAACCATATTTTTTAAAGAATTTAAATACCAAAAAAAATCATATCCTTCACCTCTCCATACACCTTTAAGACCTTGAAACATATTGGTAATACCATCAAATATACCTTCTTCAATGAGATTCTCATTCAATACCCTTTTAGTTATATTATATAAATCTGATTCCGTTAAATAAACTATTTTTTTCATTTTTTAAATTTTTAAATAAATATCTTTAAAAAATGTAATTTCTATTATTTTTAATAGATTCTTGGTATTTAACATACCCCAAATCCCCAATCATTTTGTTGGCAATATCTAAAGTATTGAAAACATCCTCAACAATTACATATTCGTGTTTTGTATGGTAGTTATAATATCCTACCGCAAAATTTATACAAGAGAAATCAAATTGTTGTTTTAACGCATAAACATCTGTATATGGATGGGATTGATATTTGTTTCTATTATTGAATCCCTCAGTTAATACTTTATCACATTTATTGAAGAATTCTGAATTTTTATCAAACAATTTAACTCCCATACAATACTCACTCACCATCCAATTACCAGGTGCGTCAAATTGTATAACATATCCAACATTAGAGAAAAAATCTTTATCAGCCTCTTTTGAACCATGACAACCAGTTTCTTCTGAAACAAAAAATGCGGCCTTAATATTTGGTAAACTTCTCAATAATTCCAAACATACATAAACACCACATTTGTCATCTCCACCAATACCAGTGGGTTGTCCTTCATCATTAAAAGCCTTTAATGCGGGTTTTAATTCTTTTTGGTCATTGGGTAACATCATTTCTCGGATGTTAATTGTGTCCAATTCGTGAACTGTGTCGGTATGAGCAACAACACAAGGGAAATATTCAATCTCATCCGTTTGTTTGGCAGCATAAACATTACCCATCTTATCAACTTGATAAGGGATGTTGTTTTCAGTTAACCATTCACACAGGAATTGAATCATTAAGTCCTCTTTGTATGTCTTCGTAGGTATGGACAAAACCTTTTTTAATAAATTGTAATCGTGTTTCATAACACAATATTACAATAATCTTTTCAATTTTCTAACTAAATGTTCAAATAATTCTGGTGAATTTAAAAAATTGTTGAATTCTTCTAAAGAATAACTTTTTACAGTTCCTTCATTTCCAATAAAATGTTCTAAAGTAATTCTTAGGTTTTCTTTATTTACATTCGTTATTCTGAAAGAGTCTGATTTATTATAGGGTAATTTATAAAATTTTCCAATTTCATATCCCATCTTATTTAATGTTTGAAGAACTTCACCATATTTTCTTGTTCCTTCATATTTTTCAGGATTTTCCGCAATATTCTCTAATATACTTTCCAAGTTAGTTTTTACAACATCATTCCATGTTTCCGTATCAATATCCCAAGATTCACGTCCAATTTCATTATAACTACCAATCATAATATTTAAATCTTTACCTAATGTTTCAAATAATTCCTTTATAGAACTGGTTTTATCTACACTTGTAATACGATAAAGTGATAAAAGTATATTAGCGGTAGTTACATAATTAGTAAAATAGGACTCTCCTTTTAATAGTACACCATAATCTCTGAATGGGTCTCCAATGTCCGATATTGCATATTGTTTTATTCTTTTATCAGCACCTTCATTTAATTGTTCTTGATATTCATCCATAATATTTTCAGCTTCCCTACTAAAATTATCACCCAAGAATTCAGCAATACTAGAATAATACTTGTCATCACCTTCATCTTTAAGGTCAAGGATTGTTGGTGATGCTTGTATTAGTATCTTTTCAAGAAGTTTTTCATTTTCATCGTTAAGATTTCGTAGAATATATCCATCTTTCCATTCGTAATAAACCCAATCATTATCAAAAATTTCATAACCATACCCACCATATCTACCACCAAACAAACTTTCAAGTATTTTTTTATCCCAATCACCTTCAGCAAACTCAAAAAAATCAAAAAATTCACTTTCATCAAAAACTAACTCAATCATTGATTTAGCAGGATTTTTTTGATTGAAAACTAAATTACCAAAACAATTATCAGCATCTCTTAATTGCCATTTATCAACCTCAACACCATTTTTAATTTTAAATAAAATACCATAAGGTGTATTACTAGCTGTTAGATTAATAACTTGTAATGCAATATCAGGATGATGTTTAATAACATCACCAAAATCCCATATTTTCCCATCAAAATCTTGTATTTGAGGTTGACCATATCTTGGTTCAAATATTTCATAGTTTTTATCACCTTTTTTATCAATAACTAAAAATACTTTAGCACCTCTACTCTTTTTATCTCTATAATATTGAGTTAAATATTCGGAACCATAATATTCCATAGCTTGATAACCTAGGACTTCAATAAACTTAACATTGTCATTTTCAAATATTGTTTCAGATTCTTGTTCAGCTAATTCTTTAGGACTCATTAAATAATTTTTCTTAATAAATACTTTTAAAACTTGGTTTATTCAATCATTATATTTATTATTGTATTACTTTACAAAAGGGGGTAATCTGGAATTGACTGACGTTGTTAGTTATTCGGGGCATGTCAGACCTAAACTAAGTCTGTTAAACTGGTTTGAAACGATACACGGCAACGTTATCAACAAACTTTCTGCAGTAGGTTTAATCCGTGCTGAAGAAGCAGTAGTAGCCTAGTCAATAGGTCATTACTTTCGAGTCGGGGTGCGTTAACTCAGGAACAGAAGCACTATAGGGTTGTCTAATCAATTCTCATCCCTAAAAATGAATTGACCGATTTTGTTGATTTTGGGTGTATAAAAATCAAATAGCTCGGAACACTGCGAATAATGTTGTCCTAAACATGTAGTCCTTAATAGTTAAGATGGACAGGAAAGGGTTCGACTCCCTATACCTCCACAAATTAATCCTTACCTCCATAGGTAAGGATTTTTCTATTTTCATATATTAGATTACAAAATAGAATCATTTCATCGTGACTTAAATTACTTTTTGCGTGATTTGCGGCAATTGATATAAATTGAACATTTCCTTTTATGTAACCGATACTAGAATCAATTCTATCTAATGATGCAGTATATATTTGATTATTGACACCTTTATTTTTAGGTAATTGTAATTTAACTCCAGTATAAACACAAACATTTTGACTATCCCACAACTCTTTCAAATAATCCAAATCTAAATTGTGTTCCTTAAATCTGTTTCTCACTCTTTTTAAGAAATCTCTCAATCCTGTGAATTTATCTCTAACATTACCAGAATGTTTACTTATATCATAACGATTTTTTACATTTAACAATCTTTCTGTGTTATAATGACCTATACAACTCCTTGAACAGAAATTCTTTCTACCCAATTTTTCATTACGGTTTAACTCACTTAAAGGTTTTTCAAACTCAACCCCACAATTACTACAAGTACAACTTCCCATTCTTCTTTTGTCTCTTTTTTTCATAATATTCATTTTATTATAAATATCGTGGAGGTCGTAAAAAATCGTGGAGGTAATAAAAAAACCCCTCCGTTAAGAAGGGGTTTTTTTTATTGAAGCTTAGTATATGATTTGTCAACTCTTTTATCAGTATAACGTATTGAGTCATCAAATTTATTATGAATTATTGTTAACAATTCATCAAAACGTTTAATTTCATATTGTTCCATTTTATCAAATTGTTGATTAGTACTTCTAGTAAGTTCGTGAACTCCCCTTGAAAAATCATCCCTATGGTCACTTATAGACCTATAAACATTCTCAAATTGACGTTGAACGTTATCAATATCAAATTTTTGGTTTTCTTTTATGGCAACAATCTGCCTTTCAATTCTTAGTACCTTAACCAAACCCCAAACAATAACTCCAACAAATAATAGAGCCAACATCGAGAGCATACCTAAAGCAAAATAAGTAATTCCCATAATAATAAATTATTTAATTTTTTATGTCCGAAGACCTAAAAAATATAATAAACTTATTTTAGTAGTAAAAGGATAATTGAAGTAAACCCCACTGAAACACCTCCTATGGTTAATCCAGTTAACCATTTATTCCTATTTCTTGCTTTTTTGAATTCATTATGTAATTCGCCAATAATCTTTTGTTGTGACTCATCTATTGTTTGATATCCCTTGATGATTTTATCTTTTTTATCACCTTCCTTTCTTAACATATCAGAAACTTGTTCTGATTTATCCAAAGCTACTTTATATTGGTCTTTAAGTTCCAAACTAGCTGAAAGCACATCATTACATTCTTTAAATTTGTCTACCATTATTTCTAATGAATCGTGTTCGATTGCAATTCTTTCAGCAAACTTTCTATTCATTGTAAACAATGTGTCACCGTTGATGACCATTAAATCGATTTTGGGTTCAATAGAATCTTTATTATTTTTTATTGTATCTTGCGCGTAAACCATCAAGGAGTTGGTCATTAGTACTGCTAGTAATAGCATCAATCTTAACATTGTTCTGAATTTTTAGTTGGTTTATTTTTGTTGATAAGTTTGATTCACTAATACTAATACCCATAGTTAGTGATTCAAGTTGAGATTCCATTTTTTCTCTCTCAGATTTCATTGTTACCAATTCCTTGTGTAAGGAATCAATTGCTTTTCTTTCAGCATCTATAATTTGTTGTTGGAGACTTCTTGTCTCTTTTGCGTTATAACTTATCAAATAACCCAAAAACATTCCAATCAGTAAAATAGACACCACAATAATTAATGTGTGTTTCCAGTTCATATTATTTAGTTTTTTTTATAAGTATAATTTTTAATAAAATTTTTTAAATACATTTGACTTATTAAAACATATTGTGTATTTATTAAGTGTTCAATAACTAAAACAAAATTAAATCTTAAAAAAAACTTAAAAAAATGAAAAACGTACTTTTTGGAGCAATTGTAACTTTGAGCTTAGTTTTCACATCTTGTGGAACAACTGCAAAAACTGAAGAAACTAAAACAACTGAAGATTCAACTAAAGTTGAAGCTACTACAGTTACAACTCCTTCTGTTGACACAGCTAAAGTTGAGAAATAGTTTTAATTTCTAACTAAAAGTAAAAATCCCCACTTTTTAAGATGGGGATTTTTTATTTTAATAGTTTTTTTATTCTTTTTAGTTCTTCTTGTAAATTTTCAATTTCTTCTTTTTTTTCCTTTCTTTTTGGTTTCAAAGCTTTTTCAATAAAATCAAATGGGGTTAATGCTGCGGCTGTAAACAAATTTGGTAACGTCATACCTGGTTCATAATTTGTAAAATCCCAAGGTTTGTTTTCATCCTCATCGTCTTCTTTATTTTTTTGGTATTTTTTATTTTCTTTGTTTTTTTCATTATCTGACGATGGTTTACCTAAACCTTTTTCTTTTTTTTCTTTATCCGAATCTTTTTTATCTAAATCCTTTTTATCAGGTTCAAATTTACCAACAAAAAAAGGTTGTAAGTCAATTTCATTCTTATTTGAATCTTTAATAACAAATTTAATATCTTTACCCCCACATTGTCCTATTATATCTCCTTTCTTTACACTCATGCCACTTCCAACATAAATATTTTTATTCACTCCACATATTTCAGAATAAAATACTTTACCATTTAATAAATGTGAAATTTGAATCAACCCATCGCATTTTGAATAATTAACATCTGTAATAACCCCTTCATATGGTGCTAAAACGGAATCAACATTATCGGGGGTGTATATATGTTTTTTTGACGTTTCATTTGTCAAATGACCATATTTAATTGGTTTAATAAATGTCATAAATTCATTAGTTTTTTTATTCTTAAAATTTGTTCATTAAGTATTTTATGTGTAATTGTATTTTCAGTAACTTTTGTTTTATCATCTTTATTTAAATTACCAATTTGATTTACCGCTGTTTTTATAGTTACTGGACCCTTTTTTTCAAGTTCTCCTTCCCAATATGATAAACCTTCTTGATGTGTACCACTTGTGTTTGAACCAGTTGATGAAGAAGAAGATGAAGACGATGAAGAACCAATACTAAAAGAATTTGTTGTTCCTGTAGATATTGTTTTGTTATCGGTACATTCATATTTAGATGTGACACCACTTTTATCTTTTTTAGTACCATTACCAAAATATGTAAACCCACTGATTTCATAACTTATACTACCATCATTCGCTTTTATTTCTTTTTTAGTTTGGTTACTAGTTACACAAGGATAATTATTCCAATTTATTTCAGTTGTAGTTGTTGTAGGGGGAGTAAATATTATTTGTTTTTTTGTTAAATCAACTGAAAATGTTCCATTTTTACTTACTTGTTCATTTTTATTATATGAACCCTCAACCCATTGTTTAAATGTTGAATCTTGATTGTCACCCGCCTGCCAACTACCATCTTCCTTTTTTGTCCAAGTATTTGTTACAAATGTTACAGCATTAGGATTATTTGGGACTTTATTAATTGAAATACTATATTGTTTATTTGAAATCCAATAATTAATTAATGATTCAAGAGCTTTATCAAAATTAACATCAATATTACCAGGAACTTCTCCAAGAAGAACATTTTTATCGGGATAATTATTTATAGTTAACATATTTTGATAGAGTTTAAAACAAAAAGTCTGAATATAATTTTATTATATCAGATAAATATGACTCAAACAAAAAAAGTACAACCTGAGTTGTACTTTGTTATAATCTTCCTTCTAACCTTTTCAATAATTTCTTTGAGAATTTAATTCCGTGTCTATCTTCAAAAGAATCAGTTAACCTTTTAGTTGATAATCCTTTATTTGTAAGAAGTTTATAAGCTGCGAGGTCGGCATCAATTTCATCTTCATCATATCTCTCACCACCTATATGACCTAACATAAGATGAGCAATTTCGTGTGCTTCAACAAATCTTAAATCATCAAAATCTAAATCAGTATTTACAAAAATTTCACCATCAATGATTATGGTTTTTGTTTTAGGATAATAAAATCCAAAACCATATTGGTCGAAAAAATTGGTAAATAACTCATAGTTTTCATTTTCTTTAAATAACACGGTAATAATAACATCATCCAAAAAAATACTTTGATAGGTTATTATATCTCGTTCCATTAAATAGTTTCTTTACTATAAATATCTTATTTATTAAATTTAAGACCCCAATTTGCACCAATCATTGACATTTGTCTGTCGGCATAAGTATCAGTATACTTCATTACTTTTTTGATTTGGTTTGCCCCCCATTTTTTCCATTCTTCGTATTGTTCTTCAGTCATTGTCCAATCATTATACCACGCATCTTTACGGTCTTTTATATCCTCAAAAGTAACATCGTGGCCAGCAATTTCAAACATCTTATTCAAGATGTCAACAAGCATTTTTTCTTTTTTTTCTTGATATGAAAGTCTCTTAGCCATAGTTTTATTTATTTTTCGTTTAACAAAAATTTGTTTGATATAACTTTGAATGATATTGTTCTATCATATGCTCTTATAACAACACCCTCCCTATCAAAGTTCCCATTAAGTTGAGATTTATCTTCAGCAAATAACAATAATTCATCAATTGATTTTGGAAGTACAAATTCGTAATCCAATATTGGAACTGTTTTTAAACCCAAATCTTCCATTAACATTAGGAATTTAGTAAATTGGATATTTTTTTGTTCATCAATATTAAATGCGTTGAAGAATTTAACAGTTTGACCTTTTATCTTGTATGGGTTACCTTGGATTCCTTCTCCGATGATTTCACCTTGAACACATACATTATAACCCAATTTAGATAAAGATTCCTCCAAATTCAATTCTCTTGCAACTTTCCAAAAGGAATTACCCTCAGTCTCCAATAGCTCAAGATTTCTTGCACACACCCCAAATACACCATCCTTGTAGTAGAATGTAGCACTTGAACCATCCAACTTCTCAGTGACATAAAATGCCTTACCAGACAATCTGATATTTTCGTATTCACTTGATAAGTTTTGGATACGTTCTTCATCTGTTTTTCTTATAAAAGATGGAAACATACCTTTAACTTTACCTTGAAGTTCCGCTGGAATTGGGGGTTCGTATTTAAATATACCCAACATTTCAGTAACATCTTCTCCTTCAGTTAGTTCCATATCAATTGGAAGAACACTTATTGGTAACAATAGACCTTGACTTAATTGTCCTCTTAATCTTATTGTTTTCAATCTAAATCCTTCACTACCATCAGACATTTTTTTGTATGATGTTTTTCTTAAGAATTCAAATTCTTCTTTAATGGGTAAGAAGGAGTCAATCTCACAATAGATACAAAAGTCTCCAACTTTGTATTCTCCTTTTTTGGATACAACATCCCAATTGTTTATTCTAACAACTTCTATAGCGTCAGCCCCAACTATTGGTCTAACTTCTTTTACTATTTGTATGCTCGCTAATTTTCTTTCCATATTAACTAAATTCAGTATTTGGTGAAACTCTTAATCCATCTATATATTCTTCAGGTTGTTCAAAATCGTAGTGGTATTGTCGTGGATGTTCTCTACGATATTTTTTATGGTCATAACCATCAGGTTGTCCCCATACTAGTGCCATTGTGATAAACTCTTCAACATCCATTTCATTACCATACTCATCTACAACCCTACCTGTTCTTATAAAGTTCAATAATTCTTCTTTATTTGAATAAAATTTTTTGTCATTGAAATTCCATAAAAACTTCCATCCACTACTACGTTTACCTAAGTGAATGTTTGCACCTTCAACAAACAAATCCCAAATTGAGTAATAATCAATAGAATCAATTTGTTTTTTAATTGTTCTAAAGTTTCTTTGAATTGAAAATGGATGAATATCTAAAGAATTAATGGTATCAATCAATTCTTGTTTTCTTTTTTCCATTTCTTCCACACTTGGAATTCTGTAGTAGTTTGTTCCCATTGTTTTATTCGTTTTAATTGTTTCACAAAATTAAGAAATCCCCACCTAATATCAAAATTAAATGGGGACTTTTTTTAATTAATTTCTTCCAAAAATTTTACAAATTCAGTAATATCTTTTTCCTCAAAAATTATTGTATTGTCTTTTGTTATTGAAACTTCTTTTTTGGGAAAAATTTTAATTGTAAATTTAGAATCTCTTGTTATTACAAATTCGTCATCAAATGTCAAATTAACTTGATAAGATTCTTTTTTAATTATGGGTTCAATTGTTTGCCAAACCTTTGTTTGAAACTTTGTTAATTTTTCTTTCATGCCTTCCTCCTTTTTCTAATTGTAAATAAAAATAGAAGAAATAGTATAAACCAAAATCCTGTCATTATTTTATTGAATATATTCATAGTTTTATTTTTATGCTAATTCTAAGTGATTTTCTTCACAAAACCAATAGGGAACATCACGATTCTTCCAAGAAACAAAATCTTTTTTTGCCCCAATGTAATAGTTCCTATAAGATTGAATAACGTCTTTAACCTTATATTCATCAGGCATTGCTTTGGGTGGTTCAGTGAAACCTTTGTCACAAATATTGACAAAATTTGTTACACACCACTCAATAACATCCTGGGACTTATGACGTTTTCCATATCTATAAGTATACTCCTTACACAATTCCAATCCAAGTTCACATAGGTATAAATAGTTAGATAATGATTCTCTAACCCATATTGAACAAGGGTGATTTTTGTGGGATAATTTATAAGGGATATCCAATTTGGAATTTGTTACGTGGTGGGCACCACATAATAATTGTGCTGATTCCAATAATTGTTTGATACAATGTTTATCACAATGATACTTTGCACATTTAACAACATCGTAGTCCAAGAAAAAAATGTTCATAAAATAACTTTAATTGGTTAACTAATATTTGTATTTTTTAAATTTATTTTCACTTGATTTACTTAAAATAATAACCCCTAGTTTAATTAATTCCTCTATTATTTTTTTTGATACATATGGAGATTCTTTTTCAGTTATCAATTTAAAATTATTACTATATTTTTCATACCCTAACTTAATTTTTAGATTGTTATTTTTATAGTTTAACAAACTATAAGGTTTAATTTCATATATAAATTGACCATCAGTAAAATCTGGATAGTATATTTTTGATTTACCATCTATTATATAAACAATACCATATAACTTATTCTCACAACTCTCAAAATTAACATTTTGATTATTAATTAAAAAAGAAAGTTCTAAAGAACTTCTAAAATGTAATTTTTTATACCAACCAGTCAAATGTTTGGTGTTTGATGAATTAGTAATATACTTTTCCCTATCAATATTTTTTTGGTGAAAAATGTTTAAAGAATTTGTAATCTTTTCTTTGGTTTCTTGTGAATGTTTGATTGTGCCATTTTTTTTCTTAGCAGTTATTATATTTTTTTGCCATTCATTTGTTCTTTTAATCTTCCTTCCTTTTAAAGCTAAACTAATTTTATTAGAAATCTCTGAGTTTTTTGAGGGGTTATCTACATTAAATTTTTTTAATGTTGTTTCTTTTCTTTTTTGTTCTTTTAAAACTTGGTTAGTATTTTTGATTCTTTTTTTAATTGTATCCTCAGTTTGTTTCTTACCTTTCCAATAACCTTTATTAAATGATTCATTTTTATCTCTACATTCAATTGAACAATTATCTAAATAACCTTTATTTAGATTTCTAAATGAAGTTGGGTTTCCACAAATTTTACATTTACCTTCACCCTCTTTTAACAGAAAAACATCATAATATTCATTAGAACTCAATTTATGTTTAGAATTAAAATGTGATGAAAGTGCCTTTAAGTTTTTAAATTCTTTGAAACAAATTTTACAATTTTCCATATATCTTTATATATAAATATAAGAAAAATGGTTTCTATTCTCAAATTAACTATATGTTTATTAGAAAATATTCATTTTTATTTATGTTGGATGGTGAAAGGTTTTACTTTGGGCAATAAGGAATTTTATCAAAATCCTTTTACCCCTCAAGAGTTTTTAAAGCTTCCAAATAAACTTCTATTGCTTTCAAGTAAAGATTAAAATTTCCACCCCTCATATTCTTAAGTAACTCTTTTTTCTCTTGAAGATAAGTAACAGCGAAAGATTTATCATACTCAACAATAGATGAAATGTTCTCAATCAAGTCAGCATATTTAATTGTTTGACAATAAGCAGGGATTCTACCAAGCCTTTCAACTTCCATAGCTTTTCTTTTGGCTCTATTGAGTTTAGGATATGCTTCTTTAGTATAGGTGTCGGTTAAATGACCAATACCTGAAACAATCATCTCAGTACTTAAATAGGGATAACCAATCTCACTTAATTTTTTTCTTAAAGTTTCAACAGTACAAGGAGTATCTTCCAATAAATCATGACCTAACGATATTTCTATAGCAAATACTTCACCATTACTAAAAGAATCTGATTTATATTTATTTACTAATTCTGCGACAGCCAATGGATGAGTCCAATAAGGTTCACCCGTATATTTTCTCACTTGAGTGCCATGTTGTTCTTTGACAAACTCAAAAAATTTTTCTTGTTGTTCTGTTAATATCATTTTTATTTATGTTGAATGGTGAAAGGTTCTACTTTTAATTTTGCGGTTTGTTTCTTACCGATATGTCTTAGGAAACGATTAACATAATTAATAATATTAATAGCTCCAATAGGATTGGCTGAGTGAACATATACTTGAGGGAAAGGACTTGTAATGTTGTCCATATATTGTTCAACCAACCATTTAGCTGCATCATATCCAGTTTTTTCTTCAATATTATCATAATCTAATATACCTTTATTCATTACGTTTGTGTAATATTCTTCAACCGCAGTGTCGCCCAAATCATGGTCAAATGAAATTACTGCTACATTTTCTAATCCAATTTCAGAAATCTTTTTGATGAATTGACCATAATTTCTAACAATAGTCCAATCCTTATCATTAGGAGTTCTTTCATCATCCAAATATATTTTGTATTTCATTTCGTTTGTTTTTTCTAGTATATTGTTTAATAGTTTTATGAACTTTTGTTATTGAGGAGAAACCGTGAGGGTTCTTCTCTAAATATACCAAACGAGCACCATTCCCTATGGCGTCAATTGTATTTTTTAATTTATCTTTCTTTTTCATAGTTTTATTATTTGATACAAAGATAAAAAAACAAAATTACATTAAGAAATTTTTTTTCGAACAAATTCACCTAAATCATAATCATTTGGATGCTCCAAGATTTCTTTTTTAGAGATAAAATAAATTTCATTACCAATTGGTAAATCATCAGCTGTCAAATTGTACATATCAATTATTTCAATAGGTTTCATTACTCTGTGAGTAAAATCTCCAGAATCACCCCACTCTGATATAACGTGATAATGTTCCTTCCATCCTGATTTGATGAATGTAACACAAAATGGTTCATTATTTCCATGTGGAAAATAATAGGTAACATTAATACCTTTTTTAAGAATTTTTGCTTCCATTTTTTTATGTCCAATTTTTGTACCTAAGAAGAGATTCGAACTCTTACTCCTTTAAACGGAATTTGGGTCTAAGCCAAACGTGTCTACCATTCCACCACTCAGGTCTTTTTTAAAGGTTAAATCCAAATTTGATTAGATAAACCAATCCTAATACAATTAGTGCTAACATTGAACCAGAGAACATAAACATTGCAAATTCTCTTTGGTCATTTGTTTTACCTTGATTTTCGTCTTTCATTATAAAAATTTTTGATAGTCTATAAAATTTTTTTCAATCCACATTTTTCCAGTTACTTCATTATCTTCTTTTTTACTTTTTTCATAAATTTCAGACATTACATATCTTTCATTTTGTAACTCGTCCCAAAGATAAGAAATAACTATGTTTAATTTTCTTTTTTCCTCTGTATTCTGTTTAGCTTCTCTAGTAAGTTTTTCAACTTTATCTATAACGTTTTGAAGAGGTGTTTTATTTTGTGTTAATTTAGAATTCATATCTTAATAATGATTTATTTAGTTTATATCAAGTTCAAGCTGACTCTCACTAAATATGTGTAACATACCATTATCAATTAATTCTGCAACAATTCTCGTTTCACCAGATGTGGTTTGGAATACCGCAACAACTATACCTGGGAATTTGTAACCTTTCGGTTTGTAAACTTTGTCTCCTACTTTAAATTTCATAATTTTATAATTTGTTTTTATAGTTTAAAAAATACCTATTTTTTCTAGCCGAATTTTTATTTTTTGATTTGTAAGTGTCCAATTGGGAATCACAATTATGACAAATCAGTCTTAAATTATTTCTTGTATTGTTAGCGGCATTTCCATCAATATGGTCTAAAATGAACTTCAATGGTTTACCATTCCAAAAATTATCAATATTACAAATATTACATTTTTCATTTTGTTCTTCAAGAATATATTTCTTAAACCATTTCATATCTGAAATACAATTAGTAAATTCTTGTTGGTTGAATAAATAATGATTGTATTTATTTTTTTGTCTATAATCAATACTACAACTATGACAACAAAATTTCGGATTACCATATTTTTTTTGAAAAGTAGCTAGACAATTTTTACAAGTAAGTATTTCACAAGTACCTTTATTTATTGGGGTAAAATCTTTAGGAAACACTTTTCTAACCAATAACTCTATACCAAGTTTTCTTGCTATTTTTTTGATATAAGTGTCACTAACTCCGTACAATTTACCAATTTCACGATAACTCTTATTTTGTGTGTGAATTAAGTTTTCTAAATCTTCTTTATTGAATTTGTTTTGTTCCATAATAGTATTTTACTATAAATATAAACAAATCAATAATTCAAACCAATAGCTACTATTAAAATTTAGTACACCCAGTAGGACTCGAACCTACAATGACCTTTCGGTACCCTTCCGCTTAGAAGGCGGTTGCTCTGTCCAGTTGAGCTATGGGTGCAAATTTCCCCACTCTGAGATTCCAAGTGAGTAGATATATCGGTTTTCTTGCTTTCAATAAACCTGTGGGTCATCCCTCTTAAAATTAGTCAAGCTACTGGGAGGCTCTGCTACCTGCCTTTATTCCCATGAAAGGGGCGTTCACGATGTCCCCTTTAGAACCGAGTATAGATTTAAGTCTTTACTAAGACTGCTGAGTATCTCTTACTCATTGTAGTCAAGATAGGATTTGAACCTATACGACCCTTCACATTTCTGTTGCATCGGTCTTTCTTATGGGACAAACGTACACCATCTTACTTAGCGTCTTCCATTCCGCCACTTGACCATATTAATTAAAACATCTTGTTCAGGGTAGGTAGGAGCTCGTTACCTTTATCTGAACCTCTTTGCCATCATTTTCTTTACGAGTTGATGTTTTAAATGTTGTAGTCCTGACAGGAATCGAACCTGTATTTACAACAACGCCAATCTGACACATCCGTACCAGTAGAGGAATCGAACCTCAATATATTGTAACCCCCTTTGGGCTAATGGGATTTGCACCCAAACGTCTTCCATTCCGCCACAGGACTAAATTTTAATATAAACTATCTAATGACATACAATATCTTATGAATCTTTGTTCACCATCTTCTGTCTTATATTTGTATTCACCTTCATAAATTTCATAATAACCTCTGTCATCAAATGGTTCAAAACCTATATACTCAACACTTTCATCAAATATAGGACCTTCAACACCCATATATTGATTCAAAAGTAATTCAGCTTTTTCAATACTACTTGCAGTTAGAATTGGAATTCTATCGTTACTATCCAAGATTACATAAATAAGTGCCATAATATTCAAAGTTTTAAATTAAAAATATTTTCTTGTTGCCCACCCCTCACTACCAAATGCTGGGGGGGTATTGTTTTCTTCAAGTTTTAAATACATATAACCTTTATAGGCATTAGATTCGTGTAGAACCTTTTCAATCATTGTGATAATGCCCATTTTTTCTTGGATAGAAACCATTGGAATAGCCAAATAGTTGTTTGCGAATTCTTTTAATAACTCAACTTGGATTGTTTTTTTCTCTTTAGCCATTGTGATTATGTGTTTCAGTGATTAATAAGACAAAGATAGTTGTTCTTCCTGAATTATTCACTTTTTCCTATGTTTTTTTTAAAAAATTTTGGGGTATCTTCCAAGTTAGCTACACTTTTTCAATGCCCCATCATCCTGTAGAAACGGACTAGTGTTTTTTGCCTTTTGTAGAAAATGCGAGTGACTATCTCGTGTAAACTGCCAACAATCTGGTCTTGGCAACCCTGGTTATAGTGACATATTAACCATAATACGAGCAATTAGGCTTACTGACCACCCAATCTATCTACATCAATTGGGATTTTTGGAGCCGTTTGTCAGATTCGAACTGACGTGTCCTAACGGAACTGGGTTACAAATCCAGTGCAATCAACCACTATGCGAAAACGGCAAATAATTATCTTCTTTTATAAACGTAGGTTATTGTATCCCCTATTTCATACACATCACTTCTTCTTGTCATTATCAATTCATCACAATCGGTTTTATAATTATATCTCTTACCAAATTCAATTGTGGATGGAGATTCTGTAATATACATCGTATCAATTACACACTTCTTAACAATATCACCAGGTTCTATCGTGGGGTGTTTGTTACAGGATACAAAGATAGTGATTAAAATTGAAAACCAAAATATTTTTTTCATTTTTCCATATGATTTATAACCCAATTAGCAAATTTTCTATGACCACTCGCAGCAAAATGAATTCCATCTCCAGTATCACTATAAAACATTGTAGTGTCCATTGGAATTATCTTACAATTTTTTAAACCAGTTTTCTCGTGAACCATCAACTTTTGAAACTCAATGTATCTTCCAACACATCTCTTGGTTGTTTCTGCATCATACACAGTCTTTGTTGTTACTTGAGCTGGATTAAAACCCACAATCACAATTGGTTCAATTCCTCTTCTATTACAACTATCAACCATCATTTGAATGTTATTAACCGCACCTTGGAGATTTACATAAGAGAAAGCATCATTACATCCACCATAGATAAAAACACTTGAAAAAGCTGAATCGTTTTTAAAACAAGCATTTAGGGTTGTCCTCATATAATCCGTTCTAACACCACCTTTAGATAAATTGACCCTTTGATATCCAAAATGTTTGGAAACTTGGTCTTGCCACCCACCAGTTGCACAGGTTAAACTATCACCGATAAATAATACCCTACGTGGGGGTGTATATGACCAAGATGTCAATAATACTACTAACACTAAAAATACTAAAAATTTTTTCATAAATTAAATTTAAAACAATGTTTATTTTTCAGTGGAGGATATCGGAGTCGAACCGATGACCTCTTGAATGCAAATCAAGTGCTCTAGCCAGCTGAGCTAATCCCCCTTTTTGTATTATGTAATCGTGCTTAAATTTTAGACGTAAGGAAGCTATACACCAACCGACTTACTTTCTCCTATTACATAATTTTTCTCCATAAACCACCAGCCAAACATTTGAAATCATCAAAACTTGTTACTCTTATCGGATTTTCTTCATATTGCCATATTTTACAGGTTATATGAATTTCACCAGTTCTAAAGTCTTTTTTTAAGAAGGTATATAAACCATCACGAGACTTAATATGGATTTTATCCCCAGTTCTAAGATTTCTAAATTCGGACTGATTCATAATGAATTTTTAAATTTGGAGCAGTAAGCGAGACTCGAACTCGCAACATCTTGTTTGGAAGACAAGAACTCTACCATTGAGCTATTACTGCAAATTAGAAATGAAAGTCCTTCCATAAGCATTATATGGGCAAGACGTTTAATGATGGTTTGTTCCCCATCACCTGATACCGTGCACGGTAGAGCAGGGTCTCCTACATAGCAACTTGGGTCATTATTACTCTCGATTTAGGTTGCGACCCTATGAGAGCCAAGTTCCCTTTCAATGGTGCTAATCCATCCTATGTAAGGTTTCATTTCTTTTGTGGGTGCCGAGGGATTCGAACCCCCAAGTTTAGCATATAGCAACTGTTTTACAGACAGCTTCCTTCACCAATTTGGATAGACACCCTTTTAATAATTTGACGCAAAGTTCGGATTCGAACCGAAGTTCCACTTTCGCAGAAGAGGCTTATGAGACCCCTGACATTGACCACTCGTCCACCTTGCGTGATGTGTTATAATTTTATTTTACCATTGTCAAATTCCCAATGATGATTAGGGCATAACCCAACTAAATTATCTATAGAATTTATCTCAATTATTAGAGTATCATCACTGAAAGATGAAACTGATTTTATATGACAAACTTCTACGTGAGTATTATATCCACAAACCTTACATTTTTGGTCTTTATGATGTTTGTTGAAAATATAATGTGCATGTTTCCTAATTACTGCTCTAAATCTATAATAAATTTCGTGTTTTTCAAACAAATCTTTTTTAGTTAAACCTAAAATAAATTCAAATTTTTCCTTTTTAGGTTTAGATTCTTTATTTTCCTTTTTAGGTCTTGGTTCTTTATTTTTTTTAATCGGTTCTTTAATTTCTCTTTGTTGATTATTAAAAGTTGCAGAACAACTATGGTCACAAAAAACTTTTCTTCTAACCTCACGAACTTTTTGTTTTTCACCAACCATAATTGGTTTATTGCAACACCTACAAATATTAGGATTTTCGTAGTATTCTTGTAGTGATTTCTGTCTACGCTTAATACCACTTACCAATGCAGCTTTTTGATGTCTATTTAATTCTTCCATATTATATAAATATCACAAAAAACCCGAAAATCCTATACACAACCCAAAAATCCTATACACATAATGTTTGTTGATTAATAAGGATTCGAACCTTAATCCTGATGTCAATTTCTTTAATGGGTACTTACCATTCTCATACTTTATCTTTCCGTGCGCCTACACCATAATCATTTCCGTGAGTTTCGAACCTCTCAGCCCCAGATTAATTACTTCTGAGATTTGTACACCATACGGGATTCGAACCCGTGACTCCTCCGTGAAAGGGAGGTGACTTAGACCCCTTGTCGAATGGTGCGTTTTTAAAAATTTGAGGATGAGAAATCCTCTGTGTTGTAGTGTACGATTATGTTACTATTCCATAATTCAAGTAATGTCACTCATCTTTATATTTCCTTTCTCAAAGGAACAACACATTTGTAGTCCTGACAGGATTCGAACCTGTACGTTAGCTTTACATTTCGTTGACTAACCGCACCTTGAAGCGAGCGTCTTCCATTCCGCCACAAGACTATTGTCTCACAAAATTACGATTTGATTTTCTTAATTCCAAATCTTTTTTAAACTTTTTTTTGTAGTCCCGACAAGATTCTAATGTAGAATCCATACAGAAGTTAATACGCCTGCAATAACCATAACTAATGTTGCTATCCAACAAGTGTTTGAAATCTTGAACCATAAATCACTTCTTTTAGTATCGCTATTCATAAGCGACCCAGTAACTCCAGCAACTATGATTGTGATAAGAAGTAGTGTAAAGTAAATTTTAAAATATATCATGTTTTTTATTTTTTTGTACCCAGGGCGGGACTCGAACCCGCACGACCTTACTGGTCACAAGATTTTAAGTCTTGCGTGGCTACCATTACACCACCTAGGCAAAAATTAAGAGAAGTTTTGAATAAGTGATTCTCCACTTCTCTTTTTGATATCTTGTATTCGTTATGGTGAATATCAAGTCACCATAATATAACTTATGTTGCCTTCGTCCGCCCTAATTGACAATAAGTAAACTCCTTAGAACGTAAGTCACATCTTAATCTCGTGACATAGATATTATTTTAATTTACCACCAATGACCAATATCAGTCATATCATCCCACCATTTTGCTACCCAAGAATCTGGATATTTTTTTATGATATAGTTACCAATAAAACCCAAAAGCATTATAAAAATAGCAAGAATAATAAAATTTATCATAAAGTTTGTCATAATCTATTTTTTTAAGTTACATTATTATAAACCAACCTTCATATCATTTAGTTCCAACTTTTAAAACTTTTTTTAACCAGTGTAGGATTCGAACCTACATCCCCCATTCTAAAAATAGGTTGCTACCCAAGGTGGTATTCATTTCCACTTACACCAACCGATTAATTAAAGTATTGCGAGCTATAGGGGATTTGAACCCCTGTTCTCCACCGTGACAGGGTGGCATGTTCGACCACTACACCAATAGCCCTTTAATATTTTTCCCTCAATTTCAATGAACATCACAAAAGTAGGTAATCTTATCCAATTTTCCAAGCTCCATAGATAGTTTTTTTTCTCTTTGTTGCATCATCAGGATTTCCAATCACCACCCCATCTTTAATTGTAAAAGCGTGACCTTTGACTGTGACTATGTAAGTTCCTTTGGGATAATCCTCCAAAAACTTTGCAGTTGTCATACTTCTCAAAGTGTTTACACCTTTAACCTTAATCCAATAAGAAAGGTTCACATCTTTACTTATTGTTTTAATTTTTTTTCTATTAACACTAATTCCTTTACTTTCCAAAGACCTCATCACCAAACTAAAACAATAAGTTCCTTGTCCGTTTTTTCTTCCAAATATTTCAGCAACCTTTTTGTGAGCAAAATCATAAGTCACGTTGAAAGCTGAAGCAAAAGCTCTAACTACACAATCGTTTGTTTCAGACTTTGCAAGTCCTGAATCATTAATCCCTTTTATGGCGACCGAAGAGGATATGTATGGTGTTTGTTTTCTCATACCACAAAGTTACAAAACCATTTCTAATTCCCAAACTCTGTGACAAAAAAAAATCCATCTTTTTTTTAGGAAGATGGATTTGATTTTATTAACAATTAAAACCTTATATTATACCATCTCCATCCGAGGATTTCTACCCTCAGCTCCAGTCGTTAAGTCCATATAGAGATTGTGTTTCATTTGTGAAGTTTTTACTATTTTTTTATTAAATATAACGATATAATACAAAAGGTCAAGTTGGTTACAAAAAAAATTAACTATTATTGTCTTTTATTTTTATTTTAGTACTCCATGACAATTTAAAATAATTAGTTTTTGATATTTCATCATATTTATTAAAACAAAATGCAGATAATGGGTACATACTTTCAATATCTATTTCATCAACAATAAGTTCAATAATTATTTTATCTCCTTTTTTAATTGTTTCATCTTTCAATGCTTCTAATACGCCTATTGTTTTCATATTATTATCTTTTTTTTATTCTAAAATATCACCAAATCCGTTCTCATCTAACCAATCCTTATCATCATCAATTTCTTTTAATTCATATTCAAATGCGAATATATTACACACAACATCATCAGCACTTGAAAAAGTTTCGTGAATGAAATCAAAATCATCTGGTTCTAACTGAAACTTTTCTTTCTTTAAACATTTGAATAATTCTTTTGATGTTTTGAAAACATTGGGAGTTGTATAAGTTTTTAATCTACCCTCCATTTCCATATGTTCAAATTTCTTATAGAATTTATCATTAAACACCAAGATGTTTTCAGTTCCCCATTCATTTAAAACTTGCATTATAAATGTTTTTAACCCTTGAAAACAAGCTGCACGATAATCATCAAATTGTTGTTGAACGGATACATCTCCAAATTCAACTTCACTTGTTTCCTTTTCGTGTTCGGCAATTTTATCCAATGCCATTAGTTGGAGTAGTTCCCAAGTTGTATCATAGGGTTTATAGAAATTTACAATTACCATTGGTGTCATATTTAAAAATTATTTATTTTCATTTGTATCATAAAACATATACTCAGAATCCTCGGTCGCCCACTTATCATAACCCTCACAATTATAATAATCCTTATTAACCAAATAATCAGGTCTCTCAGGGAAAGATTTTGTGACAAAGGATGGTTCTGACCATCTTATCCTATTATTCGGTTGTAGGGCAATCTGGCCATTATCTAGTAGTAATATATGGTGTGACTTATGTTCCATTGGGTCTTCAGCCAAGGTAAAATCACTATTCAAATCACTAGAACCCCAATTTATTGTGGCATAATAACTTCCATCATACCATTTCTTATCTTTCATAAAGACTGAAACTCTGGTATCATAGACATAACTTAAATGATGTACCGAGAAATTATATGAAAAACAATTCCATATTTGAAGATAATGGAATGGTAAATCAACATCAGGTAATTTTGGTTCAGTTAATAATGCGTGAGATGGAAGTTTATCTCTCATAACACCATTATTAAATAATACTTGGAATAGTGCCGCTTGTCCTGGTAAACATCTAATTGATATTATAACACCCTCAGTAAATTCACCAAATCCCTTCTTATTTTGATATAGATATTCATTTCGAACATATACCTTTAAGGGGAAAAAATTACCTTCAATATAAGCCATTTAAATTAATATTATTTTTTTAATAATTGTATTCTCATCAATATTAATCTTAACTATATAAATTCCTTTTGACAATGAGGATAAATCAATTTGAGATGTCGGATTCTCAATAACAAATTCAACCCCAAGTTCATTAAATAGTGAAATTCTATTAATATTTTTGATTGTTTTTATATTCAATATATCTTTTGTTGGATTGGGATATATTAATACATCATCGTTAATTTTATTTGAGATATTAATAATATTACTATAAGTTATATCACCACTATATTCAACAATTTTAAGTCTATAATAATTTTCTGAGTAAGTCAAATCATCAATATAATTCATTGTTAAATCATAAGGATAAATCTCAGAAATGGGATAGAAATCATAACCATTTGAACTCTTCTCCAACTCAATATAATTGACTTCTGTGACATTATCAAGCGTCCATTGAAGATTGACATTATCGTTAATTTTTGTTCCCTTAAATTCAATTATACCAATTGGTAATATTGTCCCACAATCAACCAATGTTGTTGATGAACCAATATTAATTGGGTCTAATAAGTTTGAATAATTATAAGTCCCAATTCTTAATGAATTTATAAAATATCTATTGGCATCATTATTTGGTTGACCTGGAGTTTCATTTGTTGGGGCAACACCTCTACTGAAATTGACTTTTGCTCCAAAACTACCACTATTGAAAAAATAATTTCTTTGTAATCCACTCCCTGTTATAATATTAAAAGATGAACCACCAAATGGAAAAGTGGGAAATGGGGTTGACACATCCCCGTATGAAAATCCGTGAAAAAATAAACCATTTGGACTTCTAACTTGTGCGGCATCACCATCATTTCTAAATCCAATCCTATCCCAAATTCTTGTTGCGGTATAACTAACTGGAGTATACAATGGATTTGTTGTTGTTGGTAAATTTGATGTATTATCCAAACACAAATCACTTATTGGTAAAATATAAACACAATCACCATCAAAATCTAATGGGTCTGGAGTTATCCCAAAAGTGGGATTAACATCAGCACTATTATAAATTAAAATAATTGACCCAGGTTTTACATTAGATAAACATCCTGGTTTAATTCTTATATGACCTTGAGCTGTACCAACCCCACTTAAAACACCTTCAAAATCTCCATTATTATCATCTATTATCCATCCACCCAAGTCTACACTTATTGTAGGGTTTGAAGTCGAGCCAATAACAACTAACTCAAAATATTCTCTGTTTCCAGAATCACCATTTGATATTTCATTTATTATAAGACCTTGGGAATAAATTAAAAAAGGTAAAAAGATTAGTAAAATTGAATAGAAAATTTTCATAGTTTAAACGATTATTCATTAATAGAGCTGTACTCTTTTAATAAATAGTCGGTAAAATCTTCGACACTTTCAACATTAACTTCAATTTCATCATACCAAATCTTTTTTTCAATATTTTCATACAACCACCAACCAACTAAATCCTGTATCCATCCGTATGATTCGTCTTTTTCTTTTCTGAGGATGGTCGGAATAGACTTCTCAAGTTGGGACGTGGTATTGTTAAAGTCAAGTAAATCAACTCCCATATCATACAACTTGTGCACCTTCTCATCGTGTTCCTTGATTTTCTTTAATGTTTCGATTATGTAATCCCTTACCATAATAAGTATTTTAAATTGTTGATAAAATTTGCGAGAACGATAGGACTCGAACCTATAACCTGTGGGTCTGGAATCCACTACTCTAATCCAATTGAGCTACATTCCCATATGTTTTGTAAAGATAATAATAACTTTTAAATATTTCCGTATTTCTTATTCCAAATTTCAATATTTTCAAGCAATTCGGTTAATGTTAAAGACGATTTACCATTTTTAGACGAATTATCCGAAAATAAAAGTAATTCACAATTTGCTGGATGAGATAAAATATTAGGGTCTATTTTATTTCTATAACCTTCCATCACTGAATATTTATGGTCTTTTGTGACTCCAACCAAATTATTTTTTTTATTTGTTGGAGAATACCATCCATATTGTTCAATTAAAATTAAATCAAATTCTTGTGGATAATCCTTTACATTAAATTGAAAAGTACAAGAAGGTCTATAATATTGATAATACTCTAACCTACAATTAGTACAAACAATTTTGTACTTTTCAATAACTTTATTATTACAAATCCTACAAGTTTTTATTTTACCAACTTTAGGTTTAGTAGGCTTAGTTGGTTTAGTTGGTTTACTTTTTAATGTTTTTGATATTTTATTTTTAGTTTCTTCACTATGTTTACGTTTTTTATTATTAAACGTTGTTGAACAAGATGAATTACAAAATAATTTGTTTTTACTTAAATAAGACTCAAATGTATTTCCACAATTTTTACAAGTTTTATTTGTTGTATAAACTACTTGTAAACCCAATCTAAACATTTTATTAGTTATCGTTTTATACGTAACCCCAAAAATTTCAGCAATACTATTTGGTTTTAATCCTTGATTAACCAAATCAATTAATTTTTCAATATCGTTATCATTCCATTTCATATATATATATATATAAATATCAACAAAATGAGTAAAAATAACTAACTGAACTTTTTTTTTGAGGTCGGGGAGGGATTTGAACCCACGATGAATTTTTCATTCGATAGTTTTGCAGACTAGTGCCTTAACCAACTCGGCCACCCGACCCTATTGTTTCTTTTTTAATCCCCCAACTTCACCCCACTCGTCAGTGGGGGATAGGTTGAGTTAAGCTTCCTAACTTATACCTTGGGCTATTCGTTTACAAGCAACAAGACCACAGCAGTGAGCAGTTCTTATGGGATGCCTCGTGGTACTATTATAACATAAAGAACAATTACCTACTAGCACCTCACACCGAAATTGTAGGCAGGCTCGGTCCCTTAATTGTTCAAATCTTTATTTCACAACGGTTTGTATTTCCAAATCTTTGGAGTTTTTTTCATTACTTTTATGAGTTACAGAACCATTACAAGTTGTGAAATAATGGAATTCACCATCCAAAAATCGATAGACTTTACATCCATCAACTTCAAATAGAAGTTCAACACTATAATTAGTATTATCTGTTTCTATTTCTTCTTTAGCTTCTCTTTTGCAACTAAGGAATAATACAGATATCAAACCAAGAAATAATATTTTTTTCATTTTTTTATATTTTAAAAATCATTTAATGTGTCCTTACCTAGATTCGAACTAGGATTATACTTCTCGTCTCCACTTTGTAAGAGTGGGATGTTTAACCATTACACCATAAGGACATTGTGTTGTGACCCTGGGGAGATTCGAACTCCCGCTCCCAATATTAAAAGTATTGTGCTTTAAACCAGCTAAGCTACAGGGTCATTTTCTTGTTAAAGTTTATTTTTAGCCCCACTAGTTACAAGTGATTGTAACCAATTTATTGGATTTTCATTTTTTTTATTTCTAACATCATCAGTTTTGCATTTAAACAGATATTCAAATATCATTTCTCTTTGGTCTTCATAATTTGATTCACAAAATTTTTTTAATAAATGTAAATCATAATGATTTTCTTTGTCAATATCTTCTTCAAAGTCAGATTTTAATTTATTATATGTTGTGATTGGTGACCACCCATTTTTTAAACATTCATCAGCAACGTGTAATATACTAACCTCAACCCCTTGTTCTTTTAATTTTGAAATAGATAATGAAATTGGGAATCCTTCTTGAAAGAATAATTTACCAATACCTTTAAGACAAATTATTCTATCATCAATTTTTTCAAATAAAAGATTATTATTGAAATAGTGAAATACCTTAACATTTATTTTTTTATCTATTACTTCGTCAAATTCAAAATCAATAATGTTATCATTAAATAAAAACTCTTTTTTCATATGAAAATTATATATTGTTAATTAAATTTTTTAGGTTGGAATCTAATTTGTAGAATCTTCCATTTCATTTTCTTGTTTCTTAATGTAGTTGTTGTACTTATTTCTAAGCATTTCATAAAACTTTGCAGAACTTGGTTTTCTAATTGTCCGTTTCATTTGTTATTTTTTTAAGTGAGTGACATCTACATAACACATTGAAGTAATGAATTGGTTCCATATGGTAGTTATTTTTGTCATCCAAATAAATCACCACCTCCATATCCACAATTGCTCTAATTTCGATGTGTTTATTGTTTGGATTATCTTCACTATAATCAATAAACAACTTATCACCAACCTTAAATTCACCAATTTTTACATTAACCATAATTTATTAAAATTTGCGTCCCAGGTAGGATTCGAACCTACGACCACTCGATTAACAGTCGAGAACTCTAAACCACTGAGTTACTGAGACTTATTGTTGTCGGCAAGATAGGAATCGAACCTATATGTAACCAATTAACCTTTCTACCGTGTATCAGACGGAGGGTATACTTGCCGTATTATAATTTTGTAGGAAAGATGGGGTTCGAACCCATATGTTACCAGTTACCCTTTCTACGGCGTATAAGGCTGAGGGGATACTTTCCTAAATCTTGTAGAGTAGACAGGACTCGAACCTGCAAAATCTCTCGGTCCCAAACCGAGTGCGCTACCAATTGCGCTACTACTCTATATTATTAAACCATATATAAATCCAAACAAAAGAACAATTAGAAATATAATTCCAACTATAAACAAGTCTGAGTTCTTTGTTTTGTAAGACAAAATTAAGAATAAGATTCCAATTATCAAAAATAAAAGACCAATAATTACTAACATTTTTTAATTATTTTTATCATATAAAATCCAAAAACGTAAACTAATCATAAACCAAATTTCGGAAAATAATAGCCAAAACCAAGTCATTAAATCTCGGTCATATTCTATATCGTATGCAAATAAAGAAAAATACATTATACCGATTAAAAGTGCAAAAAGTGCTGAAATTTTATTTATCATATTAGTTTGTTTTAATTTTCATCTTTAATTAAATCTAATACCCATTGCAAGAGTAATATTTTTTCTTTAAAAGAATGTTCAAAATCTTGACACATTACAAATAATGGGTCACCCTCTTTTATAGTTTCTTCTGTCCATTTAAAATTTATTTGTCTATCTTTCCAATACTTCACACGTTTTTCAAACTCTTCTATTTTTCCAAGTATTTCTTTTCTTGCGTTCATTATATTTTAATTTTATAGTTTAAAAAATAGTCCTGACAGGATTCGAACCCGTATTAAGCTACATATTGTTTATGTTAGACCTTTCGCTCCAATCCTAGTATTAAGGAGTGTCTGAACATTCAATCTTCACTCTACCCTTAGCTTTCGCCACAGGACTTGATTTAACTTATCTAAAATTTCCTCATATTGACAAAACAACAATCCAACTTTTTAGGTCTATCTATGTCATCTCTACCGTCAATTCTTGATTTTATATAGTCAAAGATTTCTTTTTGTTCATCAGAAGTTAATTGATTGTTGATAGTTTCAATTCTAATCTCAAATCTTACCCAATAATGTGTGTCCATAACTTTTATTTTTTAATTTTTTGTAGTCCTGACAGGATTCGAACCTGTAAAAATTAAGCATGTACTCGTCACTCGGATAATCTGTACAACACTATGACTTTGCATATTTACTCCGAGAAAATATACTGCCTTAGTTATCTTAATAGCGTCTACCAATTCCGCCACAGGACTATTATTGTATCACAAAATTACGATTTCATTTTCTAATTTCCAAACACTTTGGAATATTTTTTTATTCATTTAAAATGATTAGGTGGGTCGCTCATCTCCACTGTCTGCATTCCTTTGAGTTATGAACTCAACTGCTCTAATCTTATTAATATTTTTTTGCGGAGGACAGAGGACACGAACCCCACACCATACTTGGTGCCACTCGCTTAGCAGGCGGTGGTAACGACCCTGATTACTTTATCCTCCAATTGTTTCTAAATTCATTTACATAAACCCCTTCTCTCACCATTTAGTTCCAAGATTTAAAATTTTTTTTTGTAGTCTTGATAGGATTTGAACCTATACGATAACTGAGAACTGATTGACCCTGCTAATATTTTAAAGGAGATTCACCTTCCAGCGAAGTTATCACAGCTGCGTCTACCATTCCGCCACAAGACTGAGTTTTGTAGTCCCAACCCGATTTGAACGGGTATTTGAACATTCGTATTGTTCGGTTCTAATCCATTGAACTATGGGACTAAATATTTGCGGAAAGCTGAGGTGTCGAGCCCCATACAATACAATTGTACCTATCGTTTTCAAGACGTAGACTCGGGCCGCCGAGCTTAACTTTCCAATTTGTTTAAGTAGGTATGATGAGAATCGAACTCACTAAACCAACATCCACAATGTTGTCCCTCTCCATTTGGGTTCATACCTCATATAATCCATTTCTAAATTTCAGATGGTTTTTTGTCCATCTTCTCTGCGAGTTCCTTTTTGCTGATGTCGTTTTCACGCAATAGCTGATTGATGCGAACCACCAGGTCGGCATACCAATCCACAAAGATTTCTACATCTTTCGGTGTGCTTTTCAGCAATCTATCTACGGTTTTGCTTCTCATTGTCTTATAGTTGTTTGGTGGTGGGAGTAGGAATCGAACCTACATTAAATAATCTTCAGCTATTCGCCTTGACCAACTTGGCAATCCCACCATAATTTATATTTGATTACCTTCTTTTAAAGTTGAAGACATTTCACTACTATCCCCAAATTCTTGGTAAAAATAAACAAACATTTTTCCATTAATGTCAGTTCCTTTATGTAAAATTCTTGTGACTTTTTTTAGTTTACCAAACATATTTGGAATAACATCCCCAACTTCAAGATTTAAAATTTGATTTTTAGTCATAAAATTAATATTTTAAGTTTGAAAAAATTTAGAGTAAGTATCCACCACGTTTAAGGCTGGTTGTGGACAGTGCTACCTACGACCTTTCCTTACTCTTCCACAAAATTACGACACTATATTCTTATTTCCAAATGTTTTATCAAGTTTTTTTTACCAACAATCATCTTGAATATTAGTAGACCTAACAATGATACCTACACCCCTTTTACCACACTCGTCAATCAGTTTAGGTACATCAATGTCAAATTTACCATTATATACCATATAGTTTTTATGTACGTCTTTACTATTGAAAACTGTTACCCAATTATTAGGCATATAATCAAATTCAAAATTATCAATTTCTTTGATGGTATCATATACCTTTTGGATGTCTTCTTCACGGAATACATAACATCTCGATTCCCCCTTTCTTACTAGTTCCATAATTTTTTATTTTAAAATTTAATAATCAACTTTCATCTATATGAACCAACCTTAAGTTCTATTAGTTCCAAGATTTGATATTTTTTTTAAAGTGGTCAAATTTCACCACTTTAAATTGTTCCCCCTGATGGAATTGAACCACCATCCTCAGATTCAAAATCTGATGTAATCAACCTTTATACCAAGGGGGATTATATTTTACCAACGATGTCAAAGAACACAAAAAAACCCTGAACGTCTTTTGTCCAGGGTTTGTATAAAAAATTAATATCTTTTTTACCATCACGAGATTCCACCTGAACCATAAGAATCCGCTGACCAACAATTTTTAAATTGCGGTTGTACTGAATTACTAATATGGTTTATCGATGTTCTCATTTTTGTTATTTGTTTATAAATATTACTAAATTATTAAAAAGTTTGGTTCGGAATGATTTTTTAAGATGTGCTGTCTTTTTTAAGTTGCTGAAGTCATTCGTTATAACCTTAATTGTCAGGATAGTTTTTGTTCAAATTTACAAGTTTTGATTTTTTTAGTTTGCTGAATCTATCCTTTGTTCTATATAACGTAAAATTAATTTAAAAGTTTCATTAAGTCAAGAAAAAATAGGAAAAATTGGTTTCAGAATGGGTTTTGGTTAGTAATTTATTCCCGTGCGATTAGGAAAGTGAGACTAACCCCCCTCCTTATCAGAGGGTGACAGGGTTTGAACCTATCCTCGGCTACCATTTTGATTAATTGATTTGTTGTGTTAACTTTGCAGTAATCATTCCTTTTAAACCAATTTTTCCATTTTTTTAAACTTCTATCATCTTATATCTTTCGGACTCGATGGTTTCATTCATAATTAATATTGGTGATAGTTCTTTTCCCCCAAGAATTGACTTCAAGATTGATGGACTAAAACCAGATATTAACGCTGTACCACTTTCATCAAAACGAACTGGGAAGTTATCTCCTCTCGATTGTATGTTCCAAAAGATAATACCAGGTAGTTGATATCCACTATTCTCATATTCTTTACGAATCATTTGAATTGCGGAATTATTACGTCCAGTTGCTTGATTAAATTCCATATCCGATAAGATAAGGATTTTGGTCGGCATTTCACTTTGAGGTACATTATGTTTAATTGATTGGTTTAGAATCAATTTGAACACAGACTCCAAGTTTGTACTCATACCCCAATCAGCAGTACGTAGTTGTATGTATCTATTATATAGATTACCACTCAACTTTTGTAATTTTGGTCTCTCAGAGAATGTAATGAAAGAGTCTTTAAAAGAACCTTCATTTCTTTCTGAAATGTACAATCCCAATGATACTGCAACATCCATACAAGATAGATTATTGTTGTTACCAGCACTAGTAGACATTGAACCTGATACATCAACTACTGGTAAAATTCTTTCGGTACTTCCTTCCATAAAGTTGGGAAGAGCTTTCCATTGTTCTACAGCCAAATCTTTGACACCTTGCCCCAAAGTTTTAACTATATCATATGGATATACAGCCCCAGCGTTTACTTTAGTCTCACCTTTTTTCAATGATTCCAAGTATACTCCAAAACCAGTTAAATCGTGTTTAGAGAATGCTTTGGTGTATCGAGCCATAGCCAAAGATGGTACTTTTGAGTATTCAATATTTGTCCACTCGTTAGCACACATCTTTTGCTCGACCGTTTTGGAAAGAACTACCAACATTTTACGTAATGTTTTTGGTGTAAGACCCATAACCTTCCTGATTGAGTTAAAAATAACTCCTTTTCTTGGCATCCACTTTGCACATAGTCCATTTTTGGCTTCTAAACCTTGTACTATTGTGTTAATCGCATCGTCATTCACTTTTGTATTGAATAGGACTGTAATATCGTCCCAACGACCGAATTCAGGAATGAATTTAATATTCTTCGCCAATACTTCTGGTGCCACCTCTGCTAAGAGTTGGATTATATCACGGAATATTTGTCTTTCACCAGCACCACCACGAACATCTCTTGCCCAAAATAATATACGCAATGCAGTCTGAGGATTCTCAATGAAAGCCTTTGAGAATAGACTTAACAATCTTTCTTTGTCTTGTCCTCTCATTGCTCCAATGGTGAAGAATAGATTCACACACTCGTTAAGAGTTGATGAATTTGTAACCATACCATTTTCAGTTAAGGTATCTTCTGTTTGTAATGCGTCTAAGAAGTTCATAATATTCTGTTTTTGAATTTGTTTTGAAAGTATATAATTAATACTTTGGTTTGTCAAGGGTTTTGATTAAAATCTTTTTGCTATTTTTTCAATTAATTCAGTTTCTTCATCACTTAGTAGAAATCTATTACTTCTTATCTTTTCAATGGTTTCATACCAAGTAACTTCACTAAGAGATAGACTTTGAGTCTTACTATAAGTTGTCAATGTTTTAGGTAATTTACCTTCCTCAACCAAACATTTGATTATTTTCTCAATATCTCTATCGGAACATTGATAAATGAAGTCTTCAACATCTATGTCAACTTCAGCTTCTACTTCTTGATAAAATCTAGGCATAATTTTAATTTTTTAAATCTTGTATTTGAATTAAATAATCTGTTACTTCTTTTGGACTTAAAAATCCAAGAACATCATTTGTAACTGGTGTATCATAAGTTAAATTACCTTCATTATCAAGAACTGCTAATTCATAAAGACCTTTTTTACCACCATATGAATGTTCATGACGAATTACCGAAGCACCATACCCATTTTTAAACATAATTTTACCTGCAACACCTCCATAATGGGGCATAAAGTTAATATCCTCAAATGTTTTGAAATTTAAATTTAATAAATCAACTAATTCTTTTATTGTTAATCCTGTGACTTTACTAAGTTCAAGGATACCATTTTTTTGGTAGAATTTCATCAATTTATCTTTAGGTGTGTTCATATTTTTTTAATTAAAAAAGTGTGAAATTTTATTTCTGCATTTGTTACAAAATCTTCCTGTGTCATATTGGTCATTGTTAGTTGCCATAATACAACCCAAATCATCACAATGTCCCAAACCAAAAGTATGACCCATTTCGTGGACTATAGTTTCTCTCAAAAAAGATTTTTCACCTCTAACAATTACAAATCCTGCATTCATTGCGGCATAACCTCTCAAGAAATCACCAGTTGCCCAAAGTCTTTTATCTACAATGTAAACAACTCTACGTTTAGTATAAAACTTTTCATAACAAGTGTGAGCATTTATGATGTCTTCAGTACCTGAAATGTATAAATCAGGAGTTATTGGTTCAGGTTCACCAATGACACAATTAAAACCATAGGCTTCCTTTATAATACTACAAGCATCAGTTAAGTCACTATAATCAACATTTCCAAGTGGTTTAACTATTACATCTTCAGTAGAAACTTTAGGTTTTGGTTGATATGAAGTTTCTTGAACATTAGAATTATGACTAACATTGTTATAGTTATAATCTCTTTGGTTGTTAATAGTTACATTAACATTCTCCATAGAATTATTAATATTTTGTGCTGGGAAAGTTGTGAACATTTCAACCAATGTTAGATTGTGTTCTTTCATATAATCCCATACACAATAGATAATGAGAAGAATAACGGAGATTTTAATAAAGTCACGCATAGTATTGATTTATTTTTGTGACTACAAAGATAGACAAGTTTTTTTAAAAAAAGAATTCTTTACAATTTTTTTTACAATTTTTTTTATTTTAAAAAATGCCCCCTATGTTTTTATAAAAAATTTACCTACCATTAATTGGTATTATTTTTTTTTAACTCAAATAATGATTTATATTTATAAATACTAACTCATATCATATGGAAAAAGTATTAGTATTAAATGCAGACTTCACACCAATAAACATCACAAGTGTTTACAAGGGATTTACTTTGGTCAATAAAGGAAAGGCTGAAGTAATAAAAGCAAGTGAGAATCCAATTGTCTCAGGTATGAAAGAATTTGTACGCCCATTGATAATCCGTTTATTAAATTTTGTTAAGTTCAGAATCAATAAATTAAGAATCAATAGGCAGAGAATTTATAAAAGAGACAACAATGAATGTACATATTGTGGTAGTAAGAAAAATCTTACTATAGACCACATCATCCCCAAATCAAGAGGGGGTCAAAACACTTGGATGAATTTAGTAACTTGTTGTTCAAGTTGTAATAGATTGAAAGGAGACAAGACTCCTGAAGAAGCTAATATGAAATTAAATACCAAACCTTATGAACCAACAATATTCTCAGAAATATTAAATTCATCTGTTGGTCAAGTTTGGAATGAATTTAAAAACGATATCTACTAAAACACAAAAGGACGTAAAAACGTCCTTTTGGTAGATGTTGGATACCTCCCTTTCTTTTAGTCGAGTTTATCCCATGTGACCTCTACATCACAGGTATCTTTGGTTATAGTTGCGAAGCAAGTGATGGGGCTGATTTCATTTGTTCACCTGATGTCTCAGCTTTAGTTATCAATTGGTCTTTAACATTACCCATTTTTGTTTGTAGATGTCCAAGTTTTGGACATATTAAACCCTCTAAGCCTTTTTCAATCGCTTGTCCGAATGCACTATCCTCAAGAACTTCAAAAACAGCGTTTCTCATAATTGAACCAATCGGAGATTCACTGGTTTGTGATTCCATATATTTTTTTGCTGCAGACTCACTGATTGTTTTTGCTAAATAAGGGACTAAAAATTCACAAGAAGTTATTTTAGGAATATCTCCAAATTTTAAGTTTCCTAATGCTGTTGTAATAATTGAACCTATCCAACCTTTAGAATCTATTCCAGCAATACTTAATAACCATTTTGCGGCATATTCCTTAAAATAAGACATTACAGATTCAACACCAGTACCAAAGAAACTACCAATAAAATCAAAGAACCCTTCTGAAATTAATTTTGAATCATATCCTTTTGAATTTAGTATTGCTGTTTCTACTAAAAATTTATCAAAAAAAGAATTTAATTCCTTCTTATTTCTTAAATTTTTACCTTCTGAAAGAATTGTAAGTTTTTTTTTAATTACTAAAGTTTCATTAATCTTTTTCTGTTTTTTTAATTTTTGAAGACCTTCAGATATTGTTTGTTGTAAAACCTTATCTCTTTCTTTACTATCTTGATTAGTAAATAATTGATATTTCTTTTTCTCACGAGTGGTATATTTGATGGCATCAATTTTTCCTTTCATATATGGATATTGATAACTTTTTACACACATCTCAACCATACTTTTTTCACCTTGTCCTATTGGTAAATCTTTTTCCATACTTTCCCAATAAAGTTTAATAAGTTTCACACAATCATTTTTATTATATTCGGTTTTCAGTCTTTTTGCTGTTGTTTGTTTTTGAGAAAGTAATTCCTGCATTGACATAACCTTGATTGGTTGATACATAACATATCCTTGTTTAAAATATTTTGAATAATCCCCTAAATTTTTAAGGACATCGTTTTTAACATATTCATCTTTGTTACTTAAATCAATTCCAATATAATCACCAGCAATTTCAGGTGACATTTTATCTTTACTTATCCAACCTAATTTAGATAAATGACTAACTAATTTATTACCTTGTTCAAATATATCTTCAGTCGCAGCACTTAATCCTTTTGGTTTCCACATTTGTAAAGGTTGTTTATCTTTAATAGATATTAATAATGTGTTATATAACCCTTTATCTTGTAATAATTTAACAGAATCAGGGTCTTGAGATAAATCAACCAAAGAATATTGATTCCATTTTTCTTTAGGTAATTGGTCTATTTGAATAAACTTTTCTTGTTTTAAATAATCAATTACTTTTTGTTGGTCAGGTGATGCTAAAAGTGCACCTGTCTTTGTAATACTCTTACAAGAAACACTAGGATTTTTTTCAATAACTTTTCCTTCTTGTTCTGGATTATCTCTATATTCCATACTAAAGGTATATCCATCATCATTTGGAAATATAAAGACGTAATTTTTTTTAGCATCAACTAGTGTTGGGTTAGTTGATTTTTTATATAAACAAAGTTTATTTGTAACCACATCTCTTCTTTTAGTAAATGCACCATATTGATTTTCAGGAAAACAATTGTACATAACCGCCAAATCTAAAAGATTACTAGGATTATTTTGACCTTGTTCTTGTTGTTCTTTAATTATTTTTTTTGATTTCATAATTTTTTTTGAATTTAAGTTGTCATTGTTGAACTATCACCACCTTCTCTATTTGGGTCTTTATATTTTTTTTCTTCAGTTTTGTTACTGCCTTTACATTTTGCAATAACTTTATCATAAATATCTTTAGTCAATGAACTAGGTCTATCAGCTAAACCTAAGAAAGTGCTAATTTTACCTGCAGTTTCAGGACCCATACAACTATCTTCACTTGCTCCAACACAACGTTGAACTTCGGCAACCATTGGATTACTCTTATAAAAACCAAATGGAAAATCATATCCTGGTGAGCAACCACGAGTTGGAACTGGTGGTGGTGGAACTACATCGTCATCATTATCAACATAGTTACATATGATGATATAGTTGTTACCGCCATGTGAAATTTGAATTGTACCATTACCTGGTTTATAGTTACCTTTAACACCTTGAGCTTCAAAAGTACCATCTTTATAAAATTTAACATCTTTTAAATTTGATGGTGTACCATCAACTGTAACAATATTAGGACTACCCATTGGTAAATAATCACCCCCACTATCAGCTAATTTCTGAAGGTCACTTTGGGTGAATCCATTTCCTTTTGTAACTGTTGTTAAACAAGGTGAGAAACCTGAATCATCATCACCACCAGTCATCCACCAATATAATAAAGCTAAAGTTCCTGCACCAGCAGCTGCCGCCATAGCATACTTGAAATTTTTATTCTTCCATAATTTACTCCACCAAGGTTCAGGAATTGGAATTGGTACTGGTTCTATGTGAATATCAAAATCATCAGGCCCTGGTTTTGGTTTTAAATTTATATCACCACCTGGTTTAAATCTACCACCAGTATCTTTATATTTTTGTAAAACTTTCTTAGCTTCATCTTCGGTGTAATTACCAGTTGCTTTTAAAGCGGCTAAAGCTTCTTCCTCAGTTTTAATTGCATATTTTTTAATAAATGATGGTTTTTGAACAAAATCAGAAATGATGGCGTCCTTAATTCTTCTTGCTTCACTACTTGTATCTTTTCCTAATTCTTTCATAAGATGTGAGTACATATTTCCGATTTCATCTGATTTTAATAATCCTTTTTCTGCGGCTGTAACAATATCCTGAATTGTATGTCTGTTACTTTTAACACCATTTATTGTGAATGTATGTTGAATAGTTCTAAGTGCATCCTCAACCTTACTTCTTAAAGCTCTACCTTCAGCTGAAGCCGCAAATTTTAAATCTTTTATCAAAGCACTTTCAGCTGAACCTAAACCATATTCTAAAATTTCTTCATTTTCTGTAAGTGTATGTTTAGTTTTATAACCAGAAAGTAATCTAAATCTTTCTATTTCTTCTAATAAAATTTTCTTTTCCATTTTATATTATTTTTATTTTATTTTATTTAAAATAATCCAGTTCCTTCGTAATCAACATTAACACCACTTCTTTGTATGTTTGATATTAAATTTTCAGTACCTTTTGCGGCTTCAGAACTACCTTGTGCTATTGCTGCTTCCGCACCTCTAGAACCTGCACCGCTCACATATTCTATAGCTTTACCTACCCCTTTTTCAACACCATAATTAATTGCAAGTTCTCTACCTGCTAATTTTGCTCCCTTTTTGGATAAAAGTTCACCAAGTCCTTGAGTGAATTTACTAATAAAACCACTCACTTTACCCAACATACCTTTAATCCATTCTGCAGCTTTTGGAAAAGGTTTCATAAGGAAATTTACAGCCTTGTCTAAAAATCCAGGTACTTTATTAACATTAGTCAACATACCTTCAACTGTTTTTCTCATTCCTGGATTTTTTTCTAAAAATAGTGCAATTTCTTCAGGTGATTTTTGAACTAATTCTTTAACTACACTTAATTCGGCTTTTGCTGCTTTTGCCGCGGCACCAGCACTAACAAGTCCTATTACATCAAAACCTATAGTTAAAAGTTGCCACCATAATGGGTCACCTTTATGTTCACTATCTCCTGACATAAATTCGTAGATATCTAACGCAACCACAATTGCCCAAGGTATCCATTGAACTGTTTTACCAATGCCTGTAGCAATTAATACAGCGTCTATTGTTGCACCAATAGGGTTATATAACGTATTTCTTAACCAACGAGCAAAATATATAAATCCTTGTCCTAACAAAGACAATATTTTAGTAACATCGCCACTTAAAACAGCACCCCCTAATTGATATAGACCTTTTCCTGCGTCACCAATCATTTTAGTTGTTCCTGTAACTAAGTCTGTTGCACTTTTACCTAACCAATTTCCTAAATCTTTAGCACCACTCCATGCCCATTCACCCCATGTTCTTTCATTAAGATTTATTTGATTAAATAATTCTTTCGCAGATTCTTTTATAAAAAATAAATCTGAGTTTAACGATTCATTTAATGATAATTTACCCAAATTCATCAAGTTTTCTTCACGAATTTGTTGAGGTATATTTGTTGCGTGTTTGAAAGAGTGTGTAAGGAAAAGGGTTATATTGTCAATACTATCCCAAAAATTACCAATTTTTCTATTTTCCTTCAAATCATACATTTCATCCATCAAAATGAAATATCTGTTATCTGGAGACATCATATCACTAATTATAAAATCATTATTGTTTGATTTTACTAATAATGTGTTATAGTTTTCAGTTAATGTTTTATCACTTTGATAATTCATTAACAATTTCATTCTATTTTTAAGATTTAAACTTGAATGGTTTTCCATTTCTATATTTTAAATAATAAATATTAAGTATTATAATAAAGTATTCGCTTTACCTCGATTAATTTTAACTATATCTCTCCATTTGGTTAAACCAATTTGATTAGCAGGTCCTCTTGTTACTCCTGACTCCCATTTTGTTACTGTTGGATATTTTGCTTTTCCTCCTCCACCCCCAGCGGCGGCGGCATCTTGTTCATCAATCTCACCTTCAGTTGTTTTATTTGTGAATCTTTTCATCAAAGATATTATTGTGTCAACTTCAAATTTGTCCATTAAAATAATTCAGCACTTGGTAGTTTATCCATATATAGGGTATAATATTCATTTAAAAATGATAAGATTTCAGATTCATCAATAAATAAATCCTCATCTTCAAATTCCTCAAATAAATCATCACTTTCATTTAATTCGTTAAACTCATCTGAGTCGTTATGGAATTCATAACCAAAATCTTCTAAATCAATATATGGTATTTTTGCTTCTCGTATAACATCTTCGTTATCTGAATTGGTTCTAAATGAAACTTCCAAAACTTCTTCAAAATTATTGAGATGAAAAGTTACAATTTCTATTATTTCCATTTTTTAATATTTTTTGAATCGTCTAAACATATCCAAAGATTTATTTACTTGTTCTTGTAAAGGTTCAACCATATCCTCTTCAACTTCATCATATATATCAGAATCATCGTCTATTTCAACATCAATATGATATTCAGTGTCATCACTATCTTCATCATCCATATATTCGTCATCCATAGTACCATAAGTCAAATCATCTTCACCATCACCAATTTGGTCTAAACCATTAAAATGTTTTTTAGGTGAAACATAAGAATAATCGTCCTCTTCATCTGAAAAAAGACCAGTACTCATACCATCGTGTCTCATTTCATTTATTCTCATATTAGTGTAAGTTTTAACTTCACCTCTATTATTAACTGTAATACCACCTTTATCATTTGCCAAGTCTTGAATGTATAAAGGTTGTTGATTAATTTGTTGTCCGTAAGTTGTCACAAATCCATCATATACTTGTTTGTGTTGGTCAAGGATATTATTTCTTTCTGCTTGTGACATTTTAAAAAAGTATGCGTTCATAATTGTTTTTTTTTATAAATATATTAGTTTGTTGATAGTTTAGTAAGTAAAGGTTTAAGTTGAGTTGAAAAAGATTGTAATAAATTTTGAAAACTAAGTTTTCGACTTGTCAAATCCCCAATAATTGTTTTAGCTAATGGTGATTTCAAAGCATTAGTAACTTTACCTTCCAAATCAATAACCATACTATCAATATATTGTAAAAATGTTTTTATCACATCTTTCATATATCCTTCCACCTTTTTTGTTTTTATAAATTTTTTTATAGTTGGTGCTATTGTTTGTGCAGGTCCTGGTAAAAACATAAATAAACCTGAAATAGCTGTTGTTAATAACAAATCATTTTTTCTATTTATATCTGTAGTTAAATACCATTCTATTAGATAAACTAAGGTATTCAGTGCATCAACAATAATTCCACTACCAGGCACTATTAAATCTAAGCCTCCCGAAAAATAATCCGCAAAATCATGTAACCAATCTGAGGCATTATTAGATATTTCTTCAGCAGCAAGTGTAATTAAATTTGGATTTTTGGTATATTGCCCAGAACATTTTGTTCTTAACTTATAATCCCTTTGAGTTTGAGTTAGACTTTTAAATTCAGGGTCTTTGTTGAAATCAAATACAAAAGCCTTTTTAGTCGCATTCCAAGTATAACTATTAGTATATGGTGCAGGTTTTTGACCTCCATTATACCACCATTTTTGATAGTCTTCTTGTTTACTCCTACCACAAAAGTCAATGACAGTAATTTGTTGAGCTTCAATAATTAACTTTAATATTTTTTTTTTACTAATAGTATAACTTTCCTTTATCTTCTTTTTTTTATTTATCAATTCGTTAAAATCATCTTCACTCATCCACTTATCGGTATCTTCAAGCACTTGAAGTGTACGTCCCTTATCCCACTTTACATTATATTGTACATAATCAAATACTTTACTCACATCTGTTACCACACCACGGTCTCCATAACTCATATCAGGTTCATCAACCATAGATAATAACACAATTCTATCACCTTTATTTAATTTTGGATTTATCATAAATTTTAATTTTTTAAATAAATATTTATATTATATTTATTATTTATGAGAATACTAATAACAGAAAGTCAAAAACGAATGATATTACTAGAAAGTAGTGGAGAAGAACTAGGTAATATTATTAAACAGAATGCTGAAAGGGTAAAAAAACTTATTGAAGAAGCCCAAGGTCAAATTGGGATGAATCTTCAATTCTTATTAACTTGGGGTGCGGGTATTGGTGGTTTCATAGGTCCTATTGAAAGTTTTGTAAGAGGTAGATTCCCAAGTTTATCTGATATGGAAGTTACATTAATATTGATTGGAGTTATCTCAACTTATTTCTTTGAAAATAAAGAATTAATCAAAAAAATATCAGATAAAATTCAACAAGAAGGTCTAAGTAAAACATTTGAAAAAGTTATTAGAAAAAGTGATGAATTAAAACGTACATTTTTGGAGTTTATAGAAAGTTTGGGTGTACTCTTTCATAGGGTAACAAATATGATGAGTTACACATTTATAATTCCTTTAATTCCAATTATCTATCAAATGACAACTGATGGATTAGTTAATGGTTTTGATTTAAAACAATTGGTAGTTAGAGTTATTGGATTTTCTGGATTAACTATTTCAGGTATTATTTTTAAAGAACTTATTACAAAAATGGTTAGAAGATTTAAAGGAAATTAATTGAACTTATCACTTTTTTAATTTATGCTTTATAAAAAAAGAATAAATTATGAAAAAATTTGATTTCAAAGACATTACTTTAGTTCCCGAAACTATTTCATCAATAACATCAAGGGCTGAAATTAATATTTTTACCGAAAATGGTAATTTACCAATCATAGTCAGTCCTATGGATACTGTAGTTAACCATAAAAACTACAAAAAATTTATTGATAATAATCTTAAAGTTTGTTTACCAAGAGGTGAATATTTTAATGATAGTAATGAAGGGTTTACTTCAATATCACTATCAGATTTTGAAATAATTATATCTTCCCATCAAAATTTCGAAAAAGTCCCAACAAATCAAAAAATTTTGGTAGATATTGCTAATGGTCATATGTCAAAATTATATGATTTATGTAAGTATTTTGTTGAAAACATAAAAATAAAACATAAATTGATGATTGGTAATATTGCAAATCCTAACACTTATGAAAAGTTTGCAGAACTTGGTGTTGATTACATCCGTGTTGGTATTGGTGGTGGTTCAGGTTGTTTAACTTCAGCTAATACAGGTGTTCACTATCCTATGGCATCACTTATTTCAGAATGTTATCAAATAAAAAAGAAAAGAGGTTATAATACAAAAATTGTTGCTGATGGTGGATTCAGAAATTATGATGATATTATTAAAGCATTGGCCTTAGGAGCTGATTATGTTATGTTGGGGGGTGTTTTGAATAAATGTTTAGAATCATCTTCTCCAATCTATATTAATAAACTCATCCCAATAAGTGAAAAAACTTCAAATTTCATATTCAACAATTACCCATTCTTAAAAAGATTTTTATATAAGAAATTTAGAGGTATGAGTACTAAAGAAGTACAAAAAAAATGGGGTAAAGATAAATTAGTTACTTCTGAAGGTATATCTAAGTTCAACAAGATTGAATACTCTTTGGAAAAATGGGTTGATAATCTTAAAGACTATCTAAAATCTGCAATGTCTTATACAAATTCAAAAAATTTAGAAGAGTTTAAGGAAACCGAATATGTTTTTATTACTGAAAATGCTTTGAAAAGATATAATAAGTAATATTACTCTTTTATTGATACCACTAGTTTCCCCTTTCCTTTAATTACACGATGATAAACACCTTTAGGGATAAAATATTTCTCCCCTACAATTAATTTGGAGGGGAGTTCATTATCCATCTGTAAATACCAATCATCATTTTCTAATATTTCAACAATTCTATCTTTTCTATCTCTATGCCATTTTAATTCTTCATTATCAACATTTTCTTCAAATGTTCTGATTTTAATGTCATCAATAATTTCTTGTTGAAAGGGGAAATTTTCCATTACCAGCTTGCACTTGATTTAAGACCCAATTTTTTTGCATATCTTCCGACATTACAACTCCAGTATCCTGCCATTGTTCTATCTTTCTTTTGAGCACAATTATGTCTTGCTCTAAATGATTTTGCGGCTTTTGGATTTCTATTTTTAACTTTAAGATTAGGGTCGCCAAATGTTACTTTTTTAATTGTACCTTTCGGTGTTTTTACATAAACGGCAAATTTCTTAGGTCCTCCAGGTGTTCTAAAGGGAGAATTTAATTTAACATTCTTTCCGTGATGTTTTGCTTCAAATAAAAGTTCATCAACTTCTTCTTCATACATTGGAGCATCTAACCAAACTTCATCACCATTTTCTAGTAATACTTTTTTACCTAAATCGGATTCAACCAACCAAGTATCCTCATCATTTAACATTATCTTACCTTCATTGTATAAATTTCTAACTTCATTAATTAGTTTAAAATATTTTTCTGAATATATTCTGAATATATTTTCACTCAATGAAATTTTATTTTCCAAATGATATTTTAATTCCTCAGATATTAAAGATTTTTTAATTAACCTCATTGGGGGTGTTAAAGATTCTCGTAAAACTTTTTGTATTAATTTATCTAAATTGTTATTCATAGTTTGTTTTTTAAAATAAATATTCTTAACTTTACAATATTAATTCACTTTTTAATTTAATAAATTCTATGTTTTCATTATATCGTGTATTCTACATCTTAATAAGAATTTATATTTTTGCCAAAATATTTTACTTACTTGTTGTTACGTATTATTACCCTGATTTATATCCAATTAGTTTGTTAACTTGGTGGATTTATTTTTTGATATTTGATATTTGGTTGGAAGTTATATTACCAAATAAAAAATCAACAACTGAAATAAAAAACGAAGAAAAAGAAAATGAAACCCCTAATCAATAGGGGTTTTAAATTTATATAACTTGTGTATATTTATAAAGAAAAAGTTTTATGAGAAAGTTTACAATAACAGAATCTGAGTTAAGAAAAATAGTTAGAAAAACAATTTTGGAACAAGAAAATGGTGAAATGAAAGAGGTTCAAGAGAAACCTAGATGTGTTCCTGAGAATGTCGTACCATTAGATGAGATTGTTGGTACTGCTGATGAATATGTTGATTATGCACCAGGTGTAAATAAAAGAAAATTAGGAGTTAATTCAATGGTTGATACCTTGGGTATTCTTAATAATATTCGATTATTTAAAGATGTTAAAGATGGAGGAGCACATTTAGCTTATAATATGATGCACCATTTGAATAAGTTCAGAAATAAAAATTATTATGATGAAACATCAGGTCAATGTAATAAAGCAATGGATAAAATAATTGAACTATATAAAGAAAATGAACACGGAACTGAACTTGTTAAGGATATTGAACGTGTTTTAAACCTTCAAACTAAAGACGATGACAAAACACCATCACCAAGAGCAAAAGAATACTTGAAAAGGTCTTTAGAATTAATTAAAGGTAAATAATCTAACCTCTTAGGAGGACTATTAGGACCGTTTGCTGTTATGGCAACAAAGAAAGAGGACATCGCTACGTCCTCTTTTTCTATTTATACTATTTATAAAAAAAAAGATATGAAGAATAAATTATTTTTTGGATGGGAAAACACAAAATGGTTGTTTAGAGAAATTACAAATATGTATTCATCGAAAGAATCTTTTTTCTCAAAAAAAAGGATTGAATCTGGTTTAGCGTTTGTTATTGCCCAATGGGGAATGATTTTTTTCTTATTGGAAAAACATTCAACATTAACTATGACTGATTTAATTATGTGGGCAGGTGTTGAATTTGCAATATCAGGTTACATTATCCACCAAATACAAAAAGAAAAGAAAACTGAAGAACAAAAAGAAGAAACCCCTGAATAATCAGGGGTTTTTCATTAGTTACTCTTAACTTCTTCAAATTCAACATCAGAACCTGTAAAATTATCAGGGTTATTAAATTGTTCCCCAACATTCCCATATATTTTTTGGGTTACTTCTTGCATTTTGATGTTTACATTATCCAATGCTTTATCAATTGATTGGACATCACCTGAATTTTTAGCTTCTTTTAATAGTTCCAATTCAGATTTTATTGTTTCTTTTTCTTCTTCGTTCATTTTTTCATCCAAATCTTTCAAAGCTTTTTCAATATTGAAGATTGTTGAGTCAGCTTCATTTATTTTTTCAGCTTTTTCTTTCAAAACCTTATCGGATTCGGCATTTTCTTCAGCTTCACGTTTCATTCTATCAATTTCATCTTGAGAAAGACCTGATGATGACTCAATTCTAATTGTTTGTTTCTTATTTGTACCTTTGTCTTGAGCTGATACGTTAATAATACCATTTGAATCAATGTCAAATGTAACTTCGATTTGAGGAATACCCCTCATTGATGGTGGAATACCATCCAAGTGAAATCTACCTATTGATTTGTTATCTTTAGCCATTGCTCTCTCACCTTGAAGTACGTGAATTTCAACAGATGGTTGATTATCTATAGCAGTTGAGAATATTTGAGACTTTTTAGTTGGAATTGTGGTGTTTGCCTCAATTAATTTTGTAAATACACCACCCATTGTCTCAATTCCTAGTGAAAGTGGGGTAACATCCAATAAAAGTACATCTTTTACGTCACCAGCTAACACACCACCCTGAATTGCTGCTCCCAAAGCAACAACTTCATCAGGATTTACACCTTTTGATGGTTCTTTTCCGAAGAATTTCTTAACAGCCTCTTGAATTGCGGGTATTCTTGTTGAACCTCCAACTAAAATTACCTCATCAATCTCTCCGATAGTAAGATTTGCGCTTGACATTGCTCTTTTACAAGGTTCAATAGTTCTTTCAACCAATTTGTCAATCAATTGTTCAAATTTGGCTCTTGTAAGTGTTTTTACAAGGTGTTTTGGTTGGTTATCAATGACCATAAAGTATGGTAAGTTGATTTCAGTACTTTGAGATGATGAAAGTTCAATTTTAGCCCTTTCTGCGGCTTCTTTTAGTCGTTGTAATGACATAGAATCATCATTCCATCCCCCATTTTCATTTTTAAATTCATTTGCTAACCAATCTACAATTGCTTGGTCAAAATCATCACCCCCAAGGTGTGTATCACCATCAGTTGACAATACTTCAAATACACCCCCACCCAATTCAAGGATAGACACGTCATGAGTACCACCACCACAGTCAAAAACAACGATTTTTGAGTCTTTGTTCTTCTTATCAAGACCATAAGCCAATGCTGCAGCCGTTGGTTCATTGATGATACGTCTTACATTCAACCCAGCAATCTCTCCAGCTTCCTTTGTTGCTTGTCTTTGAGCATCATTAAAGTATGCTGGAACGGTAATTACTGCCTCAGTTACTGATTGACCCAAATAATCCTCAGCGGTTTGTTTCATCTTCTGTAATACCATAGCAGATATTTCTTGTGGGGAATATTCTTTACCATCTATATTCACTTTAGGTGTGTTATTTTTCCCTTTTACGACATTATATGGTACTCTCTTAACCTCAGACTTGATTTCGTCATAATTTGAGCCCATAAATCGTTTAATTGAATACACAGTCTTGTCTGGATTTGTTACAGATTGTCTTTTAGCAGGGTCTCCAATCTTTCTTTCCCCTCCATCAATAAATCCAACAATTGATGGGGTAGTTCGTTTACCTTCCGAATTGGTGATAATCACTGGTTCACCATTTTCCATAATTGCAACGCACGAATTTGTCGTACCTAAGTCAATTCCTAAAATTTTACTCATAATTTTTCTGTTTTTGTTTAATAATATATTTTATTTTTTATGGAGTCAATCCAAAATTTATATTTTAATGTATAAAAACAATACCATAGTAAAAATAACTGACAATTTGTCAGTTTTTATGACAAATTAAATTTTTTTTATAAAATTATTGTTTTTTTAAAAAATATGTTGTATTTATTCCTAAAACAAAATCAATGGGAACTAATCTAATCAACATAAATCAAATTTTATCTTACTAATCCTCCTATTATTAGGGGGATTTTTTTTATCATATAAATTAATAAACTAAAAACACTTTTTTAAAAAATGAAAAACACTAAAATTTACAACGAATTGGTTCAAAAAATGAGAACCTTCTTCCAAGCTAAAGGTTTCTTAGAAGTACCTACTCAATCAAGACTCTCTATCTTAGCCGCATGTGAAAATCCACATAGCATCACAACATTTGAGTATTCTAATGAGGTTTGGCCATTACCGCAGACTGGACAGATGTGGCTTGAGTACGAATTATTGAAAAATCCTGAATATCCTGGAGTATATTGTATCTCAACATCATATAGACAAGAGAAAACACCAATACCTGGAAGACATGATTTAATTTTTCCTATGTTTGAGGTTGAGACTAAAGGTACTAAAGAAGATATGGTTAAACTTCAAGCTGAAATGCTGGAATATCTTGGTTTTGATACACCAAAAGTTGTTGATTATAACCAACTATGTGAACATTATGGTACAGAAATCCTTGAGGCTGAACACGAAACAAAAATGTGGGATGAAATCGGTGATTCAATTTCTCTTCAAAATTTTCCATTGCGAACAAACCCATTCTGGAATATGCAAAAAGGTGATGGAGACAAATTCAACAAAGTTGACGTAATATTATTTGGCCAAGAGACTATTGGTTCAGCAGAAAGAAGTTGTGATAAAGAAAGTATGAAAGAAATGTTCTACACAATTGAAGGTGGAAACTACGCTGGAAAACTTTTTGAATTATTTGGTAAGGAAAGAGTAGAAAAAGATTTGGAAGATTTCTTATCTTTGGACTTCTTCCCAAGATTTGGTTGGGGTTGTGGTATGACCAGATTGGCAAGAGCATATGAACTTAATCTTCAAAAAAAACTTAGTCTAGACATCGCTTAATTATGGCAAAAAAACAAAATCCTGAACCGATTAACACTGGAACTACTAAATACGAGGTTGTTGTTGATGGGGATGATATTATTCAAATATGGAAATATGACAAAAGAATCAGTAAAACACCATATGAAATAGAAAATATCTATAAAGGAGAACCAAAATTTAATAAATTAAAAAAGGGGTCGAAATAGACCCCTTTTTTTTTCACTCTTTTCCTTCTTTAGAAGAATATTTAACCCCCATTATCGTTCCAATTATACTAAAAGCATTAGTTAAAAGAATACCTAACATATTTGACCAAGTTGAACCTATCATTTGAGTATCTTTATTTATCAATAAAGCTAAAATATACATAAAAGTGGTGATAATTCCGATTGATATAATCACACCTAATGCAATTGTTACAATACTCCCAATTAATTCAGTTTGTTTTCTTTTTTGTATAATATCTAAGTCATTTAGTGCTGTTTGTTTAGCACTTTCCGCCTCAATTCTTGCTATTTCTGACTTATCCATAGCTTCCTTGAGTTCCAAACTTATTCTTTCATTATCTTCTTTCCAAGTAATTAGTTCTTGATTTTGAATTTCTAACGTTGATTTAGTACTTTCAACATCTAATAAGGTTTTTTGGAGTTCTTCCATTATTCTCTTATTTTCTGTATTCAAATCCTCAAGTTCTCTATTTTTTATTTGAATCTGTTTTGTAATCTCCAGACGTTTTTTCCTTGATTCTGAGTCTTTTTTCTTACAAGTGTCAATATATTCTTTAAATTCTGGGTCATCTGATGTGTCCAAAATTTTTAATATGTTTCCTTCTAATCCAACATCCTTTTTATTAAGGAGGTCAATTAATTCATTCTTAGTTTGTTTACAAATTTTCATGAGTATACTTTAAATGGGGCTGTTCTATTTTTATATCCCTCATAATCTTGTCTAAACGATTCTAATCTAGGTTCAATATCATCAGATTTAATAATCCAAAATTGAGCTCCAGCTTGTAATGCTTTTGTTTGTTCTTCAGGTTCATTGGATGATGATATTATCCCAATAATAACGTGATTTCCAAACTCAAAATTTATTTTTCTTATAAGTTCAATACCATCAAATGATGAACCTATCAAATTTAAATCAACAAAAACACACTCAGGTTTCTTGTCTCCATTTTTATGCCACTTCTCAAATAGTTTTGCGGCTTCATCAGAACTCGTCAATGCCTTTAAAGACAAACTTATATCCAATAACGAACAAGCATCTTCAAACACCAAATGGAACAAGTCCTCATCATCAATTAACATTAAAGATTCAATCATTTTTTTTATTTTTCTAAGTTTATTTTGAATTTAGTACCTATTTCATTTTTTTCACAAGAAACCTCAAATCCGTGTTCATTCAATATTGCAATACAAATATTTAAACCTAATCCAGTTCCACTTTCTTTTTGTCCTTCCTTCCTTGAATATGGTTTTGAATATTTTATAAAATCTTCTTGAGTTAATCCTCGACCATTATCCTGAATAATTAAATAATTACCCTCCATTTGGACTGTCACTAACTTTGTATTTGAATCATTATATTTTAATCCATTACGAATTAAGTTATCTATTGCTGTACAAAATAATGGTTCATTTACTTCTTTCTCAATTAATGAATGTATTTTAACCTGACTTTTGTATGATGTGGTTGATAAGAAATTATCAAGTATTTTCTTGAGGTCGCAATTTTTGACGTTTAATACTGAATCTTTTTTAACTAAATTTGTAAATTCATAAACACCATTATACACTTTTTGAGTATGTGTCAACCCATCCTTTAACATTTTGAATGGTGCGGTTATTTTTAATTCCTCCATTTGTTCTGGAGTTAATCTTCGTTCTAACGAATTAATTCCTCTAGGGATATATGTATTGATACCTGAGTGCATATCGTGTCTTAGAATCTTTGCTGCATGCTCTAAATAGGTGTTCTTTTTCTCTATTTCAATATTTTGTTTAATGATTTCGGTTACATCATATCTGATTGAACGATACCCTTTAAGATTACCCTTTTCATCAAAATCAGCTTTAATAAATGAATCAACCCAATACAAATCACCATTTTTACTTTTGTTCGTTATTACATCATTCCATATTTTTTTCTGTTTTACTACAACATTATACATTTCTTTCCAAAATTCTTTTGGATGTAAATTAGAACTTACAATATTGTGGTCTTTACCTATGGTTTCTCCCATTTTCCACCCTGAAACTTCTTCAAATCTTTTGTTAACATAAGTTATCCTACCTTTTTTATCCGCATTTGAAACTAATACTGAATTATCTACAAAGTTTTCAAACTCTTTTAATTCTTCTTGTGCTTTTTTAGTCTCCATAATTGAATATGTAAAAGAATATATTGACGCAATAACTTGTCCAAAATTTATTTCAATTTGTAACCAATCTCTTACCTTTAAATTCTCAAAACAAAATACTCCAATAACTTCACCACGATAAATTATTGGTACATCTAAAATAGATTTTATTTTATTTGGTCTTAAATAAGATTCAGTAAAACAAGAAGTTGCTTCGTGTTTCTCAGCATTATTGGCAACAATGATTGGGTCAATTTCTAAATGATTAAAATATGGTAAAAAATCTTTTTTATTTAAAAAAATACCTTCATCCCATATTTTATCGTTTTTTATATATAATTGTTTACAAATTATGGAACTTTTATTCTTACCATATAACCAAATTGAAACTCTATCAACATTTAGTACTTCAGAAATCTTTTTAGTTAAAAGTTTTCCACCCTCATTTATATTACCTTGGTAGAATAATGGATTGTGAGACTCCTCAATTATTAATTCATTTAGTTTGTTTGAATATCTGTTGTGGTTTGTAACTAACTTTAGTTTTCTGGTGTAAACGTTTCCTAAATAACAGAATAAGGGAAATAAAAATATTAAACTGAAAATTTCTAAAATACTCAAATAAGTTGATATCTCTTTTGGTGAAACAAGAGAAATAAGATTTATTATAACGAACAGAAACATTATAAAAAATGAAAAGTAAATAGTTCTTTTAACTTTGAATGACATTTTTAAAAAAATTAACAATAATAAATATCAGATTTGTTATGATTGTTAGTATTTATTTTAAAAATATAAAACTATGTTAAAAATTGGTTCACAAGGAGCTTTAGTAAAACTCCTACAAGAAAAATTGGGGGTAACTGCCGATGGTATATTCGGTCCTGGTACTGAAAAAGTACTAAAAGAATGGCAATCTAAGAATGGGTTAGTTGCCGATGGTATTGCAGGTCAAGTGACTTTGGGTAAAATGGGAATTGAAATACCCACAGTCAAAAAAGAACCATTAAAATTGGAGAAACTTAAAGGTCACGTACCTCAAAATGTGATTGACGAGATTGGTTTAATTGCTGAAAAATTTAACCTCATCACAAATCTTCGTTTGGCACATTTCTTAGCTCAATGTTCTCACGAGTCAGGTAATTTCAAAGCGGTATCAGAAAATTTAAACTATTCAAAAGATGGTTTGATGAAAATCTTCGGTGGATATTTCCCTGGTAACTTAGCTGAATCTTATGCTCACCAACCTGAGAAAATTGCATCTCGTGTTTATGGAAGTAGGATGGGTAATGGTGATGAAACGTCAAAAGAAGGATGGAAATTCAGAGGCCGTGGCTACATTCAACTTACAGGTAAACAAAATTATGAAATCTTCTCAAAATTCATTGGTGAAGATTGTGTCGTAAATCCTGATTTGGTGGCAACTAAATACCCACTTGGTTCTGCTGCGTTCTTTTTCAACAATGTAGGTCTTTGGCCTATGTGTGATGAAGGTTCAACAGATGATGTTGTAACAAAAGTAACAAGAAGAGTGAATGGTGGAACAAATGGTTTAGCTCATCGTTTACAAGAATTTAAAAAATTTAATAGTTTATTATCTTAAAAAATAACCCCCAATAAATGGGGGTTTTTTTATATGAATTCTAATTCATTTGTTGTTGGATTCCAATCAATTGTAAGTGGTTTATTACTATAAGCATATTGTTCATTAAGAACTGATGCGTTTATGTAATGAGTATCACCATCAAAAGTATAACCATAACCAGTATGAATATGACCACAAACGTGAATTTTTGGTTTTATCTCTTTAATTCTTTTAGTCAATAGTTCACACCCAAGATGGTCAGTTCTACCAATTACTTTATCTAGGTAACCATAAGCTGGTCCGTGAGTGATTAAGATGTCAGTATCAGTTGGAATATTATTCCATCTACGTTTCAGTTCCTCACCTTTTCTTGGTAGATTAAATGCCCAATCAAAGAATTCTGGTTGCCAAGGACTACCATATATCTTCACTGGGTTTTCATCCCCAATTTGGACTTCTACTGAATTATCTCTTAGGTATTCAAAGTTCTTATAGGTATTTAATATTTCTTCGGTAGATTTGGGGATTAGGACACTTCTATGAACAAAGAATGGCTCTCTATCTATGAAACCCCAATCGTGATTACCTGCAATGAACATTTTGAAGTCATAATTTTCCAAACTATTATACCACTCACAAAAATCTTCAATTTCGTGTTTATAACCCATTGAAGATATATCCCCAGCGTGGATTAATAAATTTCCACCAATTAAGTCATCAGTGATTAATTTGTGTTTGGAGTGTGTGTCAGATATAAATGTAATTTTCATTTTTACTTTTTTTTCAAAGATAGTTATATTTATGATAAAAACAAACTTTATGAAAAAAATAATAAGATTAACTGAAAATGATTTAATAAAATTAGTTAAACGTGTGATATTTGAACAAGAAAAACCTATAGCGTATGGACCTACAGTACTTCAACTTTATTGTGAAGGTGGTAAAGGATTAGTCACACCTGATACAATGACAACACTTAAAATTGAAATTGATAAAAATACAAATTTAAAATATAATGGAAAAAAACCAGGTCCTTTAAAGGAAGGATATGGGGATGGATTAACCATAGCGATAAAAGATAATTCTCAAGTTTTAAAAGATTATTTAATGGTATCACTTGGGCTTTCTTTTGGTACAATTATCAGAAACGTAAGAAAAAGAGATGGTTTACCACTTGACCCTGAAGAAAAACGAGAATTCAACACAAGATTTAATACTTTAAGAGATAAATTTAGGTCTAATTTTCCTGGCTTACCAGCAGAACCAACAACTGACGATATAAATCATATTATTGAAGATGATTTACCAAAGTATAATGTTGAACAAATTAATAGATTAATCAAAAATATTCAAAATTTTAAATCTGAAATTGTAAAATTTGTAGAAAATGAACTAAAATTAGGTAATAATGTTTCATTTCCTTCTGTAGATAATGTATCATTGAATAATTTAAAATTAAATGAAAAGGTATTTGTTTCAGCAGATTTTTCTATTGATAAAAATAGGATTGGTAAGACAGAAGAAGAAAACAGAAAAAAACTTTTAGATGCACTTTGTAGTACATTTAAAAAATTCATAAATAGTGGAGGAATAACGCAAAACGGAATTGTTACTATTCCTTCTATTGAGTATTTAATAACAATTAATCCACAACTAGACACCATAATAAGAAGTATTAATAAAGATTTAAATGTGTCAGGGTCACTTACAGCACCAATTCCAAAATTGGTTTCAGATTTAAAACTTAAATATGATAGAGTTTTAATTAACGTTACTACGATAAGTCCGCCTAGAGTTGGTGAACCTAAAACAATTCAATTAGGATAAAAAAAACACTACGGAAACGTAGTGTTTTTTTTTTACCATTCTTTTTTATTGATAATGTTTAAATCGTTATTTGAAAAAACGAAAGAAAATGCTTCATTTTTAACAATATTATTTCTAAAATTTTTATTTGGTAGTGATTCTGACATTGAATTCATAAATTGATAATCAATCCAAAGATTTATCATATCTTGATTATCACTAATATTGTATAAATTTTTTTGATTATCAGATAATGAATTGAACCATTTCAATGTGGAATTTAAAGTTTTTTCTCCTATATAGTCAAAATTAAATTCAACCGAAGTTATCAAACCATCATAGTACACAATCTCAACTCTGAAATCTTGATTTGTTGTGTATTGTATAATACTATCAAATTCAAAAAAACCATATCCACTATAAAAATTTAAACGATTATCTTTTTCTAAAAATACTTCAAAATTTGTATTTTTAAAAGTTATTTTACTAGGATTTTTATAATTGTCTAATACTAAATCATTAGAATACTCACTAACAAAATTATTTAAACTAAACATAGTTAAATCTTCATTGGAGAAATACTCACTTTTTGATGTTGGTAATCTATTACCTTCAACAACGTATACTTTGTTTGTTTTTATTTTATTATCAGATGGAATTAAAACAGAATCTTTAATTCTATCTCTCTCAAGTAAATCAACATATTTAACTGAAATATAACCATCATTGTATACCATTTGTGAAAATGAAATTAATGGTAGAAGACAAAGTAGGAATAAAATTGTGTTTTTCATTGTAGTGTTGTTTTTCATATGATTTAATAAGTACAAAAGTACAATTCTATTTTCTATTTCCAAAACATTAGGAGTTTTTTTAAAAAAAAATTTAATCCCACCATCCACGCATTCCTGTTCCATCAAAAATATCATCCCAATTCCCTTCATTTTCATAAACACTTGGGTGTTGACCTTTCAAAATATCCCAAAGTTCATTCCACTCCTGCTCTTCTAGTTCTCTAATTCTAGCAAAATATCTATTTTTGAACTCTTTTTCTTCTTCAGAATCTTTATCAACCATTTCCAAGAAACCTGGTTTATCTTCAAGAGGTATAAAATCATAATTAAACCCACTCAAACCTCTTCCCATTTCTTTTTCAACGATATCAAAATATCTATCTTCACGTATGTTTTTAATTATCTCAGTAGCACGTCTCATTTTAGCTACTTTCTTCATTCTACTGTGTTGAATTTCGATACCTTTTTTTTCAACACCATTAGCGATATCATCAACACCAATTTCAATGAAATCTAATGTACCACTATAGTCCCACCAGTGATGATTCCACAGAGCTTTTCTGAATTTGTATATATTCCTAAAGAAATTAGGTAAATCTCGCATTAAAAATCGTTTGGCTCTTCCAAACCAAGTATAACTATATCCCATATGATTTAATTTTATTAAAATAAGAAAAATTGTGACGAACCGAAAAGAGTTGATTTCCCTTTTCTCTTAAATGAAATCATTTTTGATTTCTTTTCCTTTTCAAAGTTAGAATTGAAAGTTGAGATGTGTTTTGAATTCATATTCATTTTCCATTTCTTCAAATATAACTCAAATAACTTAATAGTAGTTTCAATTTGTGAATTATTTTCACAAGAATCCAATACTTTCATTATCCAAGTAAATTCTTTTAATGATTCGTTACTCAACATTTTATTTTTTATTATTGGGGTTATTAAATTTGTTTAAAATATTATTAACATTATATAAATCAGTAACACCATTTGATTTCAATAATTTTTGAAATAAAGGTTTACCAAATTTAAAGACCAAATAAGCAATATAGATTGAAATGGTTAGCCAAACAACACCAACCAAAGACCAAATAATTTCAGACATAATTCTAATTTTAATCTAAGATATGAAATTAGAATTACTCTTCAAAATTTTTAATGTATTTTTTTATTGTTTGTCTTCTAACTTTATCAGAAACATCAGGAAAATTGTCTATAATTTCCAAATCAATTAAATCAACTAATCTTTTAACATTATTTTTGACAGGAATACCTTTATCGTCAACCATAATCTTATATTTTCCAAGAAAAGATATAAAATCTTCAGGTACTTCAATAACTCTATAATTACGTCTTATATAACGTAAAATCCTATCGTCAGCTTCTGAATACTTACTCAGTATATCATCTTTTTCTTCTTCAGTTATAATTAGTCTTTTCATATTTATATAAATATAGTATTTTAATACAAATTAAATCATTTTTTTTTAATGCACAAAACAATTCACTTTTTAATTAATAGAATTTTTAATTCTGAACTAGAACTTCTATATGGGGTGGGTAGTAATGTAGAAATACAAGACTTATTCTTTAGCACAAATAAAAAAATATATATTATTCGGTGTAAATTATTTATTGGGGATTCAAAATTATATGAAGAAATTGGTCAAGATGGTTTAAATTTTATTGTTGAGGAAGCTTGGGAGTTTATGGGATTTTATAATAAAAAATTTATGTTACAAATATCATTCGAATTGACTTAACGAATTTATATTATTATTGTTTCATTAAAATATTAATAAAATGAAAAAAGTACAAAATGGTGACACCATTACAGTCAATTATACAGGTAGATTATCTGATGGAACAATTTTTGATTCTTCATTAAATGAAGGTCGTGAACCTTTGGTTTCAACTTTAGGTCAAAATCAATTAATCAAAGGATTTGAACAAGGATTAATGGAGATGAGTGTTGGTGATAAAAAAACAATCGAAATTGAACCAAATGATGCTTATGGTGACTATGACCCTGAAAGAATTACTACAATCAGTAAATCTCAAGTCCCTCAAGATGTTAAAGTTGGTGAAACTTTACAAGGGATGAGTTCACAAGGTCCTATAATCGTGAAAATTTTGGATATAAATGAATCAAGTGTTGTTATAGATGCTAATCATCCATTAGCTGGTCAAAAACTAATATTTGATTTGGAATTAATTGGTATCTCTTAAGATACCAATTAATTTTTCTGATATTTATAAAGAAATTATTTTAATGAAACGATTAATTATATCAGAATCAGAACGAAAAAATATAAGAAAACTTTATAAATTAGATGAGGTGGATTCAAAAAAATTCGCAAGTGATTTTTTGAATTATGCTAAGTCATTAGCCAATCAACAAAATCAATCAAGTGAAAGTGGAGGATTATCATCAACAAGTTCTTCAAGTTCTTCAAGTTCTTCAAGTGAATCTTTAGGTCAAAGTGGTAGTGTTGCCGCTGGTGAATATTTTAAACATCCTAATGCCGATAGTATAACTTTAAAGTCATATCCATCAGCTATACCACTTAATGCCGATGCAGAAAAACTTTTAAAAAGTATATTTGCTGAAGCTGGTACACCTGATTTAACATATACAAGTACACTTAGAACTTATGAAGACCAAGCAAGAGCAAATTCACAAAACAGAAGGGTTGATATATTAAATTGGTACGGTAATGAGGTTGTCCAAGCTTGGGACAAGCTAAAAGCAAATCAAATGACACAGCAACAATTTGCTGATTTTTTAAGAGAGAGAGACAAACGTACTGGAAAACTTATGAGTAACCACTTATCTGGTTTTGCAATTGATATTACACCATATAGTGAAAAATTTGCATCTACAGCTGAAAAATTAATGAACCAAGGTAACTCAGGGATTAGAAAAGTTCTAAGAGAAAAAGGAAATAATGCTGTACACATTGAATTTAATTTTAATGTAACTGATAAAGGTGGTATTTCATCACCAGGTAGCAGTTCAAAACAAGGTGAAAAAAAATCTGATAAAGCAATTTCTAAACAAGGAATTATTATTGATAAGAATGTTGATTCTTCTGATTATGCTATTGTTTTTGGTGGTTACCCTAGCACCCAATTTGGTGCTCAATTTATGCAACAACAAGGTAGTAATTACTTGAAAAATAAAAACGTTGCGTATAGTAATTTTGAGAATTCATTGGATAGTGTTATAAACTATATCAAATCAACTGACCCTAATGCTAAAATTAGTTCTGTGAGTGGTTTTTCTGCTGGTGGTAAAAATGCTTGGGCTGCAGCTAAACAAGGATATAAAGCAGGACTTATAGACCCTATAGTTACTTCTGATACTATGTCTTTATTAGGAAACGATTTAACTGGAACTTTACCACAGAATGTTAAAATGGTATCAAGACAAGAGAATTGGGGTGGTCAATACAGAAAACATGGTGATAGTTTAAGTAAAATTGAAAAAACTCAACCAGATATAAGAAGAAATGTTAGTCACTCACAAATGCCAGCACAATTCTTTTCAGAATTTGCATCATTTGTTTAATTACTCATACATCATATATTCCTTTTCAGGATGTAATTTTTCAAATATTTTAAGTAACTTAGCTGCAATTGAATTAGCTTCATCTTCATTTATTCCCCCAATATCGGGACCATTACTTCTACCTAAAACTCCCAATTGGTATTCGTGTATCCATTCGTGAGCTAGAGTTCTTAAAATGTCTCTAACCATTCTTTTTTTACCTAATACTTTAATTTCTCCTTTATTATTTCTAGAACCTGTAGTCATATTCCCTAATCTCTTAGATAAAAATATGATTTTAATGTCTTGTTGTATTGGGTAATTCTTATTCAAGAACTTTATAAATTCATGAATGTATTTGTGTTTAGTTTTATCAACACACGAATCTTTATATTCTACTTTAACTTGCATATTAAATAAATATAAGTTATTTTAATTATCATCAAATATTTATAAATAAAAGAAATAAAATGAGACTAATAATTAGTGAACAAGAAAAAATTCAAATAAAAAAACTATATAATTTAACCGAATTAGATTCAAAACAATTTGCTAAGGACTTTTTAGATTATGCAATGGATTTAGCTAAAAAATCTGAATCAAGTTCTGATGGTAGTAACAATAGTACGACAGATTATTCATCCTCTACAGATAGTGGTGGTGGAAGTGGTACTTCTTCTGATTTTATTGAAATAACTAAAAAAGTTATACAAAAATTTGAAGGTGGTTATTGGAATCCTGAATGTGCCAAATATCCAGGTACTAAACATCCAAGAAAAGAAGGTGCTTATAGTAGGTCAGGTGAAACTATGTTTGGTATTGATAGAGTGGCGGGAAATATTGAAGGAAATAGTGTTACAGCACAAGAAGGTAAAGAATTTTTTGGACTTATTGATAAGGAAAAAGAAAAAATGGGTATGGAAAGTTTTTGTAATAAATGGAAATGGAATTATGATGGTGGTGAATTAAGACCTCAACTCCTTGAACTAGGAGCAAAATTGATGAAAAAATTATACGATTCTAATGCCAAGAGTTTCTTTAAAGGTGATACTCAAAAAGTTGTTGAAAGTAGTAGACCATTAATGTTACATTTTTCATACGCAACTTGGAATGGTCCTGGTTTCTTTCAGGGTTTCGCTAAAAGAATTAATCAAGGTGTAAAAGATGGATTATCTATTCGTGAACTTGTTAAAATAGCCAAAGAAGACCGTACAAATAAATTTGCTGGTACTTTTTGGGCTAAAGGAACAGAAAAAGTAAATGCAGCAATTGATGATGAAGCAGGATATAGTGCTTAGATATTATTTTTTATCCTCAATTTCATCATAACAAAATAATTGACTATTATCTTTAGTTAAATAATATTGATACCCCTCAATTTCTTTTTTTTGGGATATTATTTCTGTAGGTATTTTCATCTTACTACATAATTTATTTTTGTTTTCAGGGGTTTTAAAATCCTCCACAGATTTAATTTCAAAAGGTTTTGTTTCCCCACTTGATGGAGGTGGTGTTCCTGTAGATGGTGGTATAGGAACAGGTGCAGGAGGTGGTGCTGGAGGTGGTACAGGACCTTGTTCCAATATGTATTTTTTCTCTAATAATATATTTCTTTCTTGAATTAATTTAGTTTTTCTATAAGACATAATACTTTTTTATAATAAATATTTTATAAAAACAAAACACATCTAAAAAGATGTGTTTTTGTGTTATTAACTAAATAACTTTTTAACCTTTTCCATCACTTCTCTTTGTTTATTCTCCAATTCTTGGATTTTTAACCTTTGCTCTCGATTCAAGTCTAAACTATCTCCCTTTATTCTATTTATTTCGTTGAAATATTTAGTATGTTCATTTAATAGTGAACCATAAACTTGAGCTTTTTGTTCGTCATTCATAATTTTATTTTTTTATGCAATTTATCAAGAAATATGAATTTTATATCAAATTCTTTGTGATTATATTATCAATTATACAACCTTTTATTCTTTTGTCAATATGTGGTGAATTATGGTCAATATCAAGTTATTGGAAAACACCTTTACAACCCCTTTTTATTTTAGTAAACGCAGCCACAAGTTATTTCTTTTTTAGTACTGACAAATGGCAAATACCTTCATTTTTTTTATTACTCCTGACTGCGTTTTCAATAGAACTTTATCCCATTACTCATAACATTTTCGCGGGACTTTTTTTTCTCTCATGTTCTTATCCCTTATTAACACTTAAACGATTCCGATTATTTACGGTTTTTTATCTAATGTCTATCCTTATTTTATTATCATCAGGTATGTTGTGGTTTGAAATTTATTGTGTTTTAATACTGGGGTCATACCATCTGACAATCTTATTATATAAACATTACTTGGATAAATTAAGAGAATATAATCATCACAAATTATAGGTTTTTTCCTCCATTCTCAACTTGTAATTATCAACATATTCATCATATCTCCATAACTCATAATATTCGATTACAGAACCAATGTGAGCCCAATACCCCACACCTCCGTAACCTTTACAATTTTTTACCCAAAATTTCCAATCTTTACCAATAAAATTAGGATAAAATTTGTGTAAAAAATCAGCATGGTCAGAAAATGAATGTTCGAAATTATCGTATTTTCTCCATTTAATACCACCTGGTGATTCCCAATAATCTCCATTATATAAAGTTTCATAATACTTCATACCAAAAAGATTATTTGCTTTCAAAGCAAGTTCTGATTTACCACCACCACTTTCAGCTATTGCTTGTGCCAATTGAATACTTGCAGGGATACCACACTCAATATGGTATAATATCGCAACTTTTAGATACTCCTTACAAAAATTGGTGAAAGGGTGGTTGTTTTTGATGTTCGCATTTACCGAGAAACTAATTGCTGTAACATCTCTGTGAACTAAATTTTCATCTTCCGAAGAAACTGAAATGTTTTGTGATTTATTTAAATTTGTAAATACTAATATAAACCACAAAATGATTACAATTACTTTTTTCATTTTGTTTTTTGTTTTGTAAAACCACATTTAGTTTTACCCCATTACATAATAAATATATCAGAAGAATAGTTAAAGACTTGATTGATATAATTTTTGGTTTTACTTAGTCTTTTTTTGATTATACCTACTTGTTAGCAAATCTATCCAAAATATATTCATCCAACATCTCCCAATTTTCACGATAATAATCATCATCAGAAATATAAGTTGGTTCGAATTCCCATTCATCAGCTCTACCAGAACTATATTGAATCAATTCTCCCTCCAATTCAAATATTTCACCATTATCCATTGTTTTTTCTAATCTAACATCATTGCCATCAAATTCAATTGTCGCCTCAAATTCTTTTTCAAATTTTATTTCCAATTGAAGATTTTTACCTGAAAATACACTTTTCAAATCATTTTTAATATCGGATTCCAATTCAGCCATATTAGACCAATTTGGTTCACCTTCTAAGGTTATAGTAATTTTAGACCCTTCTATTTCAATGTCCATAATTTTATCGGAATAGAATCTTTCTAAATACTTTTTTATTGCTCCCTCAAGTTGAGATTCATTAATTAATATTTTCATTTCTTACAATTTTCAATAAATTTATTTTTGATAATATCACCATAATTTTCAATTAAATAATTTGACACCAAAAAAACAACATTCTCAAATTCAACACTATCGTCATCTAATATATCCTGAAAATGGTTGTAATATAAGAAGTCAAGAATTGCTTCTTCAACTACATTGAGAAATTTGTCAGGTGTTTCATATCGTTCACAATACAAATCCTTATTTTTCTCAAAATCATAGATTCTATCAAGTTTATCATCCATATAATCTTCGATAAGTTTTTTTGCCTTATCATCATCAAATGGAATTTCAAATTTATTAATAAAATCCTTATAATCCATACCTAACATTCTTGACGTATCCATAATACCATCCTCGTTAGCTTTCTGTCTTATCAAATTTTTAGTCCTCTCAACTTTATCTTCAGTTAGTTTTTTTAATTGTGACTCAGTTATTATAATTTTCATAATTCTTTATATTGAATAGTATATATTTTGAGATGGTTTATTAACAAAATAATGTATGTTAATATAACATTTATTTTTGAATTTATTTAAATCAGTATCTTCAAATCTATAAAACAAACAAAAATCATCAGGTAAATTTGAATATAATTCTTCCAATTTTTCTTTGATTTTATTTGTCTCAACTAAATTATTCAAGTTATTATTATATGCCATTGACAAAATATATGATGAGTCAACTATTTTATCTGATTTCCATAAATCAATCCAATAATCCGAAAACTCAACATTATAATATTCTCCAGCCTTTTCAAGGTCAACTATCAAGTTAATAAAAATAACATTGTAATACTCATCCCAAATTTGACTTAATTCCCAACCTGTTACAAATGGAAATTTTTTGGCCAATGCTTTAACAACCAAATTAATTCCCTTCATCTCCATCTCACCAAATTCTCCAATTCTATATCCTTCTTTTCTCATTGTATCTAATTTTACTATAAATATAACACAATATTCTTATAAATAAAAATCCCCACCATAATATTATATGATGGGGATATAATTATGATTTTAAATTAATAATCTTCATCTTCCATTTCATCCTCTTCTTCTTCATCTGAATCCATATCTAAGTAATATTCTTCTTCATCTTCCATTTCATCCTCTTCTTCTTCATCTTGTTCAAGTAGAGGTTTTACATTTCCAAGTTTTGAATTTATAAACTTGTTAAATTTTTTTGTTTCAATAATTAAGGAATCATTATATTGTCCTAATATTCTTTGTTTTTCAGAATCTGATAGTTCGTTTAATAAATGTTTCATAGTTTTTATTTTTTAATTGTTAATTCTTTTATTACCTCCATATTATTTTTAATCCTTTTGAATGTTTTCTTGGAGGATTTTTTACTCTTAATGTAAACTCTAGATTTTCTTATATTTTTTGCCATTTTTTTATTTATAAATATATTAATACAAATAAAAAATCCCCACTCTAATTAAAGAATGGGGATTTTTTTATAACAAACTTTTATCGAAATAAAAACGAATACCAAAGCCAGCACGCACCAATTTATCTCTTGGTTCACCTTCAAAAACAATATTATTTTTACCAAAATGATATCCACCTTCAGAAGTCACACACACCTTCATCAAATCTTCATCATTGTATTTTATTACAATTATTTTTGTTCCCCAATTTTCACCATATTCATCACCCTCATCACTTTCCAATTCTTCTACTTCTGAAGTTATTTCTTCATCCATATTTAATAATTCTTTTACTTTGTCTTCTAATGAATATCGACTGATATGGTCAACATTACCTTCAATCCAATCATCCAACTCAGTTATCACTTCATCAATATCATAGGATTCTTTAATTATTCTTTTAACCAATTTACTTAAGTCAGATTCAGTTAATTTTACTATTCTTTTCATTGTTTTTTTTATTAATTTATTAATAATAATAAATATATCAAGAATTAAATAAATCAATTTCAGCTTGTCTTCGATTTGATACGCCTTGAGTTCCAATTGTATTATATGTTTTAATTAATTCAGCCGCCTTCTTATCATTTCCCTTTTTTAATTCTTGAAGAAATGCGGACTTCCTAACATTACCAATCCCAGAATTAAATGATAATGATACCAAAGCATCAAATTGCCCTTGTGTCACCATATACCCAGGAATTTTTTTATCCTTCCAACCCTTCAATATCTTTCGAATATAATTTGCGTTCTCTCTAACATCTAAAACCAATAAATCATCCGCTTCTTTTTTACTCTTTAATACATCAGTCGGTTTAACATTCTGTGTGTGACCATACCCTATCGTAACAACACCCACACTATCCTTATATGCCTTATACTTCGGTTCTTTAACCCCACCTACCCTATTCTTTGGGTCACCCTCCCATTCTCTTAAAAATGGCCATATTTTTCCACTAACACTCAATGTTGACCCATCTAACTTTTGTTTACCTGTTGATGATGGTTGACTTATTTTTTTTGTGAAATCAATATCCTTTTTTAAATTAAATGGGTCAGTAACAAAATTCATCATTTTATTATATGAATCACCTGATGTACTTTGACCAGATTTTACATTCTTCTTTTTTGGCTGACCATATACATAATCCATAACCTTATCCCAAGTATTTGTTATACCTTCTTCCATCATAACTTTTTCCACAATTCTAATCAAATCATCCTCGGTCAATCTTATAATTTTTTTCATATATTTTTTATTTTATAAATATACCAAAAAAAATATCCCCACACTAATTAAAGTATGGGGATATTAAATTATAGTTTTTTCTTAATACGTTTTGACAATTCCGAAATTAATTCATCCTTGGTCTTTATCTTGGTAACAATTGGTGAGTTCTTACCATGTATTTTTTGATACATCTCCCAATCCCAAATTGATTTGTTCTCTTTCATAGTTTTTTGATTTGTTAATTCATATAATCGACCCAATTTCTTAATCATCTTTGTTGCGGTATGTTTCATAAATCTCGCCTCATCAATATAAAATCTTTCATAATCATCTTTATATTTTCCAATCTTATGTGAATAAGTGTTAATATAATTATCTTTATCGTCATTTACCATATGTTGAAAGAAAGGATTGTTCCTCCCTCTTGGATAAATGAAATTAATCATTTGTTCTTGTTTCCAATTCACAAGGTTAATATAAAATAATTCAAGGATACTATCAATAGCATCATCTTCAGTATCAACATCCATACCAACCATATTCAAAATCTCATAAACTTGAGGCATATAGTTCTTTAATGATGTCTTTAAATTTTCCAATGAAAATTCTTTTGCCTCTTTTAATATTTTAAAAATCTCATTATCAACAAAAAAATTATAAAATTCTTTTGCTGTAATCTTTCCAAGATGAATCTCTGCCGCCAATTGTGTTGGTCTAACCAAATTCTCAATATGGTGAGTATAATATGAAAGAAATAAAAATCTATTCAATGGTCTTACCCCACCAAATCCCCTATTAGCACTAATTTGATAATCAACCCTCTTAGGTAAATTTGTCTTATTCTTCTTGAAAGAATCATACGCATGTTTCAACTCATGGGCAATAATTGATATGAAACGATTTTTATTCTGTTGATAATATTCCAAGAATTCCTTATCCTCGAATTTTTCAGGAACAATAAACTCAATATTAATAATTGTCTCATCCTCTTCCACAAATACTTCCATTTGGAATTGGTCATTAACCGAAATATGTACACCTTGACCAAAACTTAAAAATGAAAAACTCCCACCTTGAACCTTATGTAACTCAACCTCCAAATTAATTGTTCTCAATTTCATATCCGAAATTGTATAATCACCAGTTAATATGGTCTTATAACTATTATCAGATTGAATGTCCTTTAAACTAGATAAAAATCTATATATCTCATCATATAACTTAATCGCACTGGGTATTATATTAACAGGTACTCCCAATGCCTCATTAATCTTTCTTCTCATAAATTAATTTTAATATAAATATACCAGTATAAAACTATAATTTAATCGAATTCAAATATTCCATATAATCCCTCAAACCTAGTACATTCACCCCAATCTTCTCATAGTCTTCATATGTCTTTTCGTAAAACCCTTTTGTGTCCTTTGGTAAACGATTATGTTCACTCTCAGTTAATGTTATTGTCGTACCATACTTCTTCAATATTTTTATAAAATCCTCAACAGTCATATCAGGATTCTTTTCCAATATAGAAAATATAACCCTACTCGAAAGTGTCCTATTATATAGATGTTCCTCAACATTCCTCTCAAGTTTCTTTAATGCCCCATCAGATATTAAACCAACCTTAAAAAAACTACAACTTGTAATATCATATATCACACTCCTATTCAATCCACAAAATGTTACACATCGTGGTTCATCATCCTTACACTCAATATACAATGGCAAAAGACATTTAAACATCTTTAATACCATATCAATTTTGGTAAATTGAATATCCGTTAATACCTTCTCTTTTTTTGACTTACCCATAAATGTATTTGATTAATTAATTCCGTAAAATTAATACATTATTTTCAAATTCTCAAATTTTTTTTCAAAAAAGGGGTTGGGGATTTATTACGACCGAAGGGAGAGAAAAAAAATATCCCCAATCCTAATATAAGAAATGGGGAATAATATCTTAGTTATAAATTTTTATAAATCATATTAAATATTTTACTCATTAAAATTTCAAGGGGTAAATTTATCTTTAAATTTATTGTGTCCGACCTTAGTTCTTCTTTATTGAAACGTTTAGAATAATATTTAATGTAACTCTCCAAGAACATATTAAAATAATATTTAAGGTCAGTTTCTTTTATTTTATGGAATATTTGATAATTATTTTTTTCCATCTCTTTATCCATAATTTTGAATATCTCATCAATATAGTTTTTACCCTTTAATTTTTCAAATAATTGTTCATCAACCAAATCACTAACAATATAGTCATTATATAATCTCTCAAGTATAGTTTTTGTATGCTCCCAATCATAAATTTTTTGTGTCAATTCATCCTCTATTTCTTGACCACTATATGTCGGTGCCATATTATATAAATCATTAGGAAAATTTTCATTAATGTATGTATCCAATTTTTTAGACGTGAAATCTATGGCTTCCTTTAATTGCTCAAAATTAGAATATGTCCTTTTTTCATCATATCTGAATATAACCAATTTTTTGGGGTATTTCATAATTATTTTTTTACCCTCAATACTAGCCAAATTTTCTTTTATAATATTTTCAATATTTTCATCGTCAAATTCTATATAAGCTTCATTAAAAAGTCTAATTATTGTTTCATTTATATATTCAACATAATCCTGGAGAAACATTTCACTATTCATTGAATAATTACTTGTTCGTTTTTTTGAAAGAAATACTTGTAATTCTTGAATAATTAACTCTTTTACTGTTTTACCATAATCCCATAATCCTTTACCAATACTTCTAACTTTTGGTTTTTTCTTATAAAACTCCTTAATAATTCTCTGAAGTTGTTGTTCACTAATAATAATTTTCATAAATTAATTTTAATATAAATATATCAATTTAAAAAGGGGTTGGGGATTGATTACGACCGAAGGGAGAATTTATTTATCCCAAAATTTTTTATCTTTATTTCTTTTAAGCATTTTTTTATACCTTATAACCTCATCAACATTTACAAATCTAAACCCATTGTATTCAAATGATTTATTATCAATCAAATCATCAATGTCAAATCCTGCCCAATTATTAAAAAATTCAATATCTTCAGTCCTATATTCATCATTATCCCCAAATATCCATTTTGATGGTTTTATTATCACATCCAAATCATTCACATCATCCAACAACCCCTTAACAACTAATGGTGCAGAACCAAATATGGCATAATCCCCATCCTCTAAACCATACCCCTTTAACTCATTCAATAGATATTTCAATCGCTCCCTAACCCCATCTTCCTTAATCTCATATATTAACTTATCAACCAATTTAACCAATTCACCCTCAGTTAATCTTATAATTCTTTTCATTATCTAATTTTTAATATAAATATATCAATTTAAAAAGGGGTTGGGGTTTGATATCGAGTATAACGAGAAAATGTTTTTACAAATTATCACAAACCAATTTAATTAATTTAATATACTCATCCAATGATAAATTATTTTTGGAATTATTAACAAATTTAGTTACAATAATAGTATTCTCAATTGTATATCCCAACTCACTATCCAACCTATCTAATGAAATTGAATTCCAATCATTCTCTTTGTATGATAATGGTTGTTTTGATATATAACATAAATTATTTTGTTCCTTGAGTTTGTCCTCAATAATCTTATCTGTCAGTTGAAAATCCAAGTTATTTCTTTTAGCTCTATGTTTTGCACTCTCAACCCTATAATGTATCAAATTATTTCCTCTCCACTTTTTCTGTTTTTCAATATATTCCTCTTTATCTATATTATTTTTGTAATTTAACGACAAACAAGTTTTACACTTGTTTTTTCTGCTTGAATAAAATAATGATGGAGTTTTTTCCCCACATATTATACAACAATGTTCATTTATATTTCTTCCCATATATATAAATATCACAAAAAACATTTTATTGTTTTTTTTCTAAAATTTGTAATTTTTCTCCAGAAATTTTTTTTTACATTTTCACTTATATAAGGGGTGACTTACTTTTTACCCAAAATTTTTTTTCATATATGGGTATTTCCCAATTTTCCAAAATTTTTACCATAAATTTTTTTTACCCCATATACTTTATTTAGGGGATTGTCCCCCCTATATACGAAGAAAACAGGGGAGGGAGCAAGGGGGGATACGTAGGAGGGGAGGGGTCTATAAGGTAATATGGGACTACAGGGGGGAGCATCCCCCTATTTTCAAGGTTCAAAGTCAAAAAAGTAATAGCTCCCTCCCTGTGTCAAATTAAACCCTATGACATTTTGACATAGTCCTCCCTCCTTCGTATATGTTATGGATTGTATATATGGGGGACTGACAGAATGACAAAGGAGGGATTAGATGTATTACGTATATGGGGGACTGACAATATGACATGGGGAACACCTTCGTATATGTTATGGATTGTATACATCCCCAACTGACATTATGACAGAATAAAAAGATTAATAAATGTTTGGTGGTGTGATGGGGAATGATTATCTTTGTGTAACAAAATAATTCCTTATATGATTGAGAACGTTGTTAAGAAATACTTCAAGGGTAAGACATATGATGCGATTGGTTGTGGGTTCACCATTACCTATAAGGTTAATGTTAATACTAGAGAGGTTAAGACAGTTGCTGGACATTCATTCAAGTGTATTGACTTGAATATAAAGATTATTAATTGTAGTAACGCATACAACCCCAATAGTATGGGTAATATCTTTCATACATATAGAAGGAGTAATTGGATGTATAATGATGTAAGGATGGTAGTTAGGGAAGATTTGAATAGATGGTTTGGTTGTATCTTCTCCACTTACTTTTATAGAGATGTTAGTACTAGGTTATGTGATAATGTTAATATTAAGTTGAATAAGTTTACTTACAAATAATACCATTGGGGAACTAAATGGTGTGGTGAATCGTTATATTATTGTAATGATTATTCACCCACCTA